ATTTATAGATACTCTTAAAGAAGTAGTACATGGAAAAGATACAGTTTATAATAGACTAATGAATGAAATAAAAGATTATCTAAATGAAAGAAAATACCTGGGAGATAAACCTTGTAAAATTCTTGTAACATATGATTCTTATAGAATTGTAAAAGATATTCTAGAAAGTTTAGGAATATTTCAATCCTTTTATACTGTAATAGATGAATTTCAAACTATCCTACATGATTCTAAGTTTAAGTCTAATACAGAATTAGAATTTTTAGATATTCTTAAGCAATCTCATTCAGCTCTATTTGTTAGTGCTACACCCATGTTAGAGGAATATCTTAATATGTTAGATGAGTTTGATGGTTTACCATATATTAATATGGATTGGGCTTCGCAAGATCCTACTAGAGTATTAAAACCATCTCTTAAGGTGTTAACAATGAAATCAGTAGGTACTAAATTACCAGAAATTATTCAATCTTATAAATCTGGAAATTTTGAGAAAGCTATTAGAATAATTAATGGATATCCCAGAGAAATAATATCAGACGAAGCAGTATTCTATGTAAATTCAGTTAATCATATAGTTAGTATTATAAAGAAATGTGATCTCCAACCAGAAGAGGTTAATATTCTTTGTAGTAATACTCCTGAAAATCTCAAGAAAATACAGCGTAAATTAGGAAAGAAATTTACAATAGGAAAGATACCTCTTAAAGGAGTTAAACCTAAAATGTTTACATTCTGTACTAGAACAGTTTACTTAGGAGCTGATTTTAATAGCTTATGTGCAAGATCGTTTATATTTAGTGATAGTAATATTGATAGTTTGGCTGTAGATATTAGTGAAGATTTACCTCAGATACTGGGACGTCAACGTTTATTTGAAAATCCATGGAAAAATGAAGCTACTTTTTATTACAGATCTACTTGTGACTACAGAAAAATTAGTCAGGAAGAGTTTGATAAAGAACTTGAAAGAAAAAAGAAATCCACTAATAATTTATTAAGATCTTTCGAATCTGCACCAGATGATGCTAAACATGATCTTGCAGAAAGATATCAAACTTTAGCTAGAACTCAAAATTATAAAGATGATTATATAGCTGTAAATGAACATCAGAGATCAAATTTAGTCCCAGTTCTTAATAATCTAGTATTAGTAAATGAGATTAGAGCATTTAAAATTCAACAAATAGATTATAAAGATAGATTTACAGTATTTTCTACAATATATAATACATTATCTCCTGATGATATAGTGAATCAAGAAGTGTCTAGATTTTTAGAGCAATACCAAAAGTTTGGAACATTTAAATCTAAACTTAAATATCTTTGTGAATACAGTTTTAATGATGCTATGACTAATATAATATTAGACCAGATAGGAGAACATGATAATATTAAATCTTATTACTTAGCACTTGGTCCCGAAAAGCTTAGAGCTCTTGGATATAATAAAACGTATATAGAAAAGGAGTTAGGTATAGTAACATTTAGTCAAGAACTTCTAGAGTCTAATATATATTCAGAATTTAAGGTTGGGGATAAAATAACTTTAGCTGATATAAAATCCAGACTTGAGGTGTTATATAAATCTATTAATTACGATGCTACACCTAAGGCAAAAGACTTAGAAAATTACTTTAATGTAAAAGAATCTTCAGCCAGAGTAGAGATAGATGGGGTTAAGAAGGTGGTAAAGATATATAATATAATAAGTAGAAAGGAGGTGTGTTAATTATGTTTGATAAAATTAAATCAGCTATTTTTAAAGCTACTCGGAATACTTTATCAAGAAAAGATCCAGAGATAGTAAAGTGGAATAATGAGATGGCAAAATATGAAAAGAAATTCTTTAATGAGTATTTATCAGATTTTAATGAAAGTAATTATGAATTCTTAAAATTAATTTCTACAGATAATCATGATACTCAGAAATATTCTACTTCATATGAAAAATATCAAATTATTGAAGATTTTAAGAATCTCATTAAGGGAGATAAAAATGATGCTATAATCATGACGAAATTAGTTTCAGATCCTAGTAAAAGAGGTGAACAACTTATGAAAGATCTAGATAACTATAGGAAAAGATATGATGAGTTATTTAATGATTTAGAGCTCTGTGCAATGATTTATAAGGATCCTCTTTTAGGAGATAAAATAAGTAATTGTGTAGTGTTGGATATCTTTTTACATGGGCCTGAAACAGAAGAACTTGAAAATATAAAAATTAAACATAGAATTTTATTATGATCATAAGACGTAAATTATTCTCTAAAGAAGAGAAACAAGAAAGAAGCAAATCTGATATAACTTCTGATGTAGCCGTTGGAGCAGGAATGGGTGCTTTGATAGCAGGTTCTGGAAGATTATCCTATGAAAAAGTATTTAATCCTCAAAAAGAGGTAACAGAAGATTCTATAAAGAAATTATATCGAAAGAAAAGTAACCGAGATACTGATAAATTAAAAATGAAGCATAGATATAGTAATGCTAAACAGACAGTAAAAGATATAGTTACTGGAAAGAAATCAGATCTTATTGAGAAAACTAAGAGAAATGAACATCAATCTAAGGAAATAGGTTTAAAATTTCTAGATAATAAAAAGAAATTTTTAGATAAACCCTTAGAGGAATTAAACGAGACAGTTAAATCTGGAAAGAAATTATATAAACCAGTGAAAAAAGTTGGAAAGTATGCAGCAATTGGAGCTGGAATAGGAGCTGTTTACGGTTTAGGAAATAATCTCAAGAAACAAAGAGATAAAATAGAAGATGCTGCAGGAGATAGAGTTGCAGAAGTAATTAGAGGAATAGGTAAGAAAGGAAAATAACAAAACAACCTAGTAATTCATGGAAGAAAGGATTACTAGGTTTTAATTTTTTTATAAATAATGATTATATTAAGATATAAATATTTTAATGAGGGATTGGTTATTAGATGGCCTGTTCCTAATCCAAGTCTTTTATTATATCCTAAAATAGAAAAGACTAATAGATTTAAGAAAGAATATGAACTTATCGGAAAAGATGCTAGAAAACTTGTAGATCGTTTAGAAGAAAGTTTAATGAATGGATATATTTATGAAGATGATCCAGATAATTCTACTAAAGAAGAAACTCATTGTCTAGAAGATTTTAATGAATATACAGGAAATTATCCACATTTAGTATATAGTAAAAGAATAACAGGACAATTAAGATTTAATTATTCTATATACAAACCAAAACAAATAACAAAAAATGGAAGAACTTATTATGAATCTAGAGTTGTTCTTGAAAATTGTTGGGATCATAAATTCAGAGATATAGAGTATTGGGGAACTGATTATCCACAAAGAGATAGATACAATTTAAAAGAAAATTTAGTTAGTATTAAGCCTTACAAAGAAAGAAATTCTAAATGGTGGAATTATAAAGCAGTAGTACCTAAAAAGATAGATACAGCAACTAAATTAGATATAGAATGTACTGATGGAGTTAAAAATTATTATACAGAAATATTTCCAAGATCTACAGAAAGTAAAAATCCTATAAGACCTAGTGTTGAAAAATCTGAAAATCTCAAAACATTTAGAATAAAAAGAGTTACACCTGATAGAGATGAAAAATACATATACTATAAACCTTAATAGTGAAATTATAAAAAAAATAGTAATTATATGAAAAAACTAATAGGGAAAAGAAGTATTATAGATTTTGTATTTTGTAATGATAATAGTTTAGATTATATTTCATATACTAAAATTTCTGATATATTTCGAGCTATTAATGATCCAACAGGGAGATATACACCTGGAATTTATTTAATGCCTTTTTCGAAGAATTATTTAATAGATTCAGTAATAGCTCTTAGACTTATTATTTGTTGGGTGGAATTTCGAGAGAAGGATCCAGAATTATTAAAAAGTTTAGAAAGTTATTTATTATCTTTAGGTATAATCTCTGGATCTTTTACTTGGTGTGATTATATAAATAGGTCTTGGGAAAATATTATAAATGATTTTTGCCCTGGGATAAATTATAAAAATGATAATCCTTCATTGGAAAATAATTGGTTAGGGGATGTTCCGGAGGATTTAGATGAACTTCCCTTTTTAACTAGATATAATCAGGCTAGTATTACCGATGAGCTACTAATTAATAAATTAAATAATGAAAATATACAATTATGGAAGCACTAAATGTATAAAATACTACTTTATATTAATTCTCGAAAATTGAAAAGTGTAATAGAATAGCTAGATGTATTGTAGCTATAAAAGGATATGAGAATTTTATTATAGGGAAATTTTTATAAATAATTTAATATATATGAGAAAGATAATCAAATTTAGAAATAAGAAGGGAAGTAAAATTTTTTTCGAGTATGTAGATGTAGATGAAGTTATTATATCTGTATATTGGGATAAAGGTAATATTCGCTATGATAGATACGAAGATATGCCAATAACTAGATGTAGTCTGGTTGCTACTTTTTGGGACTATGAAGAGATCCTTAAAAGAGTATTAAAAGATGATAAAGTAGCTAGGAGATGGTTTAGGAGGAATGTGAAGCCCATTATTATCGATGAAAACGGATTAACACTAGGAGATTTTATATTACCTAATGATATAGTAGATTATGAAAAAGCAAGAAAACATGATCGTATGATTCTTGGACTTGAAGATAAGTAATAAACACTAGATTAATAAAAAGAGTGATTAGGTTTGCTCTTTTTATTTTTTTTTCTTTCTAATCAATAAAAAAAGGTACTTCCATCCCCTTGAGGTTCTTATAATTGAAAGTAAAAATACTCCTCTCAGAAACACTAAGAATCTTATAGATGTGAGAGGAATAAAATAATCTCAAAAAAAAGATCCGCGTATTATTGTGTTGCGCGGAATTATATACAAATTTTATATTATATTTTAACAAACATTTATTTTTAATTTATTATTTTATTTAAATTATGGGAAATCGAGTAGATGATTTTTTGAGTAAATTGGCAGCGCAAGCACCAAAAGCAAAAGAAAACAATTTTGAGCAGAAAAACAGATCATTAGAAAAAATTTATCTTAACTTTCCAGGAAATTTTGGTAGATATCAAGTATTTCCGTTGGATAGTGTAGTAACTGACTTTCCGTTTGTTACTTTATTCGAAACTCGTGAAATTAATATCCCTCGTAAAAACATGGCGGCGGATGGAACTGAAAACACTTATAATGCGTGGATTAAGCTCCTACCGAAAAGTGCTTATGTAATGAAAGATATGACAGGTAGATTAGTTTCTTCATTGACCGCCGCAGATGATGAATTATTATCACAAGCGCATATGATCTTTGATGAACTTTATCGAGAACTGGATGCAAAGAATAACCGCGACGAATTAACAACAAACTTAGTCCGGTTGAAGAATTATACTATCTTCCATGCATTCTGTCTTAATAAATGGGATCCGAATGAAAATCGTAACCCTAGTCGTCAGAATTTTACAGCATTGTTCGTTGCGACAGCTAAAATGTTTACATCAGTAGTTGAAGATAATATTCAAGAGAAATCTTTGATGAAGGGTGGAGATAATAGCTGGATTTCAGAAGTTTATAATCGTGATGCTACAGGACGTTCTGGATTCTTGATGTTTAGTGTCGGAAAGAAGAAAGATAATAGTGGTGGATTTGCTATTACTGCCACACATGAAGTTGGTAATGAGAACTTTAAGTCAATTCAGATTTCAGAAGAAGATATGGAATTGGCTGCAGATCCATTGCAATCATTCTTGTCTTGGCAGGCTAATAGAGATAACGATACTCCTGTTGGTCAGAAACGTTTATTCAATGCGGCGTTAATTAAAGAGTCCATTGAATATATGTCAGAAATTTTGGCAAGCATCAGACTCGCTAAATCTCAGGGAAGTGTAGATTTTAAAGAAGCTGTTACAAGAGTTAATAATGAAGTTCTTGCAAAACAGGTTCCGACAGATAAAAGTGGTTTTCGTCAGACAAATGATCCAGTACTTTCCGCAATGTCTGGAGGTGGAAATTCTGCACCTCAAGTTGACCTGAGTAAGAATGACGCACCTTTCCAGACTCCTCCCGTGTATCATAGTGATCCCGTAACAGCCAGCCCTGTAAATCCAGGTAATGGTGGAGGATCTCCATTTGGTGGTGGACAACAGCCACAGTGGGGAGGATTTGGACAAGGTAATCAACAAGCACCTTTCCAGAAACCAAACTTCGGAGGTAATAATGGTGGAGATGATTTGCCTTTTTAATGATCTGAAAAGGAATAATATAAAATAATAAAACTAAAAGGTAGAAGAGATTTTAACAGATTTCCTCTACCTTTATTTGTTTAAAGTTCGTATGAGAAAAAAGAAAAAGATAAAAGGTATTGTTTATCTTTATCGAAATACTATTAATGATAAAATATATATAGGACAGACTTTAGATGAAAAAAGAAGAAAGAGAGAACATAAATATGCTAGAGATAATTATCCTTTTCATAATGCAATAAGAAAATATGGATATGATAAATTTGAGTATAAAGTATTGTTTTATACTTCTTCTAAATCTAAAGAAAGATTAAAAGTAATTATTGATGCCTTAGAGATATATTATATAAGAAAATATAACTCAACTGATAAGAACATAGGTTATAACTTGGCTAAGGGAGGTGATGGAACTGTAGGTGTAGTTTTAACAAAAGAAACTAAAGACAAGATATCTGCAACAAAAAGATCTCAACATCTACATCACTCAAAAGAAAGAAAAGAATATATGTCTAAGATAAATACTGGTAGAGTATTTTCACCAGAGTCTAGAGTTCAACTTTCTAATTCTAGAAGTGGAATACCAGTTTCCAAAGATACAAAAATAAAAATATCTAATTCTTTAAAAGGAAATCCAGCTTATAATAGATTACCGGTTTTACAGTTAAGCTTAGACGGAAAAGTTTTAAATGAATTTTCCTCTGCTGTAGAAGCTGGCAAGTCATTAGGAAAGTTATCAGGTTCTAAAATATCTCAATGTTGTAAAGGAAATAGAAAAACAGCTTATGGTTTTAAGTGGAAATATAAGGATAAAACGCATTATGTGCCAAAATCTATAGTTCAATTAACTATGGATGGAGATTTTATCAAAGAATACTCCTCTATGAATGATATACTTGAGAATTTTTTAAAACCCACTGGAATTACTAGTTTAAGTAATTTAAAAACTTTATTAAGAACTCCTAATAAAAGATCCACAGCTTATGGATTTAGATGGATGTATAAAGAAGATTATGAAAAATCAAATAACTTTATAAAAGAAGAAAATGACAACAAATAATAGACAATATTTCTACTGTTTCCTGGATTTCTCACTAATTTTGGCTAGATCCCTCTTCGTAATAAGTAAAGGAAAAGACGTCGGAGAATATACGGCCGGGGAATTAATCAGAACCTGTATATGGACGATCAATAAAGTTCTTAGGGATTATGGTATTAGTGCTAGGAAAGTGATTCTAGTTTATGATAAGTGGGATGAATCTATAGGAGGTTATTATACATCTTATCTTTTAGGGGGACAATATAAAGACACAAGGCATTATATGGATGAAACGATTTTTGAGGGTATGAAAAATGATCCGGCCGTTTCCCCCGATGATTTAAAGAAAGCTGCATGGGAATTATATCAAAATCAAGTAAAACAGACAGCTAAATATACAATGATTTCTGAGTTACCTAGATTTGGGATCGGAATGCTTGGGAGAAGTGGCTGGGAAGCTGACAATTGGGCTTATCTATTAAGTTGTGAGCTCTATGGAAAAACAGATCTCCCTAGTCTTTTTGTTACTAAAGATTCGGATTGGATGTATTGTTTATCACCAGCTACTCAATTATTTCGTCTCCCAGGAAAAAATGAAGAACCTAGAATAATAACTTATGATGAGATGTATTATTCAATTCCAGAATCAATCAGAAATGCTGGAATCAGATTATATCAATATCTCAGCCTTAAAGATAGTCTAGGGTATGGACATAATGATCTAAGAAAAACTGTAAAACCTAGAATGAAGTCTGAAAAAGTAATTTTAGAGGTTTTATCAGGAAACTACGAGAACTTAACAGACCTAGAACTCTTTGAAAAACAATATAAAACTTTCGATATATTCAGTTACCCAGGGATTGATGAAGCTAGAGACATGATTAATAATTATCTTCCAGTATGTGGTTCCCTAGGAGATGTTTCTGAATTTAGAATGTTTTGTAGAACTCATAATATCCCAGGGATTTCAGATAGTTATTATTCAGAGTTCATTGGAAGATTAGATCAAAAATTATATTGTGAGTAAAAAAAATGAAAGATATTGTAACCCTACGTGGAATAAAATATAGCTATGATGAAAGAACTGGCCGAATATTTAAGGAAGGTCAAGTTTTAACATCATCGCAAGCAGAACCGGTCTATAGTTACCTTGGAGATAGTTCAGGGGAGCCGGTTTTTGGAGGAATATTACTCAAAGATACAGGTTCAATCTTAACTCTTAATGGTAAAATTTCTCCAGTGACAGATCCTAATACAATAAGTTAAAAGAAGGAATTATGGCAGGATTATTAGGAGGAATTCTTGGAAAATTGACTGGAAAACAACTCTCAATCCAAGAAATTATGAACATTGATGAAGGAAGAAAAGATAGAGCTTCTGAATGTGTAGTGAGATTGACAAAAGTATATCATGTTCTCAAAGAAGAGTCGATCATGGATAAACTAAGATCTGTATTTTTTGGGAAGACTGTACTTAAGATTTATTACTTAGTTTTTAAATTTGAAGTAACGTCTAAAACAGGTAATACTTATAATGTCATAATTCAAACTTCCCCAGATTATGATATATGTGGGTGGAAGAATTCAAAGTGTAAAGTTTATTGTGAGTGTAAAGATTTTCAATTTAGATCGGCGTATCTTTTGGGCAAGAATAATACGCTGTTTTTGTCGGATCGTATAAAAATAAAACTTGGTCCAGCATTAACTCAAGCGCCCAAAGATAAAACGCCGACAACTCTACTTTGTAAACACTCTATGGCAGCTTTACAATATCTAGTGAATAATTACCAAAATATAATGAAAACTATATAAAACTAATGATAGAATTAAAACCTCATTATAGTTTGTTGTTTATAGATAATAGAGATACAGAAGTAATATTAGCAAAATATACTGGTTCATTTAAATTACCATCTAATATTACATTTACTAGATTAAAGAATCACTTAGTTATTTCGATTAATATCAAGTGTCATAGTTCAGAATCTGATGAACTCAAAGCAACATTACTTGAAAATAGATTTAATATTCAAAGTTTTATTGGTTATAAGATTAATAATGACTATTGGAATATTATTTATAAATATGGTTATTATAAGAGTTATCAGTTTTATGTAAATAGCGAATTTATTGTAGAATATAATATGATTAATTATTTTTGAAGAGATGAGTAAAATATTAGCAATTTCGGATATTCACATTTTTGATTATCCACAAAGAAATTCTTACGATAAGCAACGTTTAACTCAAGCAAGAACAGTAGCACAAAATATTATAAAAGCTGCTACTATTGAAGGAGCAGAAAGAGTTGTAATCGCAGGAGATGTTATTGAAAAATCAGTTCTCCGACCCTATGTTCAAGCAGAAGTTAAGTTATTCCTTGACACTTTAATGAGTTTCTTTAAGGAGGGTTATATAATTTGGGGGAATCATGATCAAGATAATAAGTCGATAGATTCTGAACTTATTGATTCATGTCTTGCTGTAATGTTACCTCCTAATCTATATTATGCTGATCAGAAAGAATTAATAATTGATAATTCTAGAATAGCATTTAGTAACTGGAGACCTGAATTTGATCTTTCATGGATCTCTGGACAAGTAGATGTTTTGTTTACACATGCTACTATTAATTATGGTGGATCAGATAAAATACAATCTCAAGTTCTGGATGAGTCTAAATTTGGATTAGCTATTTGTGGTGATATTCATAGACCAGCTCAGATTGGAAAATATGTTAGTATAGGTATTCCACAGAAATGTAAAATGTCTGACTATGATAAATCAACCGGAGTTGTATATGATTGTGTATCTAAACAATTTAAATGGGTAGATCTAAATCCAGACGATAACCTTATGAAGTTTGTTTATACACCTATCAGAGAAGATGAAGGTTGGAATCAAGGAACTGGAACTTGGAGTGTGTATAAACCGGAAAACTTGAGTATTGCTGGGGGAGTAAGAGATATTAAAATTCCAGCATGGGAAGAGATCGGAAACTTAATTGATAATATTATAATAGAAAACAATCTTCAAGGAATTCACTCTGAAGTTCTTCGAAATCTTAGAGACGTAGATTCTGAGGAAGTTGATTTTGGATTCACTCTTCTCAGATTATATTGTAAAAATTGGAGAAGTATAGACGAAGCTGATATTTACTTCGAAGATGGTGATAAGATCTTGATAACCGGAAAAAATGGTTCTGGAAAAAGTTCTTTGCTTAGTGCTCTTAAATATGCTTTCTTAGAGTGTAGAAATATTAAGGATTATCTACAGTTCGGAGAAAAAGAGTGTATCTTAGCAGTAGAGTTTATGTATCAAGGAAAGAAGTGTAAAATTCAGAGAGGAAATAAAAAACATGGATGCTGGATTGATGATGAACCTCTTAAATATAATAATAAGAAAGAATTCGAGGAAGATATGTATCGTAGATTTCCATTTATTGGATATATGGATATTTTCTTATTTGATTCAGACCATCATAAACTGATTGGAAATATTACCCCTGAAAGAAAGTCGGAGATAATTAGTAAGTTCTATAAGATGGATAGAATTGATGCTTATAATAAAGAAGCTGGAATTCTATTAGATCAAGTTACAAAATCTTCGAGTGTATGGAATGAAGCAATTAAAAAATCAGAAGAAATCCTTAGGTATATAGATACTAATCTTTCTAATATCCAACTTCCAGGACAAACAAAAACAGAACTCACCCAACTAAAATCGGAAGGCTTAGAATTACAAAGAAAAAATAAAGAATGGATGAGTTACTTAGCTGATTCTGGAAAACTTCAAGCACAGGTTTCTCTTTATACTGAAACTCTAGAAAGATTAATTAAAGAACAATCTACCTATAGACATCTTCAAGAAATAGATTCAGAGATTGCATATCTTCAGTCCGAGGTAGATAATGAAAATCAAGAAATATCACAACTTCGAACAATAGAGTCTGAATATTCTTTAAAGTTAGATAGATATAATCGGGTGTGTGTAGAAGGAAAGAAAACAACCGCCGAATTAGAACGCCTCGAAAAAAGTAAAGTATGTCCTAGTTGTGGTCAGACTTTGAAGAATACAGAATCTCTAGATCGTCATAAACAAGAAATCTTAGGGAAACTTGAAGAACTTAGATCCGAGGCTATAAAGATCGGCGATGAACTTAGAGGAATGTCTGAGAAAAAACAACAGGCTGATTCGTTAATTTCAATTGCCTCTGAAAAAGTTAAAACCTTAGGGAATCAAATATTTATGTTGATGTCTGAAAAACAAAAAATTACTAAGACAGCTAAAGATATAGAAAATACAAAGTCTCTCTTAGAAAATTATAAGACTCAATTAAATAACTTAGGAACACCAGAAAAAGTAGAACTTCCTGATAACTTTATGGAAATTATGAGTTCGATCGATTCTGGAATAAAAGCTTGGACGGATCATGAAAGATTAATCCAAGATAGAGCTGTAGAAGAAGCAAATATCTTAAAGGCACAATCTGAGTTAGGATTAATTCAGAATGCTTTAGTAGATCTTAAAGAGTATATTAAGCTTACAGGACCTACAGGAAAGATTTATGAAGAAATTATGACAAGATTAGCTGAACAATTTACAGATAATCAAGTTAAATATTCAGTAGATACATATAATTTCAGAAAGAAGGATCATCTTGACCTTACTAGTAGGTTTAATAATAATGGAAATTATGTCTCTTATGATGCATGTAGTTCAGGTCAACAAACAGTTTTAGATATCAATTTTCTTAGTAAGATAGTAACTAGAATGGGACTGCTTATTATGGATGAATTCTTAAAACACCTAGACCCAGAAAATCATGATAATTGTATAGATATGATTAGTAGTATGAATATTGGATGTATTATGATTTCTAGTCATATGGAATCTATTACTTCATTTAATAATAAAACTTGTAGACTTGAATTAAATGATTCAGGAGTTACAAATATTACAATAAAATAATTAATACGATGAGTGAAGAAAAATTAAAAGAATATTTCTTAGAAGAAGAGAGATTTAACGAATTTAGTGATTTCTTTGGATATAGAGTTTTAGGAACATTTCAATCTTTTCCAAAATATGGTACTTTTATTTCTAGTGGAATAAGAATTTTTAAAACTGAACCCATTGCTTGGGTAGAAGAATTTAAAATAGGTATCGTTCAGAATGTAGGAGATTATTTGGTTATGGTTTCTCCTGAATGTCCTGAGGTATACTTTACAATGCCAGAGGAAATCATAGATAAGATTAAAGATATTTATAATGCTGGAAACTATATTAACATAGACAACGAAACATTACAAAAACTTATGGAAGAACTGAATGATGCAAATAGAAAGTGGACAACTAATCCAATTATGACAGATTCTGGAAGAATATGGTATGATAGTTGTTCTTCAGCTAACCCATTCGTTCCATATTCTCATCAGACAACTACATCTACATGTTCTTCAGATTATGTTGTATCTTCTGCATCAGGAATATCAACTAATATAAATCCCAATAATACTAATACTTATGTTACAGGATATAACATATAATATGTTAGAGTTTGCAGATGTAAAGAATCCTACAGACTTTTTTAAAACAGGGGATCCGAAAGAAATGATACCTCTACGAACTCTTTATAATAATGCAAGACTTCTTTGGGGACTTGGAGCAGATCAGATTCTTTTAAGTATAGCACAAGGTCAAGCAATTTATAAGCTCGCCTTGTTGGTGAAAAATAAAAGAAGTATTTTTGGATGTTTAGTATATATTCCAGGTCAGAAAAGACTTGACTTATATACATCTGAATCTCCAGAGATACCACTAATTCAATGGAAAAGACAGAAGGTAGTGAATAAAACTTATCCATTACTTCTCGATCTTGCTGGAATTGAAAAAATGTTCTCTAGGTTAATTACTATCTTATGATATTTAAAGTAGTTCGATCTAAGTATTCATTAAAAGTATGTAAACTAATAAAAGTCTATAAAGGAGCTTTTAGACTAGAGAATTCATTAGATGTAAATATATTCGATTATAATAAATCTTGGGATAATCTAGTAGGAGATGATAAAGTAATTACAGTTGCTGAATTAATCCTTGTTAAATTTCCATTAAGTATTTGTAAAAAACTTACTAAAAATTTTATATTACTTAATAGAAATAACTTTGATGAATATTCGGGTTATGATGACTTTGTTGATAAAAAACAATCTAAATATGAAGTACATAATGCTTATGAATCTAATCCAAAAGCTTTACAATTCATAGATATTCCTTTAGAAGATTTACTATATGATGTAAAAGATCTAACCAGAAATAATTATATTGTTCAAAAATCATTATTAGAATTGAATAAATAAAAATAAGAGAAAGACTAGGAAATTAATCCTGGCCTTTCTTTTTTATTCACAAGAAAAAATAAGTTCCGATCTTCACAGACTAGAACCTATATAATTCATGAGTTTAAAAATTTGTTGTGTTTCTATTTTACATTCACATATAAGGTTTTCAAGCGTTTTCTTTGTTTTACTTTTTCAGTAGTTTCTAGAATCCAACATAACACTTCTTTTTCTAGGGATTCTTGATTTGTAACCTGTTTGTGTTGAGTATATACAGATTTATCTTCTAAAGTAATAAATGTTAACTCTACTCCATAGAATTTTTCATATAAGATAATATGTTCAATAGCTGCTCCAAGAAAATGAATAATATATATTTCATTCGTTGAACCTTCTGTTATTCTAACTCCTGAATCTGAATTTTCGGTTAAGTAATCTAAAAATTTCTTAATAGATTCTTTGGTTATTTTTCCCATTTCTCATCTGATTTTAAAACTTTTATTACTTTTCCGTAAATATTTTTAGTCCAACCATTTATATGTCCGTGATTATTTCCTATCTGAGCACCTTTAACTGGATCTATTGTTTTAACTAGATGTGTAAAAAATCTTCCATGAACTTTACAATAAACTATATCTCCAACTTTTATTGAATCTATTCCAGAGACAGGTTCTAAGACATGTTTTTGACCAGACATAATAAGAGGAGTCATTGAATTTCCTTTTTCAGAAGTTACAAATGTTTCTCCTGCCTCTAGACGTTCTTGTTTAGTTCTCGGCTTTTTTATTTCTTCTTTTCCAAGCGTTATGTTTTCTAGTGGCGTCTTTTTTATTTTTTGCTTTGACTTCATAACCATCATTAAATTTGAAATTATTAAATAAACCTTTTGTCGGATCATAAGATTTTTGTTTCTTAAGTTCCTCCAATATTTTATTATCTACATGTTTAGTATAATTATCTACTGGATCTTCTTTTTTTTAGAGATCATTACTTCTTTTCCTTCATATGTAATTTTATAATCTTCATACCCTACAGGAGGTTCTTTGAAGTATTCCCACTTAGGAGGTCCGAAGTCTGTTGATTTTCCGGCAAGGATTAAAGTTTTAGATTCTTTATCAACTCTCCAAAAACCTCCTCCCCAACATCCAATAGAATAATTTTTTCCAAGTAATTCAAAGTGAAACTCTACATTACCTAAAATTAATTCTCCTTCTTTACTAATTATAAATTTTTGCATAATCATTTATTTTATTATCATATATAAGAATCTTAAGAACCATTGAATTCCTTATAGGTGTAAAAACAAATAAAACTTAAAAGTTATGAAAGAAATAACGGTAAGTAAAGTACTAGAAAAACAAGATGAAGATAGTGTGAGGATGATTAAAAGTTTATTAAGACTTAAAGAAAAAATTATGACAATCGGAAAAAAGAAAGAATTAACAGCAGATCAGGCTAATATTATTAGTAGATTTAATCTTCAAGGATATTCAAGCTTAGAAGAGATTGCTAAGAAAAAGATCGAGGAGATTGAAGGACAAATAACAAGTAAACTTCAATTCAGTCATAAAGAAAGATTACTAGCATTGATTGTTCCAGATGATCAGAGAGATCTTTACGACTTAATAAAAACTCACTATACAGAAAAAGGATTTAAAACTTTTTATCTTGACAAAGAAAGAGTTCCAGAATTTAAGAATAGTACATATTTATTTATTTCTTGGGACATTGAGATAAAGAAGTAATATAAGATAAACCTTAGGGAAGAGAAATTTCCTTAAGGTTATTTACTTTTTGCTCTCCTCATACCTTAATTGCTTTATATGTGAAACCAAATTATATAAAAATTATGTTAGAAAATAAACCAACTATTTTGTATTCACTTGAAGAGATAACAATCATTCCAGAAGTAGTAACAAAAATAAATAGTAGATCTCAATGTATTCCATGGGTTCCTAGAATAGATGGTAAGAAAGATAGTGAATTCCTTCCAGTTATTGCAGCACCTATGGCATCTGTGGTTAGTCCTGAAAATTATAAGACTTTCCATGATAATCTAATTTCATGTATTATCCCTAGAAATATACCTCTCTCTGAAAGACTTAAATTATGTTCTGAAGTTTTTTGTGCTTTTTCTATGAAAGAGATTGAAGAAAATTTTATAGAACAACACCAACAAAGTACAGGATCTGAATTATATGTTTTAATTGATATAGCTAATGGACATATGAAAAGTCAGATAGAACTTGGTCGGGCTCTTAAGGAATTATATGGATTCTCAATAAAAATCATGGGTGGAAATATAGCTAATCCCGAGACCTATAAGTTATATGATAAAGCTGGATTTGATTATCTTAGAGTAGGTATAGGTGGTGGAGCTGGTTGTATTACTTCTACTCAGACTGGTATTCATTATCCTATGGGTTCTTTAATTAATGATACTTTTCAGGTTAAGAGAGAATGTTCAGGAAATACTAAAATTATCGCCGATGGAGGAATTAGCACTTTTTCGGCCGTGATTAAATGTTTAGCACTTGGAGCAGATTATGTTATGATGGGAAGTACGTTTGGAAAGGCATTAGAGGCGGCCGGTCCAGTGCTAAGAGAACATTACGGCGAATATTACGAATCTCTTCCAGAAGGTGTAGATATAACCAGAGGAGAAAAGTTTTATCGAGAGTATTATGGAATGTCAACTAAACGAGCACAAGCAGAAATCTTAGGAAAATCAATAGAAACTGTAGACAGAGAAAAATTAAAAACTTCAGAAGGAAAAAGCGTGGTCTTAGAAATTGAATATACATTAGCAGGGTGGGCAAAAAACATGGATTCCTACCTTAGATCAGCAATGTCATATACAGATTCCTATAACCTAGAAGACTTTAAATATTCTAGATGTCAGGTTGTATCCGAGATATCTAGTGTTGGTATTAATAAAAAATAATTAAACTCTATGGCTAAAAAGAAAGCTGTTACTAAATCAAGTGTGGATGAAGAACTTGATTTAATTCGAAAAGAAAGAGATAGTATTTTGAATTTTAAAATTAATTTTAAATGCAAAACTAAGCATCAAAAAGAATTTCTTAAATCTATTTATGATCACGAAATTACAATAGTTAAGGGTCCTGCCGGTTCTGGAAAATCATACGTTTCTGTTTACGCTGCCCTTGATTTATTAAAAAATCCTGATAATGGTTATGAAAAAATAGTATTTATTTATCCTGTAGCTACTAATCCTGACGAAAATATTGGATAAGTTAGATTGTCCCCTAGGTGTATAAAACTTAGGAAAACTTCAAGAAATGCTGGAAATTAAAGTATAATCAGCAAAAACTATTAATTAGATTAACCTAAATAGTTTCTCAACGACTATGTGTGAAGAAGAGAAAATAAAAACGCTTTTAAGATATAGTCTAGTAGTCTATATAATTAATATAGGCCTATTCGATCTTCGCGGAGATTTGCAAGAAAAGCTCGCGCCGTATAAAGAAGCAGATTTTTATACGATGGAGAAGATATTTAATGCTTCAGGAAAAAATGGAAAAGAAATTGTTCAAAAGTTAGTAGATGCTGGTAAAATAGAAGTGAAAGGCAGCCAGTTTCTTAGGGGAAACAATATTGATTCTTCAATTGTTTTGATATCTGAGAGCCAGAACTTCAGTCGAGATACTTTTCTTAAGATATTAACTAGAATAGGAACTAATTCTAAATATATCTTTAATTCTGATGAAATGCAATTAGATTCGAGTTCTTTAAAATCAGGGAAAAATCAAAAAGGATTACAATATGCTGTGGAAAAATTATCTGATATGGATGAAATAGGTATTGTTGAATTTGGTCTAGAGGATGTTGTGAGAAATGATTTGATTCCCAGTATTTTAAAAAGATGGCTTCCGGAAGTTTATGGAGATTTGGATGAGGAAGAAATATCTAAGAGATCTAAGCAAGAAAGATTAGATGAATAAAAAAAAATAAGATATCTCAGAAACCTTCAAATTCTTATATATGTAGTAAAGATCAGATGAAAATATGGTACTGATCGGAGACTACTTATTAATATAATAATAAATAATTGAATTTTATTTGGATATAACTGGCTTATGTTATTAGTTACTTCTAATTATAACTATGAGTATAAATTAATTAATCACTGTAACAATTTCCAGAGTATCAAGATCGAGAAGTATAATCTTCTCAAGGTAAACAGGTAAAGTTCACTAGGGAATATAAAATCAAATAGACTTTAATAAATTTTTAATTAAATACGTTAGTGCGCATATATGTATTTATGATAGAATAGCAAAAATTTATTAACTAAATATAATATATAATTTAGAGTTTGATTTTATATATCCCTAGTATTTTTCTTCTACGAAACTACTACCTCTTCGCGGTGTAGAAGACAACTAGCACTAAAGTTGTGAAACTAAATGTAGCAATGAGAGATGAGCGTTCCTATATGTTATGCTTTCTCTCGGAGTAGGGTGCCACTATGATTTATTATCTATAGTGTCAGAAAAACCTTAAGACAATAACAAAAGAATTATGACAAAGAAAAATAAATTAAATGAAAAATTTGAATTAACATTTAGTATAAGAAGTATTGCTTATTACTTTTTATGTATCTACTTAATTTACGTGTTCAAAGTTACCTCCCCAGGAAATATGACACACCTAGGAATATACATGGCATCTTGTTTTATTGGAGCATTTTTATTAGGAATAGAAAAAATGCTCTGGACTTATAAGTATGGTCAAGATGTGATGTTTAATCTAGGAAAACTATGGGGAATAAAGAATGAAAATTTTCTTTGGGTAGTTAAATTATTCAATACAGGATTATTATTTTGTAAGTATATATCACCAATCTTAGGAAGTTTTATTGGATTGGCATTATTTATAAAATATGTACCTGAATTTAATAATATAGAAATTTTATCAAGATTATCAGCAATTATTATAGTATATCTATATTCTATATATAAATTGTTTAACTACTTAAAAAGGATTTGAACTATGAGACTCAAGAGTTTAACAGAAGTCCTTGGGTGGATAATAGGAATCCGTCCAAGTGAGCCCTTGAAATCTAGTGAGAAAACTGGTAAGGAAAATGAAAGAAAAGGAGAAGAAAAAAGATCCCAGTTATCTTTAGATTCAAGTAGAACAAAAATCGTGAATGGTGTTGAGCCTATTAAGGAAATTATTGTAGATATTCTGGATGATTGTTTAAAAGATCCAGATATTAAAAAGCCAGATGAATTTTTCCAATTTTTTACTTGGAGATTGATAATTAATGTAGTAAATTATAATTGGTTATCTAAAGCTCCAAAGAATAGAAGAGAATTGGAGATATTAATAAGAGAATATGGATACTGGGGCAGATATTACAAAAAGATGAACAGAAGCACTATGTTCTATAATATTACCACTCCAAGAATTAGTAATAGAAAAGGAGTGAAAGTAATACCTGAATACTAATAAGCAACAATAGAAAGGGAAATATAATCCCTTTCTTTATTTTTCTCCTCTTTCAACCTCTAATCCTTATACATGTAGATTATATAAAACTTATAATATGAAGAAAAATTTAGAAAACCTGACAATTCCAAAAACAAAAGAGCTTCGTCAAGAAAAATTAGATGAAGCTGTAGCAATATTGAAATCAGAATTTGTAGGATTAGATGATATTATAGATAATATAAAAAAATCTATAATTCCTTGGTATATAACTCCAGAAATAATAGAGAGACCAGTTGTTATTTCATTATGGGGATTAACTGGAACTGGAAAAACAAGCGTAGTTCGGAGATTAGTTCAACTTCTTGGTCTTACTGGGAAAACAGCTTTCTTTGACTGTGGTCTTGAAGCAAATGAATTATCTTCAGGAAGTATTGCAGATAAAATAGAAGAAGTATTTGATATTGAAGACGATTTTGATTCTCTTAATTCATCAGGGGAAAATAAACTTGGAGATGCAGTTTTTGTATTTGATGAGTTTCAATATGCAAGAACCATAGATGAAAATGGTTGTGAACTTCTTAAATCTCCTCTTCGACCAATTTGGAATATTATAGATAATGGAAAAGTTAGTGTTTCAGAGTATAGATATGATATAACACATTTCGGAAATTTTGTAGAAGATTTTAAACAATTTTCTAAAGAACATCCAGAAATAAAATTAGATTCTGGAAAAGTAACCTCTAGAGAAGAAGTTAAGACAGTTTTAGAAAATCTTGGATTATTCTATTATGGAAGAAATGTAACAGAGCTTCTAAATGGTGATGATTCTGCTAAAGTAAAAGTATCAAAACCCTTCATAAAGACTAATGATGATGAAGATGAGGAAGAAGATATATTTAGACCTCTTAGACTTTTGGAAGATAGAGATATGAGAACAATTGTAAAAAAACTCAATGCTTATAAACCTAGATACGGGTATGAAATAATCACTGATTTAAATAACTCTAAAAATATATCTGAATTTAGTCATATTCTTGAAAAAGTTTCTATAATTATATCTAAACCGAAAGAATTAGATTGTTCAAGATCATTAGTATTTATTCTTGGAAACTTAGATGAAGCCTTTAAAGTAGAATCCGATTTAGATCCTGATATGGATGCAGATACTTTCTATGATAAAACAAGTAAAGTATCAATTTCAGATATTAAAGAGGCTCTCAAACAAAGATTCAGAGCAGAACAAATAGCTAGACTTGGAAATAATTTAATAAAATATCCAACATTAAAGAAAGAACATTTTATTAAGATTATTAAAAAAGAATTATCTAGAATAGCAGATAAATTTTTAGAAACTGAAGGAATAAAGATTAATTATGCTGAAAATATAGTTGATCTTATGTATTCAGAGGGGGTGTTTCCTGTACAAGGTGTAAGACCTATTTATACTACTATCGGAACTTTATTAACTCCTCTTCTAAGTGATATTCTAATCAATCGTACTGCCGAAGACAAAGAAGTGACGATAACTCTTACTAGAGAAACAGATCTCACAGAAAAGAAATTAAAAATAGATAAAACGTCACTAAGTATTATCTTCGGCAAACCAGAAAAAGTAGTAGATATAGAAATTCCTTTACAACTTGGGGAATTAAGAAATCCGGAGAGAAGGTTAACAAGATTTATAAATTCTGTACATGAAGCTGGACATGCGATAGTAGCTTTGTATGAAACTGGAATTTATCCTGTTAATATAGTTTCTGTTTCTACAGGAGATGGAGGATTTTGTAATACTTATGATCCAAAAAAAGAAGGAGAAATTGATAGTCGAGAAGATGTTGATTCAGATGTTAGAATATGTCTTGCTGGTTATGAAGCTGAGAAGTTAGTTTATGGAAAATATCCAGAAAAGTGTTTAATGGGTTCTGGAAGTGATATTGAAAACGCATGGGATTTTTTCTCTGAGATGGCTTACAGATGTGGGTATTTTGAACCTTACTCATATACAAATCATCTAACAGAAGAAAATTCGAGTGGTATACCTTCTGGATTTTTAGATAATGAAGGTTTATTTGTCAAACATCCTTATAAAGCTAGCAGTGGATACCTAAGAGATATGGTAGCTCTTAGATTTTCAGAGCTTAGACAAGATGTAGTGAATATTCTTAAAGAGGAGAGAAAATTACTAAAAGTAGTTGCATTATATCTTGGAGAAAATGGATCTATGAATTCTGATGAGTTTAGAGATTTTGTTATTAAGTACGGAAATAAACTAACTGATAAGTATGTATCATCTAAACTTGAAGAAGATAAGAATTGGTATGAAAAAATATTAAATAAGTTTTAAAAAAATTAAAGGAGCTTTTACGCTCCTTTTTTATTATTCTTTTTAGAAGAAAAATAAACCTACCCATTCATCACGAACAGGTAGGGTTTTCATAAAAATCAACACCATTTATAAAAAACTATATTTTTCTTCAATTATAAGACTTTTGGGGTGTATAGGATGATTCTAAAACTCCAATAATTTCATATTCTATTAAAGTCTCTGAACCATCAAAAATCGGAGGAAAACCAGAGGATTCCGCTGTACAATAAGCTATTCTTTTTTCTTTTCTTCGATTTTGTAGGATAATGTATTTCTTTTTTATTGACTGTCCGATATATTTCCTGAAGATTAGAATATCATCTTTCTTCCATTTACCTTCTTTATTATCATCTATCGGTTTTACTAAAATAATATTTCTATCCCAATTTCTCTCTGTTTTCCTAGTACTTGGATCAGAAAGATATGTTTTTTCTATTTTTATTTTTCTCTCTGGAGTATACTGAGAAGTTCCTATTATAAAACCTTTTGTATCATAAGTATTGGATATTATTATATAGTATAATATTATTAATACTATAATTCCAATATAAAACGTATCAGCTATCATAAATCAAGTTCTTTTAAGATTGGTTCAACGAATTCTTTATACTGTGGATAATATTTCTCGAGAGTTTGTCTAGCATTGAGTGGTTTGTCAGGTTTCGTTATCCTTGCACATTCCCAATCAATTACAGCTTCTACCCAATCTACTTCAGCTGGACATTTTCCAAATAAAATATCATCTTCATAGTAAGTTGGATGATGAGATTGAATTTGTCGATGAAAATTATTTATTATTTTCTCACCTAGGAATGGAAAGAATATAAATAGTATCAACTTATCCCAATCATGAAACCAGTGTGAATGATATCCAAGAAGTTTTTTCTCTGTTTTCATAAATGCAATCCAATGTTTCCAAGTATAGGGGATGTGGTTATAACAATCTCTAACGTTTTTAATTATCTGTTTCATATAATTCATGTTTTTTATAATAAGCCCGTTTAAGTTCTCCAACTACATATATATTAGGAGAGACACATTTATTTTCCGGCCGAGTACAAGATTCATCATAAATCTCAGGGTACATATCAAGAATAAATCTAACTACTCCCTGAGATCTTGATCTTCCAGCCTTACAATGAACATATATGTCTTTTCCTAGATTCGACTCTATAAAATCTACTACTTCGGCTGCCTGTTCTTGAGTTATTCCTAAAAATTTATGACCTTTCCATTCTATTTCTTGAGAAGGTATATCATCAAACTCTAGATTTAATACAACCGAGGAATTATCTTTCTTAAACCAATGTAATTCATCCTCTTCTAAATAATATTTTTGACATTCAGGAGTCCCAATGATAGATATAAAACAACTATTACTCGGAAAATTATCATCATTCCACCCATAAGAACTGCACATCATATCAAATTCTGTATGACTGTAACAATATAGTTTTGGTTTTTTCATTTTTTAATAGGAAGATAAATAATAAGATCTGATCTAACTAAGGACTTTCCAGAGGTTATTGCTTCTTGAGAAAGAACTTTTTGAAGGGATTCTGAATAATATCCAGATATTGTCTTATAAAATATATAAGTCTTAGGAATTTCTTCCGAATTTTTTAAATTCTCACCTAAATTAATCCAATCTTCTTCTGTAGCTTCTGGATATACTGTTTTATTCAATGGAACTGTTCTAAATCCATAATAATTCCAATATTCATTAAAGATTTTTCCCAAGTCTAAAATTTTTTCAGAAACTTTTATATTACCACCAGAAAAATCAAACTTATAAGATAAATATTTGTCTGAAATATTCTTTGTCCTGATATAACTACTATAGGTATATCCTGAATTATCATTGTAGTATTGAATATATGATTTATAGAAATTAATAGTTTTTCCAAGATCATCTATATAAACATGACATTTCTTCTCAGCAGCTTCATGATCATTCTTTAATCGACTCTCTAAGGCTGAATCTTGACGATAAAATTCTTCAATAAATCCTATAGGGCTATTCCAGAATTTCCAAGAATAAGCTGTCATTTCAAAACGATCCATGATTTCTTTAATCTCTCCATCTGATAATACCCTAGGACAAACTTCGAATTCTACACTTTTAATACTTTCAGTGAATACAAAATCCTCTTTTTCTATACTCCCTGGATCATAAAATAAAAGTTTAGTTTCATATTTCTTCCCTAGTTCTTTTCCAAACTTAGCTTCTCCAATAAATATTGCTTTCCTTTCTTCATAGTTTTTAGAAATTCCTGAATATTTCCAAGGTAGTTTTTTAAGTTTGTATAAAGATCCAGGTTTAAGTTCGGCGGGTTTAAGATCTTTTGTTATTACTTCTCGTTTCTTCATTATCTCAGAAGAAATTCTATATTCCTCTGTATTAATCGGAAGGAGAACTAATTCTGTCCCTATCCAAGAATAAACACATTTTCCGATTATTTTCTTTCCAGCCAAGCTATCACAATAATCTAATATCCATAAGAAATTATCAATTCCTATTTCAATCTCAAACCCCCTTGGATCCCAAATTCTACAATAAGCTTGTCTATAATTCCAACCTACTTTTCCACCACCAACAGAACGATTCACTATAAAACCTTCCATCGGAACATTCTCAAATTCATCATCTTTGATTTTATGATCTCTCCAAGAATTCCAAGATTTTTCTTTTTTCAAAATCCCTGTCGAAGAGTCTGTGTAAGTAATGAATCCAAGTTTTTTAGTATAACAGTCAGATCTCTCTTGATATCCGACGTTAATTTTCTTTGGAATAATAAAATTTTCGCTATTTACCATAATATATAAAATTAAATTTTCATTGCAAATATAAGGGATTGACAACCTTATTTATGTAAAACTAAAATTTAAATAGAAAATTATGAAAAAGAAAATTAGAGAAATCGTAAGAGAAGAAATAAAAGCAACAATATTATTTTATTTAATTCCAGTTGATTTAGTTGCTTTCTTTTCATTAAATAGTGAAATAAAAAATATAAAGATTACTCTTGCTATCTTAATAGTATTTTCTTTAGCGGTATTGACTTATTATGTTCTTTGGAGAGTTATAGAATATCTCGAAGAGAAGGAAAAAGAGAACCCTGAAAGCCTTATAAATGATAATAAATAATAAATGAATGAAAAAGAAAACAAAAGATAGATTGATTTTTGGATTAAAAATCATAACAGTATTATCTCTTGGTGTTGCAGCAGGATATGCAATATACCGAAGAAGAGATAAAGCTTATAATTCACTCCCAGACAGTAAATTTGTTGGGAATATGATGAAAGGCAAGAGAACTGAACTAAATGTACCAGTTCCAGGTGTCTATGAATTCAAAAATGAAAATCATAATAAAGGTTACTATAATGTATTTAAGAATGGACCTTGGAATGTAGTAGCGCCAGGGTATCAGAAAAAAGACCTTGTGACTCCCGCGCCGAATCAACCTAAGAAAGTAAGAGTTAGTTCGGGAGGAGGTAGCACATATTTTCACGTAACACAAAAGCTATCCAGATCGGGAGCTAAATTGTACGGCGCGAAATCTATAAGAGGTTATTATATTCTTAAATATGAAAGTTAATATATACTATACATTAAGAGATTGGAGAAAATCCAGTCTCTTTTTTATCTTTCCTCCAAATCGATGAAAAGTGATCTCTCGACCCGTGACTTCCTTATTTATGCAAAGGGGATTCGTGTTGTGTGGGTTCCCAATTTATTTCTAAAACAAATAGTAAATATGGAAAAAATAGTAGAATATGAAGGTACTAAGAATCATTATATAGTACTTCAAGAAAATGCGATAATGAAAAATCCAGAAACAAGAGAATGGGAAAACTGTATTATCTATCAAGAGTATAAACACTGTACTCCTGAAGGTTATGTAGAAGTTCCTGAGAGTGAAAGAAAAATATTTGTAAGAGAAAAGAAAGATTTTTTAAGAAAATTTACGTTATGTTTAGATTTATAACTATGTATTATGGATGTTCTGGTACATTTAAAGCAACAACCATAGAATCAATATTAACAAGATGCCCTGGACTGTATAATGTTATGTGGTCTGATATTAAACCTTGGAAACGTTGGGAAAATATCTTAGGAACACAGCAAGATGATCGAAATTATGCTATTCTTCATCTTTGTAACTTGAGGAATGCTATAAAAAATAACTGGCCTCCTGGAGTGAATAACCTCTTAGTAGAAAGGGGAGTATCCGATATGCTTTATTATTACTACAAGAATAATAGAGAAATCGGTGAAAATTCGAAATGGATTAAGGATGTAGTTCATGAAGAAGATATCTTATGTGAGCAAAATTCGTACTATACACCAAGGAGAATATTATTAGTTCAGAAAGATTTTGATTTTGTTAGAGATGTTATTCTTAGAGAACCTACCCGAGCAAAAGAATTTCCAGGAGGGGTTCAAGAATATATGGAACATCAAGATGCATATGTTGAATTTACACAGAAGTATAATAAAATAGATGAAGTTATAAATATTAAAGATGCAGAAAAATATGTAAATGACTTGGGATTTGAATTTGATCCTAGTAAGAAATAACAAATAAAGAAAAATAAAAACATATGAGTGAAGATGTAAATACAATATCAGATTTACTAGTTGCTAAAAGGAATGGTAAATCTGAAAAATTTAATTCTGAAAAAATAGAAAAAGCAATTCTTAATGCAATGAAATCTAGTGGTATTAAAAGTCCAAAAGTAGCTTTTAATATCTCTAAAGAAATTGAAGAAGAATTAAAAGAAAAAGGTTCATGTACTATTGATGAGATTGAAAATTTAGTATATGACAAGTTAATAAAGAAAGGACATAAGTTAACTGCAAAAGCTTATGAAGGATATCGAAGTGTTAGAGAATTTCAACGACAATCTAATACTATCGATGAACAAATAAATGAATTATTAGCAGGAGATAGTGAATATTGGAAGTCTGAAAATTCTAATAAAGATTCTATGCTCTTAACAGTTCAGAGAGACTATATGGCTGGAATTGTTAGTATAGATATGGCTAGACGAAAAATATTCCCTCCTGAAATTATCCAAGCTCATGATGAAGGCCTGATTCACATACACGATCTTGACTATATAGGCCAACTTGCGATGAATAATTGCTGTTTGATTAATCTTGAGGACATGCTTCAAAATGGAACATGTATAAATAAGACAAAAATATTTAAACCTCATAAATTAATTACAGCTACTACAATTGCAACGCAGATAATTACTGCAGTATCCTCATCTCAATTACATTAAAGTAGTTGCCTAATCTTATAGAATTAGGAAAATTATGCTAAAATGCTGGAAATTAAAGAAAATAATCAGCAGAAATTAGAGTGAATTCTAATTTTTCAACGACTAGATGTATAACTATGAAAGTAGATGATATAGTCTATATTTATATTAATAGTATAAAATTTACTAGACGGAGGATGTACAATAACATTAACACATCTAGCACCTTTTGTAAGAGATAGTTATAATGGTTATTTGAAAAAATATAAAGATGCTGGATTAGATGAAGAACTTAGCGAGAAATTAGCAACTATTGATTTGAAAAAAGAAGTTAAAGATTCAGTTCAAACTTTTAATTATCAAATTAATAGTATGACAAACACAAATGGTCAGTCCCCATTTTTAACAGTATTTATGTATCTAGGCGAAACTTCAGAATATAAAGAAGAATTAGCCATGTTAATTCAAGAATTCCTAGAACAACGTATCCAAGGAATGCCTAATGAAGATGGAGTATTTGTAACTCCTGCATTTCCTAAATTGATATATTCTCTTGAGGAAGATAATATACATGAAGATAGTAAATATTGGTATCTTACTAAACTCGCTGCTAAGTGTTCAGCTAAACGATTAGTTCCTGATTATATTTCTGAAAAGAAAATGAAGGAACTTAAGGAAGGAAACTGTTTCCCGAGCATAGAATATCCTGTGCCTTGTAACAGTGATGTTACTCGAAAAACCTACTTAAACGGAGAAGGCATTAATTGCTAACTTACCGTGCTAAATTATTAAATAAAAGATATTTAATATAAAAGCCTAACGACTAGAGAAAATAAATATTAGAGAAATACTAATATGGAAATGAGTATCGTAAGAATTTATTATTAATAAATTCTGAAATGGTAGGGTTCTTACTTGTGGTAATAGCAATGAGAATATGATATAGTCTAAAAGTTAATAATTATTAACTTTGGGGATGTCGCAGTTTCTTATCATCTTGGAGAGATGAAAATGGAAATTATAAATTCTATGGACGCTTAATAACACCTAATTAAGGCGTCATTAAACAACGTGAACGTAAGAAAAAACGGTGTGGGGAATGAACCCTGCTAACGGTGAAAGTCCTACTCTTTTAGAGGGATAATACCGTGCTAAATAAACTTTTAATTATTCTAAAATATGGAAGAAATTAAGGGCTCTTTAATAATTGATGGAAAAATACTAAAAAAGTATGATGATATGTATTATGTGAGTGAATATGGAGATGTTTACTCTATTTATTGCAAAAAATTTTTAAAACATTATATCACTATTCATGGATATCATAGAGTAGATATTCATAAAAAACATATACATATACATAAACTAGTGTATCTTGTGTGGATAGGTGAAATTCCAAAAGGAATGCAAATAAATCATAGGGATGATGACAAAGATAATAATCATTTCAGTAATCTTTATGCAGGATCCCAAAAAGAAAACATAAGTGATTGTATAAATAACGATCATTGGTGTGGATTTACCTATTATCTTACAATTTTTGATAAAGAAAAGAATAAGCTATTAACTTTCTGTCCGGCAAAGAATTTTATAAAATACTCAGGACATTCCAATAAATCAGGAAATTTAAATAAATTCTTTTCAAAAAATTGGTTTAAGAAAAGATATAATATAGTAGAATTTAAAAGAATCAAGAATAAAGAAGAGTTAAAAAGTGTAACGACTATGAGTGATGAATGTAACTCAGTAGAATAGATTTTATCACTATTCGAAGCGCGTTGCAATAATAAAAATATTTTATTGTTGAAGAGATAGTCTAATCTACATAGTAATATGTAGTAAGTATACTGTTAATCAAGGTGTTGTAACAGTATCACTTCCTGATGCAGGATTATCTGCAGAAGGAGATATTGATAAGTTCTGGGAAATTCTAGATGAACGTTTGGAATTATGTCATAAAGCATTACAAATTAGACATAAACGTTTACTTGGAATTAAATCAGATGTAGCTCCTATATTATGGCAACATGGAGCTTTTGCAAGATTAAAACCAGGAGAAGTGATTGATCCATTATTATTTGGTGGGTATAGTACAATTTCTCTAGGTTATGCTGGTTTATATGAGTGCGTTATGGCATTAACTGGGGAATCTCATACAAAACATATCGATCTTGCAAAACAAATTATGCAAAGATTAAATGATGCTTGTAATAAGTGGAAATCTGAGGAGAATGGTCTTGGATATAGTGTATACGGATCTCCAATTGAAAGTACAACTTATAAATTTGCAAAGTGTCTTAAGAATAGATTCGGAGTTATACCGAACATAACTGATGAATCTTATATTACTAACAGTTATCATATTAATGTAAAAGAAGAAATTAATCCTCTTGATAAATTAAAGTTTGAGGCAGAACTTCAACCATATAGTTCTGGTGGTATGATATCTTATATAGAGTCTGCAGATATCAGTACTAACATCGAAGCAGTTTTAGAAGTTATAAAGTTCATCTATGATAATATTTCTTATGCAGAGTTAAATACAAAATCAGATTATTGTTCTAACTGTGGATATGATGGTGAGATAGAAATTATAGATGAGGATAATAAATTGTCTTGGAGATGTCCTCAATGTGGCTGTGAAGATCAACACAAACTTCATGTATCTAGACGTACGTGTGGGTTAAATTTAGCTCACGTTAAATTATTAAAATTGCCGGAAAGATATTAATATAAATCGGCATCAAGTAAAAATAAACTTGTTCAACGACTAAGTATAATAATTAATAAAAATTTTATTAAAAGATATAGTCTTAAACTATATAAATAATATAGTAATTATTGATATTGGTTCCAATTTTTGGAATCAAGGGCGTACAGCCGAGATACGAGATAGATACACTCATCTAGATGATCATGAATTATAAAATCCCTGAAAACTATGAGATACGCAACTATTAGAAAAATAGATATATCTAATGGACCTTACATTGGAGTTTCATTATTTTTACAAGGATGTTTATTCCATTGTAAGAATTGTTTTAATCAAATAGCTTGGCCTTTGGATGGAGGAAAAGAATTTACTGAGAAAGAAAAGAAAGAATTTTTTGAATTAATAGAAGGAGTAAAGAGAGTTTCTATTTTAGGTGGAGAACCTTTACTTCAAGCTACAGAACTTAGTGAATTATTAAAAGAGATAAAGGAAACTTGGCCAGAAAAAGAGATTTGGTTATGGACTGGATTTTATATTTCTGAATTAACTGAAAAACAAATGAAAGTTATTAATTTGTGTGATTATATAGTTGATGGAAGATATATAGATGAATTAAAAGATAGAAAACTTAGATTTAGAGGATCTTCTAATCAAACTATATGGCATAATATTAATGGTGAATTAGTAAAAAGTAAGTATAATGATGAAAGACTTGATTAAATAATAAAAAGACCTTAGGGAGAAAATCCTTAGGGTCTTTATTTTACTCTCTAACAGACCTTCTTTCCTTATTATTGAATATAAAATAATTAATCAAGATGAGTAAAATAATAATTGTTCCAGACGTTCATGGTAGGACGTTTTGGAGGCTAGCGAAAGAAAAGATTAATGAAGTAGATCAAGTTGTATTTCTAGGAGATTATCTAGACCCATATCCAGTCGAGGGTATTTCACCAGAGAAGGCAATAGAAGAATTAAAGAAGATAATAGACTTCAAAAAAGAATTCCTAGAGAAGGTTATTTTGTTAATAGGAAATCATGATTATCACTATATGAATCTATTAAAAGAAATATTTCCTTGTAGTAGATATGACTTTAGGAATGCACAAGAAATCGAACAGATATTTAATGATAATCAAGAATTATTTCAAGTATTATACAAAGAAGGAAAGTATTTATTTTCTCATGCAGGTGTTGTAGAAGAGTGGATGAAAATTACTTGTGGTTGTGATGACCTAGATACACTTCTTAAGGAACAACATCTAATGTATAATCACTTGTGGTATATGTCAAGACTTAGAGGAGGGTATGGAAAATATGGATCTTGTGTATGGTCGGATGTAAGAGAATTTGATAATACATTCTCAGGAGTATTTCAGATTTTTGGTCATACTCAATTGGCTAAAGAATTTTTTGGACCATCACCAGGAATAAAAGAAACATTTGCATGTCTGGATTGTAGAGAATGTTTTATATTAAATACTGAAGAACAAACAATAGAAAAGTTATGAAAATTGGAATTGATTTTGACGGAACCTGTGTTACTCATGAATATCCTAAAATCGGAAAGGATATTGGTGCAGTACCTGTTCTTAAAGAGCTAGTAGAAAAAGGTCATAAGTTAATCCTTAATACTATGAGATCAGAGAAAGAACTTGAAGATGCAGTTGAATGGTTTAAAGAGAATGATATCCCTTTGTATGGAGTTAATCAAGATCCTGGACAAAGAAGATGGACTAGTTCTCCAAAAGTACATGCAGATCTTTATATAGATGATGCTGCTCTTGGATGTCCTCTTATATATAATCCAGATTTTAGTGATAGACCTTATGTAGATTGGGAAAAAGTTAGACAAGTATTTTATGATTAAGAAACCAACAAAAGAAGAGATGTACGTAGTTAATCAGCCACGTCATCTTATGATATCAATTATATTAATGGATTATGATTACTATCCTCTTCCAGATAATATACATACTGGATTATGTAAACTTTCTGAGATTAGTGATATAGTATTCATATTCTCTGATTCCCATTTCGACAATTCTAAGATTAGTAAAGAAAAGATAACAACTCTTTATCAGGCTTGTGCTTTTATAGATAGTTCTGGAAATTTACCGAGAACTATTTTTAAGGCTCTACAATATGATAAAGAAATATTTGGGAAGCACATTGGAATAACAATATCTAGATGTCAAGACTTACAAGAATCTACACCTAAACTTTTTGAAAATCTAGAAAAAATAAATCAGTCTAGAATTATTAAGCCAGTGTTTAAGATTCGTAGGTTATCATCAACAGAACTATATAACTTCTACTATACACCGTCTGAAGAAAAAAGGAAAAAGAAATGGAAATGTATTTTTGATGAATGTTTATATTTTTATCATAGACATATTCTGAAATCTGTTATTTTTCCATGGACTAGAGTAGAGGTTCCAGATCCAACTGATTATATAGATTGCAGGTATTGTACTTGGGGATCTAATTCTTCTATACTTTATTTCAGGAATACAACGATAGGAATATTCTTGGAAAAATTAGATGAAGAATTTATTGATACCTTTACTGATCCAGACCCTAGATATCTTCTTGCTGGATTAGTTAAGGCAAGTGGAATAGATTGTTTAGATTATAACATAGAGGATTTAGATATTGGAAAATTATGACTAAAAGATATAAACAATCAGGAAGAAACTCAGCTTATCCAGAATACATAGAAGTTTGGGAGTATGGAGTTGGATCTGTACCTGATTGGATTTCAGATAAGAGCAAAGTTACGTTTATAGATGGTCTTGGAAATGTAACTTTAGAAACTCATGATACTAGTACAGGTGGAGTAGAGATTATAGACTCTACAGGTACATCTCCTCTTATTAGGTTAGGTTCAAAAAAAGACTTAATATGTAGAGAGGTAGAAAATGAAACAAAAGTATTTGTATTGACTAGAATACAATTAGATTTATTATATAAATTAGAATTATGAAAGAATTAAAAGACAGTGAAAGAAACCTGATTAATGAAGGACTTGTAATGGTAGATTATTCTGCTGAATGGTGTGGTGGTTGCCAAGTAATTAAACCAATTGTTGAAAAATTAGCAACCGAATATGAAGGAAAAGTTAATATTTATGGATGTGATGTTGATGAATGTGCAGAACTTACATCAGAATTTTGTATAAGAAACATTCCAACACTACTATTCTTTAAAGATGGAGTACTTCAGAATCGATTAGTAGGTTCACATCCAGAAAAAAAAACAATTAGAGAAAATCTAGATTTACTAATATCAGAATCAGGAAATGAATAAATTTGTACTTAACACATTAATTTTAGGAGATGATGACCTACATTGTAAGACAGGTGAAGTAACTTTGTCTATGATGAACCTGAGTCATACAAATTTTACTGGACCGGATCTTGATAAATTCGATTTAATTGTTTATCATGGAGAGAAAGGTTGTAAAATTTTAAAGTCCAGAGCATTTAGAACTGGAAAAGTAGGATAAAAATAAAGAGAGGATACCATTCAAATAGGTTCCTCTCAATTTTTTTTTACATCTCTCCGTCGTATTTTTTATCGTCTTGAAGAGTTGATCTTTTTCTTACTAATAGAGCAATTTCTACAATTAATTCTTTTAAAGACATTCCACCTTCATATGGGAAAGCCTCATCACACCATTGTTTACTAGAATAATCCTCTTCTTCTGGTGTAACTTCATAATCTCTACAAAGTTCTGCTACTCTTTGTTGAACATACTCTTTAGTTAAGATTCTAGATTCTGGAATAAAATATGCACTACTTCCAGTCTGATCTTCATGTCCCAAAGCTAAAATTGCTTCATCTCTAAACCAATCACATTCCATAAATTCTTGTGATTCTGGCCATCTTACTAATACATAGTTTTCATTCATATTCTTTAATTTTTATTACATCTATAAGAGTTTTACCTTCAAAGCCTTATTATTGAGAAAAACAAGAAATTATGAAAAGAATAGATTGTTCATTTATGGGAATTAGTGGAGAATGTTTTATCCACATCACCCTAGAATTTGAAAACATCCCAAGAAAAGGGGATAAGGTAGTACTCAGCAGAAACATTGCAGAGTATGTAAGAGAAAATATGACAAATGATGTGGAAAATGCAGAAGAATATGCTGATATTATATCCATGTCATTAGACAAAAACACAGGGACTATGTACTTTTTTGTAGTAGAAGTAATTCATTATCCAAGAATTGATAGAGATGTGGATGATGAGGCAGTTACTAGAATTATACTTAGTGTTAATAGTCTAGATTAAAAAAAAATAAAGAGAGGCCTTAATAGGTTTCTCTCTTTTTATTTTCTTCTTAGAGTTCAAGTATTCTCTTAAGTCGTTGTAAACTTCCAGGAATATCATTTTTATCTAAGCGAAATTCATCATTTTTTGCTTTTAATTCATCTCTTTGTTGTATAAATTTATTACAAGCTATTTCAAAGATTTTTATATCATAATCATGTAGTTGTCCATAAGTTTTTATACCTTCCGGAAGGTATTTATCCTGTCCACCTTTAAAATTTCTTATTGCATAAGTTGTTTTAAAGAGATCTATATAAGCATTTTTAAGAACATCTACTTCTTCTGGTGTAAACTTATCTATAACATTCATTAATTTATAAGTACCATCACCACAATCAGGCAAACCTCCTATTCCAAAAGTATCTTCTACATTTACCCACCTACCTATATTTACAGCATATCCGATAGGTGTTTCAGAATCCAATGTTAGTATCTTATTAGGATAATAACCATGAGGAGAATCACATAATCCTAGAACTTCAAAATTTATATCAACAACTTTCATAATTTTTGCGATTCTCTGGGACTTATCAAATAAATGTAATAACTCTTCAGAAAATACATACTTTCTATAAAGTTCAATTATTAATTCTCTAATCAGTTCTTCTAATTTTTTTAATTTTTTCTTAAGACCTGAGTTATCTAAAAGTTCTTTATAGGTTGATAATAAGATATCTCTCGAAATTAATTTACTTTTATCTTTATCTAGAATCATGATTTTAATATATTATAAAGTTCTATAAAATTAGTTTTTAAAGCAGTTAGAGTTAAGTTTTTATTTTTTAAGGTTTCTTCCAATTCAAATAATTTATCACATGCTCTTTTAGAGACTATTACATATTCTCTAAGTTTATTTAAAGCTTCTTTATATAATTTAGGATTTAGGTGTTTAAAACTACTCCATTCACTACTACCTTTAAATAGATTAGGAGCATGTATTAAATTCCCGTCTATTTGTTTTTCAATTCTTATTCCTTTAGAATAATAATAAAGATTATCTCCCCAACTTAAACATTTTATACCTTCATCAGGAAACTCTTTTCCCAATACTCCATCACCTGTAAAATCAAATAATTGAATATTACTTAGATAATCTTGATACTTCAATGTAAACTCTTTTTCTTCTGGAGTTAAACATTCTAAGATCGCATCAAAAATAAAATCTACTAATTCATTATGTAGTTTTTTACTTTCATCAAACTCTTTAATATACAATTTTTTTACTTCATTAATTATCTTATCTCTCTGATTTCTAGTTAATGCCATAATCGTTTTACTTTTTTACATTACTTACATTAATAAGGATTTTGCCATTATAAAAGGTCCTAAATCTTAATTATGTAAAACTAAAATTATACTAATATGAAAGATATTGAAAAAAGAATAGCTGAGAATATCCAAGTTCCTGAGGATATGTACTTAGAAGGATTACTTGATATAACTGGATTTTTATTTAGTGAGTTAACACAATTTCTAGAAAATGAACATCGATATATAGGTATTACTAAATCCTATATTCATACTGTTAAGTTAACTATTGAAAGGATAGATCAATCTGTTCGACCTGAAGATATAGAAATTTATGGAAGAATATTATACCTTTATAAACCATTTCTTAAGAAAGAATTCAAAAGACTTAGAAATAAAAAGTTAACTGCAGGAGATTCTGTTATAGTAATTATTAATAAAATCATAGAAATAATAGTCCAAGAGAAGAAACAAGATTTTAGATTTCATAAAGAAGTAAGAACTCTAAGGAAAATTATATCTAAATTTTTTGAAAATATTAGGAACAAAAAGAAAAAAGATCCGCTTTATTCTTTAAGTAATGCTATTAAAGAGTATAAAGATAGCGGATCTGTTGGAAAATATCCTCTTGATGTATTCTCTTTTATAGATAATCAGTATACGAAAGAGGAATTGAAAGATCCAGGGGAAAGACTAAAAGAAGAAAGTGATAGCAAAATAAATGAAATTTCTTTTGATAATTGATTTTCTTAGCTATAAAATAAAAAACTAGATAGAGTAAAATTCTATCTAGTTTAATTTTTTGTTTTAATTTTTCTTCTTCTCATCTTCGGCTTTTTCTTCCAGGGACTTTTCTTCTCCAAGTTCATATTCCATGGATTCAATATCTATCTTTCGATTTGCAAAGTCCTTCTTATCCTCATCTTCTATATCTACCGTATAATAAAGCATGATGTCAAATCCAAGATCTTTATACATTGGATTTACATCTCTTGCCTGAAACATTATGTGATTATATTCTGTTGAGTATGTTCCATATAAATTACTCCTTTTCTTGTAGATTGTCAAGTTTTCAGGAATAGTTACATAATGAAGCATATCAAGAGCTGTATATAAATCTACTCCAGGTTCATCATCTATTTCATCCTTCATCGGAAATCTTAGTTTATATCCTAAGAATGTAGATGCTATTTTCACATCATATACATCATCTTGAGTTTTCCCAAGATCATTTAATTCCTTACTGAAAAATGCAATATTCTCGAAAATATGACCTGTAAGTTTTTTACTTAAACTCTTACGTCCATTTGTATAATCGAATAAGTCCTGCATAAACTCTGAAAAACCATTATACTTAAGTCTTCCATCAGGCCAAAAAACATTATAAGATTCATAATCTCTTTTCGGAATCTCTACTGCTGCTTGAAATACTTTTTCATAAGTACGAGTTTCACCATTTACTTCCTTCGTATAGGTTACTCCCTTTATTTTATAAGAAAGTATATAATATCCAATAAAGAAACGATCAATATTTTCATCCTCCGTACCTATAAATTCTCGATTTAAGGTATCTCCTAATTCATTGAGCGTATCTTTATAATCATTTATTTTTGGATAACCAGATAGATTCCTGTTATAAGCGGTTGTTGGAATTTCGAAAATAAATTCTAATTTCCTTTTTCCAAACCTAGTGTCAGATTGACTTACGTGAATGATGTTCTCGCAATCCAATAATCCGCGCTTAATTATCGATTTATTACCCCATCTATCTTCATCTACTATATTACGAATGCGAATAAGATCTAGGTCCCACGGATTGACCTTTCCCTTTCTATCGCCGAATTGGATAACATTATACATTGCTAGTACTAAGTTATCACTTTCGTCATTTTCTTCGTCGACTTCGTCACTATCATTTTCGAAGGAATTGACAATTTCATTAGACTTTTCTCTTAATATGTCTGAAGAAATTCCAAGACCTTCTAGTGCATCATCGATCTGTTTCTTTTGTTTTTCTAATTTTTTTATTTCTTTTTTTGTTTCTCTGGCTAGCAGATAACCACCAAGGGCTAATCCTAAACCAATTAGTATTAGTTTTTTATATTTCATTTTTCTTTTCTTTTAAGTTTGTTTCTTCTTTTTATTTTTATAATATTCCCCTTTGTTCACTGCTAATCCCACAAACCATTCCTCCTTTTTTGGGGGGTCTATTATTTCCCATCCCTTTTTGAGGTTTACTGATAGATCCGTTCTTAGAAAATAATGATTTTCCTACACCATATAACATTATTCCCGCTAAAGAAAACATTGCAACTGCTATAATTGGTTTAGAACCTTTATCTAAATATTCAGATGTTATTGTTCTATCATTGCAATTATCTTTTAAAAATGTAGTACTTGTTTTCTGTACACCAAGTAACGAACCAATATTTATCATATCTTTTTATTTTTTGAATTAATTTTTCTAATCTTCTTTATTTGATAGTCTCCTGCAAGTGAAGCTCCGCACCCTATTGCAAATACAAGAGCTAAAACTTTACAACCTAATCCTATAGTACGGAGACATACATTAGCTACTGAGTAACTTCTCGTTGCTATTTTTTCTCTTTTTCTAATGTCCATTTTTTTCTTTTAAGTTTTATTGTTAATATTTAAGTTTATAATTCTTTATTTAACGCAGTCAGCTTAGTATGCTATTTATAGATGCTGACTCATCTATCTTGTTTAATATCTCTTTATAAGAAGGGAACTGGATGGACTCCAGAACCCTCCCCTGAGATAACAATAAACAAGAATTATGTTTTTGTTCTATTTCTACTTCTTTTTCTTCATCATCTTCTACTTTCATCATTGTGTTTTTCATAACCTAAATAAAGAAAAAAGAGTATAGAAGCACTTAATACCTCTATACTCTAAACTTAAAAGAAGGAAAATTTAGTTCTTCTCTTCAGCAGGAATTTCTTTGACTTCTTCAATACCGTCACCTGTGATCTTCTTTTTGACATTTCCAATCAATTTTTCACAGTAACCGTATTTCTGTTCTAATTTAATTGCTGCTATTCCAGCTCCAAATCCTGCTACAAAATATAATAAATTTTTCATTTTCTTATTCTCCTTCCTATAAGTTAACATTATTTACTCTTTGGTGGCTGTTGAGACTTCTGTAACCACCGTTCTTGTAACCACCATTGCCTCCATTTGTAGGGGCTGATGTTATTTCCGACTTTACTTCAGGAATCATATCCGATTCTCCTATACCGGTAACTGTTGTTGCAACTGATTTCTTTCTCTTTAAAAGACCTATAGCTGCATTTCCTATACCCTTGCCAGTGGATATTATTGGTTTGTGGTATTTAACTATTATTCCACCAATTACCATTCCAACGGCAACTCCTCCGATTGTGTATTTATTTCTACTAAACCAACCAGATTTTTTTTCTTTTTTAGTTTCTTCTTTTTCCATAATTCTTGTTCTTTAGAAAAATAATTTGTTAATATTTTTGTTATCTTATCTCTTATAGGGCTTTTACCGTTTTCTAAACCATTCGATTTTTAACGGCGAAAAATTAATGATCAAAATTCATTATTTTCTTTGTTTTTGTATAGTTGTATTTGTGTATGAATTTTGATCTTAAAGAATTTATTTTCTCATATATAAGAATTTAACGTCTTTTCAAACCCATCGTTTTTCTACCCTACAAAGAACTTATCTACTCCATGTTTATCTATAACCTTTAATATTATAGTTATAATAAGTTTATCAGTTATAGATCTAGTTTCGAATTCTGCTCTGGAAATATCACTACGATAATCTCTCATTATATCTGCATTCTTGAGGTTATATTTTCCGATGTGATATTCTTTTTTAGAGAGACTTTCAATAGTCATAGGATTATCAACTGTAGTAATATCAAGACCACGTTTATCTAGAAATTTATCATACAATAGATCTGATAATCGTTTAATTCCTATCTTCTTACAAGCTATATCAGGAAGTTTATTATTCTGAACAAACAGTACTCTATCTCTATCAGAACACTTCCAAGTCTTATCTGATAAACTAAGATAATATCCTTGAGCTAACCAATCCCTCTCTTCTATAGATTTCATGGTTGTCTGTAAATCTCCTGCTAATTCTACTACATTTCTAAAAGGCAATGCAATCGGAATTAGGATATCAATAACTCCAGGAAGATGACTAGATAATATTACTTTCATAGTTCAATATCTAAGAAATACTTATAATCATTTCCGATCTTAACAAATAATCCTGAAACTAATTCTGGAAATCTAGTTTGAAGAGTTCTCAAGATACACATATAAGTTTCGGCCGTTTCATTGTAGAGTATTTTCTTTGTACCATCTTCAAAAGCAACGTATAAGTGAGAAACCTTAAAAACATTTCTCGTTGCTTTATCAATCTGGTACATAACGTTTATCTCTACATCTTCGGCCGTTATAGAATCTTTCATAATACTTCTAATATGATATAAATCCTCTCCATATTTTGTAACATCCGGATTTTCTTCTAGTTTGTAAAGTTTATTTCGTCCTCCTGTTGTTACTATGTAAGGAATATGCTCTACCGTACTAACTTCATATTGAACTGACTGAATCCATAATCTCTCTGTAAATTCAAAAGTAAGTTCCGTAATCCTGCTCTGCTTAATAAAAAAGCTATTTATTATATTCTCCATAATTATTTATTTTTTATTCATTTATTAGAGTTTTAAGTGAAAAATAATTGAATATTTTTATATATTTCATTAATTAATTATTCTTTCTTTTTAATAATCTCTAATCCATTAACCCTCTTATCGGGAAAATTAATCGTACACTTCTTAACCTCAAAATAATTCTCTAAATCTGTTGCTTTAGCTTTTCTATCATAACTAATAGAATCATAAATATTTGTTAACTTTGTCTTTATATCAACTAATGATAACTTATCACCTTCTTTAAATTCTAAATACATAGATTTTTCTAGTAAATCCTGACTAAATGTTACTATATTCAATTCTTTTTTAATAAAAGTTTTACTATAACTTAATGCTCTCAATCTATCTGGACCTAGAGTGGTGTAATAAGACTTAATTTCATCAGAATCAGCTATTTGTCCAAGAACTATATCAATTGCATCACTAGATAATCCATATTCACATAATAACTTAAGCTTATCTTTCATTGTATTTAAACTAATATATATTCTAAGAAATTCTGATACCTCTTGATTTACCATATCATCCTCACAATATATACCAGTCTCTCTACACCTTAATACCTCAAAATACTTATCTACTCTCTCATTCCCCACATTAGGATCCTTCCTAAGATACTCTATTACATAGTCTTTAGATAATTGATCTTTTACCTTAGATATTATATTCTCTAAATACTCCTCTGTATCCTTGGTATTAAAGAAATAGGACAGTACCTCCCTACATTCATTCTTAATCTTCTTAAATTCTTTACTGCCTCTAACTGGATTCTTTGGAAGAGAATCTAAGTCTACTTTATCTATATCCCTAAAGAAATTTATTATATCATCGCTATAGTAAAACCATTCATTTCCATATTCATTATACTTCAAATCCCTAAACTTATATTGTACCCTCTTTTCTATATCCTCATCATATCCTGAAATTTCATATAATAATTTATATCCAGGATTATGAAGTTTATATAAAGTAAATCTTTTATCTTTATTACTGTCTTCTGTATATCCTATTTTGAGAAGATCTAATATCTCTTTCGTATTTTTATTGTAGTATGTTGTTTCTATTAAGTATATCATAATTATTCTTTCTTTTTTAATATTTTATATACCTTTACACGCTTCTTTTCTCCATTAATTTCTTTTCTTAACATTGTTTCCTGTATCTCAAAATAATTTAATAGATCATTTGCTTTGGCTATTTTATCATAATTAATATTATTATAAATACATTCTAATCTAGATTTTATATCAGATAATAACCAAATATCTCCTACTTTAAACTCTGAATATATACTAGATTCTAGAAGTTCTTGACTAAATGTTACTATTCCAAGATAGTTTTTTATTTTAGTACTATTATATGATAATGATTTTAATTTTTGTGGTCCTAATGTAGTATAATAAGATTTAATCTCATCACTATCCGCTATCTGTCCAAGTACAATCTGAATTGCATCATTGGATAGTCCATATTCACATAAAAGTTTCAATTTGTCATATATAGTAGTTAAAAAAGTATAGATTTTTAAAAATTTAGATACTTCCTGATTTACTATATCATCTCTAGTTAATGTATTGTGTACAGTACTAAATACAGTAAATCTATCTTTATAATCAATCTGTTGTATCTTGAAAGCTCTAATTTCATTAACTAGAACGAGATTATTATATACTGGTTTTAAAATTATATTTCCATCTTTTGTGGTTATTTTATTTACTGCTACATAATTACTTTTATAATTATAAGATTGAGTATTTTCCTGATAAGTTTTAGCAAGGGAATATTTATCATTCTCTATGAAAGTAGTGGAATAAACTCTTAATAAACTTTCAGTCATACTCATTTTATCATCTATTATTTTCTGAAAATCTTCTGCCTTCATTTCTCTATAATTTGCTGTAGATCTATAATAGAAAGTAGCACTATTTTTCCATGGATTTTCTTTTAATCTCTGTCTACCTAGTATCTGAGGTAAATCTTCTGATATATCTACCGCTAAACTATCTATATTACTATCACTGAAGATAAAACTTCTAGCACATAATGAATAGAAATCTGCTCCTAAATATACAGTTCTAGTACAGAAAGTAAACATCTTATGAGGATCTCTTTCCAATGGAACTTCACCTATAATGAATTTCTTCCCTAATCGTTTTTGGATTTTCTTAAGATTATCATCAGTCTTAGAACATAGTATATTACATTGTTCTGGAGTAAGATTATTTTTCTTTATTATACTAGTAATATGGTTAACACTATTTACATAGAATACTGCTTCATTTGATATAACTTTAGTAGGTATACCATTTCTCATTACTACTATTTCTTCAAAATCCCCAGATAAATATTTTTGTATAATTTCAGACATCTTCTCTCCTACAGATCTCATTACAAATACATCTAAATCTGGTTTAATAATTCTAGATAAATCCTCTGACCAGTCTAATTCATAATAAGGTAAGTCTTTAAATTCATCTAACATTTCTAGATATTCATCCATCATAGGGGTAGCAGATACAAAGTATGCAGTAGGAGATTGTTTAAGATACTCTAAGAATTTAAGCTCTGTATCACTTTTAAATCTAGAATCATGTAAGATACTTTGAAATTCATCTACTATTGTATAAAATGTATAAAATCTATCTAATTTCTCTAAAATATCTTTTACTATTCTATAAGAATCATATGTTACTAATATTTTACAAGGTAACCCATTAATAGATCTAGATATACAATATTCTTCTATTTCATGATATAATCTTTTATATATTTCTGAATTAGTAGATACTTCTTCCTTAATTAAATTATCTATTACTACATTCTTATCAATTTTAGATAAATCTTTATCTATATTAGATTCTTTATCCATTTCATTTACTACAAGATAAACATCAAACTTATGTTGATCCTTTTTATTTTTTAATAACATCTTTCTAGGGCTACAAAGTATAATATTCTCATTACTCCTAATACAATATTCAGTAAAACCACATCCAGGTAATTGTTTATTTATTATACACTTTTCTGGAAAATTATTAAATCTAAATTCATTCCAATCTGAAATATATCTGATTCCAGATGGTACTATTATCTTTTCTCTAATCATATTTAAATTATATTTTTATTGTTACAAATTAAAAACTCAATATAGAGTTCGGTTAAATAAAACTGAAGACTAAGGATACCCTTAACTTCATTAATTAGAGTTTAAAGTTAATAGAAGAGCAAAACGTCAATTTAAATAGGTAATAGAAGATACTTACACTATATAGGATTATCTTAAAATTTTAGTTGACACTAAAGTGGTTCTTCTATAAGAGCGAACATAGTGAGAGGCTTCGCCTCCCGTTAGGGAAAGGCGAAAAAGCCGTCTCTTATAGGAGGTTCACGATAGATTAAACCTAATATTATATTCATACTTATCGTGAACCTTAAAAAGATATCGTCCATAACGCTCTTTACCTCGTTTGCACTCGGAAGAGCTAGGACTAGATACTTTTTAAGAACCACTATCTCTCCTTTCAATCCTTCTTTAAAAATCCTAATATCTCTTTATTCAATTCTTATTCTATATTATCTTTTTATTTTCTATTTATACTTCCTATAGGTTTTCTCAATATATTCTCTTGTTCAATCCAGGTTCCTTAGTCCTCAAGGGAATATTTCGAACCCTATAATCCTTATTAATGATCAAGAATTTTTATCGTGTAGTTCTTGATCTCATTATAAAAGAAATATTAATTTATTATAAGAAAAAATTATTATGAGTAAGTATTATTTTTTAGAGACAGTATTAGTTAAAGGAAATTTGAAAGTAAAAGCACTCCCTGGACAAAAATTGGAGGATGGTTCTAATGTATCTACAAGTCTTTATGTACAATGCCCTAAGAAGATAAGAGATGTTTATTCAGAAGGTACAATATTTATCTCAACTTCTCTTAATCTTAGTCCTTCAGGTGGAAAATTTTATACACAAAAGGGATTTCAAAGATTAACATACAAAGATGAAGAAGCTAAAAAAGAATATAAAACTCTGACTGGAATTGATTTCGTAGATCCCTTAAAGAAAGATACGATACTCGAAACAATTCTTAAAGATACATCACTAGTTTCTCCAAGTTCTACAAAGGATGGATTTTATATGACTCCTGATAATTGGAGAATCTTAGTGAGAAATATAAAAAAACATGTTAATACGATGATTATAGGGCCTACAGGTTCTGGAAAGACAAGTTGTGTAAAAGAAGTTTGTTCTAGAATGGGTATACCTCTTCATGTGTTTGATATGGGTTCTATGATTGATCCTATTTCAAATTTACTTGGAGTTCATCGCTTAGAAGATGGAAAAAGTATATTTGATTATGCTAAGTTCACTAAAGTAATTCAAGAACCGTGTGTAATTCTCTTAGATGAGTTAAATCGTTCTTCTCTTGGGGCTAATAATGTATTGTTTCCTTGTTTAGATGATAGACGGGAATTGAATGTTGAAATAGCTTGTGGGAAAGGAGTTAGAAGTATTAAAATTCATCCAGAGGTAACATTTATTGCAACAGCTAATATAGGTTCTGAATATACTGGAACTAATATGATAGACCGAGCACTTCTTAATCGATTTTTCCCTCTTGAACTTAATATTATACCAGATACAGAAGAAGTAAATGTTTTGGTTAATAGAACGGGGATTGATGAAGAAGTAGCTAGATCAATTGTGAAGATAGCGAATAATATTAGATCACTCTCAAAGAAACAGGAGATCTCAACTTCTATATCAATTCGAGAAACACTAATGATCTCAGAGTTAGTATCAGATGGTTGGAGTGTGAAAAGTGCTATGGAAATGGTATATCTTCCAATCTATGAAGGAACTAATTTGGAAGGAGAAAGAAGTACAGTATATAAAACAATATTATCTTATTAATAGACTATGAGTAAACATTTTTCAACCTCATATTATCCTTGGTGGAAAAGAAAGGATTATGATGATTACTATGATGACGAAGATGATGGTAGATGGGGTAGGAGTATATTTAGAAAATCCTATAAATCATCTGTCGGAAATTCTGGAGAGCTAAGTAGAACTATAAATAGAAGCTCTTGGTATGGAGAAAGTTATTATTCATATTCATCTGTTGGAAAGGAAGAGGATGCACAATTATCTAAGTTAATTGAAAAGGCTTATAGTTCTGTAAAAGATATGATAACTATAATGGATTTTCCTTTCCTGATTAGAGTAAATTTGAATGAGGGTAGTGATGAAAGTAGTTCGTATTCAGATTATTTTTCAGAAGAGAAGAGAGATAATTCCGAAAGAAGAATAGCAGTCCCTTCTAAGATATTTGACTCCACCGAAGATAATGAAACAAAAATAAATGCCTTCTGTGGATTTGGTCTTCATGAGGCTGCACACTTAAGATATACCTACTTAAGAGTTTATTTGAATTTTCTTAGTTTTATAAGTGGAAAATATACTTTTGAAGAAGGAGAGATTATTAAAATTTTCATAAATCTTCTTGAGGATAATAGAGTTGAGGATTTATTACTAACAGAACGACCGGGATTTCAAGATTTTATTGATTGTGCAAAAAGTTATAATTCCAAGACTCTAGAGAAAAAACTTAATATAATGAGGGAGAGGAAGTTGATTCTTTTCTTTAAAACATTAATAGGAATACTTAGATTTCCTGGATTAATAGAAGAGGAGGTTCTTGAGGAGTATTCTGAGGTATACAAAGAAGTTCAAGAAAAGATAACTCCATATCCAGAAAATCTTAAAGATATTTGTAGTGTTTCTGAAAGTATATTTAAGATAATTAAGGAGAAGAAATTATCTGATATAGATCCGGCGGAATTAAAAAAAATATTATTCTTAATTAATGATACTGAATCTATAACTAGTATAATGTATGGAGTTGACTTAGATTCTGGAAGAAAGATAGATAAGTCTAAAGTATCTAGGCTATTATCATCAAAGGATAGTCTAACAATGAAAATCTTAGAGGGAACAGTAGAACGTGGTGATTCTGATAAGGTATTCTTTGAAAAACCAAAAGGGGATAGGAATGATTATTTACGTGATGTGAGAGCAGTTCAAAAATATGTTCCTAGATTAAAAAAGATATTGACAGGAACAGATAAGAACTATGATTTTAATATCCAAGGTTGTAGGTCTGGAATTTTAGATACGACAAAACTTGCAGAAGCGTATCAAGGAGTTCCACAAGTTTACCTAAGACAGGGACATGTTAGAACCAATAAATCAACTATATGTGTTCTTATTGATGAGTCTGGATCTATGGGTGGAAAAAAGGAAATCCTAGCAAGACAGGCTGCAATACTTCTAAATGAAACCTTCGGAAAAAGTTTGGGAGTTGATTTATATATTTATGGACATACTGCAGATATTGGTTCAGTCGGATATATAAATCTGAGTGTGTATCGAGAAGGAAATCATTATAATCCTAAGTTTTCATTATCTAAGAGTTATGCAAAATCCCAAAATCGAGATGGAGATGCAATTCTAGAAGTAGCAAAGAGAGTTAGAAAGTTCACAAAAGAAGATTGTATTATGTTTGTGATATCTGATGGTAGTCCTTGTGCAAATGGGTATGGAGGAATTTCAGCAATAAAAGATACTGCCGCAAAAGTAAAAGAAGCAGAAAAACTTGGATTTGGAATAATTCAGATTAGTATAGATGCTGTATATCGTGTTGAAGATATGTTTGATACTTATATAGATATCGGATATAACTTAGAGGAAATGCCGAAACTTTTGAATGAAATAGTGAAAACTAAAGTAATAAAAACAAAACATACTACAGTAAGTTAAGATGGATTATGAAGATAAGGTAATATATAATACTATAAGTCTAAGAGGTTTAGTTCTTCATACATTTATAGCATTTACTTCGAAACTTCCTATAGATAATTTATCAAACTTTGTAATTTCTTATTATATCCCAGAAGTAGTTGATTTTATTAATAACTCTGGAATAAAAAGAGGAACTATGACTGTTGATAAGTTTAAAGATTTATATGGAATTAAGATCGATTATATAAGTATCTTCACTTTTAGAGATATACTTAGATTTCAACTTCAGAAAACTCGTACTCGGCTTGATCTGATCTATTATTTAGTTCAGATTCAAGAGAATATAGAAGCTGACTTAAGTAGATTTAATTTAGCTGATGAACTATATACTTATTTGTATAGTCGTTTTCAGAGGGCTTAAAGCCTTATTAATGAGATAAAGTAAATAATGTAAAACAATATACTCCTTAAGCAATAATAAAAAGCTTAAGGAGTTTTAAATTTTTTAAGAATATGAAAACAAGTAAATTAAGACATGATTCTTATAAAGTAGAAATTAATTTTGGAATTGGAACACAGAAAGAAATGACGAGGTGGTTTACTACTAGATTTATAAAGAATCATAAAATGGAAATTCCGGTAAAGAAAAATTCAAGAGCAGAAGAACTTATAAAAACAATAAGTTCAACATCCGGAACATCTACTTATAGAATTATTAATAAAACAACAGGATTCGATCAAGTAGTAGTAATAGTAAACATTGACTCTAGAAGAAATAGACCTTTTATTGCCAAAAAGGATTATAAAAGTTTGGTTAAGAATATCAAAACTACATTTTATCACGAAACAAGACATGCCGTAGATCAGATAGTTAAGTTAAGAAATCTGAGTTATGAAGATTTTGAAAATACAGCTATGTTACAGGCTTGGATAAATGTAGAATTCGAAGAAACTTTAATGGATTATATTACAGAAGGTGAATTAGAAGAGGTTATTTCGGAGAGTGTGAAAAAGAGATAGGAAATAAAATCCTATCTCTTATTTTTCTTTTACTTTAAACGTTCCTTTAAGTCAAGATGGTAAGAAAGAAGATTATGGATATTTAAGATTTCAAATAAGAAGCGTTACCTCTCCTTCAAGATATGATATAGATATTTATAATAATAATGTTAGAGTAACTTCTATGAGTGGTGTATTTGTGGGACAGCAAAGTAGTAATAATTCAGTTAAACCTGGAGGATATTCTTTATCAGGTTATCTTTACAATGAACCTTATAGACCTATATCATTTGTTCCATCTACAGGAACTATAAATAAAGATCAAATTATTACTATATATATTGATGTGCCTTATTAATTATTTCTGATAAGCTGTAAAAGTTATTGTTACAGGAGCTCTATTTCTATCTTGTGGGGTTATTATTAATTTAGCATTTCTTACTGTAGAATTTATTCTCCACATTATGGAAATAAAACCAATACTATCATTTATATATAAATTATAATTTTCATTTTCCCAGCTAGTACTAAAAGAAACTTCGAAAAGTCTTTTATCAAATACTCTAACTAATTGAATAGGAAATTCGCTAGTATTATTCAATGAATTAAATTCATATATAAGATCTGTTGGTTCATTAATAACATAATCGGTTGCAGATGATGTTACAGTCCCTACTCTCCCTGTAATACCTCCACGAACACTATCAAAATATGTAATATTTATATCACCTAGTCCTAAAGTCCAAGAAGTATAATTACCACTCTGACTTAAAGGAACGTTTAAAGTAAGAGAAAAATAAAGAGAAGGATTTTATTTTCCTTCTCTTTTTATTATTTAAGTATAATAATAGAATAATAAGTTTATTTGGAGAATCAACTTACTTTTCTAAATTGTATAGTATACTTACTAAGATCTTTCACAATACAAGTTCCTTTTTCTTGGATAAAACGATCTATTGGATTTTCCACAAACTTAGGAATTAATTCACTTCTTTCCATACTACATTCAACTTTTAGATCTGGACAGTTCATTATTTTGTCATAAATTCCTAATAATGAATAGGCATTTCCTTCATATTCTATTGTATCATCATCTATTGTTTTCATTGGACATGCCTTTTCATAAGATACTCCAAGTAATAAGTCAAATAGTAACATGATCCTAGGTCCAAATGATGCACAGTATTTTGTATAATTCTCATCGTAAAATTTTCTTATTTCAAATACTTTACTTATTGGAACATAATTAGTATTAGAATCATGAACTACAATAATTGGTTGAAGAGGATTTTTCCAAGATTGTTGTTTTGATACTCGAATATTATTCATAAATCCTCTAGCCATTATCGAACTAGTTCCTCCTTGAATGGGAAGATTTACACCAAGTCTTTTTATTCTAGCTATTAAATTCTTTTTTTCTCTTTCAGAAGTTGCTTTTAATAACCATTCATATTCCTGAACTTTTAGTTTATCTCCTAACATAGTATTAACAAACCCAGAATTTTCAAGGGGATATTGTTGTTGAATTGCTACGTATTCACGTAACTTAGGAAAACTTTTATATAGACCTTGAATAATATTTTCTGCTTCTTCTTCAGAACAGTTTAACCTTTCTGCCAAACTCTTCTTTCCGAGGCCATATAGTACTCCAAGAAAAATAGTTTTAAAACGTTTTCTCCACATTTTCTTAACAGTTTTCTGGAGTTTATCAAAATCGTCACCTAAATATAATTTTGCACTATATATATAAATATCTTCCCCTTTTTGAAATTTATCAATTAAATCTGGATCTTCACTTGCAAATCCTGCTGCTTTAACTTCAGCTGATGATATATCAAAATAAGTTTCTACAAATCCTTCATCTACTCTGTTTCCATATTCATCATAATGATACGGAGGGATAATACAATCTTTTAGATCTGAATGAGAGATAATAGTATGAAATCCTGAAGACCATCTTTTACTAGATTTTGTATTAACTTCATAATGTACAAAGCATTTTTCTACTGCTCCGGGTTCTCCTGGATCTGCTTCTCGGATAGGAATATGATCTTCACCTTCAATCACCCATTTATTATTAGCTTTAAACATTCCATCTATGTATGTCGATAGTACTTTTGCATATTTCTTATAGAGAAGATAATTTATTGTAAATTTTCTCATAAAATAGAAATTCTCTTGCAAATCTTGTTCTTGAAATGGAATACTGTATAAATCATATTGACTATTGAGTTCATTAAAAAATTGTGTTTGTGTAGTAAATCCTATAAAATCTGCCCAAACATCTTTAACTGGATGAACATCTTTTGCTGTTTCTACATCTATTCCTCCTTTCCAAAATTGTAATGCTAGGTTGAATATTTTAATAGGATATACTCCTTGATAAATCCCATCTTCTGGAATATTACAATACTTTTCCCATTCATACATAAAATGATTAAAAGCATCTCCAATATTATTTATTCCTAGGTTTTTGAAAAAATCTTCTTTTTTATCTCCTGGAAGTTGTTGTATGCTTTCAGATAAGGCAGCTATAAATGATGATTCTTTTTGATAAAGTTTATACATTTCATCTACAATCTCATCATTTTCAATAGGACTTTTACATTTAAAATAATTATTACTTATAAATGTTGAATAATCTAAAAGATTGAATTCTTGTCCGAATCCTCTTATCGTATCTGGAATATTATTTATATCATTTAATTGATTTCTACTTATATTACATAATTCTAAATATGCTCTTTCATAGTATAAATACTTTTCAAGTTCTAAGTGCCTTTCTGAAATCTTTATTTTATCTAATCCTAAAAGAAGAGATAATTTTTCTGAAATAATACCTAAAATTTTCTTTTTTCTGGAAATTCCTTGATCTATTTTTCCTTTAAATTTAGTTTCAATCATAGATTCTTTCACAATATCTATGAATTTTTCTGCAAAATTCTCTCCATACGTCATTAATAAAGACCCTTCATTTAATCCCGTTTCATAAGCATCCATTGAGTCTATATTATTAGTAAGTATGAATTTTGTAATCTCTAAAGAATTACCATTAAAGAAATTATTATTTTCAAGTAATATCCTACAAGTTTGATTATATTTCTTTATATCAGCCATTAACTTAGAATGTTTTTTCATTTTTATCATACATCTAGCTGTAGCTGTATAAGTAATTCCCCATGCCATCATTTTATGACATTCTTTCTGATACCTAAGACGATATGGTTCATCTATATACAAACCAGATGAATGTAATCTTGCTCCTAACCTAGAATTATCAAGAAAGGTTTGAAAAGCTTCCTCAGAATATGTATCTTTTCTTGCTAAATATATTTGAAGGGTATAAAATGCATCTAGATTACAATAATAACCGAGAATATCACTTGGAATATTCATAAATGGGCAACCAAAATATTCTGATATTAAAGTTTCAAATTCTTGAATATAATTTGGATATAAAGAACATATCATTTCCCATTCTGGAGTATTTTTATAATTATCTGGAGTTACTTTTAAAACTTTTTTTCTCTCTTTTTTTGTTTTTCCTACTGTATCAAAATACATCTTATCCAAAAGATCTCCTAATCTATCGAAATCTGTATCCCAAACTGTAGCTTCTATTACATTTTGAGCTGTCCATTTCAAAGAATATTTTTTTAAATGATTTCCATCTAAAACATTAATAATTCCTGCATCACAAAGATTATATAAATCCACAAACTTAAGCATTCGATGAGATATTTGAAATTCATATTGTTGGTTAAATACCCAAATATTATTCATTCTAGTTTCAAGTATTTCTCTAAATATTTCTAATGTATGCTCATATTCTTCTTTGATAGAATATCTTCTTAAATCTGTAAAAGATATAAATGCTCCAAATAAATTATTACATAAAGAAGCACCTGATATTTCAAACCACTTATCTAATGGCATACCAGAAGCTTCATAGTCAAATCCTAGAGGTTCATTTAATGGCAAACACTTAATCCATTCAAGAAACTTTAATGTTTCCTGATATGTATGTAATACTTTATGTCTAAACCATGAAAAATCTCTATGAGTTGTAAATTCTGGGCTCATAAAATCTTGGATAACTGAATCTTCTGGAAATCCTGAAATACATTTTACAAATGCACCTCCTTCTATACTTAATCTCCTCAATTTAGAACAATCAAAGTAATTTTCATTACGTATTCCAAAATGATAATATTCTTGGAGATACTTAAATGGTTCTGCTCCAACTAAAAGAACTGCATCGTTATTACCAATTTTTAGTATTCTCTCTTTTTCATACTTAGGCATTGATTCTAATCCTTGAAGAGTATAGATTTCATTTCCAAGGTTAGAACCATAATACCTAGTATAATCCTTTGTTTCGTTTTGATCGATTAAGGTAATTCTTCTACACATATTAAAATTCATGAAAATAATTATAAAATATTATTATACTACTGGTTTATAGGATTTCCAGCTTCCTTTATACATATATAAGAATTTCAGTTCACTTAGATAAACGTTCCTTTAAGTCAAGATGGTAAAACTGTTTCAACCTATATAGTACAATTTGATGATATGACTTATGAATTTGGAACTAATACTACTATAACTTCAGGGGAATATACTGGAGAGACTCTTGGATCCACATGGACATTGTGGGTTAGTGAAGGTGATAAAATATCAGGAATAATTGAAATTGAAAATACAGGAAATTCAACAAAGGGTTATTTATTTTATATAGATAATTATCTTGATAATCAGAAAACACTTACTCCAGGACAAGTAGTTTCTGAAACATTTTCTTTCTCAGATATTAAAAGTCATCATACTATGACTTTACAAGAAGCTTAATATGGAACACTAACATTTATATTAATAGTATTTCCACTTAAATATCCAGAATATGGAGATATATTTACTGTTTTTGTAGGTTCTCCATAAAGATGTCCCTCTATATTAAAATTACCTATTGGTATTTGTTCTGTAGTTTCTTGACCTACAAAAACTCCGTTTAGAGTAAGCCATTGGATACTATTACTTCCGTCTTTTATAGTAATTTCAATATCCCATGTATCAGGGGTATTAACACTAGCTACAACAAAATGTAAATTTCCTAATCTTACACTCTGATTTAAAGGAACAATTATATTTTTATAAAATTTAAAGAGATAGAGTTAGTATCTATCTCTTTTTTATTAATTTCTATATGTTCCTTTAAGTCAGGATAATATTCAAGGAATTGATATTATATTATCAATGTATCTTGTTGAGGGTATTGATTTAAGTAAAACATTTTCAGTTAAATTTAATTATGGAAATCCATTAGATTTAAACATTAATACTCCCATAGAATATAGTAATATAATTCACAATGCTTACATAGATGCTTATTGTGCGGGTATAAATTATGATAATCTTTTTAATCCAGAAGACTATATTGATATTTCATTTTACAATCTCCCTGAAGATATAGAAATTAACAGTTCAACTTTTATATACAATACAACAGGTTTAGGAGATAGAATTATATATTACTCTTCTTCTGTAAGAATATATTTAAGTAATACTGATACAGGTGATTTTGATTTTACATTTTATATAAATGATATTAATATTAGTGGAAGATTTTATATTTAAATTTCAGTAACTTTTGTATTGTAATTATAAGTATTATCTTTAGTTGGAGATACTGTTACGAAGTTGACTCTACAAGTACCATTTCCATCCCAATTATAGACATCATCTATAAGATCACTAAAGTAAATATTAGATCCTGATGTAGATCCTTTAGAAATATATGATATTAATTTACCTGAATAAGTTTTTGAATTATCAGGTTTAGTATAAGATGCAGTAATATTTATAGTAAGATCTGAAGTAGGTGTTTTGTCTGCATTTACATGAATAGCGTTAGCACTAGCTCCCGTTGATATATATTTAACAGTTATTGTGCAATCATCTAATATTTCTCCTCCCCCTCCAGAACCGGATTGAGATACATTTATAGTTGCAGTCTTTCCAGATTCATTTTGAGTTAATGTTAATGTATCATTTCTTCCTAGAGTACCTGCAGATGAAGCAGATATAGTTCCATTAGAGAAAGTAAATTGACTTAACATAGCTTTCCAAGAATATGAATATCCTATAACAGAATCATTTTTTGTTGAAGTTATTGATAAAGTTCTCTCTCCACCGTTAGCATTAAAAGTTATAGAAGGAGGACTTACTAAAAATACATATACATCTTCTTTTTTCTCTCTTGATTTAAAGGAACATATAGAAATTAATAAAAAGAGATAGAGTAACATCTATCTCTTTAAATTTTATAAAAATATAACTGTTCCTTTAAATCAAGATATGAAACCAGTTTTTGTATTAATTACAAAAGCGGATGGTTTTAGTAATAATGATGAATATAATTCTGTAAAAATATATAATGATAACTACGTTTCTTACTATATAGACGATTGGGGTAATCAGGATTGGAGTGGATCTGTTGCATTTGATACAGAAATAGTAGATGCATATAATGAAGATACTGATACTAGTTTTAGTTGGAAATCTTATTCTATCACATTTCTCTATGTGCCTTCAGGTGCTGGAAGTGATAAAGCTCATATTAAATTTATTAATGGAGTAAATATTGAGGTTGAGATTTCTTAGCTAAATTATATTTAATGATGTAGTTATTATTTAAAGATTAGTAAAAGTTACTAATTATTTCACTATCTTAATTATTTATTTTTATATTATTAGATCCGAATACATCAATATTAGTAGTACCAAGTAATGTTTTATTAATTTCAATGAATAATAATCCATATACATCTAAATTATCTATAGGAATATCTAGAACAATTGCAGTTGATAACACAATATATAGATATTGCTTAAATCATAAATAATTCATTTATTATGTATGACAAGATATTACTAATGATTTATTACTTTCCCATTGTTTTAATATTACTTGACCTGCATTTCCCGAAACTTTTGTATAGACTTTCACATGTCCTCCACGTTCATCATATTCCCAATCTCCAGAAGAACTTATTCCATTCCAACTAACTTCTAATTTATTACTAGTATTATTTTTATCATATTTATATGAGTCTATATAACTAATACCTTCCCACCGATCATTATTACTATTATATTCGGTTTGTACAATATCAGGATTGGCATTAAATACGTATACCCATTCAGGTGATTTACCACTCTGACTTAAAGGAACGTTTATGTTGGAGGAATCTGATTCATATCCTGAAACTGTGCACTTATCAGATTGTGTTTGCGTTAAATCAAGATCGCCACTTCGACTTGATGTACTACTATTTGCACCTGCTGTTACTCTGCCAGAACTTCCAGAAAAACCTGTTCCAGAAACAGATTCAGTATATGAACTCCAAGTTGTCCAACTTCCAGCATCATAACTGCTACTATCTGTTCTTTTAGTTATTTGTCTTCTTTCAGATGTTACAGAATAAGTTTTTGTTTCACCATCTGCACTAAAGCTTAATGATGTAGGAGATACCGAAAATTTATATTGATATCCGAAATATTCGGTAGTTACATACTTGTCTTGAGTCAGACTGGCGGATGCTGATGGTTTTGTTCCGGTAAGATCGGAAGTATAGTCACAGGTAACTGTCAGGGTTCCGCTTCTTCCGGATGTAGTGCTTGTATTGGAAGTTACATTGACAGTGACTGTATCTCCACTTTGTGATCTGGAAAATCCTGCTCCACTAATGGAAGAACTGTAATTATTTCCTATTGTACTCCAAGAACCCCAAGAAGAAGATGTTACCGGTTTGAACCTTTGTTCAACAGTTACAGTAAAATCGTGGGAACCTGCACTAGATGAGAAATTATAAGAGCTTGGAGAAATGGAAATTCTGTAATCATAATCAGCCGGTGCACCATCCTGACTTAATGAGACATAAGCTGTATCTCCAGCATTGGAAACTGTAACAGTACCGGTATTTGCACCGAATGTCGTGTTGCTTCCTTTAGGAGTCACTGTATTACCTGAGATAGAGAAATAAGAGCTTCCTGAAGTTATTGATGAATTATAGGATGCAGAATATGAACTTCCATTATTCTGCCAGTTTCCCCAATCTCCCCAGGTACTACCTCCATTATATGAATATCTATATCTTATTTGATCCTGAGCTCTTGACGTTACCGAGAAAGACTTTCCGGATGTACTATCATAATCCCAATTCAATGATGTAGGAGTTGTAGAGATGCTATAGACTGTTTGAGTATCACTTTGACTAAGAACACCTACTTCCTGATTAATTTCAACCCAATCACTAGCTCCTCCATAGGATGCTGTAACTCTTGTGCTTCTTTCTGCACCATTATTAACTGATACTGTTAATGTTACAGAAGTTCCAGAACTTGAAGATAGAGAGAATCCAGAAGTATTAGATAAACTCAGTGAAGGAGTTCCAGAATCACTTGCTGAAGATGTTGAACCCGAACTCCAAGTATGTGTACCAGATCTTGATGCACTAGCTCTTACTGTTGTAGTACCACCCTCCCTAGGGAAATTTGTTTTATCGGCACTAACAGAGACATTCCAAGAATTCCAAGACGTATTTTCAATCCTATTTTCTGCTTGACTAACATTAGCGCTAGATGCTGAACTAGATTTACCATTCATCGTGATAGTTAATGAAACAACAGCCACAGTAGTTTGTCCGGATTGGGTTGTACCTTTAGATCCAGTATTAGCCAAACCACTCGAAAAATTTACGGTTGCTGTTCCTGAAGTTCTATTAAATGTTGGAGTTCCGCCGGATGTGAGTGTTGTTGTTTTTCCGGATACCCAATATACCGTTTGTTCATAGGAGTAGCTAGGTGTCGAATTACCTCCAGCGGCTGGAATAACTGTAGGATAACTGAAAGCTGTGATTCTTGGATTGCTATAACCATCCCCACTCGGTTTGATAGAGTCTGCATTTTGTTTATGAGTTGCAGTAGCTGTTTTCTTAGGATCAGAACCAAAAGATTCAGACTGAGTCCATGTTATAGTACCACTTGGTTGTGTTGATCCGGTATTTGCTCCATAACTGATAGTATCATTCGCGGCGGTCCATGTTCCAGAACCTGAATTGGAACTAGTATACCCCACATTTGTCTGTGATCCCTCTACATAGATACGGTTTCCTGCATTACTGTAACTGTATTGTCTCTTATATGAGGTAACTGTAAATTTCTGTGATCCTCCCGCCGCGGATATAGTAGCTGTCGTAGGAGTTACAGAGAAAGTATATTCCCAATCAAGACGCTCTATATGGTCCTGGGGAACAAGCTGATCGGTTGCATAGGTATAACCTTTTTTTATATACAAACCAGCTGATTCAATTTGGCTTCTTGTAGGACACATTGTAGTATCTCCAGTGAAAGAGCCTGCCTTTAATGTATTACAGAAAGCCTTTGTTGCTATTAATAAGTCTGCCATAATTAAATTGGTTTAATGATTCAATAAAAAATAAAACAAAGAAAATCTCTATCTTTTTCTTGATAAATTTTTCTTTGTTCAGATATAAGGATTTCCGCCGTTTTCTTCCGCGTTTTGTTATGGTAAATCTAGTTCAGCATCTAGCGCTAATGTTAGTCAAGCAGAAAACTCCTATTCTGATTCTTGGGGTTCTTGGTCTGTATCTTGTAGTGCTAATCTTACGACAATTAGTGCTTCTGGAGGTACATCAACACTATCAGGTACAGCATCGAGAACAGGTACTAGAACTTGGAGCTCGGGGAGTACGCAGTCTTTAAATTCGGGAAATCAAACTGTAACTAATTTTTCTATTGTATCATCTGTTACTGGATTTTCAATCTCTGGATCTACAGTCACTGCTTCAAGTAACTCATCAACATCCTCTAGAAGTGTTCGAGTTAGAGGTACATATGGTGGTGTAAATTCTAATGAAGTAACTATTACTCAATCTGGTGCAACATCGACTAACTATTTTGAATATAGTATCAGTCTTAGTCCCACAACAGCATCTTTTAGTGCTAGCGGTGAGAGTAAGAATTTTTCAGTTACATCTCAACGTAGACTTGTTACTGTAAACTCAGTATCAGGTACTACTTATGGATCATGGGGAAGTACTGGTTGGGAAATTTATCCAACAAATTTAGGAACTGGTTTTTCTCAAACTACTTCAGGAAATACTATAACTGTAAAAGCAAGCGCAAACTCAGGTTCTTCAAGATCAGGTACTCTCAGTGTTAGATGTACAGGAGATACATCTGAAACAGCTTCGGCAAATCTATCTCAATCTGGTGCAACAACGACTACTACTACGGAGTATGAATTTAGTGTTTCACCTACTTCTCTAAGTTTTACAAAAGATGGTGGTAATCAAACAGTAAGTATAGTTTCTAGATCCAGACCCAAATACACAAATGATATTAACGGTGAGGTTAGTTATGGTAATTGGTCAGCTGTTAGTTATACTGCGTTTTCTTCAACTACCCCTACTGGAACAGGAACAAATAGTGCAAGTGTAAGTGTTGGAGTAAATACTGGAGCAGCTAGAAGTGCTACAATTACCTATACTCAAAGTGGATTGGGAACAAAGAAAACAGTAAGTTGTAGTCAAGCCGTTGGTACTCAAACTAGAACTGTAAGGGATTATTCATTTTCTGCAAATCCAACATCATTAAGTTTTGATGCAAGTGGTGGAACGAAGTCCGTAACAGTTACTTCTCAATATAGAGATGGAACACAATCTTCTACTGATGAGGGTAATAACTGGTCTTCTACATCTTGGGGTAATTGACAAACTGCTAGTTATACAGGTACTGTAGATAATACTGGAGGTGGAGCATTCTCAGGAAGTGGAAATTCTGTAACAGCAGGTGCAAATAGTAGTACATCAAGTCGAAGTGGTAACTTAAGACTTTCTCAAACAAGAAGTGGTATTCAGGAAAATGGTAATTCTTGGCCATCACCCTCCAACATAAACGTTCCTTTAAATCAGAGTGGTTATGTAATTCCTAGCTATACTATTACTTTTAATGATATGACATATGATTTCGGAACTACCACCACTGCATCTGGTTCTTTTACAGGAGATACTAACGGATCAGCTTGGGAAATAGAATTAAAAAAAGGAGCTTCTGCTGTTGTAAATATAGAAGTCACTAATCTTGGAACTGATTCACATACTTATCAATTTTACTTAGATGGTGATCCAAGTTCCGGATCAGTATTAGCCGCTGGAGATACTAAAATGGAGGTTTTCTCGTTTAGTAATATATCTAGTGATCGAACAATAATGTTAAATCAGAATAATTAATTTGCAAATCCTATATATAAATAAAAATTATATTCATGATCATTACTTATACAATCACATCTAGTAGTTGGAAAATAATTAGGGTACTCTAAATATAGTCCTCCATTAACACCTCCATTAAAATGAGCAGTAAAATTACTAGTAGTTGTATTTATATGTTCTATATTTTTAGTATTAATAGTAACATAATTAGTACTATTTCCTGAAGGAGTTACATATAAATATACTTCATTATCATTCGAAATATCTAATTCACAAGTCTCATTGATTTTGTATCTTCCACCATCTATAATTATACCATTATTAGCAGCATTTCCACTATACAAAGTAAACGAAATAATTTCTTTTATTTTACTCTGACTTAAACGAACGTTTAAAACAAAAATAAAGAGACTAAGATTTTTCTGGTCTCTTTTATTATTTAATTCTCTAAGAACTTTAAGATATTTTAGTATATAAAATTCTAAAGCTCTATCTTTTTAATATCATATCTGCTTCTTTAACTATTTCTCTAATTGATTCTTCGTAATGATTTCTATAATAAATAGAAATCTTATTTATATCCAGAATCATAGAATTAATTAATTCTCCATAAACCTTAAGATTTTCTAATCTATCACGATCTTCAGAATCACTTCCTGTTGGCGTAATGGGTCCTATTATTTTTAAAATTAATTCTTTTAATGTTTCTGAATCTCTTAAAGAATTATTCTCTTTTTCCATATTCATAAATTTATTAATCTATAATCATCTTTATTTTTTAATAAATACTCTTTAATATCCTCCTCAGGCTCTACAACCATAGTATTATACATCTCCCATTTACATTCATTTATTTTTTCAAAAAGTATTTCAAATCTAGGAAATTGAATTATTATTCTATTATCTAAACCTTTTCGCAATAATATACTTCCTCGCTTATTAATTAAGGGATTAAATATAAACAGTCTCTTCTCTAAAATTAGATCTCGAATTTTACCATAGAAATTAGAAGTTATTAAATCAATTTTAATGTTCCCTGAGTCATCTCCGTATTCTAAGAGTATAATTAAATACTGTCTTTTAAATAAATAAAGAGGTATATTTGAAATATTATCAATTCTTGGAATAGATATGTAAATTTGATTTTCAGTATTTTGTAATAAATCATAAATTTTAGATTCTACATCATGATTAGATATAAATTCTTTCTGTATTATTCTTTTCATAGATTTATTATTTTTATAGGTGTTAGGTCAAAACTACTCGGAGTTATAATCACTTTATCATCCTTAATAAGCATATTTTTTGAATACGCTCCCTCCGGAATTAAACACGCATTTAATAAATTTCCATGACTCTTAACATATGGAATAAATTTAGCTCCAAAACTAATATTACCCATATCTTCCATTATTTCTCTTTGTCTAAATAAAATCTCAGATTCTAAGAAATTATATACTCCTTGAGACATTTCTTTCTCTGATCGACCTGATTTTGCTAATGGAAGAAGAGTATAATAATGAATTTTCTTTCCATATTTTCTTCTAAACTCAAAAAAATCTAGAACACTGTCAAGATCAGAGATAATATGATGAGTGACTACGTGAATATCTCTAGGAATTAAGTTTTCTATAGCTCGTATTGCTGCTTCTCTAAGGTTTTTATTTCCAAGTGATATAGCAACAGCAGAACAATATTTTTCAGTTACATCTAAAAGATTATCACGTCTTTTTATAATCTCTTGATCTTTTCCAGAATAACCAAGAAGAAGTCCGTTTGTAGTATAATTTGGAACTACTCCTGACTCTTTTACAATTTTTAAAAATTCTGGAAAATCTGGATGTTGTGTTGGCTCCCCTGTAGATCCTATCGCGATTTGTACTGGACCGTTCGTTACTGTTATTTGGCCAATTTTTCTTTGGTACCATATATTTTGGGATAATTTTTTCCATGTCTTAACTATCCCTGAAAAATTAGTACCATTTTTATTGGCCGAAACATAACAGAACGGACAGCCTGCATCGCAACAATCATTTATTCCTACATCATAAAACTCGGATTCCTCTGGAGGTAATTCTGGGATATACTTCGGATCATCTCCTTCCATTACAAATCTAACAGTTACATTATTTCTCCAAAGTGCTCTATAATTATACTCTGGAAGATATCTATAAACTACTGTATTATTGTTTTTTGACATAATATTTTAGATATTTTGAGTTTGTAATTCTTGTCTAATTCTATCTAAACATTTTCCAAGAAGATTTAAACCCCATTTTGAGGTATCTAAACGATTAGGATCATTTTCTCCCATTCCTATCCCCCATATAGAATCTATCGGACTTGCTTCAACAAAAGATTTATCGAGGTATTTTGTATTAAGAAGTTCATTTCTAGCTTCTTCAGATTGAGTAAACTTAAGGCGAAGTGCATCCATCATAGCATTTTCTCTTTCTTTCTCCCATTCTTCTTCTATGAAACCTGAAACTTGTCTACCAAATTTTTTCGCATCTCTCGGAAGAGGAGTTTCTATGATTTTCCCAGCAATATCTATATCATTAAAAAATAATGCCTTTCTTAACATAAAATAATGTTCTGAAGTAGGCAATACTACTTCTTTTTCTTGTCCAATTCCATCAACCATTATAAAATCTTCTAAGACTATAGGAGTCTCACTAAAATTTGAAAATGGATAATCACCCCAGAAAAATACATAATTTTCTACTATTTTCATAATCTCTTCTTTAAATAATTTATTAAGTTCATAACATATATAAGGAAATAAACGTTCCTTTAAGTCAATATGCAAAAGCTGTTTATGTTAATCTCATTGTTACTTGGAGTGGAGATCCAAGTAGACCTTATGGAGCACACTTTACTTTAACTAGTAATGGATTTGTACACGGTTTTCAAGAAATATCTAGTTCCAGTGTTCTTCCAGGAGATACAGAAATTTTCCCAATACAAATAATAAATGATTATAATGTTTTTTCGTGGAGTTCTTCTGGTGTTTGGTATGCATATCACGATGATCTAAAACAAATACAATCTACAATTAGTCCTAGTTCTGGAAATTTTAGCGCTAATAATGACATATACATAACTTTTAATACATAAAATTAAAGATAAAAATAATTTTTAATTGTTCTCTGGAGGTGTTGGAAGACGAATATCTATATAAAAAACTTGTTCAGACTCTGAAAGAGTTATATTACTAGGAGTACATACTCCCAATTGACTATATAGACTTCCAGCCAAGTATAAAAATTTAAGATAATTTGATCCAAAAAATTCTGAATCTATTTTTTGAATTTTAGTATCCGTATATGCACTTCCCATTCCAGATCCTTCAAATTCAAAAGAAGGTATTCCAACTTTTCTTAAAGTTAACATCCAATTAATTTGTCTTCCATTACTAGAAGAAGGTATATTTATTTTAAATGTCCAGTATTTAATTCTTTCACCCTCTTGTTTTAAAAGAACGTTTATTTCCTTATATATGTTATAAAAAATTAGCGAAAATGGAAATAAAAAATTTAACATTCTCAGAAATTAGAGAGTCAGGGAGTTTATTATTTGAAAGTATACGTGGATCTCATTTGTACGGACTTAATACAGAAACTTCTGATATAGATACTTTTGGAGTTTTTATAGGACCCTCTGAATGGTTTTTAGGCACTGGAATTGAAAAACAACGAATAATTAAGTCAGATAAGTCTGATGATTATTGGGATGAATTAGAAAAATATTTTCAAGAACTTGGAGAATCAAATCCAGAAGCATTAATTTCACTATTCACTCCAGAAAAATTTATTCTACACTTCAATCCAGTACTTCAACCGTTATGGGATATCAAAGAGACCTTAATTACAAAAAAATGCTTTAAACCTTTTGCTGGATATGCTATAAGTCAAATAAAAAAAGCGAAAGGTTTAAAAAAAGCAATAAACATAGATCCGGAACAAGTAAAAATCAGAAAAACACCGTTAGATTTTTGTCAAGTTCCAGTAGGGATTGGTACTTGGACATTAACTAAATATTTAAGAGATAATAATCTTAAACAAGAGTATTGTGGTATATCTAGACTTCCGGGAACAGTAGAATCATATGCATTATTTTATGACTGGGCTGCTGATCCTAATTATTCTAGAGATAAAAAAGATGTGATTGGTTATAGAGGTATTCTTAGTCAAACTGATCCTCTCAGTAGTCAACTTAGAGTTTCTAGTATTAAATTTGATGATAGAGAAAAACCTTTATGCTATTTTCAATTCAACTCTGGAGCTTATAGTCAACACTGTACTGATTATAAACGTTATTGGGATTGGGTAAAGAATCGAAACGAATCTAGATTTCAACTTAACAAAGGATATGATTATGATTCTAAAAATATTCAACATTGTGTTAGAATTTTAACTATGGCGACAGAAATAGCTCAAGGAAAAGGAATGATTTTAAACAGAACAGGAATAGATCGAGATTGGTTATTGAAAATAAAAAATCATGGAGTTCCTTATAATGAAGTAATGGAATATGTAGAAAACTTAGAGGAAACTATGAAAGAGAATTTTGAGAAATCTAATCTCCCTGAAGAACCAGATTTAGATATTCTAGAAAAAATATTAGTAAAAATAAGAAAAACTCATTATGGATTTATCAAAATTTAATTCTCAAAATCATTTATATAAAATTACTGAAAGTACTTGTAGCAGTTTGTATAAAATTTTAACTATTCTAGAAGATAATGATATTTTATATACAATTGATGATAGCTATGAAGACTCTATTATTTTAGAATGTAAGGATTATTTCAAAGTATTTCATAATATAAAAAAATTTCTTAATGTTTTTGGAAAAATTAAAAGAATATATAGAAATAGGCAATATGAAGAACTTGAAAATACTCCTTTTCTTGATAATAATGATTTTTTGATATTTAATGATGGTAATTTAAAAATAAATCCGTTTAATGGCTCTTGGGTGTTCGAAAATCAATCAGGAGACTTTAAAGCTGGAATATTAAATTATATTCAAGGAAATAGATCTAAATATATTAACTTATCTTTTGGATTAAAAACTATCTTGGATATTGGATTGATAGATTCAAGGATAATTAAAGATATACTAAATAGAAATATAAAAGAAAGAAAAGGGCTAGTTGAAATCCTTTTTTCCAGATTAAAAGTTAAATATACTTCTGAAAATCCAGAAAGTGTTTTTAATAACTATTTATCTAGTCAGAATGGTAATTACTCTAGATGTATTCCATTTCATGATAAAGAAAAGAATGAATTTGGATACTGGATTTGGACAAAAAGATATATTTCTAATGTTGGAAAAAATATATTTCCAGAAGGAGAACTAATTATAAGTGACTTAGAAACTTGGGAAATTCCATTAGAAAATTATTACTCTGGTGGAAATAATTGTAGTATAATCACCTTCTCAGGAATAGATAGAGTAAGGGTGAATTATTCTCCCGGTAAATTTCTTCAATTGTTAGATGTATCCTCATTAGAAAATAGTAAGTCAAGAATATTCCTTACTTTAGCATATCCAGAAATAACTCCTAAAAATTATGAACAACTTGATGTTTCTTTACAAAAAGAAGTAGCATTAATATTTAAACTACTTAAAGATCGTGGATATATTACTGGAAATCAACAAGAAGATATATTATATAACCTAGAGAAATGGAAAAAGATTGGAATAATATAAAAACAGTTCTTGGGATTAGATTGTATAGGGAAAATGAAAGGAATAATTATTTTTTAATAAATTTTCTAGATAAACATCAAAATTACTACTCAATAATAAAAATTAACAATGATTATTTTATATTAATAGAGTTTGTTATAGTATTTGAAGATTATTTCAATAAATTTTTCAAAAATACAAATTGGGTTAATAGATTTTATGAACTTTCTTACAAAGATAAAGAAATAATTAAAAAATTACATTACCACGAATTATTTAAGTATTCAGATACTGTTACAAATTACTTTACTGTTGAAGTAAGTAAGAATCATATGAGATTAAAATTTTCTCCTAAATACCCAGATAACTTTTTGAGAGAAAAATCTATAGATTTTTCCAAAATTACACCTGATATGTATAGCTTATGTACTGATATTATTTTAAATGGATTTTATAAGTATTATCGAAGAGGTTACATAAAGAAGTTTAATCTAAAATTACATGAATTTATAACTGAAAATTTATAAAAAAATATTAAAGACTAGTAGATTTAGTTTCTACTAGTCTTTTTAAACGTTCCTTTAAATCAGGATGGTAAAAATACAGATTATGTTTACGCTATAGGAACTTCTCAAGAAGGAGGTAAATTTGGACGTGTAGCAGTATATATGATAAGTGATCGTGAAGTTGAAATCTACCTTGATTGGAACGGAGTAGGGATAGCTTTTGATACTGTTACAAATCTTAAAATGAATGTTAATAATTATATTATAGTGAATAATTATAAATGTGATATTATAGAAGTTAGTTATTCTTCAGGACAAAAAACTGCTAGTTTTATATTTGAAAGTACTTTTGATGTCTATAGTAAAGTCTTTAAATTCGGTAGTAATTCATTGGGAATTATTTGTGATGAAGGTACTATAACTTTTGGAATTAATGATAGTATTTTAGCAAATACTATAATAGATTCTTTAGATTTTGGATTATCGTTTTTACCTAATACTTATATTATTGATAGAAATGATTAAATTTCCTTAAGTTTCATATAATGATCTGAAGAATCTCCAACTGTATTATTAAAACTAAAAGTTTCTGTATTAGATTCATTTGGAGCTAATGTAACTTTACCTACTGATAAATCATCTATAAAAAATTCGTAAGTACTATCAGCAGTACCAGAATTAGTAATTTCAATTGATCCATAAAATGATGTTCCTTGCTGTACTTCTACTAACCAAGCACTTCCCAATGTTTCATCTGTATTTGCAGTAGTAATAGTACTAAAATTATATGTCATATCATCAAAACTAACATTATAAGTTCCTATTACTATACCATCCTGATTTAAAGGAACGTTTAAAGTAAGAGAAAAATAAAGAGAAGGATTTTATTTTCCTTCTCTTTTTATTATTTTATTTTTTTGGGAATATTCTATGCCAGATTTCTCTAATAATAACTATTGGAGATGTACTAGCTACTATAATACACCATTCTTTAAAATCAAGGGGTCTCGTATTAAATACTTCTCCTCCGAATTGTACAATCAAAATAGTTCCAATAAATATAATCAATGATCCTAATAAAAATTTACTACTTCCTTTTAAATTATAGAATATAGATCTATTCTTTCCAAATACTCTAATATTAAATAGATTCCACCAATTTATCATCATAAAGATAGCAAATAATTCTGTAAGATCTAATCCAAATTTTATAGAACCTTGTGCTATATCATGAACAATTAAAGATAGCACTCCAAATACAAAAATACCCATACCTATGATTGTTTTATACATAGGTTTGGTCAAAATAAATGCATTTTGTTTTCTTGGTTTTTCAGTAAGTACATTTTCATCAGCAGGTTCAGATGCTAAACATAGTGCAGCTAAGGTATCCATTACAATATTAACCCATAACATTTGAGTAACTGTAAATGGCATATCTACTCCAAGAATAGGACTTAAAACCACAACTAAACAAGTAGCAACATTTATAATTAACTGGAATACTAAAAAACTCTGAATATTTTTATATAAAGATCTTCCCCACTTAATTCCTGTTACTATACTAGGAAATGCGTCATCTAAAAGGACTATATCCGAAGCTTCTTTTGCAACACTAGTTCCAGAACCCATTGCTATACCTACATCTGCATGATTAAGAGATGGAGAGTCATTAACTCCATCACCCGTCATAGCACATACATGTTCAGTTGCAGTACCCTTTCCAAGTTCTTTAAATTTCTTTAAAATATTCAACTTATCTTCTGGTTTACATCTAGCTATGACATTAGGATAACCACACATCGGATCTCCCCATGCTACTTTATCAAAATCCTTAGCTTCTATTGCCCAAACATCTTTTTCAGGCTGTCCTTGTAATTCTCTAGAAAATCCTGCCTGACGTGCAATTTCTGCGGCAGTTTTTATATTATCACCTGTCATCATTACTACATCCACTCCAGCTTCATAACATTTTTTTATTGCCGCAGGAACATCAGGCCGAATAGGATCTTCAATAAAGAATGTCCCATCATATGTCAGAGAATCTATATTACTTCCAGAAGCAAAACTTAAGGCTCTTCTTCCTCGTGATTGTTGTTTCTCTACTTCTTCTAAGAAAGAATTATCGCCACACATCTTTGCAACTACTTCTGGAGCTCCTTTTACTAGTATTACTTCTTTTCCAGCATCGTTAACCTTCGTCATCATATACTTATCTGTTGAATTGAAAGGTTTAACTTCGATTATCTCAGTTAGTTCTCTAAGCTTTTTATAATCATATCCTCCACGATCAGGTCTACTAAAAAACTTCAATATAGCACCTTCACTAGGATTCCCGATAACCTCACCTTCTCCAGAAATATTAGCTGTTGAATTAACACAGGCATTAAGTACTAAATTTCCAGATACTCCAGAAATATTAACATGTTCAGCTACTACAGTCATCTTATTTTGGGTAAGAGTTCCTGTTTTATCGGAAAAGATTATGTTAACAGCTCCAATAGTTTCACAAGCGTGCATCTTCTTTACTAGATTATTTTCACGAGCCATAGTCTTCATAGAAAATGCTAAACTTAAAGTACTAGCTAATGGAAGACCTTCAGGAACAGCTACTACGATTAAAGTAACTGCCATCATAAAGAATTTAACCTCTGTTCCTAGAATATTTAACAACCCAGAATCAAAATCAGTGAATCCGAAGTGATGAATATTAAGGAATAATAGTAATAAACCAGCCATAGTAAAAGCTGCTTTAGATATTAATCCAGCGAGACCATCTAATTGTTTATTAAGGGGTGTTTCTCCCCCAGTTTCTTCCATAGCTTGACGAGTTGTTTTTCCAATTTCAGTTTCATCACCTACTTTTACAACTACCCCTACTCCAGAACCCTCCGTTATTTTTGTCGATCTGAGGACTAAGAATGGGGCAAAACCAGAATCATTCCATGTTTCCTCATTCAATTTTGCTCTTTTTCCAACAGCAACTGATTCACCAGTCATAGTACTTTCATCTACTTTAAACTCAATTGCTTCAAGAAGTTCTATATCAGCCGGGATTTCATCTCCTGCACTAAGAATAACTATATCTCCTACCACTAATTCATCCTTAGGAATCTCCATTGTGGTTCCATTATTTCTAATAACTTTTACATTTTCAGTATCAGATATTTGATTTAAGATATCAAATTTTTTCTTAGCACTATATTCCATCCAAAATCCCACTCCTGTAGCAAGAATTATAGCAACTAATATACCAATTGATTCTATTAAGGAACATTCAATAAATCCAACAACAAAAGATACTCCGAGGGCAACAAGCAAAATGATAATAATTGGATCTTTAAATTTTTCTAAGTAGAGTTGCCACCATTTTTTTTGTTTAGGTGGCGTGAGTAAATTTTTTCCATGCTGTTCTCTACTTTTGATTACTTCTTCTTGAGATAATCCTTGATAATTTTTCATAATTTTAAAAAATTTAATTATTAATTATTATAACTGAGCTTTAGTAAATTGATATATCCACCATCGCTTAGCTATTTTATATTTCTTACTTGTTGATAATATTCTTAATACGTCGTTAAATGATTCCCAAAGTTCATCGGAAGTTTTATTATTTGAATAATATAATAATCTTCTTTTATTTTCTACAATAATATCTACATTTCCGACATCAAAAGATATTAATTTAATTTTTATTCTTCTTGTTCTAAATACTTCTTCCATATCTTTTTATTAATATATTACATTAATAAGATTTTCAAAGGATATGAAAATAAACGTTCCTTTAGATCAAGATGGTAAAAAGAGAGAACGTATAACTATGAATATTACAAGAGTACCATATTTAGTAGTTTATTTATTTCATCCAAGTTATATCCCACAAAATAATACAAGTGAATTTCAATATTTTGCATATAGTACTGAAGACAATACTCTTACCTTATCATACTATCTTGATCAAGGAGTTAGTGTTAATACTACTCCTGAAAAGACTGTAGATGTTCTACCAGGAAATGATATATGTATATATTACAGGTCTGGTAATGTTTATAGTAGACATAGAACTTTTGAATTATCTGATACAAGCATAACTATTTGATAGAAAAATTATATACTTCCTGTAACATTAAAGTTTTTATATCCAGTTTCTCCTTGTGAAAACGATACACTATTAGGACTTATACTTGCAGTTCCAGCTCTCCAATCTGCTTCACCACTTCCATTTACTCTATAAGAAAAGTTAGCATTTATACGTATATTACTAATTGCATCTGGAATGGTATCTGATATATCTACAGAAGTGGATAACCTGGGAAACTCTATACTATACATCTCAAGACTTCCTATTCCTAAAACACTTCCTGTTAATTTCCAAGCTACAGCAGAAGGAGGAAGAGTAAGCGTAATATCTATGCTTCTGTATTTAGGAGCTTCACCATCCTGATTTAAAGGAACGTTTAAAGTAAGAGAAAAATAAAGGACTAGAATTACCTCTAGTCCTTTTATTATATTATTAAAGAATTCCAAGTTTAGTCAACTCATCTTCCCAGTTCTCTTTTCCTACTCCAAGAGCTCCTATTTTCCAATCCCCGTTATGATTGTAAATTTCTACAGCAAATATACTTGTAAATCTACTATAATCCTCAAGAAGATCATAACTGATTTCAGAAATATCAGAGTTATCTTTATAGATACTAACTACTGGATTTTTTACTTGTCCGAAATTAGATCCCCCAGGAGAATATATATTTACTGCTATCAAGATTGACTTAGTTCTTGGATCAACTTTAGACAAGTCAATTTCAATAACCTCATCATCTCCGTTTTCAGATACATCTCCTGTTCTAGCATCTCCAAGTAACTTACAAGCTCCATCAATACTTCTAAATCCAAGGGTTCCATCAGGATTTCGGAAAGTAATTTTATCAAAGTTCATTCTCCCCGGATCAGTGCCGTTAAAATAAGCAGCCATATGATCAAGAGAGACTACTTTTCCTCCATTCCCTACTTTATCAGTAAGTTCAAAGGCAAATGAATCTAGATCGAATTCTTCTCCTGATAAACTTTGAGTAGCATCCCATCTAAGACCTACTTTAAATTTTGTTTGACCTTTAAATTCTTTTGAAAGATTAATGTTCTGTCCTTTTACTAAATTAATTCCCATAATTGTTTGTATTAAAGATTATTAAATTCATCTTCATAATCAGCAGAGTTAATAGAATTTCTTCCAGAATCTTCTATTCCAGAAATTCGATTCTGAGCTTCTATTTCTGCATTTTGTTCAGTTAATTTATTTACTGTTTCACGACGTAAACTTTCAATCATCTCCATATTAGCTCTAAATTTAGCAGTACTTATAGCAGAATGCATTGATTCAAGTTCCTGAAGAATATCATCAAGTTGACTTTTTCTACCTTCATAAGTAGCTTGAGCAAGATCAATGTTAATTTCTAGATCTTCTAAACTTTTTTCAGCTCTTTTTATTCTTTCTAAAGCTCTATTTTTTTGATCTAGATACATCATAGCATTTTTCTTATACTCATTAGCTACTTCTTGACGACCTTTTGCTAAAGCTTCTTCCATCTTCTTTTTACTATTCCTGGCTGCTCCTTCTTTTTTCCCAGGAATTAATTTCATTTGTGGTAATTTAGCTGATAATTTACTTTGATTTAGTAATAAATTTTTTAACTCAGTTTTAAAATCAGAATCTAGTTGAGTAATTGCATCTTTAGTTTTCTGCATTGCCTCATCTCTTGAAATCTCTGCTGTTCTCATTGCCCCTGCTGCTTCTTCAAGGGATTTTCTATTTTTTACCCCTTGAGTAACTAGCATAGACTCTATAGCAGATCTTTCCTCTGGTTTTTTGTGTTTTGCTATTTTAAATTTAAACCACAATACTAATGCGATAATAACAATCGCAGCGATAATAAATGTTACCATAATTTTATATGTTTAATGTTAATAATACATATATAAGAATTTCAGGTTGTATCATAAACGTTCCTTTAAATCAGGATGGTTATGTAATTCCTACAGGTATTGTAAAATGTACTTGGACTATTTTACCTAATAATTCTTCAGGCTCTATTCAATATGAATGCACTTCTGGTGAAGGAATTGGGAACTTTATTAGCTTTTATATTGCTACAGGAGCTATTCCAGGAGAGAAAATAGATATCAGAAGTGGTGTTCAAGTGGGAGATTATACATATAGTGGAGGACCATCATCTATTAAAAGTGTTACAAAATCATTTACAGTAAGAAAAGGATATACAACTGATATATCTGCCACAATAGGTCCAGCTTAAAAACGAAATGAATTATTTTAATAAATTTTTATATTTACTATATTAGTAGGTATTATTGTTACTGAAGTTGTAGATCCATTAAATGATATGTTAGGGGTAGGAGATATACCTTCTGGAAGACATACTAAATTACTAATACTATAGTCTCCTGCTTGTGGATAATAAAATGTCCCTTCTCTAGTTGATCCGAAATTTAATCCACCCAAAGTAAATACAAAACTTTTAGAAGTATCAATATTAAGTGTAAGAGTTACATTTAATGATTGTATCGATTTAGAGAATGTTGTATCACAAGATGCTTTATATTTAAAGGATAATTCTTTCTTACCATCTTGATTTAAAGGAACGTTTAAAGTAAGAGAAAAATAAGACTAGGAAAATAAAATCCTAGTCTTATATTCTTTTATGAATCAATAGTATACTTAGTATTCATTAAGATTGTTGATTCTTCTCCAGTATCAGGGTTTTCTATAATAAGATAATAATCTCCGGAATCATATCCAAGTCCAATTATTTTTCCATATCTTTTAGGATCATAACAATCTCTAGCAATCTTACCCCAATTTCCTGGAACATCATCTTTCGCTATTTGAAGTTCTGAATAATTCTTGCCTATTCCTGGTAAAATGAAGTCAGGATTTAATAGATCAGTAACATCTCTTATTTCTGTCCAAGGTCCAAAATATTCTTCTGTAAAACCTTTTCTATTAAAATTCTCTGCTAATGTATCTAAAAGTTTTGATTGAGATTCTTCGGAGAGAGTTTTATTTTTAATTATTTCAACTCTTTTTTGAAAATATTCGTTAGTTCTTTTCTTCCAAATATCCCAAGCTTTTACATATTCATCATATAATTCTTTTTTCATATTATTGAATAAATTAAAATTAAAACTGATAAGATACCTATTAAAAACCCTGAAATAAAAGTACAAATCATTAATCCTTTTACTATATCTTTTATTTTAAAATCATTCATGTTTATATTTTTAATTACCAACTTAAATCTTTTGCACCTAAAGAAAGTCCATATTTGATTAATTCTTCGTGCCCTAATTTATCTACTTCATCAATCCAAGATATAATTTCTAGAACATATTTATCTATACTAAGTCTTTCTAAATTTTCCCATCCAAACCCAAAAGCTGTATCATCAATACTCATTAACATACATCTAAGATCATATAATCCATTTTTATGATAAATAGTAATTTCAACTGGATTATACTGTCTACAATACATATGATAATAAGTATTCTCAGTTACTTCTTTCAAACATACAAACTTTTCATAAAATCTATTTTTATCTGTTATCCATTGTCCAGTAAGTTTAGGTGGATATATGTTTTCTTCTTCAAGTAAGTTAAATAAAAATGAATCCCATTGATTAATATCATGTACTTTTATACTTTCTGGAGTTAAATATTCCTCTAAATTCAATAATTTCATTAATCCTTATTATTATATATTACCTTCTCTACCATCTTTTCATATTCGTTCGGAATTTGTTTAATTAGATCTAGATGTAAATCCTTCCAAGAAGCCATTCCAAGTTTAGATATTACAGGATGACCGAAAACTATACAAAAATCCCACATAAAATCAAGATCTTCGGTTGTTAGTTCTTGAGAGTTTATCCATTCATTGATTGATTCTTTCGACATAAAATATCAATAGCTAATCCTATAACATCATCTGCAAATTCCTCTCCAAATTCTGTCTCTTTTCTTACTTCCTCTATTATTTCAGAAATGGTCCAAGAATTCTTTCCAGGCATAGGACAACATATAAACGGTCCTTCGGGATCTTTAGCAATACTTTTTTGATACTCTAAGTGTTTAATAATTGATTCTTTGATTCTACTTTCCATGACGACCTAACATTAAGTTCATAAAATTACTCCATTCTTTTGAAAAGACATTAATTAGAAGATATTTTTCATAATAACTCATAAATTTCTCAGCATCTTCTTTAGAATTACTTCTAGTTTCTCTTACTAATTTATCCATTTCTGAGATAAAATTTTCCTTAGATTGTTCAAGAGGTATACAAAAAATATTATCTTTTATATAACTCTTTACTTGATCGTTGTTAATAGTAATATTCAGTATATCAGATAAACTACCACCTTCAACAGATAACATTTGGTATTCACATGAAGTACATAAGAAATACATTTTTTCCTCATCAGTTATGATCTTTTTCTCATAATCATCTGTTCTTGCTATCATACTTCTTCTAGTTAGTTCTGCTTCTAAGATAGGAAGCCAATCTTCTCTCCATCCTGTTGAAGATTTTATTTTTCTGATTGCATTTAATATATGAGAACTGTTCATTTCTTCTAAAGATAATTCCTCACCTTTTGAAGTTATCCATTTATTTTTTGTCAGCTTCTTTTTCATAAATTATATCATTTCTTGATCCTGATTTTATATTCAAATTTTTCTGCGTTTCTTCCATGATCTTATTAAATCTTTCTAATTCTTCTAACCCTGGAGTACTACTATCCAAAAAATTATTACTTTCCGGAAACATTGCATATTTTCTTAGATCTATCATTATTCCTATTTTTAGTACGTTTCTGTTCTTTTCTTCTCTCCATCTCCAATCGTTTTTCTTCAGCTACCGATTCTGGAGTTACTTTTTGACGTGGTTTTTGGAGATCTTCGGAAAATTCTTGATATCTTTGAATTATTCCTTCCTCCGACCAATCATCTGGATATCCTTGAAAATTTATATCCTCAGGGAAGGATCCGATAGTAGGATTAAGAGTAAAAATCCATTCTTTTGTTTCAGAATTTAACGTCATATAAAAACATGGCGTTCCTAGTTCTAAGAATACATCACGTTGTTCTGAGCTCTTAAGTCCCTCGAAAGTTTCAATTATTATATCATCTGTTGAAATGTAATCTTCGAGGTAGAAATATGAGCTCTCTATATCCGTGAACTTTCTTAGCATTACTCTCGCCATAGGTTTCTTGTTTGGACCTTTTCCACGATATTGTCTAAACTCCACTCCATGCTTCTCTCCTAATTTTATAAGAGCTGGGATATCAAAACAAACTCTCGGATTTTTTATAGTATCGATAACCGAATAAACTAAATTACTTCCAATTATTCGATCTAACTTATATACTTTAATAGTCGGAATAAGATAAATATATGGATAAATTCCAACAACACTATATTCAAAATTTACATACTTAGTGTCGGATTTCATCATTACTTTATTATAAGTTAAAGACCATCTAGCATATCTTACCAAGATATTTTTTGTTTTTCGTGAGTACCCATTCTCTGGAGTTAATAATTTTTCTAATCTCTCTGGAATTTCTGAGAGAGAAGCTGTTTTTAATTCTTTCATTTTATTGTATCTCCAATATTATATTTTTTATATGTATATTTCTGAACTATTAAAATTTTCCAATTGTTATCATTGTTTGGATCACTGATAATAAAATTAAGTCCTAAAGGTTCTCGACTTTTTTCTTTAACAATCCATCCAGAATACTTTTCTAGATCTACTTCACAACTGGAAATTAATATTAAAATTAGGATAATCAATAATTTTTTCATTTTCCAATCATATAATATTCTTCTAGTAACTCTTTATGATCTTCTAAGAATACTCGAGCAACTTCTTTAGAGAGAAAGGCTATTGGAAAGAAAGTTTTTTCTTTCGAAATCATTACTGCTTCACCACATCTCACAATAGCAAATTTATTTTGTGAGTAATCATTCCAGTTAGGTTCTTGAAGAGCTGATGCTTTGGTATATTCTTTAACTAACCAAATTAGTTCCTTAAAAGCTCTAGCACTATCTCTAAATTTTTCAGCTGGATAATCTTGTGGTACTTTTGGATATTCTATTTTTTCTGGAAGACCTTCAAGTTGTCTTCTTGAATAAATTTTTAAGATCTTCTCTTTTATATCCCAAGATATTGTTGAGGAAAATAATTCTTTTGCTTCTTTAAAAGTTAAATTTATCGAACTTTTAATTTCTTCATCATTAACGATATTCCAATAATTAAAGAATTCGTCTATTGTACAATAAGAAAACATTGGAATTCCATTAGAATCGAATGTCTCTGTAATAAGTTTTTCAGTAATAATTTTAATATCGCAAAGATCATTAAGTTGATCTTTCGTCATGTTCGATGATCCACAAACGCTTAAGATAACGTATTCTTTTCCAGTAGTTTTATCTATTCCTAAACCAGAAATAATTCCTATATCGGTTTTGTTAGTAATTCTTTTCCCAACCTTTGAAATTAACGTTTCAATTCCTGTTTTCATATGATTAATTTTATTTTATTTTTATACATTAATAAGGAATTGATCGGAAATAAATGTTCCTTTAAGTCAAGATGGTGAAGATAATACAGTAGATATAATTTATACTGTAATCAATAATTCTGGAAGGTATTTAAATGGAGTTCAACTAGGTTATAGTATAGGAACAGAAAGAGGAACAATCTTTACTGCATCTACAATGGGTATTAATGAACAAAGAGGTGGTCATGCAATAATTTTCAAAGGTACTGTAATTTGGAATATAGTTAGTACTCCTCAAGTTTCAATAATACCATCTTCTGGATATTATAATAATGGAGATAGTATTGTATTTTCATTAAATCAGATGTAAATCTGTTTAAATAGTAAAACTTTGATTTTCTAATTTTAGAGTTAATTCTCTAGAATAAGTACTCCATGAGTTATTATAATAATATCTAAAACATATATTACTACCAGGTCGAACTATTGTAGTTGTAGTTCTATCATTCGGAATATTACATTCTACTCCTCCTATATTACTATTCCATTCAATTACCGCAACTCCCCCGCTTACAGAGTATCTTCTAGTATAATCTGAATAATTGGGTAAATTAGTATTTACAAAAGGATATATTGATACATTACCAGTAATGGATTGCGATATTCTTACTGTAATACTATAATATTTCACTTCTCCACTCTGACTTAAAGGAACGTTTATTTCCTTATATATGTTAATGAAAAACAGTATATTATATATGAACGAACAATTATTAGGTTATTGGATAGAGGATTTAATATGGTGTCCAAGTCAATGTTATTATTATTTTCTTGATCAGATTTCATCTCAAGGTTATTGTATTTATCTTAGGTGGAGACATTCAGATCCATGGACAGCTGAATTAATTAAGTGCACATCTGATTGGGAATTTATTTACGACGAGCCTTGGGAATATATTGAACTAGGGCGTAATTATTCTTCTAATGAGTATCGATCTTTGGAGAAAAAAGTCTTAAAAGTAGTAAAGAAGAGATTTTCGGCTGTAACTTTTAAAAATAGAGTTTATGAAAAAGAGGAATAGTTATGAATTTTTTAGATGGGGTACTTTATCTCCACAGGATCATAAAGAAGGATCACTTCCTGGGGATTCACCTTCTCGAGGATTTCATACAGCTCCAGTTAGGAAGGGATTTTATGCATTTCCCAAAGGTTATATTGAAACTTTTCTATTAGGTAAGTCTCCTAAAGATATGATCCCTGGGAAAGAAGGTAATGGTAGATTCTTTTATCTTAGAGATTTGACTGGGAAAAAGATAATAAGAGATGAGTATTATAATTTACGGCCTGATGAAAAAACGGCGATACTAAGGAGGGTCGGGATAAAAGAGATTCAAGTAGATTTTTGTTACACAGGAGATGATGATTATTCTGACGACCAAAAATTCATCGCCGTATATTCTCCAAGGCCGAAGAAATTTGTATATACTGGACCTTATATTTGGCATCACTTGAGAGACTATGATAATAATAAACCTTTAGTTAATCCATCAGACATAATAGCCGAGAAAGGTTCATGGATAAAAACGACACTTGATGTTTGGTGGAAAGCTCTTAAGAAATCTGATACAATATATAGATGGAAAAGTTATATAGACCGAGGAAAAGGAAATAGACATGGAAATCCTCATACATGTCCAAGTTGGTATTGTAAGGATGATTATGAAGTATTTATAGAGAGAATATAAAGAAAATAAAAGACTAGTATTGGGAAAATTAAACCCTTTACTAGTCTCTTTTTTTTATTCTATTATAGTCCAAGCTTCTCGAATTACTTTTCCAGCATCTTCATAGCTCATCTCAGAAAAACCGGACTCTGCATATCCATAACCCCAAGAATTTTTTATCATAAATCCATCTCTAGAGAAACCAACAATACTTATCGCATGTCCTCCTAAGTTTTCAGAACCATTCCAGAAATCATCACGTTCTCCGTTTCTTACAATAACAGCTATAAGTGCAGGTCCATTTGTTATCACTGCATGTTTAATTCCTTCAATAGTTGATATTCTTGAGAAGATTTTTATTTCTCCGGCCGCTTTCATTAACTCAAAACCTTCGGCAGGCATCATTCCATCTATTGTTTTATTAGCTCTAAGATAGTATAACCAATCGGGCTTTTTCTCCAGAGTTTTTCCATGGCTTAGCTGATAAAAGTTATACATTTCTGCTATTGAATGACTAACACAGCTTCCGACACTACCTTGATCCCACACTTTGCCGATATCTTTAAGTTTATATTCGGCCGGAAGTGTGATAGGTTGTGGTTTATATTCTGAGTAACTTTCTAGGTTTTCTGTTTTAATATAACCGTAAGATCTCATAATTACTTTTTTATTTTTCCGAATATAAGTTCAAGCATTCCCTGAACAAATGAGATATCAAATACCCCGTTACTAGCTAATCCAACACCAGCACCTACTATGAGAGATTGCCACCAAGAAGCTTCAGCAAGACATCCAAGATCGAAAAACCAACCAAACATACATAATCCAATAGCGACTATCCAAGAAATTAATTGATTAGCCCACCCTGGAAGTTCTTTACCTATAATTCTTTTGATTGCCTGCGTAACAACAGGAACACCAGCCACTAAAGCAGCTAATGTTGAAAATACTGATACGAAATCCATAATTTTATTCCTTTCTAAATTTAATTAAGTATATACTATCTCCGGCGGATTTAGTTATCGAGAATACATAAGTCGTATCTTCTTTAGTGGTTATAGTTGTATACTGTGTAGTTATAACTGAATCACTAGTAAAATACATCGACTTAGGCCATTCTCGATATTCCATAAACGCCGGAAGTAAGTTTGCTGTAGTTATACTATCTATTATTCTTTGTGGTTCTATCGAAAAGCCTTCATAAAAAGTAGTATTAAATTTTCGGGAAGTACCACAAGAAATAATTAATAGAATAGTGATCAGGATTAGAATTAATTTTTTCATTCTTCTGATAATTTTACGATATATATTAAATTCGGATCTTTAGACTCAAGAGCATCATAATCAGTTTTTTCTATAATATCTGATAATTCTTGTGTTGGTTGTCCGAATATCCAAAGCTTTCTAGAATCAGTGCTCATATAAATACCATTAATATGTTTCTCTCTAGAATATTCAGCTTCAGGTCCTTTATAAAAATTAGTTAATGCCATATATTAGAGTGTTTTAATGGTTAATGCTTGTTCTAGTTCATAAATCTTTTGGTCAAGAATCTTAAGACATCCTACTAAATTGCTCTGTCCACCTAAGTAATGTGTATCTGAAAGACTTGGGAAATTACTATAAATACTATCATCATCTGGATCAGGATCTTCAAAACCAGCAGATGAATTTACTCTCTGAATTGCAAACTTTAAGAGATCGAAATTATATTTATCTCCTTGTATTCTAGCTTCTACTTCTGCAGCTAATCCTCCTTCAGTTTCTCCTCCCGAACCAATAAGTTTATCTATCTTTTCATTTAACTCTGATTTTGTAGAGTCTATATATTCTCTTATAGCAATATCTTCGGTAGTTCTTTTTTGAGTTTCGGCATTCAAGTTTTCCTTAAATTCTTGATCAGCCGTTTTTCTCGCCTCGGATTCTTGAGAAATTTTTTCAGTTAATTTTTCCTTCGTGTCTTTCAAATCCTCCTCAAGAACATCAAGCTCGGTATTTATTGTTCCCAGACTTGAAGCATGATCAGCAATATCAGATATAGCTTTTTCGAGGCGTGATTTATCTTCGGCTGATAAAAGACCATCTTTCTGTGGTGTAGCATTTGGATAGATTCTTTGAACTCCACCCTCTTCATTCCCAACATAAAGATAATTATCAACCAAGTTTATAGCTATTTCCCCTGAAGCTAACCCACTAGGAAGAATTCCACCTGTAGTATATCTTTTTACTCTAATTACTTGACGTTTTCCTTGGCTTCCTTGATCATCTCCACCATCTATCTCTGAAATTGTAGTAGTTAATCTTAAAGCATCAGTGTCTTGAGTTACAGTAGTTGCATAAGTATTTCCAGAACTAATTCCAGAGAGAACTTTATTTCCTAAATAATCAGCTGAACCATCTTTTGAAACTTTAACCATTCCAGATTCTTCAGAAGTAGTAAAAGATATTCCATGATGTCCATCTGATTCTATTCCTGAAACATACTTTCTAGGACTTTCTTCACCACCATCTCCAGTTACTGTTATTCCAGGGATTGTTCCTTTATTAACTTGAATTCTATGATTATTTAAGATAGTATTTACAGAAATTCCAGTAACAAATTCTTCTGAGCCACCTACTTCTCCATTCTCAATTTCAATATTAGGGAATGGTTTAGAATTTCCTGATAGTGTATTCCCTGAGAGTGTAATTCCTGAAATATATTCTCCGGAGGGTGCTAGATATGATCCAGTTAAGTCTCCTTTTAAGGCTTCTACAACATGTCCAAAGGAATCGATCTTAATGTTGGTGACAAAAGCTCCAGAATTACCCCCTGCATTAGTTCCTGTAGTTGGTTGAGAAGCATGTGATATTACTTGATTTCCTCCAATAGATCCACCTCCAGTTAAACCAGGACCTGCAGAGATAGTAGTTGTTACTTTTGCTAGGTCTGCTAATGAAAGACCAGAATCTGATATAACTTTTCCTGTAGTTCCATTAAAAAGTACTAGATTTCCAGAAACTGCACTTCCTGGTCCTGTTACAGCTCCATCTATATTAGTCTGTACAACTGTCCAATCAGAATCATTAGCAGTTGAACCATCTTTGATACAAATTATTATATCACCAGGTTCAAGTCTAAGTCCTGATACATTCGGAGCTCCAGTAGTGGCAACATAGACGTCACCTGTTGTATGTTGAGCAGGAAGACTCTTAACAGTTCCAGTTGTTCCGAGAGTTCCTTTAAATTTCAAGGCTACAGCAGCTTCTATTTTTTCTCCAATTTCCTTGATAACAAATGCAGTAGTAGCTAACTGATTAGTATTAGTTCCTTGTGGAGCTGTTGGAGCTTCTGGAGTTCCTGTAAAGATAGGACTTTCAATAGGAGCTTTAGTTGTTTCTAATGTATTTAACTTTCCTTGTAATCCAGTAACCTCTGAAATATCATGTGTATGATTTTTAGAAGTATTGATTGTAATATCTCCTGAAAAATCAGTTACTACACCTCCAGTAACAGCTCCTGATAATGTTATATTTCTTTTAGAACTCAATTTATCAGCACTACCAGCATTTCCAGAAACTGATTTAGGAGCTTCATGAACATGGTCAGCTCTAGCCCATTCTTTAGATTCTCCAGCTATTGCATGTCCTAGGGGTTTGGGAACAGTAAATGAAGGACTAGGAATCTTTATTGTTACAGCTTCAGAACCATCGAATGTAGTTTTATCTGTTCCTTCGAAAGTTCCACCAGTAAAAGTAAGTTTATTTTTTACCTTTCCAGCCGAAACTACAGTTCCTATACCTCCAGAGAAAACAATATCTCCTCCTGTTATTACATGTCCAAGCTTATCACCTGCTTCTGCTTTGATATGTTCTGTGAACTCATTATTCAAAGAATTAATAATATTCAAAGTTTCAGACATATCTTCTTTAGTGGAAATTATTTCAAATGCATTTTTTCCAGCTCCATTTCTTTTTCCGACGGCTAGAATAATTTTAGCATTTTGAGAAGTAGTTCCATAAATTGCAATAACTGGCTCTCCTTGAGTAAATATAATGTTTTCTAAGGCTAGGATCGCTTCAGATCTACTTGTAAATAGTTCTGTATTTATTTTAAAATTAATTATTTGATCCATTTCATTCCTACTTTTAAATTTAAAAGGAGGCAATCAAGTTTTTACTCTTGATCAACCTCCCTTTATTTTATTTATCTAATAACTGCTTTTTAAGTTCATCTATTTCGGCCTTAAGTAATTTAATACCTTCGATTGCTAGAACACTCATTTTAGCATAATCAACTTCTTTAACTAGAACATAAGTTTCACCATCTTTCTCAATGGTTTCAAAGTTTTCAGGGTTAGGTACATCGGATTGTTTAAGTTCGGCGTCTGTTACTAGTTCAGGGAAAGTTGGTTCAAGTTCTTGTGCTATAGTTCCAAGGTCTTTTTTCCCACCTAAAATAAATGAATCTGTCGGAATAGAACAAATCTCCTCAAGTGTATGTTCCAAAGGTTTAATATCTGATTTCAAACGTTTATCTGAAGTCTGATAGAATCCACTAGAAGCATTAACTCTAGTAAGTGATATAGTAGAGTTTAGAGACCAAGTAATCGTACTATTAGCAGTAGATACTGTAGTATTTGTTCCATTTGCCACTTTAGGATTAGCAGAAATTTTTATTCCTCCAACAGTATAGTTATCTATTGTAGTCTTATTATTATTTACTGTATTAGTTAGATTTGAAACAGCATTAGTTCTATTAGTTACTTCATCATCTAACTTTTTCTCTAATTTTCCAAGAGCTCCATTGATACTATCAGTTGCTGCAATAGCTCCAGTCGTAGTTGGTTTTGAATACCCAGTTACTTTAGTATTTGCTCCTGTTACAACGGGATTAGTAGAAATTTTAATTCCATTTACAGTATAATTATCAATAGTTGTTTTATTAGAGTTAATTAAGTTAGGAAGAGTAGTATCAAGCTTTACTTTATCTGCAGCAGTCATAACACCAGCTACACTAGCAGTTGCAGCGGGAAGAGTTATATTGTTTGCTGCACTAACTCCTGTAGAAATAGTTGTTTTTGTTGCTGCGATAGCTACACTTGAAGCTGCTGGCGTAACTGCACCTAAAGCAAAATTCGCTGTGGTTATTCTATCAAGTTCAGTCTTATCGGTTGAAGTCATTACCCCTGCAAGAGTAGATGATGCAGCTCCAATATTAACTGAATGTTCTGATTTTACATCAGTATCTGTAGAATTACCACTAACATCAGTACAAGTGAAGTTTATAGCTACATTAGAAGCTGTTCTAGTCCAACAATTACCATCATTTAAGTGAGAAGATCTCCCAAGAGTTTTAATAGCATTGAGAGTCTTCTTATCAGATGCACTTGCAAGGCCTGCCTGAGTTTCTGATACTTCTGGAAGAGTAATAGAACTAGAAACTGCTTTATTATCTGTAGGATTTATACCCGTTATAGTAATTACTCTTGAGGTAGCTGTTGTAGTAGGTTGAGAAATAACATGATTAGTACCTGTGATTCGGTCAACTTTTGTTTTATCCGCTGCGCTTAGAACTCCCGCTGCAGATTGAGTAGCAGCAGGCAGCGTAATATTATTCGCAGCGGTAGTACCATCAGTAACATTAGTTTTAGAAGCAGCTATACCTACAGTAGACGCAGCAGGAGTTACAGCGCCAAGAGCAAAGTTAGCAGTATTAATTCTATCTAATTCTGTTTTATCTTTGGCGCTCATTGTACCTGCTGCGGTAGAAGTAGATATAGGAAAATCTATAGTAGTACTTACATCTTCTTCATTACCATTATCAGATACAAATGTAATAGTAGCTTTATTAGCATTAGATGTTACAGATATATCATTAATAGAATCTGTATTTAATCCATCTAATTTAGTTTTATCCGCTGCGCTTAGAACTCCCGCTGCAGATTGAGTAGCAGCGTTTATCACAGCGGTTCCATCTTCATTAACAGTCGAAGATCTCCACGTATTATAGTTGAGAGTAACTGTGCTAGGAGATGTCGTGAAATTTTTTATCTTATCAGCTCCATGTGCAGAAAGACTATTAAACTCTGTATCTATTACTTGAAGTTTAGTCCATCCAGAAGCTGTATGTCTATTGGCCCAGTTGTCTAATCTGTAATAACAACCCTCTGATGTAACGAACCATTCTTGCCCGATAGCATCATTATTTGTATTCACTACGGATTTGCTAAGAATAGGATCTGTGATAGCATAAAGTGCATTCAGAGTAGCAACTGTTTTATGGCCTTGTATTTCTTCAGCATAGACAATACCGAATTCATTAAGATTCGCAGATTGTAATTGTGCCGGATATTTAGCCATTGTATTCTATTTTTAAATTTTAAAATCTAATATAACATTCTGAAATGCTCCTTTGTATTTCGAAATATATACATAATGAGAAGTTGAAATTTCAGAACCACTTACTATATTAATTTCAGATCTAGTAAAATCTTCTAATATAGCAGCACCTCCATTTTGAACAATCATACTAAGAGTTCCAAGTTCTTTCGGGTAAGAATAGCAATAATACTGAGTACCTGAAGCGGTAATATTAGTTATTCTTTCAGAGTTACTTTCATCCAATAATTTTGTTCCTGATAATGCTAATATATCACTAGCAGATGGAGTTTTACTAGTTACTGTTCCAAAATATATTCTTGGTCTAAACTTTATCTCATATTGATCGGAAAAACTATCAAGTCCTTCTGCTTTTATAACAGAATTTCCGCTAATCATTAAGCCTTTTTTCTTGGCTGAAATAGTTTCCTTAATTATTCTATTTTCTGTTATACCAGTTATATTACTAATTTCCGAAAATACTCCATTACTAGGTAAAGTAGTCCCAAGATCTCCACTACAAGTTTCTGGATCTTTATATGTTTGGTAATCTGTTACTGTCCATTTAAATCTACCAGCTAAACTTGCTTTATATCCTTTCTCTATAGTTATAACTTTAGAATTTACATTTGTTATACCAAGGCTATCTGCAGTTACTTCTTCTCCAAGACTATTAGAAAAACTCCAAGTACCTTCCATCATAGGAGTAGGAAGTAATCTATCTGCTATTAGTCTAGTATCTAATTCCCAAGTTACAGTACCATCCTCTGCAATACTTCGTACATAATATTCAGTCTCTAGGTCAGTAACTAATACCTTAGCACCTAATTCTAAACGCTCTACAGGAATAGCATCCCGCTCAGCTATTGTTTTCACTGAGCGGTAGCCTCCCATACCATAAATGGCTGAATGTGTTGGATATACGTCAGAAGTATTGGTGGGAACGATACCCGAATAGAGTACCGTTCCTTTTAAATTATTTTCTGGCATTATCTTTTATCAATTAATTTAACTTCAATATTTAGTATTCCATGATAGAGATTAGCAAGTTTAGTAATTGTATAATCAGTATATCCAGTAAAGATGTTAGTTATACGTCTAGAGTATACTGTTACATCATCAACAGGATAATTATTACAATAGATTCTATACTTACTATACTCTTCTGTTGGAATTGCTACGTAAATATACTTACCTCCTGAACAATCAATAGGAGTGAATGGGAATTCATTATCACCGAAGGAGAAGAAAGAATTCATTGCTATAAAGTCAGAGTCAGTAGGAGCAGAATTACTTGATGCACCTACATAAACCTTATCAGCTGTATCAATCGTTAAAGTAGCTGTTGCAACTTCACTTAGATACGAACCTCTCAATGTGAATGTTTGTCCTCCAGTGGCAGTAATCTTATAAGTACGTTCCTCAACAGGAATATCATGAGTATCTATGAATTGGAAATTAATTTGTCCACTTGGGGTCAATTGATATTCCCATTCAAGAGTAATTTCTGTTGATTCACCTCTCTCTAATAAAGTTCTATCTGCTGTGAATTTAGTAATCTTAAATTCAGTAGGATTATCTCTCTTATTAGAGCCCATCATTCTATACCAAATTCCACTGGCATTGAATATAATATCATTTACCATGAATTTATATCCAAAGGACTCACCATCATTATTAACTAAATAGTAATCACCATCTTGTGCCTTATCTCCATTAGCTAGTGTTGGTAAATTCCTTTCAGCATCCCAAGTACCCTTATAGAACAAACTATGCATTGTTCTTTCAGGTAATTGACTTTCAGGTATTTTTCCATCAGGTCCAAGTTCAGCCTTCTTATCAAGAGCAACCTGAGTAGCTGTTGAAATAGGTTTCTCGAGGTCTGATGTATTATCAACTCTACCAAGTCCAATTTGCTCTTTTGTTACTTCATGAGGATTGTTCTTATCTGCAATATGTTTATCCAGATTAGAAACAACTTCAGAAATAGCGTTTTGAGTTGCTACTGAAATAGGCTTTTCTAAGTCAGATGTATTATCTACTTTTCCGAGACCTACTTGTTCTTTAGTTACTTGATGAGGATTATTAGTATTACCTACGTGATTATTAATAGCTGTATTTAAACTATTAGATAAAGTATCAAGAGCATTCTGCTGTGCTACAGATACAGGTTTATTAATATCGGCTGTATTATCAACGTTACCTAAACCTACTTGATCCTTAGTTACCTTATGAGGATTATCTGTACGATTAGCATGATTATCTAAAGCAGTATTATTAGCTGCTTTGGCATCATCAATTGCTTTTTGTGTAGCAGTAGATATTGGTTTATCGAGATCTGCAGTATTATCTACATTTCCGAGTCCAATTTGTTCTTTAGTTACTTTATGAGGATTACTGAAATCTCTCAAGTGAGCACTAAGATCTGTTCCCTGATCTGTATTAATCTTATCAATCTTAGCGTCAAGTTTATCAAGTTCCTTCTGAGTAGCATTAGAAATAGGTTTGTCAAGGTCGGAAGTATTATTTACATTTCCGAGACCTACTTGTTCTGCAGTTACTCTATGAGGATTTGTATAATCTTTAATATGATTGCTTAAGTCAGTTCCAGAAGAAGTAATTAGAGTCTTAACCTCGTTGATAGCTTCTTTAGCTGCATCAGACAAAGGTTTATCTTTATCTGAAGTATTATCAACGTTACCTAGACCTACTTGATCTTTCGTTACTTTATGAGGATTATTGTAATCTTCTATATGTTTAGTTAAGTTATCTGTAATAGTAGTATTTCCGCTATTAATAGATTCCTTAACTTCATTAATTAATTGTTGGGTTGCATCAGATACAGGTTTATCCTTATCTGAAGTATTATCTACATTTCCAAGTCCAACCTGTTCTTTAGTTACTTGGTGAGGATTATTAAGATCAGCTACGTGAGTATTAACCTTATCAGTTGTTTCTTTTCCCTTGTTACCTGGATATGCGGTTGAGCTAGTTTCTCCGAGGGCTAAGGAAGCAGAAATTTCAATATATCGAGAACCAGACCATCTATAGGTTAGGTTAGTGTCTTTGGTTACGTAAATCTTTCCAGCTTCACCTGTAGTAGGCAAGTTATCGTAAGAATCTACTTCAATAACTTCGTCTACAAAGCTAGGTAATTGAGAACTAGGAACTTTGCCTTCTTGGTCAAGTGTAGCAACTCCCCCAGCTACGCCCATCTCTGAACGTTTTACTTGAGCATCATTTGTTACTTCACCTAATCCAATCTGTTCCTTAGTTACTTCATGAGGATTATTCTTATCTGCTATATGAGTTTCGATAATAGTATTAGTTTCTGTCTTAATACTATCCAAAGCTTTCTGTGTAGCATCAGAAATAGGTTTATCCTTGTCAGCTGTATTATCTACATTACCAAGTCCAACCTGATCCTTAGTTACTTTATGCGGATTATTAAAATCTGAAATATGAGCACTAAGATCAGAACCAGAACCATCAATAGAACCTTGAAGTCTTCTTTCAAGTTCATCAAGAGCATCCTGTTGATAATGAGAAACAGGTTTATCTAAGTCAGATGTATTATCTACATTACCTAGACCTACTTGTTCCTTCGTTACTTCATGAGGATTCTTCTTATCTGCAATATGATTCTCTAATGAAATATTGGTCTTATCAAGATTAGACTGAACAGCATTGATTGCCTCTTGAGTTGCTACAGAGACAGGTTTTTCAAGGTCAGCAGTGTTATCCACCTTACCAAGTCCAACCTGATCTTTAGTAACCTTATGAGGATTATCAAAGTCTTTCAAGTGAGCACTAAGATCTGTTCCTGTAGAACCTATAATAGATTCAAGATCACTCTTAAGTTTATCTAAAGCAGCTTGTTGTGCAGTAGATACAGGTTTATTGATATCTGATGTATTATCAACATTTCCAAGACCTACCTGAAGTTTATTTACTTCATGAGGATTATTCTTGTCAGCTATGTGATTAGTAACATCTTTTTCAATATCACCAATATCTTTCTTCAACTCTGCCTTTGTAGAATCTACTAAAGCTTGTTGTGCTACAGATACAGGCTTATTAATATCAGCTGTATTATCAACATTCCCTAGTCCTACTTGTTCTTTTGTTACCTTATGAGGATTGTTAAAGTCTGAAGTATGATTATCTATCTTAGTATCAAGCTCTTTCTTAGTATTATCTACTAATTCCTGTGTAGCATTAGATACTGGTTTATCAAGGTCTGCAGTATTATCTACATTTCCTAAACCTACCTGAGCTTTATCTACTTTATGAGGATTATTGTAGTCTGAAGTATGAGCATTAACCTTGTCTGTAGTAGCTTTACCTTTGTCTCCTGGGTAAGCTGTACTAGACGTTTCTCCAAGTGCAAGTGATTCAGAAATTTCTACATACTGAGAGCCTGACCATCTATAAGTCAAGTTAGTATCCTTAGTTACATAGATCTTACCAGATTCACCAGTTTCAGGAAGTAAGTCAAATGAATCTACTTCGATTACATCATCTACGAAACTAGGTAATTGAGATGAAGGCACTTTTCCGGTTGCATCAAGTGTAGCAACTCCTTCTGGCATACCCATTTCGGAACGCTTAACCTGTGCATCATCTGTAACATTACCAAGACCTACCTGTTCTTTAGTTACTTGATGAGGATTACTCTTATCTTGGATGTGTGTATTAAGTGCTTCATTAGAACCAGCAGTAGCCTCTTCGACTTCTCTTCTAATATCTTTCATATCATCATCATGACGATGAGATAGGTTATCAATATTAGTTTGAAGCTCTGTCTTAGTTGCTTCAATCTTAGAATCAGTTGCTTGGAATTTAGCATCAGTCTTAGTTGCTAATTCAGTGATCTTAGATTCTAGATCAGTCTTAGTTACGGAAATACTAGATTCTAAGTCAGCTCTAAGAGTAGAAAGATCGGATTCTGTTTTAGTAGCTAATTCAGAGATCTTATTATTCAACTCTTTTGTTGCTAAACTAAGATCATTTTCTGTCTTAGATGCTAAACTAGAGATACTGTTTTCTAATTCTTTCTTAGCTTCAGAAAGAGCATTATTAACAGCAACAATATCAGCTTCTTCTTTAGCAGTTAGGTCTGATATAGCTTTTTCAAGTTCTGATTTAGCAGTATTAAGATCATTTTCTGTTTTAGATGCCAATTCAGATATACTCTTCTCAAGCTCTGTTTTAGTTACAGAAATACTAGATTCTAAGTCAGCTCTAAGAGTAGAAAGATCAGATTCTGTTTTAGTTGATAATTCAGAGATCTTATTATCCAACTCTTTCTTAGCAACTGTTAAATCATTTTCTGTCTTTGATGCTAAGTTATCAATATTATTCTGAAGTTCTGTCTTTGCTTCCTTCAGACTATTATTAACAGCAACAATATCAGCTTCTTCTTTAGCAGCAAGTTCGGCTAATTTATTCTCAAATTCTGATCTAAATACTTCTAAGTCTGCCTCAGTATTAGTTTGTAATTCAGAAATTTTATTTTCTAGTACGGTTCTTGTTTGATCAATTAATGCCTGTGTAGCATTAGAAATAGGTTTATCCTTATCTGCTGTATTATCTACATTACCCAGACCTACTTGATCTTTAGTAACCTTGTGAGGATTCTTATAGTCTGTTAAGTGTCTATTGAAACCATCATTAGTTGCTTTAGAATCTAGAGTTTCCTTAAGATTAGGAATATCCTCTATACCTAATTCAACAATTCCGATCTGACCATTTACAGACTTAACTGAATCTACATTATCAATTTTAACCCATCTACCATTACTATTAATTACCCAATCACCTGGATCAAAATCATATCCAAATTGAGAGCCTTTATTAATAGCTATATAGTAATGACCATTGGAATCAAAATCGTTAAGTTCAAGTTTAGGAACATTATTAACTGCATCCCAAACTCCTTGATATTTAACATTTCCAAGAACTGAATCTGGAAGTTGTGATTCCGGAACTTTACCATCTTCTCCAAGAGTAGCAACACCCTTAGGAACACCCATTTCAGAGCGTTTTATCTGAGCGTCATTAGTAACATTTCCAAGACCGATATCATTTCTATCTAAAGATGGATTTGTGGAAATTTTATAACCATTTACAGTATAGTTATCGATTGTCTCTTTAACTTCTGCAATCTTATCATCTACATCTTTATTGATAGTTTCACTAATTCCATCAAGTTTAGCTTTATCTTCTTTTGACATTACTCCATTTGATTCTGGAGTAGCTGTTGGAAGATTTTCTGTAGCTAATTCAGTGAAGTCATTAGAAGTGATATCATAACTCCAGTTTCTACCATCCAAGAAATATCCACCATTGAAAGTGAAAGTTCTCCAGTTACCGTCTAAGTTAATAAACTTAACTTTTATACCTGGAACTTTCTTTTCAGCTGGAAGGAAAGCATCTAATTTAGCAGCAGCATATTGGATGTGCCACTGATCTCCATTTTCTCCCTTACCTTCACCTGGAAATATTTCATTGATATTATAGACTACATCAGATTCAAGTTCTACTCTATCAGTTAATTCACCAACTGCTTCATCAATGGCATCCTGAACACCACTAAGTTTAAGACCTGTTTCTTCGATTGTAAAAAATCCTTCAGACTCAGGATCACGAAGAACACCAATAGTAGGATCGTTATGAGTACCTTCTACTATGATTCCTTTCCCCTCAGTAGCTGTTACACTATCTACTTTTCTTTCCTCTAATGAATCTACGAGTTCTTTAAGTTCTTTTCCTTTTTCAGCAGATAAAACTTGCTCTTTAGGATCACCACCTTCGAATGAATCTACGATGTTTTCCTTCTTTACGTAAGTTTTTTCTGCATCTTCTATTTTAAGATAGGGAGCAAGTTCAATAGATAAATCATATTCACCGATCTTTTCCCATTCTTTTATTTCTTTCCCTTCTTCGTCAACCTTAATAGTTACTATATATTCAGTATAACTCTGAAGTTCTCCGATATTATTTTCTTTTCTAAGAAGATAAATTTTATTTGTCTCTGCTTCCTCCAAAGAAGGTAGCTCATCCACCATTCTAAAAAGTGATGTATTTATAGTGCAGGAAATTACATTATCTTCACTGATACTAATCCCTTCTCCAGCAATTAACTTATCTTGCTTAGTTTTCAATATCTCTTCCAGGACTTCATCTGTTATCATTCCAGACAAATACGGCTTCCACCCAGATTCCTCATGTCTCTTTTCCCAATCGATAAGCTGGTAAACTTCATTCCGATCAACTACATACCATAACTGACCAAGAGAATCATTACTAGTATTATCTCCTGAGTCTGAAAGAATACAATCAGGGATCTTATACAATGCTGAAAGAGAAGATACTGTTTTGTGCCCGCTAACTTCTATAGCTCTAACAATCCCATAAGCACTAGGATTGTTTGACACTAATCTATCTGCAAAATTTAATGCCATTGTACTAATTTTATTTAAATTCTAATTCAACATCAGTAAAAGCACCTGGATTATTAGTAATATAAACTACATAATCTATAGCAATCCCAGCGCCATTAATGATTTCAATTTCTACTTTGTTAAATGCTTTAATTACACGAATTCCATCTTGATAAATGCTATCTAAGTCTCCAAGAACCTTAGGATAAGCAATAATAGCATATTCATTCATTTCTGTAGAAAAATGTTCTAGAGTCTTTTTAGGATGTTCAGTAATTAATTCAGATGTTTTCAGAGATTTAATATCATACTCTACTAAGTCTTTTCCCTTAGTAGATACACCATAGAATAATCTATGTGCGAATGTTACTGATCTAGTATCTTCTGTATAATCATAAACGCCAGTACTTCTAACAACATCTTCTCCTCTAACCATAAAACCAGTCTTAGGAGCTTTAAGTTTAATAGAAATAGTAGCATCTTCTGTATAATAAGGACTAGTTACTATATCAGAACTAACATCAGTACCTGTAAGAGTATCCCAGAATGAACCCTTAACAACTCCAGTAGGATCTTTCTTTCCATCTTCACTTGTCCATGTATAAACTCCTTTGAAAACAGCCTTATATCCATTTTCAATTACAGGATTATATTTATTTGGACTTGGAGTAATTGTTATAGGTTCGAATGCATTATTATAGAAATCCCAAGTTCCATTAATCTTAGGTTCTACAAGTTCTAAGTTTGTATTAAAAAGCTCATCTATTTTTTCTACTACCTCAATAAAAGTAGATTCTGTAAATTCTCTTTCAACTGAGAATTCAGATGTAAAACTATTCAGGATAATCTTTTCTGAATAATATTTCCCTGAATAAATCCACTCTAGAACTAATACATTTTTACACTGAGTTTCACACTCTATAATACTAGATTGAATAGATACAGGAACTATCGCTTTCCCAGAATCTACTCTTAAAGACGCAATTGAAATCTGATCTTTAATCTTTTCAGTAAGCTTAACAAAATTCTCTGCTCCACCAAAAATTTCTGCTATTTCTTCAGATGTACTTTCTGATGTTAATTCAGAAGTCATACTTGGGAATAACAATACTTTACTATCGATCAGTTTATTTATTTCTTCCTCCGATAATGCGAAGAAAGTTCCTTTAGTCCAAGCCTGTCTAGATCCTTTGATGAAAGCTATCGAAGTATCACTAATTTTTCCGGCTTCTAGATCTGCATTAAATTCCTCAAGAGTTTCATATTCAAGGAGAAAATCACCCCAAAAATTATCAACTCTAGGAACTCTAAGATCTACAACTACACCATCAGAATTTTTGACCCATATACTTTCCTCTCCGGCATGAAGACCTAAACCTAATTCACCTACTTCAAGCTGTTCTGGAGTAGGCATCTTTCCCTGTTCTACCGAATTTTTAAGAATAATTACGGTTGGTTCAGGAAGTTGATTTTTTACAATTATATCACTCATTGTCTTAGACATTTTGTACACTCCGGAACATCATTATTAGTTCTCCATTCCGTATTGTTTACTTCTTTATAATTATAGTAAGAATAACTTTCATCTTCTGGATAAACACCAGAACTCCAAGATTCATAATCCGCTGTAGTCTGTCCTCTTCCACATTCATTATTACAAGGGCAGTCATTAGATTCGGGTTGAGCTAGAAGATTTTGATACTGGAATAAAATTCTAACTAACATAGCAGTCAAAACATTACTCCATGCATAAATAAATCTATCCTCATTGTATGGAATCTCAGAACCTTCAACGTATATTTCACCATTATCAATTCCAAGTTCACATCTAAGTTCATCTACAGCATAAAATACAATCTTAGCTTCACCATGATCTCGAATATCAAAAAACTCTTGAATATAAGTTTTGACATCTGATCCTTCTGGAAGTAAAGTTAATCTATCTGATATATATTTTAAGATATATGTGATATACGGAGCTAATTCACATCTCATGGAATAATCTATCTTAGCTATCCCTAGACATGATTTAATATTTTGAAGAGCTTGTTTATATGTGATGTATCCGTTTTTATCGTTCCATCTCATTATTATTTCACTTCAAAAATAGTAACTCCGTTTATTACCATCTTAACCAAAGTTTTTCTCTCTGGATCTAAGAATAGGTATAATCTATCCTTTTCAAATTGAAGGATATCCAAGGTATTTGTTACAATATCAACACCTTTACAAGAATCAGACTGCATTACACGATCTGATACAGAAAATTGAATACCTTTTGTAGTATTACCGTAACAATCTGACTGACAACTAGTATTAGTAATTCTAATACCATCTCCTTCTAAAATCTCAGAAGAACTAAGAGCGTTAGTATAAAGATCTGATAAAGCACTCTCGATCTTATTTAAATTAGCCGCATTAACAGGAGTTTTATTATCAATCCATGTAGTTTTTATATAACTATTTTTCATAATTTATGTTATTATTTAAACTTACCACTCTCCTCCGTCAATAATGTTGTAAGGAGATTTCCAATTATCTTCATTAGCCCAATTAGATTCATCAGCATCTGGTCCTTTATAAATATATTCTGAATATGCACCTTCACTACCAAGAAATCTAATTTTCAATCCGCTACGTCGTCTTGCTTCAGGTACTAATCTAATTGCTCCCGAAAGAGTTAATTTTCTTTCATAATTATTTATTTCAGCATTAGCATTACAAAAATCTTTTAAGTTTTCATTTATATAACTAACTGCAGCATTAACAGTATTATTTATACTATTGATATCAGCACTAGTTAATGAATCCCCAGGATTTTTATTACTAACATCAGTTCTATCAAGCAAGTCCATAATATTTTTCTTATTTTAATTTCATTAAATCTAAGAGATAATCATTAAATATATCTCCTCCTGGAATATTACTCTGCTTAAATTTTAGAGCCCCTGGATTAAGAGGTTTACCAAGTCTTCCAACAAAAGGAGCTGTATTTCTAGCAGAACGTCCGGAGATCACTTTTATATCTTTCGGGCTTCTTACTTTTTTCATTTAGAATGTTCCTCCATAGATTTTATTAATACGAATTCCATCAACCTTCTCATCATAAATCAAATTATTATTATCCAATTTTACATCAGCGGTTAATGTTTTCTTAGATTCAGTAGGACCAGGACTCATTGTAAAATCGATGGTATTAGAATCTTCAAATATAATTCCAAGTCCATCTGCAGTAGTTCCACCAGTTTTTATCCACTGTCCTCCGATCATTGTATAAGTAATGGAAGTAGTACCGTCATAAGAAGTCAGGATTACTACATCTCCATTCTTAGGTTTTTCACCAAACAACGCAATCAAGATACACTCCTGATCTGATTGTTCCTCTGACTGTTTTTTTGCTGTAAATATTCTAGGACCTTGACTTAATTCCATAGTATCTGAAACAATGTCAAAATCACCTAAGTCTGCACTCTTAAAAATTACTAAAAGAATACAAACATCTTCAACTTCATTATAATATCTTACAGCAACTAATTCAGCATATTGTCTAGATGCACATGAGAGAGCCTTAAGTGCTTCATCTCGATTGGCATAAATACATTCAAATCTTGTTAACTGTGATTGTGCCATTTTTATTATCTTTTATCTAGTATATCACCATTGAAGTTTACATCTATATCTGTAATTTCATTTGTATCGGTATTAATATCCTCTACATTTGCTCCAACGATTCTCACTATACGATTAGTTATTATATTTCCCTTTTCATCGATAAAAGCTATTCCATTTGACATATCTTTTATCCAAGAAGCTTCAGTATCAACTCCATATCCACAAATTGATTGATTAGATAAGAAAGTTCCACATACAGCTTTAAACTTACTAATAACATTAAGCTCGATAATTTCCAAATCTTTCCAAGTAAATATTTTCCCTGGATACTCGGTTAATTCGATCACTGTTATAGTTTTTCCATCAAGAGATATTCTAAAATAAATATCTTTAATAGTTAATAGATCATTACTTCCTCCACCTGAGAAACAACCAAAGAAATTACTAACAGGTAATGAACTAACTTTTACCTTAGCACCGATCAACTGTTCATATTCCCAAATTCCAGAAGGACCTACAATTCTTGAGTTTCTACAACTATTCAACATTTTATCCTTTGCCTTTAGCTAGAGAATCTACATAGTTATTCCAGTATATATCGGCATCAACACCATTATTTTTCTGATGTCCCTTTACCCACTTATACTCAATTCTTCTTTGTAAACCCTGTTTAATTATTTCTTTATCAATATCACCTTTAATTCGAGCAATGTATGGTTCTTTTACTTTCCAATTACCAGTCATCCATTCTCGAACACCAAGATAATCTGCATGGACTACTACAATATCATTCGGACCCCAAGAACCACGAAATTCATATAAAGCATGTAAAACTGCTACTAACTCCGCACTAGGATTGCTACACTTCTGAGCTCCAAAAGATAAATTCATATATTCAGGAGTTAATTCAATTGAGAATTTATTAAGCATAGTTCCCATTCCAGGTCCGGTAGGGTCAATAAGAACTCCTCCGATACCAAGTCTTCCATTATTTTGTTTGTCTAGGTGAGATCCGTCAGTATAAATATCAAACTGTTTCATCTCATCAATTTTAAATATCTAAATTTTCATCCAAAGAACGATATTCGAAGGGATCAAGTTCTAATCCAAATTCTTCAAGGCACCATTCTCTAAATTCTTTCGTACCAATTACACTTATCTCTCCAAGAACATTCAAAAGCTCCTCTCCTTCAATTTTAGATAGACTTTTATCTAAGTGACAAATTAACCTTGTCATAAGATATCCAAAATGACTTAAAGATCCATCTACATCACTATCATAACACTCCAAGACTCTAAACCCTGAATGAGTATTAAAACTTGAAAATAGATCAATCCACTTTTCTGGAATATGAATCGAAGAGCCATTATAGAGATAATAAATAACATCTTCTGTAGGTGTAATTCTTAGGATAACATAATCTAAAACCTTATGATCACTAAGTCCTTTCAGAACGATTCTCTTAGATCTGCCTTCTCGTATATAAGATAATTTGTAAAACTCGGTAAATACTTCTTTAAACCAGGCATCTTTCATAATAGTGTATATAAATTAATTAAAGCCAACCCTGAAAGAATTATCGTATTATTATCTTCCATCACTAAATATCCCGTTTTATCACATTGACTTCTATAACTTAAAAGATCAAGAAACTCGGATAAATCTTGTTTCAGGTAAAATGTAATTGATATAATTCCTTCTCCTATCGCAAAAGAACATATTATTGAATAAGGATGTATGTCAAGTCTATCTAATTTAGCTACTATGTCTTCCTGGATTTCAATTTCTCTAGGATTACTTCTCATAGTATTATTTCTGTTATATGACTGTTTAATATTCCCATACTGTTAATTAGGTTAGATAAGATAGATCTGTGACATATTTTATCATCAGAACCATAACCCATTAATATAACTCCTCTTGCATTACTAAGTTCAGCCAAGTAATTAAGTTTATCAATAACCTCTACAAAATTTACATTCGACATCTCAATAATATATCTCTTAGAAAATTCTGTAAAATCAATAAGCCCGTCTCTCTTTGCTCTAAATAATTCTGTACTTGGAGCTAAATTTCTAAAATGTACTGCCGTTCCATTATACTTACCAATTAATTCTGAATTACTAATATTTCTTATTATAAAAATAGGTAAATATCCATTCTCTGTAAATATCTTTAATGTTACCGGAGATACAAATGATGTTTTAACTTGTAATTGGTATCCCATTTTTTCTTAGTTTTATTAATAACTTTAAAATTTATTTATTGTCCTCCAAATTTTTTATTAGATGTCTTAAATCCTGACTTCCCTGAAAAACTAGAAGACTTTTTCCCACTAAAACGTCTATCTGCTTGATAAGATTTATTAAAACCATTACTATCAAACCCACTTTCTTGTTTCTTAGGTTTGATAGGAGATGTAGTAGAGCCGCCAAACTTCTGACTACTAATCATAAATCCTGAAGGAGCTGTTTGTAGACGTTTAAGGAGATTTACATTACTCTCTATCATCGACTTTACTGTATGACTGTCGAAATGATAAGATATTTCTGGATAATTCAATATGTCGCCCTGAATTAATCCAGCTGATGTTAAGAATACAGAAAGATTAACGAACGCTTCAGTCAGGTTACTAGATATCAAAAGAGTATCTGTCGTAGGTTCGTAGATCTTATATTCTTGTGTAGACTGATCATAATTAATAACTACTTCTACCATGACTTTTTAATTACTTATGGCAAGAGCACCTAGGATTACTGCTACACAACCTAAAGCACCTGCCCATAATTTACGTTTTCTTTTTTCTTTCTTTAAGCTATTTTCTAAAGCTTGTATAGAGTTAACATAATAATCATCTTTTTTCCTCATCATCATAGACTGATAAATTATAATTGAGTCTAGATTCGCTGCCTTAATCGAATCTTCTTTTATTATATCTCCTTGAAGTTTTATAATTTTTTCGGAAGACTCAAGATCTACTATTATGCTATTAATTGTTTTCAGATTTTCAGGAGATATAACTATCATTGTATCTCCACGATGCTCTATTATCTCTTGTGAATATCCTTTAGTGATAAAAAATAGAGATAATAAGAGACAATAGATTATTTTTTTCATTTTGCTACTAATTTAACGATAAAACCTAATAAGTGAATCTAAAAATTGTATAAAGTTATGAAAGATATTAAATTTTTCCTTAGAAAGAAGACTAAATCACTGGGAGGATTTAGTGATTATAAAAAAGATACATATAAACTCTTTGCTATAATTCCCAAAGATAAATATTCAATAAATGATCAGCAATTATTAAAAGAAAGCTCACTTACAGAGGATGATCTTTACTACAACAATGATAATTTAGAAAATAATTTTATCATAGAAATTCCATATTTTCCAAAAGTACAAAGATCTCGATGGTCTTCTCCAACCGAACTATCAATTAAGGAAAACATCTCATCTGAAGTCTTTAATGAATTTATAAATCCATTTCCAAAAAATTTTGTCTCAAATCTGGATGAAGAGAATTAGGATCTCCACCAAGTTTTTCAATATGATTTCTAATTCTATTATTAGATGAAGATCTCCTAGAAGGTATTTGAATCTTTTTCATTATTGGAGTCTTATAAAATACTTCTCCTCCATACTTATATGTTTTTAAACTATCATCTAAATCTAATTTAGAATTATTAAGTTTATCTTTATTCATACCTGATTTTTTCAGCAACCTCATTGCTTTTTTGGAAGCATTTGATTCTTCATTTATTAATGCTCTTTGCTTAAAGTAATTACTTATCCCTTTAAGTAAACTTCCATTTTCATTAAAAGAATCATAATTAGCTACTTCCTCCGAATATTTATTAGCAACCTTATTATTTACTTTAGTAATAGGGTTTTTACTTTCATAATTCTTAACATGACCGATTTCATGAGCTAAACCAGATGTATTTCCTCTATGATGATCAATATTATATTTTGCTTTAGATGCATATTCTTTATATCGATTGATATCTTTTTGTTTTGGATATTTTTTTAGTATTTCTAAGTACTGTAAAAGGTAAATCAGGATATTTATTCTTTCTAGAATTTAAAACAATTAGATTTGCAGATTTCTCAATATCTAAATCTTTAGTAGGAATCATACTCTCTTCTCTCCCAGTAAACTTTCCATCCCACACTTTAGTATTGTATTTTCTAGACGCTAAACTTTTTAGCTTATTTTCCACTCCAAAATCAGCAGTATCATATTTCTTACCTTCTAATAAATATCCATTAACTCTAGCAGAAGCAATATCTTTTTCTAATTTATTCGCTATTGATTTTCTAGTTCTTCCAACATATTTCTTATATGTTCTTCCTAGTCCAGAATGATATAAATCTGAAACTAATCCATACTCTCTTTGCTCTTTTTCAATAATATTAAATCTCTTAACAGCAAAGTGTTCTATTAAATCTCTACCATTACTTCTGGAGAAATTTTTTCAATTTTCTTTTAATAATCATAACTAAATATTAAAAATAAAAAACTTAGAGAACTTGACAGTAATCGTGCTTTTTATCAACACGAAAGTAAGTTCTCTAAGTTCTATTTTCTTTAATACTTACTGTCAAATTCTCTAAGTTTAAGTCTAAGAAATTCTACCGCTTCTGTTGTCGGTAATTCCCTAATACTATCTACTTTATCAGTTCGAGTAGATTCTATCCTATGAATCTTTTCTCTGAGATAACTGATAATACTATCCCTTGATATTATCTCTACTTCAAGGGAATCAATTTTATTTTTTTCAGGTTGTATAATTTCTGGAGGAGGTAATATAGTTTCCCCCTTAGATTTATCTTGAGAGGAGTGGGAGTAATATAATACCCCCAATCCAAACCCAAGTAATAACAGTAATGAAATTAAAACAGCCTTCTTAATCGTTTCCAACATCTTCTGTTACGAATATTCCTACACGATATTCCAATTTGCCTTCCTTTTTATAATTAATATATTGATGGAATATTCGATAGTCTCCGGAAGCCTCTTTTTGAATCAAATGAGCATCCCAACCATGTGTAGAAGTTAATTTATCTATCAAGTCTTGCAACCTGGAAATCTTAGGTGCATACTCTTTAAGGATATCTAAATCTTGAGACGGATTCATCAAGTTCTTCATTCTCTCCAATTCTGCCTTAGACTCCTCCTCTCCCATAATATCCTCTGAAAGATTTGTAATTTTATATTGTTTAGGTTCGATAGTACATGTAACAGTATTTAAGAACTGACCTGCTACCTTCTTAGATTTAATCTCTGCCAAAGTCGCACTATAACCTTCACTTCCGGAAATAATGTTCTTGATATCTTCTAAGACCTTCAAAGACGTAGTTATTCCTAAACTTACAAATACACCTACAGGCTTTACAAATGTCTCTCCATCTACTGAATTAACATAGAAAGTCTTAAATGATGGTTGATAAAATACTTCAACCAATGAATGGACTTTGTCTCTATTTATGTTTCCATTATTAATAGTTGCCATTGTTTTTAAAATTTTTCACTTTGAAATATTTAAATTCTTGATTATAATTACTATATCCATAATTAAATCCGTACATGGTATAGTTAGACATCTTTAGTTCTTGTTCATGCCATTCTTCCAAGTAATCTTCAAAGTCTGATATTAAGATCAAGATAGCTTCAGGTCCATAATTCTGTCTGAAATATTCCATACCTCTAGCCATTCTTGTTCCACCTCCCATAGAGATTCTTGGAACACCCTTTCTCGGGTCGATATCTTTAATATGATCTCCAAGCTGTGTAGACCATGAAATAATATTATACTTTAATCCACGTCCAATCTTTTTCATTTTATTGGCAATAGTATTCAAAATTCTATCAACCAATCGTGTATCCATAGATCCCGAAACATCAATTAAAAATACAATAGTTGGTTCATTAGACATGGTTACCTTTCTTCTAATAGTTGGAGCAATAACAGAACGATTAATACCACGATTATAAAGATACATAAGATCTTTCTTTGTATCAACTTTAACCACTCTAGATTTATAATTTAACATTACTTCATCTAGAGCCATATCTACTTCGTCTGTCTTATCCACAAGTCTCGTTGCATCTGGAGCTCCACTAGAACCACATCCAACGCCACCTCCTGAACGAATTTGTCCAAGCTCACGTTTTTTATCGGCATCGTCTCTAGAGTCTGTTCTGTGATCTTTATGAGTTCCACCCTCATCTTTACCGTTACTGTTCAAATCACCTGAACCAGAATCTCTCTTTCCTTTATATGGACAATCTTTTGGATCACCTTTACCTTGCTGATTACCTTGTCCAGATCCTGAACTACTACCAGAACCATCAGTCATACCCATTTCCTGCATAAGATCAGAAAGACCTTGCATTCCACCACCTTGCTGATTACCTTGTCCAGATCCTGAACCACTACCTTGAAGTGCATCTTGAATATCTTGATTTGTGACTTGAGATGTATCACCGTTTCCACCATTTTTAATAGAAACTAACATCTTAACAAACTGATCCAAGTGTTGAACAATTAGCATCAAGTATTCAGGGTAACTAAGTTCACTTGGGAAAGGATTACCTTCGGATATATAATATCTTTCTGGAACAATGAGTTTAATTTTAGCCTCATTTTCCATCTTCTTTATCATATCATCAAGAGCCTGTTTTGCTTCTTCATTATCTGTATGATCTCTATTATATTTCAAGAGCTCAAGTTGATAATTAGGAAGAACTGATGAAATATCTGATTCCATCTCTTCTACATCTTCAGTACTTAGGATTTTAGAATTTACTTCCATATCCATAGCAATATTATGAAGACTATGATTAAGAACTGGATCATCTATTACTCTTTCAATCAACTTCTCTGCAAAATCAATTCCACACTCTTTATTAATTCGATCAATCAATTCACCTCGATAATCTCTGAAAGTATTACAAATCTGAGTATCAAGCTCTTCATGAATACCGTCGAGATGTCCTAAGTAAATATGTCCGTACTCATGCATAAGAATACGAAAATCAGTACGTGGAATCTTAATCTCTGAGCAGACAATTTTATAGATAACATTTCCTGAGATATCATCTTTATATTTAAAACAATATCCAAGTTCAGGATTATCAGGATTAAATGGTTTTTCTGTATTAACCATCAACATATTCCCGAATCTACTATAAGTATTGTCAATGAATCTTTTAATAAATTCTAACTCTGTCTGATTTCTCATAATTTTAAATTTTGATATTTTTCTAATAAATTAACCTTAGAGATCCACATGATCATTACATATTTTTCTCTAAGGTTAACACTCATATAATAGTATAATTATTTAAAACTTCTAATATCAGGAACCATACTTCCCATACTCGGATCTTCCTGAAGAATAATCTTACGAATTGATCTGAGTTTAAATCCAGAAGTTCTAAGGTCTTCTTGAGTATTCTTCAACAATGATAAAGTATCATCTTTATAACCCTTAGAAGAATCTGTAACCAGACCTTGAATAGAAGTCATAAGATCTGAAATTGTATTCCAATAAGATACATATCCGATAAATGTCTCTACTGGTACTTTGTCCAAGAATTTATCAGTAGTAGATACTTTAATCTTGGTAATAGAAGAACCAGAATCCTTACTCAATTTAAACAATTTCTCAATGCAAGCTGGATCAATCGGACGTTCGATCTGTTCTAAGTCCTTATCTGCTTTAAGTTCTGATAACTTATTAATTATTGCTTGCATTTCAGGAACTTCGAGCTTCTTCTTACCATCTATGATTTTGTTAAAGAACTTAGTATACTTAGGAAGTTTATCATTCTTCATTTTCTCAATATCATTAACGATATTAACCATAGTATCATAGAAGTCCTTAGAAATCGGCGTCTTAATCAAATTCTTTGTTTTTGGATCTCGAGAAATACCAATACCACAAAGACCATCGATCATATTACGATAGTTATCTGAAGTAATACCACTCTTACCAAAACACTTGAAACTTGCAATTGTAACGTCTCTAAGATAATTCAAAGTTCGGAAAGTTGTAAATCCATAAAGCTTAGTCTCATTTTCGGCATCAGCATAGATACCATTAAGTTCTGTAATTGCTAAGTCTACAGGTTTACCACCAGAAGTCATCAATGCTCGAGCAGTTTGTTTAATACCACGTTCGATATACTCGCCAATCTTATTATATTGATCAGCCGGAATTTCTACTTCCTGAGCATCAAGTTTTTTCATCGTATCTCTAAGACTTCCCATGAAATCTTTAACCTTACCTTCTGATGATGCAATAGCTCCGTCATATTTACAAAGGAACGTATCCAGGTCTGTATGATCCGGAGTAATGTTGTAAATCATAAAACGATTCATTAACGGAGGTAGCATTTGCATAGAATTCGAAAGATTCTGTGCATAATTACCTGCAGAAACAATCAATGTATTCTCTGGAAGTCTTTCTGAACCCACTTTACGCTCAAATACTAAATGTAACAGAGCGGCCTGTACATATTCATTTGCTGTGGTGATCTCATCCAAAAATAACAGTGATTTACCTCCTTTTTCTGCAACTTTTAAGATTTCAGTATACCAAGAAGGTCTAAGATGTCTAGTTGTGGGGTTTTCTTGATCACTCGTAGCCACATCATATCCCATAACTTCTTCTGCAGTTGTACTATTACCTCTAAGAAGGACTAGGTGATAATCTCGAACTTCTGCAAACATTTCTACTGAAGTTGATTTACCAAGACCTGGATTAGACATAATAAGTACTGGTACTCTTGAAATCTCACTAACTTTCAATGCTGTAAAAATTGAAATGTTAATGTTGTCATTTTTTGATTTTGCCATTTTTCTAGCTTTTTAATTTGTTTATTTTTCTTTATAACTTTAATCATTGAGGGGAGGTTTCTATATAATATCCCCTCATTTATTAGATTTTGAGGGTTTCTGAAGTGCTATTTATTATACTTCAAAATTAAAAAGAACACTAGATTAATCTATATTTTTATAAATTTTTCTAATGTTCTTCTCAATTGTAAGGCTTTAACCTCTCTTAAATAGCAAAATTCACTTTTTTAGGTAATCTTGAATTATCTTATAATCTACTGAGAGAGTTGAAAATAATTGTTTAGCTTCAGATAATATTTTCTGGAGTATAGGTTTAATAAATTCATCTTCAAACAATCCTGAATAAGCTTGATCATAGAATACAACACTTTTACCTCCATCCGATAAGAAAAATGTAGTAATTCTCTTAGCAATAATTCTAGGTGTTGTTCTTTTTAGTGAATTATAATATCCTCCCAGAACTAAATACTTATCTTCTATTTTAAATTCAAGATCTGTTATATATTCAATTCTACTTTTAATATTATTCATTATGTAATACATGTTTTAACTTTTCCTCTAAGTCATCACATCGTTTCTCGGTTTCCTCTAGCTTTTTCCTCAAGTCTTTAATCTCTTTCAAAAACCAAGGATTATCCATAGTTTCCTCTAAACAACCTTGAAGATATCTAATGACTAGCTTTAAATCCTCTTGAAGGTCAGTATCTTTAGAATGCAATATTTCTTCTAAGATAGCTTTTGAATTTATTTTTATACTACTATCCAAAACTGCTTTAGTATGATCAACATAAAAAACTTCTCCAATAGGCATTAATAACGGATTTGAAATTGTACCCTTACTACTACTCATGATTTCTAAACATATATAATTCATTAATATCTAAACATTTATATATAGTATCCTCAAGACTTGATGTGATTGAAGTATGAAAATGTCCAAAGAACCAATACTTACATCTTACTCCTCTAAATACCTGATCTAAGTATTTTCGATTTTCTAAGTCTCTGAGGTAAACATCTTCTGCTTCCTCTTCGTGACGTGTAATAATTGGTTCAAAACATAGTGGAGCAGTATGAGAAGCTATTATATCAACCCTCCCTGGAAGATCTTTAATAGGCTTCTTAATTATATCTTCTGTCTCCCACCATACTCTTTTAGACGAACCAACTCTCTCCATCAATCCATTATAATTCATTCTCCATTTATAATCTACTGAAGTTGCTCCCCCGATCGGATATATTGTTTTCCCCGAGAGTTCTACTACTTCATGATCCTGAAGAAACTTAATTTTGGGGAAATCATTTATTAATTTTTCATTCCAGTACTCTAGGTTATCATGATTTCCTCTTATAAAATAATATGTTATATTATTTTTCTCTAATCTAGTATTAATTCTTTCAAACTCCTGATTATAATACCCTGGCTTAGAAAAACCTAATCCTACATCTCCAAGAAAAATAATATTAGCATCTTTGAGTTTATGGTGCTGAGTTATAATCCATGTAATTTCTCGAAAACTTCCATGAATATCTCCACAAAAGTATAAATCTCTTTCTTGTTCATTTTTCATAATTTCTTTTAGGATGGAAAGCTTTGATTCTCTTTCCATCAATTATAAGGTTTTGCATTTTTAAGAGAAGCAAAAAAAAAGAAAGAACCACACTTCATCGCATAGTTCTTTCATAATAGTTTTAACCCTAATAACTTTTATCTTTCTCAGGGTGATCTAGATTTTTGATTCATTATTACTTTGTTTTAGTTCTCACATAGTTTTAATCCACATATAAGGAATTCAGGGAAGAAAAGAAAAGGAGGCTTAGTGCTTCCTTTTTCTCCCTCACTACGATGACATTATAGTCATCATCAACTTCTAAAAAATCCCAACCTTCTGGAATCTTAACCAACTTCTTAGTCTCGAACTCATTCATTATTTTCTGCATTTCTGGTTTGATAGGTTTTATACTATCAATATGAATCATCAAATAACCTTTAAGTCCGTCCTGAAGTTTCATTAGGTTCTCAATAGATTCCATGAAATTATCTATGTTTTTTCTTATAGTTTCTCTAATGGGATTTTCGTTTTCTCTTGATTTTTTAAGTACCTCGTCCATTTTTGTAACTGATATCATAAAAAATTGTCCAAGGCTTCTCAAGCTTTCCAATCTATTATCTAGTAGATTGTAGTAATATTCACATGCAAAAATATGTTCTGGACTACCCTCATCTAGTTCCATGTTAATTTTTTGCAATCTCGTGAGATGTTCTTCACAAAATTGTTCATGCTCACGATTAAACTCTTTTGCGATTAGACTCAATTCTTCTAACCAAAATTTTAACTTTTCCATAATCTCTCTTTTAAGTTTAATTCTACATATATAAGGCTTTGAAAGATTATTGCACGGAAAAGCTAAAATCTCTTCCAAAACAAGACAACTAATAATGCAATCGGTAAGAAAGGCATAAAATTAACTATAGTCTGTCTCATTTTCTCATATTCATCTTCAGGGAGCATATTTTTTATATTATCTAAAGTATGAATAAAGAATACTCCGATAAATATTGCAATAAGAAAGTAATAAAATAAAAATGTTATCATAATTGATTGTTTATTATTTTTAAGTTGTTATATGTTCCTTGATATTCTGGTTTTACTCCTATAATTTCTAGCCCATCTAATCTTTTCACGCCATCTGATATCTTACATTTCTTAATTTCAAAAAAATCTAATAAATCTGTTGCTTTAGGAGCTGCAGTATAAGAAATTGAAGTATATAAAGATTTTAATTTCTCTTTTATTTTGGAATTTATCATACGATCTCCTATTTTAAAATTAATAAAAATTGTATTAATCAAAAGTTCCTTACTAAATATAACTATTCCAAGTTCTCTTCTAACTTTCGTCATATTATACCCTAAAGCTTTTATTTTTTCTGGTCCAAGAGCTAAGAAGTGAGATTTAATATCATCCTCTTCTGATATCTGAGCTAAAATTAACTCTAATGCCTCTTTAGATAAATTAGTATTACATAATAATTTCATTTTATCATAATAAGTTGTTTTCTGTTCAAATTCATATAAAACAGATGAAACTTCTTGATTAATTAAATCTTCTGTACTTAAAGATGAATGAACACTAGAAAATACAGTAAATCTATCCTTATAATCATATTGCTGTATTCTAAATGCTCTAATTTCATTTACTAAAACGAGATTATTAAACACTGGAATTAAACTTGACCCTTGATGTTTATTAACAGAAACATAATCATCTTTATAATTAGACATCTTAGCATCTTTCTGATATTTTTCTGCTAAAGTTAACTTAGCATCATCTGGTGCAGAATCAAAAGATCTTAATAAATCACTGGTAGCCTTCTTCTTCCTTTCTAATTCTTCATTAAATTTTTCTTGACTAATTTTTCTATAGTCACAGATAGATCTATAATAAAATACTGCATCATTTTTCCAGGGGTTTTCAAACAATCTTTGTCTTCCTAGGATTTGTGGAAGGTCATCAGAAATATCAACCGCTAGAGTATCAATGTTGCTGTCAGAGAAAATAAAACTACGTGCACACTCTGAATAGAAATCTGCACCTAGGTAAACAGTACGCGTGCAAAAGGTAAACATTTTAGGTTTAACTCCTTTCAATGGAACTTCCCCTATAGTAAACCTTTTTCCAAGTTTTTTCTGTATACGTTTAAGATTTTCGGGAGTATTACTACATAGAATATTAACTTCTTCAGGTTGAAGATCACATTTCTTTATAATACTAACTATATGATTAACTGAATTTACATAGAATACTGCTTCGTCTGATATTATTTCTCTGGGATATCCATTAATTATTCTAATAGCTTTCTCAAAATTTCCAGATTTATAAGATTGAATAATTTCTGGAAGTTTTGCACCAACACTTACCATAGATGCTACTTTAAGATTAGGCTTTATAATTCTATTAGGATCTTCTTTCCCCCAATTCATATCTATATAAGGTAAACCATCAAACTCATCTAGCATGTTTAAATATTCTTCTAACATTGGAGTGGCAGATACAAATAATGCACTGTGTGATTGTCTAAGATGATAAAGAAATCCTAACTCGGTATCACTTTTAAATCTAGCATCATGTAGGATAGTTTGAAATTCATCAATTATAGTATAAAAGGATTGAAATATTCCTAAACTTTCTAGGATATCTTTTACAATTCTATATGAATCATAGGTAACTAATATCTTATAAGGTTTACCATAAGACTTTCTAAAATTAATATAATCCTTTATTTCATTCATTAATCGGTTATAGACTGTATCTTTTCCATTAACTATCTCATCTAATTTTTCTAAAAATTGATCACTTTTACTAATAGATTTATTAATTTTTGACAAATCTTTATCTACTTCAATCTCTTTTTCAAGTTCATTTACTACGAGATAAACTTCAAATTCATGTTGATCCTTTTTATTTTTAAGTAACATCTTTCTGGGACTACATAAAATAACATTTTCTGGACCATTAATACAATATTCTGTAAATCCGCAGCCAGGTAATTGCTTATTTATTATACATTTTACAGGTAGTTTATAAAATCTAAATAAACTATCCATTTCTGAAATATATCTAATACCTCTTGGTACTATGATATCAGGTAATTTATTGATCATAAATATTTAATATTTTAATTGTTATTTTTTAATTCAATACAGAATCCAGTTTTAATAAAATTGTCTTTTAAAATTGAAGACACAGGAGGATCCCTTTTTCATTAATTAGAGTTTGAAAGGATAAGAAGAGCAAAATGTAGATTAAAGTTGAAAAGTTTTATTTCTCTACTATATAAGAATATATCTAAAATAAATTCGACATTTTTTTAATATTAAAATAAGATCCGCCTCTTGAAGGCGGAAATCTAAATAAAATCTATATACTTAAATAATCGGAAAAAACTATTATCATTCCCATATATCTTATTCAAAGTTTCTTCCTTAGATCCCCTCAGCGGTAGCGATCGGAGGGGATAGATAACGGGAAGCTCCTTTGTCTTCGAACTTTAAGGACAATTTTGCTCTCTATAGTCCTTTAGATTCTAATATATGAAAGAAAAACCCCAGGCACATTTTGCCCAGGGTGTATTTGATTAATTAATAACCAAATTGAAAATAGCTATCAAAGCCTTCAGTAATATTTTTACTAAGACTGAAGCTACCAGGGATATCACTAAGATTCTCCCAGCTATCCATACTACAGCGAATAGTATGAATAGTATTACGTTAAAAATCTCAATGTTCATAATAAATATTTAATTGAGTTTTAGTTAAAAATATTAGAGAATAGAACTATTATATCCAATTTCTTTCAATACTTTAGGATTCTATAGTTTAACTTCTATTCTCTCATATATAAGGCTTTTAGCATTTTTGAGACGGTTAGGAGAAAAGGGTGGTATAGGTATATGTGCTATCCTTTTCTTTTTTCTTTAAGGACAAAACAAAAGAGGGAATTTAATCCCTCTCTTTTAATTTCTCATTGACAAATTTTAATACTTGTTTTTCAATCATTTCATTTTCCGAATTCTTTTTTCTTAGGTATGCTACTTCAACTTTCTTTACTGTAGCTTTGTATTTAAAACCGAATTTATTTTTTGAATTAACTATACTATCAACTACTTGATCTGCAATAAATTTTGAAAGATCCTCTAAATTGTCCTTATTATAATCAAAATATTTGAGAAATGTATTATCACATACTTTTCTTTCAAGAAGATTATCATAAGTAAAACTATTTAGTTCTATTTCTAAATTGTTTTCTTCTTTACGACCAGTATTATATTTATAGATGATTATTTTATAATTCATTATATACTCCTCGTTAAGTAATTTTTCCGGCATTTTGATTCTTATATCAAAATCTTGTGTTAAAATATTATAAATATCGAGAAAATTACAAAATTTAATCTCACAATCATAGCTTTCATCATCGAATGCAAATGTAGTGTGCATATATCGAAAATCAATCTTTGATAGTTGTTCTAATGTTATTTCTTTCGGAATATATGTTTTTATTTTGTGTATTTTTTCATTAATTTTTCCGTGTTCATCAAAATATAATGTTTTAGTGTCTTCTAAATTACCATCTTCATTATATATTGTTGTAATAATATATCCGCCTATTCTTTTTATCAGTGAATAGTAACCATCTTCTTTCGATTTTTTAACTAATAATGCTACTTTCGGTTCTTCAAAAGTATACATCTCTTGTAAAATTTGTTTCATATTCTTTTTCCTTTCTTTTAAGTTTATTTTATTCATATATAAGGCTTTTAAGAATTACTACCAGGGAGAAAGAAAAAGGGGAGATTTTACACTCCCTCTTTATTTTTTTAATTTTTCATTGATAAGTTTCATTAACTCTTCATCACGTTCATCCCCTAGTAAATCCACACTAGTACATGTTATATCGTAGTCATGTAAAAATCCAAATATCTCTTTACGCATATTTATTTCAGATTTTAGTTTTTCAACGAGATCTCCGCAAAAATAATCATATCGTCTGCTATAGTCTTCCTTCTCCGAGTAAGGATAGAAAGAATTGCTATCTAAGAATTCAACTTCACTTACTAAATGATCAAAATCCTTAGTTTCTATACTAGCAAGGCAATAATCTTTATCCTCTCTGTAAGTAACTACATTTAGATCATATTTCAGTACAGTATTTTTGCAGTATAAGTCCTCTGAAAACTCAAAATTTATATCAAACTCTGTCTTCAATAACTCACAAACCTTTGGAGAATTAATTCGATATCCTCTTAGGTAATTAAGTTCTTTTACGTCATCCTCTGCTACTTGGCGTAATCTTTCAAGAATATCTACTACTTGATCTACTGTTAATGTTCTAGGGATATATTCTATAACTTTTTCAACCCCTGGATTTACAGTTTCAGACTTGTCAATGAAAAATGTTCGTGATTTTATAAAGGCGCCATGTTCATTATATACCATCTCTACGATATATCCATTAAGTTCCACAAAATCATAGCAGCCTTTACTGTCTTTTCTTGATACTAATGCAACTTTAGGTTCATTAAAGTTGTACATGTTTTGTAAAATTGTCTTTTCCATAATTCATTTTTTTTTTAGTTTTTATTACACATATAAGGCTTTGAGAGAGGAGAGAAAAAAGGATATAAGTTTTTTATACCTATATCCTTTTACGACGTTAACTAAAATCTTCAGCAATGGTGAATCTTAGACCATCGCTATAAAATTCTCCATATTTATTTGGTTTATATTTTTTTAGTTCTGGAGGGGTTATCTGAGAATAGTCAAAATATGAACAGATTTCGCTTTGGTGTTCATTATAGTAGCTCTCTAAGTCATATCCTTTATCCAAGATTCCTTTTAATTCACTCTCCCAAAATTCATCGGCCGTATATTTACCGCCATATTCATCTTTTATTATGACATTATTTTTCGCGAAGAACTTATTTATACCTTCGCGAGTAAGTTCATAATATTTTCCGAGATTGGCGTTGAATAAAAACTTCCACCCAGCCGATCTTTTTCCTAGGTGTATCTCTTTTGTTATCTCCTCTAAAAAATCAGCTGCTTCTTTGAATTTGTTTTCGTCAATTAATTTTTTTGCTCTTTCTTTATCCCTTTTCTTTACCGGGATTACTGCATAAAAATTCGTTCCCATAATGTATATCTTTTTTCGTTAATAGTACATATATAAGAAAATCAAGGGAGAAAAAAGAAATAGAAGAACTTTTTATCGTCCTTCTACTTTTCTTAGGTTTCAATAGCTAATAAGACCTATATTAGCTAATGATTCTTTTTGCCTTTCATTCAACAATCAAATGTTATTTTTATTGAACTGTAGGATTGCCCATCTAGAGATTTTTTGAGATTCATAATCCCCATTCTCTAGTGTTTCTTCTAAAAACTCTAGATTCGTCATTGAACTAGGTTTTTGTCTTAGCAGGAAGAAGAGATTATCTACTTTTTTATCCCATTCTTCCAAGCTTTGTTTTTCTCTGAACTTTTCTTTATATTGTTCAGTCTTTTCTGCGAGACTCTGGAACATATCAAATATTTCCGGAGATTTCTCAAGTACCAAACCCACAAATTTTCCAATGTTTTCTAAGGTTCGGTTTGCTCTTTTTTCTGCCAACTCATCCAATTTTTCTTGAGCGGCTATTGATGACGTTACTGTACTTGTCACGTCAATCTTCATTTTCACTTCTCCTACCTTTGGAATAGGGAAGGTTGTTTCAAAATTTGATGTAGCATGTCCTGTAATTTCTGGCTTAATCAAATCAGCTGTTATCTTGCTGTTTACTACATTCAATTCATTCATTTTGTTAATCTTTTTCATAAGTTTTTCTTTTTAAAAATTAAACTCCTTTAAGCTTTTATCATTGCTTAAGGAGTATTGTTTTACATTATTTTTTTTCTCATATATAAGGCTTTCAGTATTTTTGAGATGGAAAATATTTTTAATACAGAATCCAGTTGGAAAAAATAAAATAATTAACTATTATAAATCTAGAGAACTTGATCAGGATTCTAACCTGAGATTCTAAGATAAACAATTATCTTAGTGTTTTGACCCGCTAAACTATCTTGTCTATAGATTCAGTTAATTATTTTAATTTTAATTTTGTTGTTGTGTCGTTTAAAGTTGTTTAATTTTGCACCTCATAAACGTAGAAGTCCTGAAGAGATTAGTGAGATTTAAACCTTACATGATTTTTCAGTTCTTCACAAGCTCAAGCTATACATTACGCATTTCTTGAGACGCCTATGATGTCTTTTTTGTTATTGTGTCTTTTAATACATTTATAAGATTTTCCCGGTTTCTCAGACGGTCAAATTTTTCATTAAACAGAAAAAAAATAACCGAAGGGAAAAGAGTTTTATATATTCAATTCATCTCTTTTGGCGCCCCTTCGGTTGTCATTTAATTTTTGAGTAGGTTTATTTATACCATACTCTTTTTATTTTATAAGAAAAGAATAACAGTTATTTATTTTATTGGCAATAGTTATTATATTATTGATATTCTTTTCATATATAAGGCTAATAAGGTTTTTTGGGCGGTTAATTTCCTTAATATTGTAATTATTTAAAATTAGAAATATGACACAGGAAGAAGTTTGTAATTATTTTGAAAAGAATTATCCAGATATGGATTTGTATGAAACTGAAAAAGGAAGTTTCTTTGGAGGATATGATGGAATGGATCAACTAGAAATTTTTGGAACTAATCTAGTAGTATTTTGTATAGAAAAAGTTAGAGGAAAATATGTACCTAAACAAAAATATTTTTCTTTCGTAAACAGTACAGAGGAAGAACTAAAAGAATTTCTAGAAAAATATCTTTAAGAAATAAAAAGAGAGGTCTTGACTAATAAAAAGTCAAGTTAAATCCTCTCTTTATTTTTTTTTATTCTGTATATTCTATTATATGTATTTCAGGAGTATAATTTTCTCTAGTTTGTTGAGATACATTCATAAATTTTATCCCTGATACTTCATCTTTTCCTGGATAATGTATATGACCAAACACATGATACTTTGGATTGATCTCTAAGACTCTTTGTGATAATGCTAGATTTCCAGGTTCATCTTTTCCATACCACCTCTGAGATTGTTTTATACATTCAAGTTGATATATTCTAGGGGCTTCATGAGTTACTAAAATATCTATCCCTTCCGGAATTTCTAAGATATCAGTATTCCCAGGTTTATGTGGAAAGGCATGTAACCATAAAGAAGTTCTAGGATTTCCATATATTTTCATCGACTCTCCGGTTACTGCAGAAATATATTCATACTCTTCATTAACAAGAACTTTAGTAGAGTATCCAAATACCTTTCTAAGTGTGAAAAAATCATCATAATGTCTTTCGATCCAGTAGTCATGATTTCCAGGAACTATTATAATTTCTTGAAGATCCGGAAATATTTTCTTATTCATGAATATATTCTGGTAATTATATTCAAGCCACTCTTCTTGATACATAACTTCATCTGTGGGACATAAATCTCCAGCAATAATTAGAAGTTCGATTTCTGGATAACATTTTGTCTGTAAATCATAAACATAACCGTGAATATCTGATAAACAACCTATTTTTATCATTCTTTCTTTTCCTCCAACATAAACTTCATAATTTCTATAACATCGTCTCCTGTAGTTATATTAAGTTCATTTTTCAAGCGTATATATGCATCATATCCCATAGTATCGTCATCTTTATAATTAAATTCAACAGGTCTGATCTCTCCTGTTACATATAATATTACTTTACAGGGTCTTCCAGGATTAAAAAATGACTTCTTTGGTTCTGAACGTTGAAATACTACTCCATATATAGCAGATTTTCTAAGTAATGATTCTCGAATTCTCATACCACCTCTTCTTTTATAAATTCTACTTTATGAGTACCTCCTTGTTGTGAAGGTAATATTAAGAGTCCACCATTCTCTAAGGCTTTTCCAAGAGGTGATCTAGAAGTAAACCATTCTCCCAGGGGTTTAAGTTTTCCCTTGAGTGTTCTAATCTCCTTTTCGAGTTCTTGATACTTTTTATTTTTCTTGTTATACTCAGATTGTTTTGACTCTAGTTCTTGAATCTCTTTTAGAATTGGTTTAACTTTTTCTTCATAATCTTCTTGTGAGATTAAGTTTTTAGTCTGATTCATTCCTTCTTTTACATACATTACTTTGAATGTTTCTTTAATTAAATCTTTCATAATATTTCTTTTAATAAATCTTTACCAAATATTAATTTAACTTTAGATACTACACTATATAATTTCGCTTCAGATACTACTGTATTGTTCGGTTCTTTATAATATATAATATTATTTTCGAAGTCAAGTTTATATACTTTCCTTAAGTAAAATTTTCCAGAGATACTGATAACAACTTGATCATTTGGTTCTAAAGAATCAATATCTAGGACTAATTCTGTTGCTATTATCATATTCTTGTAAAATTCTTCTTGACCTTTCTTATCTCCAATAGGGTGGAAAAATAAATAATCTCTTTTGTCGTTCTTATATTTGATTAATTCTTGATAATATTTTTCTTGGCGAGTAACACATTCTGAAAGTTTATATACTTTCATAGATTGTAAGATGATATCAACTTCAGAAACTTCATCTATCCAAACATCACGAACAAAAATTAAATCTTTTCTTCGTTTTACTAGCCATACATAAAATAATATATACCATATTATTACTGTAATTCCAATAAAACCTAAAAATAGTAATTTGTCATTTTCTATCATAATTTTTTATATTTTTATTATACATTAATAAGGAAAATAGAGTCAAAAATTACTCCATTTCAAAATCCTTAAAGGCCTTATATATGAAGATAAATAGATATCTTACTAGAGAGAATTAATTGATATATAATAATGTCAGTTAGTTCTCTTTTTTTACTTTGAAGAGACAATAACAATAAAAATATAATGGAAAGAGAATTTAGATGTAGTCATTGTCAAAAAGAGCTTCAGATTCAAGGTAGTCTGAGGAAACGAGCTGATTGGTATATGATAAAATCGGAACTTTGGGATTTAGTTATAGAGAATAATAAAATTCCAAAAGATAAATGGGGACATACCTATTTATGTGTAGATTGTCTTGAACAGTTATTAGGTCGAAAATTATGTTTAGATGACTTATGGGTTAAAGATGGTAGAGAAATTCCAGCTAATTATTGGTTAATCAGGGAAGTTATGGAGACGGATCCTGAACTGGCTAAAACAAGAATAGATAACTTGAAGAAAGAGTTGGAGTATTTATTATTATCTCCATTTAAACCCAAAAAAGCAATTAAAGAAACAAGAGATCTGATTCAAGATTTAGAACAACTACCTCCTTTGTAACAGAAGAGGAGGTTTAGAGACAATTAAATTAACAAAAGTGCAACGTCCGAAGCAATTAGAGGACAGAAAACAATTAAGGAAATGAAAAACTTAAAAGAAATTTGGTCAGGAATTCGTTTAGATGCAGAATTGATCAAACAAAATTACAATGCAGAACTCTTAGGTATAGGAGTTCACGGAATGACTAGATTAGCAGTAAAACTTGAAGATGCTGATCTTGAATTCATACAAGGCTCGCTTAAAGAGCTTTATGTATCAGAGAACGATAAAGATTATACAGTTAGATCTTTCGTTCGAATTACAGAAAAGAATGAAGAGGGAAATTACGAAACTTATTATATGGTGAAAATTGAACACCTTAGAGATAGTGACAAATTTCGGTTTACATTACAGACAGGAGGTCCAGATCCAAAGAGAAAGAAAAGACTTGGGGTGGATATGTTTGAATGCACATCAACCGAAATGAAGAATATAAGATCCTGGAAAAGTGTTTTATCAGGGTTTTCTTGTTTAGTATAATTCTTTTTCCATTCTTGGCCGGGGATATAAAGTCTCCGGCTTTTTTAAACCAATCAAAAGAGATTTATTAACAATTTAAAAGAAAGGAATAAAATTATGATTACAATGAACATGAACAGTGATGAGATCTTTAAAGAATTGAAAAGAGATTATCAGACTATACTAGATGTAGTTAATAGAGAAATAGATAAAAATAAACATAAAATATTAAAGATTTATCAACAAACGAAGTCTCCAGTTCCGTTTAAGGAGACGAAGATTATTAATGTATCAAGAAATCAATATCGAGCAATTATTGAAGCATGGCCTAATAAAAGAGAATTTTCAAAAGGGACTACCATTTATACTATCGTAAATAATGGAATAACTGGAAAAAAGAATGCTATATTATTCCCATCACTTGATGTTAATTTGAGGAATATTGTAATATTCGAAGCACATTTTATGAGAAGGTATCGCGAAAGATATCTAAAAATAGATAATATTGACTTTGAAAAGATTGTAGATATTTATCTAAGATCTAATTCTGCAATGATTACAACAATAATTCCTGAAGTTCAAAAAGAGGGAGAATGGAATTTAGAAGGAAAATTGAATGATGGAGTTGCCTTAGGAATTTTTCAGAAAGATACAAAATTTTTCCGTTTTATTACATATGTTAGTAATGAAATGTTAAGAGAAAATCAGATACATTTAACTGATGATTCTCCAACAGGACAAATACTTCAAATGTATCAAAAATTAAAACAGGAGGATAGATTTGCTTGGAGTAATGCTGTTTTATCAGCAGGAGGTCTTGAAGGAGTAAATGAATATTTTTAATGGAGGGGATTAATCCCCTTCTTTTTTTTCTTAAAATATTATATATGAAATAAAAATATAATTTATTTTTTGTGATAAGTAAATTTTTTTTTATTTTCCGTATATAATTTCCTTAAAGCCTTATATATGTAATAAACTTAAAAAAGAAATTATGGAAGAATATGAAGAATCGTTTAACTTCGGAGAAACAATTGTAGAAGTAGCAAAAGAGAAGCAAAGGACTATGAGTGATGAAGAATATCAAGAGTGGCTTTGTCAGTTAAGTGATGAATTTGCTTTTTTAGATTGAATTTGGAATAGGTTTAGTGGTGATGAAACTACTAAACCTTTAATTTTCTTATATATGTAGTAATAAAAATAAAATTATAAATGTTAACATTAGAAGAAATTTATAATAAGTATTTAACAATGGATCGTATAGAAGACGATCCAATAATAGAAAAATTATTTAACGATTTTTCTCCAAAAAGTGAGGAATTTCTTTCAGCAGAATATATAAATACTGTAATTAATAATCCTTTAATTAATAAACAAGAACTTAAGAAATTATATAAACCGGGAATACCAATTATTCCCATTGATAGGTTTGATTTTTCTATTGTGGATTATCCACCTGTTTTTCTTACACGAGAATTAGAAATTACTGAAGATTTAGGGAAATTAATATTTTCTGAAGTTATCGAAAATAATCCAGATACTTATACTTATAAACAGAAAATTGGTGAGTATGAGTGGGAGTATACGATAGATCGCTCTGTACCTTATTATAAAGTTATCTATAATTGTGAAGTTCGTAATAAATATAAAGAATATTATGATGATTATATGAGAACTCAGAAGATATACATATATTATCTTCCTTCTTTTAATATTTTTAATAATAAGCCAATTGTTAGGGAAGTATATAAAGATCAATATAGTAGAGAATTTAAAGATTCTAAAGGAAAACGTATAACAATAGAGTGTAGTTATTGTGTAGCGTTTTCAGAGAAGATGCTAGAAGAACAATTTAATGTTTTTAAACGTATTGGAATTAGAAATATGTCAAATAGAATTACAAAAATGGAAGATAATATAAAGTCCTTGGAAAAAAGAATAGAGGAGCTTAATAAGAGTAAAGATGAGCTTTTAGAGAAGTTTTTCTACGAAGAGGAGAGGTTGAATGAATTATTTAAATTATAATAAAAGAATATGGAAAAGTACTTAGAATTATCAGATGTTATGTTAGTTCCTGATAATCTTAATTTAGGATGGACTAACTCTGGAAAACTTGATTATTTTGTTTTAGATGATCAGGAAGTTACGGGGGTGCCAAAAAGTTTACCCATCTTTACAAGTCCGATGGAAGCTATTGTTGGAGTTGATAATTGGAAAGTATGGCAAGATTCTGGAATTAAGCCTATCCTCCCTAGAACTGTTGAACTTGGAACTAGACTTGAAGCGTGTGGATTTATCTTCTGTGCGTTTAGTCTTCAGGAGGTAAGAGAAAATTTTATAAATATAGATCAAAGAGGTTCAACTCAACAATTTCATATCTGCATCGACTCTGGAAATGGTCATGATGTAGCTCTTATGGAAATTGGACAGAGATTAAAACAGCTCTACGGAAAACAGGTTATCTTGATGGGTGGAAATATAGCTAACCCTAAGACTTACGAAGTGTATAGTGGCGCCGGATTTGATTATGTACGTGTCGGAATATCATCTGGATCTTTAGTTGATCAAGATAAGTATGGGTTTCATTATCCTATGGCATCTATTCTCGGCGCAATTAATTCACTTCGAAAATCAGGAAAAGGTAGACTTCGGGATGTTAAAGTTATTGCAGATGGTGGTATTACTTGTCACTCGGATATCCTAAAAGCTATTGCCCTTGGTGCTGATTATGTAATGATTGGTCGTGAGTTTGCTAAGATCTTGGAAGCATCTGGAACAATTTATAAAAGAACAGTAAAGTCAGATCAGGATATTATCGAAGAAGTTCAGGAGTTAGGAGGTTTAGTTAATATGTCTCCTATCGAATTATCTGAGTTAGATTTAGTTAGACAATACTTCGGAAATACTACCCCTGAGATGCAAGCACTTCGAGCAGGTTATTCAGATGTAAATTCTTGGAGATCGTCAGGAGAAAAGCCCAGAGTAAAAGTATCAGATTCGGAATGGACTTGGGTAGAGATTGGAACTACTTTAAAGGATTGGATACAGGGTCTAAAGGAGTGTATTAATTATGGATTTATGATGTCAAACGCTAAGTCTTGGAAGGAATTTAGAGATAATACTTTAGTTATTAGAGTAAGATGAGTTCAGGTGAAGAGAAAATAGATAAAGATGTATGGGGAGAATATTTGAAATTAGGTTCTCCAGTTCCGATAGTAGCTATTCGAATTCTTGAAAGATATTCGTTAGTAAGTTATAATTGGGATGATTGGAATGATTTTTATACTGATCTTAAAGGACAAATTATTTGGATGAATAATAAATATTTTCAAGATAATTTTCTTAATCCTCCTAAAATAATTTACAAAGAAGCACAACTTATAGAAACTCTTAGAAAATCAGTTGAGTTTTATTTCTTTAAGGGACATAGAATTTATACTGCATCTGAATTAACTATTATTGAATTGATATCTCATTGTGGAAGTGAGGGTGATATATCTGGAGATATGTGGGAATTTTATAGAAAGGAGTGTATGCCTGTTAAGTTCGATGACCTAACTCACTTTGTTAAATGAAAACGTACCTTTTTGTGAAAGAAGTACCTGATTTTGATAAACTGGGACATCGTATAGTTTTTAAAGAATTTATAAAGATTATTGCATCTTCTAAAAATGAAGCTCAGGAGAAACTTGAAGAACAACTAAGACCTAGATATCCAAAAAGAAAGAACTATGAACAAGAACTTAAAAGATGGAAAATAACAGAGGAAGATATATTTTAATACTGAAAATAGATGTAACGGATAAAATGATTGATTGGTTTCCAGTAACACTTGATGATTCTGGAGAGATTACAAATGAAAAACTTGAGATAATTAAAACTTGTCTTTTACATAGATGGAAATATCAAAATCCACCTATCTTAAAACAGAAAGATTTTATTAAAGAGATTAAGAATACTATATCTGAATCTCGAGTGTTTTATGTTCCTTGGGGAATTACAGCAGAATTAATTATATCTAATTGGATTGATTTTTATCACAGTAGACCAATTCCTTCTGAGATTGAAAAGATTTTTATTAACTCAAAACCAATAGAAAATTTATGGCAACTTTTTTAATTGATTATGATGGTACTTGTGTTCCTAATCTTCCTGAATCTGGTTTTTCAGAGGTTGATACAGGAGCTGAAAGGGTTTTGAAGAGAATAGTTTCCGCCGGACATAGATTAATTCTTTGGACTTGCCGAAATAACTCTAGAAATAATCCATATAATTACATCGGAGGAAAATTTAGAACCGAGACATCTTTAGAAGAAGCCGAGAGATGGTTTCGGGAAAGGGAGATTCCGTTGTATTGTGTAAATGATAATCCAGAGGAAGAAAGTGTGATTGGATATGCAAGAAAAGTTTTAGGAGATTTTTTGATAGATGATACAGCTCTTGGAATACCTCTTAGATGGGGTGAAGCTGAGTATGTAAATTTTGATACTGGGGAGATAAAAACTATATATACCTCTTGTGTTGATTGGGAGGCTATTGAAGTAATCTTAGAAAGGATGGGAATGTTATAGAAGTTATGGAAGTTTATAAAGTAGAGATAGAGGCGCCGGATATTGATTTTTGTTGGTATTTTATATTTGCTAAATCTAAGGAATCAGCTATTAAAATTTATGAAGAATATTCAAAATCTATTATATTACCGGCACAAGGTACTGATATTCTAAAACTTGGGGAATATAGAGCCTTCCTAAAGAAATTTGGAAGGTTAATAAGACTCCCTGGAATAACTTCGTCGTCAAAAATAGAAGGTATAAAAGTTGATTTAACTGATAGATCCTTTTCTTGGAAAAAGTCTTAAAACCTTACTTTTGAGATAAACCAATAAAACCCAAGAATCATGGAAAAAGAATTAAAACAAAAACAAGGAATTAATTATGTTAGAGAAGATGGAATTTTAAGAATTGGGACTAAACTTGTAATATCTCCAGAGATTATCGGTTTTCCCGAAGTTGAAAGAGAGAAAGAGTACAGGGTTACTAATGTTGAAAAAGTTATAAAATTAGATTCTCCTAAGCCAATTTATTATATAACTCTTGATGGGTTAGGTGAAAGAGTATATACAGATGGAATTTTTTCAATTGTCCCAACAAATTTCAATGTTTATAGATGGAAAGGATATTACATCTTAGCACTCTCCGAAGAACAAGCTCAAAGAATCTGGAATACATGGATAGATAACTTAGAGATTGTAGCAGCTGATGGAAGACCTAAGATGTATAAGTTTGTAAATAACTTACAAAATCGAGGAGATCAAGAATTATTTCCTAGAATCATCCGACGATTACATTCAGAATATTCATTTCCTTGTATCGTTGAAGACTTAGAATTCGAAAAAGAGCCTGTTTATGTTTATAAATTTCCAGGTTAAAAACCAAAAGAAGACTGTGAGAAAATCCGGTCTTCTTCTTTTTTGCTCTTTACAGCGATTCAGAATCTTATTAATGGTAAACATATAGATGTGTTTTGTTTGTTAGTATTAGTTTTTAAAGTTTAATAGAAGTCCCTAGTCTGTGAAGATTGGGGATTTTTCTTTTTCTAGGCTTCAAAATCTTATAATTGAATAAAAACATTTAATTATTATAAATTATGGAAAATAAAACAATTAAAGATTTTAGAAGTTTTTATAAGTCTCAGAATCCTTTTAAGATGACTAGTTTTGATGATAAACTTCATAAAATGTCAGAAGCTAGAGGAGGTTATATTAATCCTTATATTCTTGAGGAATCTGAGAGAAATATGTCTCAGTTAGATATTTTTTCTAAACTTATGAGCAAACGTCAAATTTTCTTCGGTACAGATGTAAATTCAGATAGTGCAAATATAGTAGTTTCTCAATTATTATATCTAGATTCTGTAGAAAATGCAGATATTACTATGTATGTAAATAGCCCAGGTGGAGAAGTTTATAGTGGAAATTCAATACTTGACTGTATGGATTTTGTAGAATCAGATATTAGAACTGTTTGTACTGGTTTAGCAGCTTCATTTGGTGCTATGATTTTGATGTGTGGAACTAAAGGTAAGCGTTCAGCACTTAGAAGGGCAACAATAATGTGTCATCAACCGCTCGGTGGGGCAAGTGGTCAAGCAAGTATGATAGAAATTGAATGTAAAGAAATCTTGAGGCTAAAAAAAGATCTTTATGAAACTATCGTAGAGCAGACAGGAAAAACTTATGAAGAGGTTGAAAAACTTTGTGATAGAGATAGTTGGATGACTGCACAGGAAGCATTAGATTTTGGAATTATTGACGAAATCATTAGAAAGAAATAATAATCAAGAGAGTTGTTTGGAATTTCCAGGCAGCTCTTTTTATTTTCTTATTATGGAAAAGAATAATATAATAAATATTTTGTCAGATCCTGAAGTTTCAATGGATCAAAAATTTCATGAATATTGTAAGTTTTATCAAGAGTATATCACAACACCATTTAATGATTATCTTGAGCCTATAATTTCTGACGCAGTTCAGGAATTTTATCCAGAGTTTCATATTTTTCGAACTGTTTTTTGTTTAACGGGAGGAAAGTTTGATTATAAGATCTCTTTCACCAGACTTAAGGAGATATATAGATATTTTTCAAATAAATATTCTTTTGGTGGTAGAGAAATAGAAGTGCAGGTCAAAACATTCAAACATGATTTTACAAGAAACCTGGAAAAGAGTTTTAAGGATCTTTTAAGTAATCCTTTTATAAGTGATGGAAATGATGCAAGAGTAGATATCTCCGGGTTAGATAGCTTTTATAAAAAAAGTTTACCTTATGGATATTATTACACTACTTTCGAAAGTAAAGATGAATTTCCTTTACCACCTGAAAGAGATTGGAGGATTAAGACTCTAGATATTTCGCTGTTTTCTTCCGGCCGTTTTGTAATTACTCCATATTTAACAAATTATATCATACACGACAATGAGAGGTAGTGGATTTTTATTGGGAGTATTATGTTCTGGATTAGATTTAAATAAGAAATTCAGACAGTATTGTAAGGTTAGATGGGAAAATAATACGGCCGAACTTACAACAGCGGATCCTAGAGCAATTGAAGAGTTTTATCCTGAATTTTCTGAGCTATATGATTATTTCTTTAGTTTGGGAGAAGTAAAAGAACCAGCACATCCAATTAATGAGGGATATCTTAATGTTTCAAAGATGTTACTATTAAAGAAAGACTTAGAAGAATCAGTTATGCCTTTTGGATTCATTTCTGGAGGTTCAGTTTCTAAAAAATTTATGGAGATTGTTAATATAATTGAATCATCTGTAGTAACTAACTTCTATACTAAAGATTACTTAAAAATATACTTTAGAAAAGCATGGAAAGGAGTTGGAGTTAATAGAAGCGAGTTTTGGGAAGGTGATTTATTTTATATGTCAGGTGGTAAAATATGTTTAGTGTTAGATTTAGATAGTGATAGATATATAGCAGTAGGTAGTCATGATTAGTTATATTTCAATCTATACTTCAGATGTAATAAAAGGATTAGAGTTATATAATAAATGTTTAGAGATTAATCCAAGAAAACCACCTTTGTATGGAAAAGATCTAGAAATATTAATCCCTTGGGTTGATTGGAATAATTATGCTATGAAATTATTTCCAACTGTAGGGGAACTTATGTCTCTCGAGATTAAAGAGTATTTATGGGAGACAGATCAGAAATTAGAGATTTTATCCTCTAAAGAAATAAGAAGACTATATGAATCTAAGTATTTTGATCTCTTAGGCAATTTTATTAAAATAGATCAACAGAATAAGTTTTGGTTTTTTGATGAAAATAATAGATTAAGAGATGTTTTTTCTATTCGTATCAGTGATATTGGTACTGGTATTGTTATGGGTTATTCTTTAATGAATTATTTTGAATTAGGTTATGTTGTAGAAAAAGAAATATTCTATAGAAGATTTATAAATAGTGATCCAAAAAGATTTGAATCCCTTAATAATGTAATTAAAAAATATAAGAATTATGAATGAACAAGAAATGGACTTTAGAATAAATTGTATTTTAGCCAGAGCTAGAAACATAATTTATTATAGAAGAATTGATAATCGTCCTAGATGTCAATATATTCACACAGTACGAGGACTTAGACAAGATACTAGAACTTTATCCCTAAGTCTTCCTAATACTGAAAAATATAAAGATATTAAGGAATTATTTGGGAGGATAGTAAGAACAATTCCTCCAAAAGTAAAATCGGAAGAGTGTGAGGAGGTTATTATGAAGGTAGCAGAGATCCTTATGACTCCCGAAGAAATTCAGCAACTTCCAGTATTACCAATTTCAGAAGAACAAGTTTTCGATGAGTGAAAGTACTAATATTGAACAACTTAAAACTTTACTCTCGATTTTAAATAATGAGGGTTGGTGTATTCAAACTAAATTCGAAGCTTTTATTGGTTATCCTAGAAAATCTGAGATCTTAGATATTATTGATGATTCACCTTATTCTAGTTTTATAGATATTTTTTATCAGTATGGAGAAGAGTTGTGTAGAAGCATTAATTATGATGTTTTATATGCAGCCTATGATCTTAAGAGAACTTTAGGGTCAAAAGAATATAAGGAGTATGTTAAAACTACACGGAAATGCATTGAAGTTATAGTAACTGACTATAAAATTAGTAATATTGTTGCTTCCGTTAATCCTGTATTAAGAGATCCTCGTGAAAATTTACAAGGTTATTTTGGAACTATAAGAATATCTTCAGTTGATAAAATATTCTTAAATGGGATGAAACCTCAACTTGGGATCGGTTTTTCTGATTATATTGATTTCCTTAAAGTAATATTTCGGAAAGATTGGAAGTTTGTAATAGATGGTAATAAAGATAAATTATTCATATATAAAAGAACAGTATGACTAGTAGTAAAAGAAAAAAAGAAAGACGTCATCAAAGATATCTTAGAAACGTTAGAAAAGAAGTAGAGTATAAAAAAGAAGCTTGGGAATCTGGAAAATTAATTGAAGAAAATCATAACCAAGGACCATATTCTGCTGGTTATAGTATTGAACTTGGAGATAGATTGTATAATATTATTCAGTCTTACAAGGAACAAGCTTATCAAAATCCAGAGTGTCCAGGTGGAGATAATGATTTTATGTTGAAGAAATTTAGAATGTATAGAATGAAAATTCGAGATTTCATTTTACATTACAATCCTGACATCCCAAAGACTAATGCATATGAATATTTGAAATCAGCAATAGAAGCTTATTGGGATCGACCAGAAAAACTACTTTTACTATTATGATAACATTAGAAAAATTAATTTTTACAAAAGAATTGATTATCTCAGTATCAATTGAAAAATCAATTATTTTAGAAGAAAGATATCGATTTTATCCAGAATATACAAAAAAGTTCCTTGGGTTTATCAAATGTCGTCAAAAGAATTATATGAGAGATATGATTTACTCACAAGAATCTAGAAAATATGAAAATATTGAACCGGGACAATCTATAAGACTTCCAAATTCAGTATTTTATTGTGGTGTTAAGGATGGAATAATAGGAGAAGATATGTATTCTGATGGATCTTATAAAGTATATAGACTTCCATATATTATAATTTACTATAAAATCGATATGTATGGGAATAATATAAGAAGAAAAGAATATACATTTAAAACAGAAAAAGAATTAAATGAGTTTCTTAATCTATTATATGAAAAGGGTCTACTTACTGATAAGGATTTATTTTATGATAGAACTTCAAATAAATTAATAAAAAGTGCTAAATTATGATGAATATAGGAAAATTATTTAACTTACCTTACTCAATTGAAGATTATAGAGTTACAAAGATAGAAATAAATCCGGAGTCATTAAAACTCGAAGATCATAAATTCTACTTTGTTTATGAAGAAAAGTACACAATAGAGAGAAAAGTTTTTGGATTCTTTAAGAAAACAGAAACACGTACTAGAATACGAAATAATGTAGTAGTTACTGGAGGAAGTTCGGATACAGAGATAGTAAAGAATTTTAATTATCTTAAATGTATTCCAGGAAAAACAATTCTTGATCTTTACAGTTATACTAATGTTTTAGGAGAATGCTTGATTTCAGAATCTCAAAATCAGGATGGTTCATATGACTTAGTAAAACTTCCATATGTCAAATTAACTTTTACATATATTGGAGAAAAGTATAATTATCATACAACAACAGATATAGTCTCATTTAGTAATAGTGATGATATAGTAAAGCTCTTGAAAAATTTAGTAGATAATGATTTGATATCAAGCGAATCATTTCAAGATAATGAAACAACGGAATTAATTACAGATATTTATAAATACGTTAAAAACTATATAAGATATGGTAAATGATGATATTCTTATAAAATTCGCTAGAAAAAGAGGTTTTTCTAAGACTTGGCCAGATCAGGTTAATAAAATGAAATCCAGAATGACAGAAATGAAACTTGGATTTCCAGGAATAGGAAATGATCATCTTAGTCTTATGGAATATCAAAATCTAAACCCTGGTGAGATATTTATATACGATCCTTATGTAGAATCAGGTGCAATTGGAGATGAAGCTCCTTTGATGTTAAAGATTTTAGATAATGGAATGTGTTATATAGAAGGTATTGGAGTTGGTTTAGATAGCCAAAGAGATCCAGAACGTATAAAGTTTAGATGGAGAGATACAATTCAGCTTCCACCACTCCCACCAGAATTTTTAGTATTTAGAGTAGATCCAAGACCAACTTTAAATGGAGGTCCGGGGTATTACTATTTTTATAAATCTTATCGAGATTTTAGGTACTAATGGAAAATAAAAAGATTACTAAAATTTTCGAAAATATATGTGAAGAGTTAGGAAAAGGGTCATTTCAATACTATTCTACAGTTGTTAAGACTCATTATTTACAAATTACTGGGATAAAAAATCCAGCAGTATTCTTAATTCATTCCGATGAAATAGGTCCTAATGCTTCTGAAGTACCTATGTATATAATTAAAACTAACCCAGAAGGAGATCTTCCAACTGAAGAGCTTGTTACTGTATCTTATAATGATATTGAAAATTATATATATCGTTACTTAGCAGCATTATGATAAACCTGAAGAATATAGTTAAAGAAATATCAGATGTTTTTGGAGATCCTTTGTACGTTGTTAATGATTATCCTGATCAAATAACTTTAGTATATTCATCTATGGTTTTATTTGAACTGAAAAGAGAATCTTCAGATATTATCGAATATACTATAATTTATTTAGGTACTGGTGAATATAAAATGAAGAAAATAAAAACAACAACTGAAAAGGTGATCCTAGATTCGATTCTTAATTCAGTTGCTGAAGGACTATAAAAATAATAAGAGAGGTCTTGACTAATTAAAAGTCAAGTTAAATCCTCTCTTATTTTCTTTTTTATCCCATTACAATAGATGTATGAGCTACTTCTTTTTCTTTATACTTTACTGTATTTTCTACAAATGTTTCCAACTCTTTCCGATAAGCATTTTCTGCTTTTAGTATCATTCTTCCTCGTTGAATTCCTTCTGAATAAACTAAACGTTTAGCTTTAGATTCAGCGATACGTCTTCCTTTTGTCTCATCGAATTTATCATCTTTGTGACAACGGGCAACTGTTATAACTTCGAAAGGTTCTAAGAATCTCTCTTCCCCTTCCCATGTAAATCGGAAATTGTTTTGACCAGACTTTCTATCGTCTAATTTTGCAGTCATAACACAAGTTACTGTTCTTCTTTTTTCGCTCACATAAAACTTTGTAGATAAAAATCTTACTTTCATAATTGTTTAATTTTTTTTTATTAATACATTTATAAGGAACTCGGGGTTAGTACTTTAAAGTAAACTCTCCATGTCATTTTCCATTTTACAAATTTTCATACTCTAAGTTTCACTCCAAATTTCTTAGCTCTTCTGATATAATGTTGTATTATTTTTCTTTCATCATAGACCCTACATCCATAACGTTCTTTTGCTAAGTTTTTATTACTTATTATTCCTCGTTTATCCCCGAAAGTCATGATTAATCCTCTATTACAAATCTTAATTGCATTATCAAAACATTTCATTGGAGTATTAAATGGATCTAGATCTACAACGTCAAATTCATATTCTTTCTCATATAATACCTTAACAAGATCTTCAGCAGGAAAATGTAATTTAGCTGGATAATCTTTATTTATATCATTTGTTAATACTACTCTTCCTTTTTCATACTTTGTCCAAAATGGCTTACTCCCCGAATAAGCGTCTAAGATAGTCATTACTCTATCTTCTTTTTCAAGATATTTTAAGAATTTATCGTTAAGATTATATTTTTCTTCTATATGACCCTTATTATAAGTTCCATTTTCTGTTCTAAACTTAACACATCTATTTCTAACGGATGTTTCAGTTCTAGATATAGATTTAGCGATTAATCCATAAGGTATTCCTAGGTCATTAAGTTTCATAATATATGATAACTCAGAGTGGGTGTATTTATCATTTCTTTTCCTCTTCTCAAATAATACTGGAAGTTCTTTGATAGATTTCCCACTAATTTTACCTTCTTTTAGATTTTTTAATACTTCATTTTCGAAAATTTGTTCTAATCTTTCCATTCTTTTAGGTTTTTATTTCAAGTATAAGATTCTCAGGCCAAAAAAATAAGCCCGATCTTCGCAGACCAGACTTATTGACTAAAGCAATTTTCATTAACAATAATTTCCATATATAAGGTTTTTAAGGGAAATGTACATAAGAAAGATATAAAACTCTAATAGCCTTAACTATGATCAAAGAAAATTAAAATGAGAATAAAAAATTTAAGATTAAAAAATTTTTTCGCATGTAAAGAAGAAATATCAATAGGATTTTCTCCGACTGGACTTACAGAGTTAATAAGCAGTGATGTTGATTACAAAGTAGATATATCTTTAGATGAATTTCTCAAAGGAATTGGTAAATTTTTACTGAAAAAAGTTAGTAAAGTAGATTTTAGACCATATGATCCTATAGAACCTATTGAAATGTCTATAACTCTTTGTTCTGAAGATTATGATATAGGATATAGTGTTATCTTTACGTTAGATGAGTTTATATCTGAATCCCTTGTTGTAGATCAAAAATTAGCTGTATACGTAGATCAATATGAAATAAGTATAGGAGCAGGATTTAAAGGAACTGGGGAGGATGAAGAAATTTTATTAAATTTATATGAAGTTTATAAATCAACAAAATTTATTACTTCTTTTATTTCTAATTTATCCTATGATTATCCCAATATATCTTATGGAATAGGTAAATTTTTTGAAAAAGATTTAATAATATCTGATCCAAGTAAGGAATTTAGATGGGGTATTGATACATTTATTAAAGAGCTTACGAAATATTCCAAGTCAGTTCAAGAGAAAGTAAGAAATATTATTCCTGATTTAGGTTTTGGAATAAATAAGATAACTGAAGACTGGAGGATAATAACAGATCATGATCCAACTGGATTATTAAGTATAATTGATCATGGATCAGGATTTAGAATTCTTATGTATATGCTCCCTATGATATTTAGTATTATAGAAAATTCGGAAGAGAAATGTTTATTTATAACATCAATGTCAGGTCTTCATCCAAATTTAAAAAGGGTTTTGATAGAAAAGATTAGAGGTGAACTAGGAAATAAAAACTCACAAATATTATATAGATTATGAAATTATTAGAAAAAGGAAACAAAATTACATTGTTTGAAGGTGGTATCGTAGTAGATGAAAATTTATTGAAGTATAAAAATCTAGTAAAAGATACGACCAAGAAAGTAACTTTAAGTTCAAAAGATGATCTTAGTGAATCTGAAGTAAGTATAGATTTTAATCAAATAGTAAATACGGATCCTGATTCAATAACTCCAGGACAATATCTTTTCTTGGAAGGTGAAAAGGAAAAAGAAGCTACAGATAAAACTCTAAAAGGTTTATCTAGGGTTAAGGAGTTTCTTGGAGATTCGAATGCTAGAAAATTTAATATATCAATTTCAGAAAAACTATTAAAAATCTTAAAGGAAAATAACTCTTTAATTTCTGGTAGAATTCGAAATCAGATTTTTGTTAATAATAATGATTTTACTACTAAATCTATTAATACTAGTTCTACAGTTAGTAAGAAAGAAGAGAAAAGTTTCTTAGAAAAGTTATTTGGAAAAAGAAAAAAGACGATTACTGAGAATAAAACAGAGGAACCGAAAAAGCAGTATGAAATAAATGTAATAGAATTATTTGATCAAATTAAGATATTGGCTGGAAAAGAAAAAGAATTTAAAGAACATACCGAAGCTTATATGAATCTAATTCATAAAGCCACTGTATTGAATCAACAAGCTCAGCTCGAAAAATTAATTTCAGAATTAATTATACATATTTATGAAGCAGTTTTAGCAGTTTCTGGAATTAATCATTATATTACTATGTCAGATCTAGTAACTCTTCAGAAAAAATGTGAAAAACAACTTGATATAGATTATATTAAGAATTTCACAAGAGTAATTCCAGATTCAGTTGCTGAAAAGAAAGTATGGGCAGATAATTTACAAGTATTCGATAATTATGTGATTTTGTATTATGATCCTACCGGAAAATCATTCAGTCTAACAGAATATGAAAAAGCTGAAGAGGAAAGAATTAAAAAAGATCCAATCTTATTCGGCGTTATTAAAGATTCGGATAAACTATACTATATTGATTCCTGGATAGATGATTTATGTGACTTGACATGGGATCAAGTAGTAGAGAAATTAAGTGAAGATAAGACATTATGATTGAAAATAAAGAATCTCTACAGAAGAGTTATAACAAGTTTTTTGATGAACTTCCAGAAGATATTAAAGAAGTTCTTGAAGAAATGAGTTTATCTGAAAGAACAGCCATGCCAGAACTTCTAAAGTGGCATAAGAGATATCTACGTCTTAGTGCTCTTTATAGTTCTATGAAAGAATCTAAATTACCTCTTATGAGAGGGACTTATATGCTTGTATCGAAACGATTAGCATTTGTAAGATCTATTTGGGGTATTTATTATGATATCTTAAAGGGCATCTCTCATAATGACCTCACTTTATCGAAAGAATTATTAAGATTAGAACAGGAAAAAAGAAATAATGAGTTGTAGATTACTTGAAAAATACTTTGTAGAAAAACATGAAAGTTTTAGAGGAATACCTATCGGAATGAGTCTATATGATCCATTGAATTTTGTGTATGGGTCTCTTAGAGTATCTACTTATGATAATTCTTGTTTAATTATAACTAGTGATAGTCGAGTCGATGAAGAAAAGAGATCTTTTACTTGGAGTAGGGTTTCACATAAATCTGTTGGAGAATTTATAACTAACGGAATTTATGAAGGTGATATTTTAATCCATGAAGATTATCCAAAATGTCTTTTTGAACTTCAATATATTAATGGAGGGTGGAAACCTTGTGTAATTTATGGAAGTGAAGGGACCCCAGAGTTAAGTGGTTTTCCAAGAGATCTTAGAGAATATAGTGTTCATTCATGGAAGTATGAACATCATCTTTGGTACGCAGATTATTCCTTAATGGGAGTTAAGAAACCTCGGGAAGATCTTATTTTCTTAGGATCTATTGAAAAAGATACTGATAATCTTTATTTAACCCCAGGAGATGATGGAATATTCAGAAACTCTTTAAATATATTTTATGAATCTGATATGGGTGATTATGGAAAAATAATTATTGCAGATACCATTTCTATAGAAAATAATTTTATCACTTATACTTATCCAGAGAAAACTATTAAAGATGCGATAGAATGGAACTCAGTAGTTGGAGATTTGCTTAGAAAAAGAAAATTAATAAGTTTTTAAAAAGCCTATGAAATATTTATTTATGACTGTTGTAATACTGTTATTAATATCAGTATTTATATTTATTAAAGTTAAAAGACGATTGAAAAAAGATAAGCCGAATATATTTTTCGTCTTACCTTCGATTATGGCTATATTTATTGTATTTTTTACATTTACTTTAAATAAGCCAGTAGATACAAAACTAGTTGAATACTCAGCTAGGTATATAAAACATTACAGTAATTGGATAGAAAAAGTAGATGGAAAAGATGTTACTCATGAAGATGTTTATTACCTAGTTTATGATGATTTTGATACTGGTGAAGAAGTAGAGATTGAAATTTCGAAAAATACTTTTATGTATTTTCAAGGATTATGGAAAAACAAGGAAGATATCATACATCCACAGAATAAGAGTTGGCATATGTGTAGATCTAAGTGGAATAGTAATCCTGAAACTGCATTAATATTCTCAAAACCAGTTAATTACTATAACTACATGAATAATATCTTACCAGTTTATAAGCTATATGATGTAGATATATCAGAAGCTTTGAAAAAGAGATTATTTGTGAGATATAGTATTGGTAGAGTTGTAAATTCAGATAATATTTTAGAACCTAGACAGAGTTTTGTATATGGTATTAATATTCCCGATTCTCTTGAAAGAAAAATCGGTTATATATGTTCTCTAGATCCTATGTTCAGACCTATTCTCTTAGTTTGGCAGAATAGCTTTAAAAATAAAACAGAACTTCAAAGATCATTTTGGTCTGGAGGAAAAGAGAATGAAGCAATATTTTGTGTAGGTGTTGATGAGAACGATACTATAACTTGGTCTGGATCTTTTAGTTGGGATAGAGATAAGAAATTCGAAAATTATGTCTTAAGTGAATCTCTTAAGCCTGGAATGAAATTAAATATAAAGAACTATTCAGATTGTTTACTTAGTGGATATCAAAAAGATTATTGGAATCATATTGAATTGGATTCTTATAATTTCATTCAAATACCTTTTATAAATTTAATTACTATAATTATATCTGGATTTATAGTAATTCTTAATCTAGCAACTATAGTAAGAGTGTATAGAAAAGCCGAACAATAATAATTATTTACTACCTTGGAGAAAATAAATCTTCCAGGGTAGTTTATTTTCCTTATATGTGATTAAAACAATAAACGATTATGAAGAAAAATGATTATGAAAAAGCAGTTGAATTATTAAAAGAAATAGTTCAAGATTGTAAATTCAAGGAAAAAATCTATCTAGTTGGTGGATGTGTCAGAGATTTAGTTCTAGGAAAAACTCCAAAGGATATAGACCTGTGTATTGATTATCCAGAGGGAACAGATCTCTTTATAGATTTTCTAAAAACAAAGCCTGAATGTTCTGGTTTTGTTACTTATAATAGATTTAAAACGGGAAAATTTTCATTAGACATAGGAACCAATGAAAAGATAGATATAGAATGTGTTGTGCCTAGAATTGAAACTTATAATCAGGGACCAAGAAGACCAGATACAGTACAGCAAACTAATATCACTGAAGATGCTTTTAGACGTGATTTTTGTTGTAACGCATTGTATAAAAATTTATTAACTGGAGAAGTATTAGATCCAACGGGGAAAGGCTTAGATGATTGTAAGAATAGAGTCTTAAGAACACCTCTTGATCCTGAACAGACTTTTAAAGATGATCCTCTTAGAATGTTAAGAGCAATCAGATTTGCCTGTACTAAAATGTTTACTATTTCTGAGGAAACATACTCTAAGATTGATAATATTCCAGAATATTCAGCTCTTAGTATGGAAAGGATTAGAGATGAATTTACTAAGATTCTAATGTCAAAGAATGCAGTACGGGGAATTATAGAATTAATTGGAAAATGTCTTATGTGGAGAATTTCTAAGATTTTTCAATTAAATATCGGTTTCGTACAGAATAATAAGTATCATGATAAAACTTGGGGCGAACATTCTCTTGCTGTATTGGGTCATGTAATTCAAGGCGGAGCAAATCTTGAACTTAGGTTAGCAGCCCTCTTTCATGATGTTTCTAAACCAATATGTTATCAAGTAAAAGAAGATGGATCATTTTCATTTCATGGACATGATAAAGAGTCAGCAAAAGAAACAAGAAAAATCCTAACTAATCTTAAATATCCGGGGGAAGTAATTGATAAAGTCGTTTTCTTAGTTGAAAATCATATGTGTATTAAACAGCTATATGACTATTCTCGGGGATTATATACAGGAAAACCAAAGAAAACTCGTCAACTTATCAGACTTCTTGGAGATAACTTGACGGATGAAATGAAGTTAATTGAAGCTGATAATATGAACCATAAACCTTGTTGGAATATGCCAGGTCAAACTGAATCATTTCTCTCCGAAGTTGAAAGAATAAAAAATCTTCAACCTACTGCAAATTTCACAGTTCCAGTTACAGGAGAGTGTATAATGACAGAATTTAGATTAGCTCCTGGAAAAATAGTTGGAGAGATAAAACAAATTCTTCAAGATTATTTCGATGAAGATCCGGGACTATCAACACCGGCTGATTTATTAGAAAAATATAAAGAGGAGTTTAGCGGCGGAAGTTTATGGTTTGTTAAAGAAGGAGATAAGTATTTATGTTTTTCTAAGGAACCAAAGAAAAATGAATATGGATACTGGAACACCCCAGAGTATGAAAAACTTGAGATAGATCCTTCTGAGGTAGTTATAACAGATATATCCGCCGCTTCTGATCACTCTATTATATATGTTCCGGCCGTATTTTGTCCCAGAGTATGGAGAAAGAAAGCCAGACAATTAAAGGCTCGAGAAATTATGAAGGAGGTAATAAATAAAGTATTCGAACTACCTCAAGAATTCAGAGAGGATTTTAAAAATTTAGAATTGAGATTAGATAATGCCCCAGATGTATATGCTAGGGTGAAGTGGAACGATAATACTATAGAAGAATGGATGTAAAAGTTTATCAATGTGTTATACAGAATGTATTCGCAATATATTATACAGTACTTACAGAATCAAATTCTACAGAAAAAATTACAATACCTTATGTAGATTATGGTAGATTCGAAGTGTTTGCAGAACCTGGATTTAGTTTTGAAATTGTACAGGACGAAGTAAAATTAAAACCATACTTAGAAAAATTTGAAAGAGAAAGACCAATACAATTAATGGATTTCTCTAAAGTAGGATTAGTTTTAGCATCTCCAATTGATCGTCCAAAAATTCCAAATCTTAATTCTATGTCAAAAAGATTTTATAAAGATCCAATGATACAAATTTCATTTTTAATGGATGTAGAATTTTTGAATAAACAACCAGGAACTCGATTAATTAGAGAGTACGAATTAAATTCATTTACTAGAATGGATATCCTGACTTCCGTAATTCCTATCCCTGAAAAGAAATTTAGAACTGTAATAGGATTTTTAAAAACTATAATCTTTCGAAATTATCTTATAGATACTGGAAAAATTACTGGAGAACCAAAAATAAATTTAAAATGGGGAAAATGAGTATATTATTAAGTTATATAAATTTTAAAGGAGCAGAATACACTTACTTAGAAATTTCTTCTTCAGATAAAGAAGATTTACTATATACTTTTCCATTTTTACACTCAAGATATATTTTGTCTAAAGAAAGATATAAAAATCTTTTTGATAAGACTTATATGTTAAAACTTTTTAGAGAAATTCAATTAGAAAAGGATGTACGTCTAGTTTCTTCATCTAAGGTATTTTTATATCTTGTTACAAAAGAATGTATTTATAAAAAACTTTCTTTTAGAAAATTAATAAATATAATAAATCGAAAGAAAGAATTAATCTATACGGATTCAAGATTAGATATCAGAAATAATAACATTTGTAGGGGAGAATATTTACTTGAAACTTCTTTATTTGAATTATTAAGAAATTTAAAAATAGATAGAGAATTTGGTTATTGTTCACCTGAATTTGTTGAAAATCTTCTTTATCGAAATTATCTAATTGACAAAGGAATTATTAATGAACCAAGAATAATTTAATATGAAACCAGAAGAATTAGTAAAGAAAACAAAATTAGATCGAATTACTGGAACTAGATCTGTAACACGTACAGATGGATATATGTTTGTAGAACTTTCAGAAGGAGACAAGAAAGATCTGGAAACTATTGATAATCTGACAGGGAAAACACTTTATATAGTAGAACATGGTGCATCTCAGGTTATGGATCTCTTCGAAGAAGGAAATTCTCAAGTAGTCATAGATGATTCTACCGGAAAAACAGGTTTAGTTGTAAATGCTATTGATATTTCTGGAGATTTTATGTTATATCAAGTAAAAGATACAAATAAACCAGATACTTTTAGATGGTGGAATACTAAGGTTTATATGAATGTTAAACGAGTTGATCTTCCATTCCTTAAGACACCGACATTAGGGAAAGAATCAAGAATTTATATAACTATAGCCGAAAATCATGAGATTTATAAGTTTCCAAAATTAATATATCCAAATCCTATAAAAGATTTCTTTAAGTGGTTGAAGAAGAAAAAGAAAATTTCGATAAAAGTAAAATCAGTATATGATCGAAATGAATCTTTCGAGAGTTGTTCGGGGTGGGTCCCAAAAAGAAATATTAAAGGAGAGGAAGAAATTCTTGAGTATATAAAAGAACTTGAAGGTAATACTAGTTGGAGCTGGTATTGTTCTTGGGCTAACAAGTTAAAAAATATAAAAGATATTACTATTACTCAAGAAGATATTAATGATTATATTTCTGAAGCAAAAAATAGATATAAAATTTACCGATGATTTCCTTAATAATGTGATGATATTAAACAATATTAAAATTAAACAAATAGAAAAATGAAAGATTCATCAAAATTTGAATTATCTCAAGAGTTAAAAAAGTTTTTCGAGAGAGCTCATGAAGAAGTAGTTTCGTTTATGGGAAAAGAAATATCACTAGATCATATAGTTTCTCAGATAGTTATAACTTATCTGGATAATGAAGGTGATATTCCAGAACTAAGAGATTACCTAAAAGATCTGTTTATCGGAAAACCTAGTACAGAAGAAGATCTTAGAGAGTTTGTAATGGATGTAATGGCCGAAATTAGAGAAGACAATAAATTCACAGCGCCTTCTGAATTGTATACTGGCGCTGATTCGATTGTCTTGTCTCCGGCCGTTAATTATATCTTGGATAAACTGACAGATATAAATTTAAAATCTGAGATGACTGATGATATTGATACACTAGCTTTCCTTATGTGTTCACTCCCAGAAGCAGAGTTCAGTAAGATTGCTAAGTATCTTGTAAATGAATTAGACGCCGATGCAAGAGACCTCACGAGTTTATTTTGGAAGATAAATGACTTCGATACGAAACTTGGAATAAAAGACCAAGAAGATAATTGTGAGGAAAATAACGGCGGCGAACTTAAAGAAAAAACTCTCGATTATAACCAAGGCGACGAAGACTCTGAAAAACATCGCGAAGAGGAAGATCGAGAATTTGAAATGGCTGGACAAGGAAGTAATGAGCCTCTAGTTTCAGGTGATCCTAATTCAACTACACCATTCTTAGATCAATACTCAACCAATTTATCTAAACAATGTAGATCTGGACAATTTGATCCAGTTATTGGAAGAGAGAAAGAAATCTCACAAGTTATTGAAATATTATCTTGTAGAAAAAAAAGTAACTGTGTATTATTAGCTCCTCCGGGAGTTGGTAAAACAAGTATAGTTGTAGGATTAGCACAAGCAATAGAATCTGGAAATGTACCACGTGAATTAAAAGGAAAAGAAGTTCGTACCTTAGATATTATGGGAATGGTCAGTGGATCTACCTTTAGAGGGGATTTTGAAAAGAAGCTTCTTGAGTCTCTAAAAGAGCTTGTAGAACATCCAGAAATAATTGTATTTATAGATGAAATGCATCAAATTTTTGGGGCTGGATCCAATACACCCGGATCAGGTGATGCAAGTAGCTTGCTTAAGCCTTACTTAAGCGGGACTGCTGGTAAAATAACAGTCGTTGCTGCTACAACTGATGATGAATATCGAAAATTTATTGAAAAAGATGGAGCCCTTAAGAGAAGATTTCAAGAGGTTCAAGTAGAAGAACCTACTCTTGAAGAGACGAAAATTATCTTGGAAAAAACGGCTCCTAAGTATGAAGAGTATCATAGAGTTAAGTATACTCCGGAGGCTATAGAAGCCTGTGTTAATTGGAGTAATTTATATATCAATGATAGAAATCATCCAGACAAAGATATTGATATTATTGATATAGCGGGATCTCTTACTAAGCTTAAGAAAGATATAGATACTAGTTCTATAGATAACTTAGAAAAAGCAATTGATAATATTGTTAAAGAAAAAATTGAGTTAGTAGAAAAGCAAGATTTTGATGAAGCTCAAAAGAGAAGAGATACTGAATTATTATTGAAAGAAGAGCTTAAGAAGGAAAAATCTAAAATTGATCAAGAACTTAATGATCCTTCTGGTTGGTCTAAAGTAACTATAGATGAAATAGCTTCAGTAATTTCTAAGATGTCAAAAATTCCTATTGACAAAATTCGTAGTACTTCTCGAGAAAAACTTAGAGAAATGAGGAAAACAATGGAAGCGAAGGTAATAGGACAAAATGAAGCAGTTGAAAAGTTATCTATAGCACTTAATCGTCAGTTCCTTGGATTGAAAGATAAAAATAAACCAGTATCTTTCTTATTTACAGGATCAACTGGAACTGGAAAAAGTTACTTAACAAAAATATTAAATGAATCACTATTTTCAAATCCTAAGAACTTAATTAGAGTTGATTGTAGCTTATTTACTCAAGAAACTAGTGCAAATTCTTTAATAGGTGCTTCAAGTGGATATATAGGATATGGAGATAAAACAGTATTTCATGATGTTAGGAAAAGACCATTTAGTGTGATTCTTTTTGATGAAATTGAAAAAATGCACGAAAATGTAATTAATACTGTATTTCTCCCTATTTTAGATGAAGGTCAGATTACTTTATCGGACGGAAGCTTAGTATCATTTAAGAACTCGATCGTGATTTTTACATCGAATATTGGAACACGAGAGCTTAGCAATAAGACAAATCTTGGATTTTCTAAAGTATCTGGAATCGAAAGTGATAAAGAAGATGAAAGCATTGTCATGAAAGCTATTAAAAAGAAGTTTAGACCAGAACTTATAAATCGATTAAGTGATATTATATTCTTTAGATCACTTGATAAAAATGATCTTTATAAAATATTTGATCTTGAATTAGAAAAACTTAAAGATAGACTTTCGGAGAACGAATATACTCTAGAAGTTTCTGATAAAATGAAAGAGTATGTAGTGTCTCAGTGTGATCTTGCTTATGGAGCTAGAGATCTTCAAAGAGAAATTGTGAAGAATATAGAAAATCCAATCTCTAATGAACTTGTATATTCTGATTCTACTGGAAAAAATATTATAGTAGATATTGATGAAAATAATAAATCCATTGTAAAATTTAATACAACAGTGGAATTTGATATTAAGAAAGAAGAGAATGTGATATCTTGAGATAAATAAAAAAAAATAATAAGACTTAGGTGTGAAATCCTAAGTCTTTATTTTGCTTCCCTGAAAATCCAAAAACCTAATATATGAAAGAACATTAGAAAAATTTATATAAAATTATAGATTGATCTAGTGTTCTTTTGTTTTCTTTCATTAATATTTAGGGAAAGTAAGGTATAGTAAGGGTTGCAAACTTTATTATTCCTGAAATCCCTTCTTAAAAATATTAATGAAATCAACTGATATAAAAAATTAATATGAAAGAAAACCTTTTAGACACAGAAAACAGAGCTATAGAATCCTCTGTATCACAGGACAAGGTGAAGGATAGTAACCTATACCTGGATGAAACAGATTCTAAAGGTGTTCCTCTCTTGAGACGTATCGAAAAATATCCAGACCTCCCTGAAAACGAATTTATACCTATTAAGTATTATAAATCTGAACATCAAAAAGCATTTGGAGATCGATATTGGATTAATAAAAGAGGAATCATAAAAAATAGTGAAACTGGATATATTTTAAAACAATCTATTGATAAAGATAGGTATAAATCATCTAAATTTCAAAAGGGTAATTTTAAAAAGAATTTAATAATACACAGATTAGTAGCTTTTACATTTTTAGAGAATCCTAATCCTAGTATATATAAATTAGTTAATCATATCGATCATAACCCAGAAAATAATAATCTTTCAAATTTAGAATGGGTTACTCCAGCTGAAAATAATAATAGAAATAGCGGTAGATGCTCTAGTATATCTGAAGATAAGTTAATGAGTTATATAGCATTAGACGATCAAGGAAATGAATTGTTTGAGATTAATAAATTAGATGACAAGGGGTATGATGTTCTATGTATTACTAGTTCTATAAGTCGTGGAACAAGATATAAAGGATACTATTGGAAAAGATCTAGGTTATCTAAAAAAGAAGAGGCTCTTAGGTTAATAGGATTTTCCGGTAACTTAGATGACTATGAATGGCATGAACATTGGAAGTATCCAGGATTATATGTATGTAAAGAGGGATTTATAAAAAAGAATGTACGTGGAGTTGATAAGATTTTATGTACTCTTTCTAAAGCTGATGGTTATATAAATGTAATTTTTGGCAAAGGTCACGGAAAATCAATTAGAGCTCATAGACTAATAATGGAGTATGTTTTAGGAAGAGATCTTATAGATGATGAAATAGTAGATCATATTAATACCATACCTTATGATAATAGTTTTTCTAATCTTAGAATAACTGATTATAAAGGAAATATGAATAATCCATTAACTGTTGAGAAATTAGCAAAGAGATTGGTTCTTACAGACTTATATGGAGATTTTATTGGATATTACTTTGCAAGAGAAGTATATGATTTTCTAGGAAAGAAAAATACTGAAAGATCTCGTATAGATTCCTTATTAGTTCCTAATATTGTAGATAAGAGATATATTTGTATAGATCTTGGAGATAAAGAAGCATTGTATAAAAAGATGGAAAGGGTAGTTTATGTATTTAATAAAGATAAAACAAAAATCTTAAGAACTTCTTTCAAAAGTATGAAAGAAATTAGCAAACAGTTTAAGATAAGTAATGTATCTATTCAACGTCACATAAAATCAAAAAAACCTATTAAGACGGGAGAATATATTTTAAGAGGACCAGAAGCAGTTAAGTTAGTTCTCTCCTTAGGACATGGTACTGCAGGAGATTACAAACCAGAAGATGATAAAAATAACACAGAATCCGCTTAAAAATCTTATATATGAAAAATAAATAAGAAAACTATGAAAAAGATATTAGGATTTATCGCAATTATTCTCGGTTTAATAGGATGTTTAGTAGCCTGGATGAAGGAGAATAAAAGAAATTGCTACAAAGAGGCGGGTTTAATTGATAATGAAGAAGTTATTAATGATGACTTTCCTCCTGTAAATGAATAGAAAAATAATAAGAACTTAGAGTAAAATCTAGGTTCTTTTTTTATTTGTATCAGAGAAGAAAAAATAAAACTACAGGATTTCTCTTGTAGTTTAGAATTATTTATATTTTTTAAATTACGTGGCGGTGATCGTTACAGTAAATCGCATAGTTTACAAATCTATAATTTAGTAGTAACTAATAACATGAGCCGCCACGTATTTAAATTTAAAGTTCAGAGATCAATGCAGTATTAAGCTTGCATTCCATATAATAATTAGTAGTAACTAACATTGTAAGCCGAACTCGTTCTTTATTTAAAAATATAAAATCATCTTTTTCTTTAAAATTCTTTTTCATACATTAATAAGAATTTCGGGGTTTCTGAGATTCCCTTTTTTTTACATAGAAAATAAAAGTAGTAAGCTTTGATGTCTTACTACTTTATCTTTTTTATTGTCTTTTAGATTCGTTCTCTATATGATTAAATGTATATTTATATCTTCTTTTGAACGTATCCCAAGGAGTATGATCACGATAGGCATAACCTCCCCAATTATTCTGAAAATCTAGGTCTGCGCTATGTATTGCTTCCCATACTTTTCTTGGATTAAATCTAAAATTATAAATAAACACTAAAAACACGATTGGTACTACAATTACCATCTCAAGAAGAATTCCTATAATAACTAGAATTCCCCAAATTAACTTGTGTAATCTTAGTAGTTTAATCATCGTCGTCCTTTCTTTTTGATTTTCTTTTAATAGACTTACCGCTAAGAATTTCTAACATATCTTCATAGTTAGGAATTCTATAATTAATAAGAGCTATCGTTTTTCTTCCTTCTTTCAATAATTTTTCGAGAAGGGCGAGTTCTTCTGATTTGTGTTTATTTTTCTTATCTTCTGATGTAGGATGTTCTTTTCCATAACACTTAACTAACTCTGCATCATAAGATTTTTTTTCGTTCTTCCATGACTTTTTCCATTTCACTAGAAGATTTCAAGCAATTTTCATATTCTTCTTGAACTTCTTGCAGTAATTTGGCTCTCTTCATTGAAAGTTCCTCATATAATTTCTTTTGTGAGGGTAATTTTTCATTGAGCTCACATAATATCTCTTTCTGAGATTTTAATACTGTTCCCCTAGATTCTTCACTAGAAAATGTTGCTTGATGTGACTCAATTCTTGATATACTATTTTCCAAAGATTTAATTTCTTTTTCTTTGGAATTGATAGATTTTTTCAGGTAATCACAGATTAGAGTTAGATGTCTACAGTCGATATAACCTTTTTTATTCTTTACGATTACTTTGAGTGTAGTTCTATTTATAGCGATATATCCATTCTCTAATCCAAAATCAAATATGTTGGAGTGCTTTTTCTTACTTTCCATTAGCGTTATTTCATGTTCTCCGCTATTTACAAACCCCATATAAACACCATCTCCTAATGATGTATAATTCTTAGATTCCCACTTTCCAATTACATTCAGTGAGTCATCTATTACCAATTTTCCACCAGAGAATTTAAACTCCTCTGTCTCTTCGTCATCAATATCGATAATATCTACAATATTATCCTTGATTTTTTCTTTCTTAGTTATTAATTTGTTAACTTCTAATGTTTCTTTTTCTTCTGATTTTTCTTTCTTCATAATTTTTTATTTTTAATTTGTTATAGTTTCAAACGGTTGGTACAATCGGTCCATCTTTTAGTAGAGTCCATCCATATCCATCTATTACTGTTATTGTTTTTGGAATATTTTCTTGAACGATACCTTTTAAGAATGTGAAGTTATAGACCTTTCCTAAATACTCTATCATTCCAACATGTCCACCGAATTTTCCTTGATATACACCATCAGGAACTTCAGGAAATGAATTTGTTGATCTAGTTTGCCCAGTTACATCATATTCTTTTCTGATTTTATGAGCGGCCGGAAGTTCTAGATAATGAGTCGGCCGGAAACATTCTTGACATCCTTCACATAAACAAGTCATCCAACCTTTCTTTTTATAATTATAGTATCCAATAACATATCTGTCAAGTTCTCCATTAACGGCCGGAACAAAACAAACACATATCTTAGAATGGCCGCCTTTATATTCTTTTGGTAATCCATCTACAGCGATTTTCTTGAATAACTCGACCATCCATACTTCATAATCTTCCTTATTTCTTTCATCCGACACCCCAGCATCATAACCCTCAAAATAAGAAATATCAGATAGTATTTTTGCATCTTCATAAACTACCAGATCTCTAACTTTCGGATCATGACCTTCTTCTAATAAGTCATTTACACTATTCAGGTGTTTTCCTAAATATTTATCTCCTTCTTTACTTTTCATCCTTAAACTCTTTTATAGTTTCTTCAAGTATAATCTTTATAGTATCTTTTGTAGACCCATTTTGAAATTTCGCTAATATACTTTCCTTAAGCAGATCTATTACTTCATTTTCAGCCTCTTCTACTGCTCTAACTGCATTACTATAATCAATTATAGATTCATCTACTTTACAATAACACGGTTCATAACTTAATGTAGATAAAATTTCAAACGCTCTATTACTTTTCATAACTTCTTATTTATTATATCATATATAAGGTTTTTAGTCTTTATTCCACAATTTAGCACTTAAAGATAGAGCAATACAGTATAACCCAACACTTCCAAGAATTAATGTTTTATATGAACTCTCTGGAATACCTACTAAAAGATTAGCAAACTGATTTCCAGAAAGACCAGCAAAAGCCCAAGCACTAAGTATTAATCCATGAATCTCAGATACGTCTTTCATTCCATACCTATCAGCTAGAACAGAAGGCATTATTGAAAACATTGCCCCATACCCAGCATTACATAAAAGTACAGCTACCGGAATAAAACCTGGAGCCATAAAAGCTGTAATCCCCGAAAGAACAGAGAATGTTAAGATTATTCCAAAAAGTTTTCCACGATTTTTAAAATAATCAGACCACCAAGCAACTCCAAAACGACCTAGAGAATTAAAAATAGCTGAAAATACTAATCCTAGAACTATTCCAATTCCAGCTGTTTCATAGTAATATTTCTCATAACTTATAATTGCTAATCCAGAAGAGATATTTAAATAAAAAATCAACCATATAGTAGTAATTGCTGGTAGATTTAGGAGTTGTTTTTTCCTATCAAACCATTCCTTAAGTGATTTAAATTTGGGTCTTGATGTATTCTCTATTTTTCCTTCTTCTATTGGTTTTTTAAGAAGTATTGCAGCAAGTAACATAATCAAAGTATACCAAACCCCAAAAGAGAAGAAAGTACAGTATATTCCACATCTTTCTATACTCCAATTAAGAAGAGGTGTTGCTATTACTTTCGCTAATCCAAATCCCATAATAGCAAGTCCAGTAGCAAGACCTTTATTATTCTTGAACCACATCATTAGAGTTTTTACTGGAGTGATATATCCAATTCCAACTCCAGTACCCATAATTGCTCCATAACTAAGATAAAGAAGTGGCATAGAATTTATATAACATGCTACTCCAGATAAGATCATTCCCGAACCAAAGAGGATAGAACTTATAGTTGCAGCTTTCTTTACATTCTTTTCTACTAAGGGACCGAAAAAAGCTGCAGAAATCCCTAAGAAAAATATGGCTAAGGAAAATGCCCAAGTACAATTACCAGTAATAGATTCTTTTATATAATCATACAACAAGGACCAACAATAAACAGTTCCTATACAGCCATGAATTAGTAGAGCAGGTATAGCTCCATGTAACCATTTTTTACTCATAATTCTTTGATAAAAAATACTAAGAGGTTTCCCTCCTAGTATTCATTGTTTTTTAATTACTTTTTCCTTCTATATTTATATAATTTACACTCAGATGTACATTCCATAATACACTGACTTCCACAAAAAGTATCAAGATCTGATACACTATTAGTTGAATAGTTGAGATTATTCTCCTCTATCTTTAATGGTGTTAGGTAATTTCGTTTAACGTATCTAACTCTAAAATTAGAACGCCTTTCATTCTCTAAACCTCCAATTACTCGAGTTACTACTAACATTGTAGTATTTTCTTTACTTACTTTAGCATTGTGTGATAATTTAACAAAACTATCCGTATTAATATCTCCATACATATTGATTGGTCCAATTACAAAACCAATTTCATTATCTCTAGTATCAAGAACTAAGCTTCCTGGTTTAAAATCAGAATATTCGTCTAATAAAATCCTATCTCTAGCTTGAATACATTGATTGATATAAGGAATAGCTTCATCAACATCATCTAAACCTAAACTAGTTTTTATATCTTTAAGTATTTCTTCCGTCATGACATTACTATTTTTTACCACTAAACAATAATGTAACTAAAGAAACTACATCTTCAGTTTCTTTCATAATCTCCCATGATTCTTGAACTTTTCTAATCACATCTTTAAGTACTTCTTTTGTTGTTTTAACTCCAGAATAATAAGATGTAATTAGGAGAGGAATTTTTCGATCTAAGCTTGATACTTCTGAAATATCTGTTTGATTTTGGATAATTGCTGGGAGGATATATTCTTGAACAAAATCTACTGAATACTTGGGAAATTTTTTTGATAATCTCCAAGATATTAAGATAAATTCAATTATGTCGTCATAAGTTTTAATATATTCTTCAAGATACCCAAGAGTTTTTCCTGTATTTACGGCAACTGAATATATATTATCAGGCCATAAAGACTTTTCCTTATTAAGACTCTCCTTAACAGTTTTTATCGCTTCTTCTATATCAGTTACAGGATTTACTGACTTTTTGTAATTATCTTTTGTTTCCTGTACGACTTCATCATCCTCTGATTTATCTTCCTCAATAAAGTCCCATTCCAAAACTTCAGGAGATCCACAAAGAACTTGATAATTTTTCTTTGTATCTTCAATATCAATACTAAGAGTTAATGTAGTATTCTCTTCGAAGTCTTTATTCATCTCTAAAGAACTTAATACTTTTCCTAAGTCTTTACTTTTTACTGTTAATGTTACTGTACGATGCATGGTAAAAAATTTTTAATGTTATTTTCCATATAAACTATTTCTTTTTCACATGATGGATCTAGATTAACTACTCCATCATATTTAAGGAAATCAACGCCATCTGGATACTTACAATGAGCATGAACCGACCATCTTCCTGTAGGTTTCCATATAGTTTTTGAGAAACATTTATCATAAATATCCATATCTCGATTTCCATAGATAACATTTCCTATAAATTTAGGACTAAGTTGTTCAAGATATTTAATTCCAGCGTGTGTACAATAAAAAACAGTATCATCTTTTTTAATAATTATATGGGTTTTCAAGATATCATTTAATCTCTTTAACCATGTCAATGCTTCTCCTGGAGTTAAAGATCTAAATTCGTCAGCTGTTGTTGTTAAAAAGTCTGTTGGAAGTGAGTTATAAAGCATTTTGGCAATAATAGCTCTACTTCCTCCTGAGTTACTACTTGCAGCCCATCTCCAGAATAAAAATTTTCTAAGTCTACGTTCATGATTTCCCTCTAAGAATATATTATAGTATGATGCATTCTTAAAAATCATTTCTATAAGTTTTCTAGATCCACCTTCTTCTGGACCATCAATATAATCTCCCAAATGTACTCTTATTGTTCCAGAAGGGAGATTAATTTTTTGATAGAGAGAATAATTGGAATGAAGATCAGAGAAAAAATACATCGTCTCTTTTCTTGGAATATCTAGAATTACTTCTTTCTTCTTCCAGTAATCCATAACATCAGAGTATCCTCCAAGTTTCTTTGTATATCCAAGCTGAAGATTTAAAAATGTAATAACTTCTGCCTCTAATTCTTCTTTCGTCTTCTTTTTAAACCCTACTGGACTATATTTTTCTGGATTTGATGTATAGTCGTGAGGGATATTAAAGATTTTATAGAAACAAGTATAACCATAAATCATACCCATATCTTCCAAAATCTTTGTTTTCTCCTGATCATAATCGATAACAACTAGACATCCAGATTCGAGCTTATTATTAATTGCTTCAAACCATGACTTAAAGATGAGATTAATATTCGTTCTTCCCAAGATATCAGTTGTTTTATCTCGATCTAACTCAGGCATACTATATAATCTCTTGAAAATAGAATAATCTAGAAAGAAATTTTCTAGACCTTGAGATTTAACCCATTCAAGCTTTTCACTTTTTGCTAATCCCTTTAAAATAATAAGTGTTTTCATTTTTTTTTATTCTGGTAATGTATTTTTTCCTACTTCTTGAAATTTAGGGATAAAACTAAACATAAGACTAAGAATTTGATTTACAGTTCCCATCTTACTACCAACTAGAGGAACTGAACTAGCATCACAAGCCATTCTAACTAAAGAATAGTATTTATAATTCTCTGGACATCTTACGATAAGTTTAGATGAATTATTTAAATATCCCAACTGATAAAGAGGAATAGGACTCTGAGATCTCCCCAAGAAGTTTATAAAGATGCAGTCTGCAGCAGCCATTGCCATTCTTTCCCACTGAAACTTATTAGCCATTTCTTGATTAAAAATACTAGCTTCTTTGTTTTGTGGGGAATACCAGTTATTAAGAATTATGTAATTATATTTTGTAAATAGATTCATTAATCCTTTTTGTGGATCTACTGCATTAGCTAATCCAGCTACAAATTTGGACTGCCAATTCATCTCGCCTGTAGGACCTAAGTCAATACTACCTAACAATAGTATTTTTAGTGCATCCTCGGTACCTGGAGGAATCTGATCTCCTACATTCAGTACCATTACATTATTACTAATTTGTTCCATATATTATAATAAATCATTAAATAAAAAAGTGTTCCTCTGATATAAAACCTGGAGGAAACACTATAGAGTTAATAATCATTTAAATCCATTCACAATAACTCAACTGCGGATCTAACCATCTTCTAAGTTCATCCATTTTTCCAGAATTAATTAGAAGAGCTACATCTGCATATTCTGAGGTACCGTATTTGATTAGTTTTTGGGTAAATTGATACTTTCTCTCCTCCGACATTTTTTGATACTCTTTATAATCTCTGAGAATGCAAAAGTTTCGTTTATTCTCTATTGCAGATTTAATATCTTCCTGAAGTCCTGATAATTCATAGTTGTTAAGTGGAAGGAATTCTACTGTTTTTAATGTTTTCCGAAGTCCACAATTAACAAACTTATTTATTACATCATTTAATTTATCTACAACCTCTGGAGGCATAGAAACTAATGCTTTATCTCCATGATTTATCATTTGAGAATCTGATGGAAGTGGAAAAGATACCATAGCTGAATCGGTGTTTACTCTTTCAACATTAACCCCCTCAGAAATACTACTACTATTATTCCGAATCATACCACTAAAATTGTTATAATATTCAGCTAATAATGGTGTAGTAACTGTAATTTGTATCATTCTACTTTCTGGGTTTACTTCTCTTTGAATTTTCATGATCTGTTAATTTAATAAAGTTTCTATTTTATTATATACTATCAATAATAAGATTCTCGAGGGTACTAGGAAGCGTTTAATCGATTTTCCATAACCCTGAACTATCTCCTCCCTGTTCTCTTTTTCTTAAGTCGCCGAGGAAATCAAAGGGACGTGGATTTTGAACAGGAACTTTAGATTTGAGAAGAGCTATAAATTCTTTAAACTTACCCTTCTGTGTTGTAATTTTCTCTAAGTTATATATTCTGAAGACTTCTATTCCAAGCTGTTCCAAGTATTCGTCCCTAAGGTTATCGGCGTCTAGATTATGATAGTCAGAATCCAACTCTAATGCTAAGGATAATTCATAAAAATAAAAATCCAATAAGAAAAAACCTCCAGAAATGCCAGGAAGTCTAAGAGAATTTTGAATAGGTACTAGAAATTCCCTATAAACAGTTAATGGATAAAAATAATCTATGTTTATTAAGAAATCTACTAATCTAGCTTGTTGAGATCTCCATTTTAATTGTTTTGCACGAGTAAATTTTTTAGCTGATTTTTCTGGATATACTATATTTTTCAGAGAGTATAAGTTTCCAGACTCTGATATTGAATACACCGGATAAGGTTGGGTTGGAATATCTGAGAAGTAAAATGTCTCTAAGTGATTTATATTATTTTCTTTCTTTTTTGCCATCTATTCTACAAAAATCAAAAACCAAACAAGAAGATTTATAAGTCCTCCTGCTTGGTTATAACGTTCTACTTTACTTTTTTCCCTTTCTTGCTTTAGGAGCATTAGGATCAACTACTGTAATTGTAAGAGTAGCTACTAGTGGATTATTAACATCTTCACTAGTTGTTGCAGTTACTTTAACTGTTCCAGGACAACAAGCAAGAATAACTCCATCTTCAATAAATCTAGCTACCCTAAGATTACTAGATTCATAAGTTACATAAGGGAGATTTGAAATAAATGGCTCCTGACGAAGTTCTAAAAACTTAACTTCCCCGATTTTCATTTCAAGAGACTCACCAACTACAAATTTAATACTTTCTGATTCCTTGATATTAATCTCTTCATCAGTCGGAAGAGGTTGAGGAATAGTAGCATCCTTCTTAATATCAAGACTTTTAACTACTTCCGTAACAGGAAGACCAGCTTGGGGTCCACCATCTGCGGCAGATCCACTTAATAATGCATCATTAATCATAATCAAAAACGTTTTTAAATCATTACAAATAAATTCTATAACCTATTATTTCCTGTATCTCATCTAGGTCATAATAATTGGCAGCATGTTTTCCTAAAGATTCTGCCATTTCTTTATATACTTCCATTCCAGCTCCTTCAATTTTTCCTAGAGCTGTTAATCTGGTGTAAAGTTTATTTAATTCGGAGTTCTTTTCATCTCCAGAAATATCTCTATTCATAAATGCCCATATTCCAGAACATCCACAATAAAGACTAAGATCGGCGAAGTATAAAAGTTCGGGCCGGGTCATTGTCGGGAGCATATTTAAATGATTTCCCAAGTATTGATCAGTAGCTTCATAGAGACATGAGAAATAAATTTGATCTTCTCTAATCCAATCATGATATTCTCTCCCGGTAAAATCGGCCCAAGAGTAGTTCCATTCGCCGTAAGTTCCATCTCCATAACAAAATCCATAGAAATCAGGATCCCAAGAAGAGTTCATGAAAGGTTGAGAAAACACTGGAAACTTAATATTCCCACTAAAATACCTCTCAAAAACTTTCATTCGCTTTTCCATACATTCCTTAGCATCCTCTAATTCTTTGCTCACTGTACAACCCCAACCTATAGAGTTCATAATTAACCTACGTCTTAAAACTTCATAGGCACAACTTAAATATTCTCCTGTGTAACTCTCTTCAGGCAGTAAATTTCCATGAGCAATATCTAGTTCAAATCCAAGAAGTGTTCCAGGCGTTGTGATTTTTCTAGGATTTGAGATGAGAGTATATCCAAACTGTTCAGCTATCCAAGAATATGTTATCTCATCAAAATTTTTAGATAATACTACTGAACATGCTTGATAATCCTCAGTCATATCTTCTAGGGTTAGTTTGTATTTAAGTATATTTTCTAAGATTGATACTCTAACTTCCTTATCTGATTCTAAAAAATTTTCAAAACATTCAGATAAGATTTTCCCCAAGTAATCTCCTGGCTGTGGATTTGTTTTATACTCAATGTAATCTGTTTTACTATATAATTTCATTGTTCTTTTATTTTACTTATATAATCTAAAATTCCTTGGACATGAAGATTAACTATTGCTTCTTTTCCTTCGGTTGATAACAAGAAATCCACATCTTCGCGGTTATCTTGAAAGAGATTTTCTGTCAAAACACATGGAGCTATTGTATGTTTAAGAATATAAAACCCTGCTTCCTTGTCACTATCGAGGTCAGTCCAGTCTTCCCTCATTTTCATTCCAGGGAGATATTTTCTTGCTGCATCATAAAGACAAGTTGCAAGAGTATCAGATTTACTTGTCCCATAGTATGTATAAGCTTCCCAACCCCTCGCATTCATCCATTCTGAACCATTCCCTGCTGCGTTATTATGAATACTTATAATCAGAGCATCACACTTAGCTTGTTTTGTATAAATTTGATTAGCTCTTCTACATCTTTCTCCTAAGCTAATATCTTCTTCTTCTGGGACTAATAAGATAGTCTCAATTCCATGTTCGCTTTCTAATTTTTCTTTTATGAGTCTTGCTATTTCTCTTGTATAAGCATATTCTCGTAAAACCCCATCTGGACTTCTTTTTCCAGGGGTATTATTTCCATGCAGTTATGTTAACTATATAATAAACTTTTCATATAGAGCAGAATATAATTTCAAGATATTTTATTATCTTGGTAAGTCTTTATTCGTTACACTAAGAATTATATTTTAATTCTTAGCTCGGTATTGGATTTACTTAGATTAGAAGTCTATTTCTAAGGTCTTTCACCGAATTTACTTACTAATAATTTAAGATATTACTACCTTAAACGGCCATATTAATAAAACCATTATCTAATATTATTATCATAATTTTTTATAATTTAAGGATGTTCCATAACCTAACGAAAGAATTAACTTAACTGCTTCTGATCCTCTCATATAATAATTACCATCAAAAGCTATTTTCTTATCTTTTATTCGTTCTCTTATAGTATCTACAGAAGGTTTTTCAAATTTACTAGCTTCAATACAATTAATATAGGCACCTACTACTTTTGTTTTATCTTTAGAGATTACATATACTACTGTTTCCATATTTTTTAATACTTTATCTATATTATTTAGATCTATAATAAAATATTTATTATTTATAGTTATACGTTTACTATAGTAGTCTGATGATTTTACTTTTTCCGAAACATTTTTACTATCTAATTTTAAAAATTTATTATAAATTACATTAATATAATCTAACATTAAAAAATTTCCTAATAGATCAGTTATAATTTTTAATTTTTTATATTTTTTAAGAGTTAATGGATTATTCATATTTCCTTCCAAATCAGTTACTCTAAGATTTTCAAATCTATTATCATATCTAATAGTATTAATATGATCTACTACTTCATCGTCTTTGAGATCTCTTTTTAAAAGAAATTCCATTATAATTCTATGAACACTTAAATTTCTTTTTCCCCATTATAAAATATTGTAGTTCTAACATATCCTTCTTCATTAATATGACAAAGTAATTTATTATTTTTTCTTATAAATCCTTCTTTACATACATATAATCCTGGATACTTCCAATGTTTATGCCATTCATAGTCATCTAAGTTACCAGAAAATCCTATTAACCTAAGAGCCTCTTCTTTTTTAGATAACCTAGATCTTTTCCAATAATATTTTCTATATTTATTCTTTTTTATTACTGCTTGTATTACAGAATTTAAATCATAACCTTTATTATTATACTTATTAATCTCAAATAATTCATTTCCTTGATCATCTAATGCTATATAACTCATTAACTTATCTTCAGAAATACTAGAGCATCTACCACTGTTTTTATTACTATTTTCAGCTATAGTTGTCCATTCAAGATTAGAAAGATTACAATTAATAGTGTTATGATCTAAATGATTAACTACATCGTATATATTAGAATCAGGATTTATAAGAAAAGTACTTGCAACTAATCTATGTGTTCTATAAGATTTAGGTTTATTATTTATATTCAATAAACTAACTTGCTTATAGTTTTTAACAGTTATAGTTCCATTTAAGATTTTATCATCCTTCAGTCTAAGTATTTGTCCAAGTTTATTAATTTTATACATTCCTTTCTTTATTTCAGGATATTCAATAGGTATAAATTCGGATTCAGAGAGATCTGGATACTTTTCTACTCTTCTTAATAATGGTACTCCATTAGAATCACATTCAGGTAAGTAGATACTACTATTATTCATATCTTCACCAGTGACAGATTCTACTTCACTTTGATTAACAATTAACTTACTCATTTTTATTAAATATTATAACAACCTTAAACTCATCTTAAATTTATTAAAAAGGGAGACATCGAAAAGATAAAGTTTGCAACCCTTATCAGATCTATTCTCCCCAATTTAAAATGAGTAAATTAAAAAGAACATTAGATTAATCTATATTTTTTATAAATTTTTCTAATGTTCTTTCATATATTAGGTTTTAACCTTTCCATATACGTAAAACATACTAATTTTTGTATAAAAAATTAGTCCATTGATTTAGATTTGGCTCTATATTTTCTAGTTTTAAAGCTTTTTGATATTCCTCATTATATATAATATCTGAAAGACTATCTATAAGATAACGATTAGTATAAAATTTATTATCTCTACTGCAATATAAAAATAAATCATCTTTTTCATTAATTAATTCGATTAAATACTCTATACTTCTAATAAAATTATAACCACACTTATTTAGAGTTTCTTGATCGAAGTTAAAATCATTATTAATTATATGAGGATATATAATATCTCTATTCAGATTTTCATTTTTAATTTTTTCAATAACCTCATTTACTTCCTTACTGGTTTCTGGAACAGTATGAAAAGTTACATTATCTAAATTTTCTACTAATCTTTCAAGTCTTTTTACATAATCTTTTGAATAGAATAACTTATGACTAAATATCCCTAATTTTTTCTCTAAGGATACTACATAATCTCTTTTTAAGAAAAACATACTCCTAATTTTTTTTAATCTTCTGGTGAATTTTTTAATTTTCTAGCAATAGGAGACTTGTAGTATATTTTATTAGCTTCTTTATAAGTTCCAAGAGATTTATTCATTAATTTATCCTCTGCCTTCTTTAATTCTTCTTTACTAACTCCAACTTCTTTCATTAATTCTAATCCCCTTTTACTTGCTTTAGATTCTTCATGTTCCACAAGTTTTCCTTTTATCCATCTTCTTGCTCCAACTATCAATCCTCTTTCTTTCTCTACAGCTGAATTATCCTCTAATTCCTTTCTAGACTTATCTAATTCACCTCTTACTTTTGAACTATTCGTATATCTACTTAATCTACTTTTATCTTCATTTTTAATATGACCTAATTCATGAGCAAGATCTTCATTACCAGAATCTGGATGATGAAATACTACTTTTCTATTCTCTTTTGCAGTACTTCTTATTCTCTTATTTAATGTTGGAGGTAATACTGATATATCATCTCCTTCTAATATAGCTTTAGAATCAACTACCATATCCCTTTCAATATTGGAACCTTTTATATCACTAGCTTTACTAATAACTACTCCTATTTTATCATCATTGGCTTTATTTACCAATTTTTCTGTAATATTTTTATCAATATTAACAGCCTTTGTTGCTTCATCAGCTAATTCTTGATTCTTTATTTTAGAAGTCTCTATTTGTTTTTCTAGAGATTTTGCAGCTTTATTCTTTAATTTATTTATACCGCTTTTAAAAGATTTAGCAATTCCTTTTAATCCATATTCTCGTTGTTCTACTTTCCAACCTTCAGAGTATAATTTTTCAATTAAATCTCTGCCAGTAAAAACTCTTACTACTGCTACAGTATTATTTCTTTTTACTCTCATTACGTTAATATTTCTTTTGGTGTTTTTATAAATTTTGCCCTCACCCTAGAATTTCCTTGAGCAATACTATCAATTAGCCTAAGTGTTGCCTCTAAGGATTTTCGTTGATGCGGCTCCCATGGTTTATCCTCGGAGTCGAGAATTCCAATCCATACAAAACCAGATCCCTTTGATAAACATTCCCAAACTGAATTAACCATTTCTGCTATACTATATACTCCAGACATTTCAGGGGTTATGATATAAAGATGTGTATTACAGAGTTCGGTTTTTTCGATGTTTTCTTTTTCTATACATTCAGGAGTCCAATCAGGTACGACAGGATTAAAATACTCTAGTCCAAGATTATCAAGTTCTGGAATAAGCTCGTCTCTCCACCCTGAATCACCACATGTACCTCCTAAGAAAATGCGCTTTGGTTTATCTTCTTGATCAAAACGAATCTGATCAGTAGACTCTACAATCTGAACACAACAATATTCTTTAGATGCTTTAGGAATAACACTTTTATAAAAATGTACTGAGGTAAATAAGGAATCATCAAACTTATCAACTCCCAAATCTTCTTTTATGTACTTAGTAATAATATCTATTATTTGTTTATCCATATTTTGTACATCCCTACGAGTTATATTTGTTTTTATAACGAAGGATATAGTGATTGTAAATTGTTTTGTATCTCTTAACCAATTTATATAATCAGATAGATCTAACGCTCTAAGTTGATCCATAATTTCATTCTCTAATTTTATTGCTTTAGGATTTTTATAAATATAGGGTCTAGGTTTTCCTGCTACATATTTTAAACCTGCCTGATAAAGTGAATTGACAGATACTACTTTTTCACTAACTGTCAATAAAAATTTTAATTCTTTTTTATTACTCATAATTCTTCTTTAGATTAGTAAATAAACAAAAAAGAAAAACATTAATCCAATCTATTATATAAATTTTTCTAACGTTTTTCTTGCATATATAAGGTTTTTATTCTATAGAAAGCGCAAAAACTCACTTTACTTTCTAATAAATGTGATAAAACTTTATAATTTAATTATTATGTTATATTTATTTGGATCTGGCGCATGGAAAGGAATAAGAAAAGTTGTAAAAATTGGATACACTGGAGACTTAGAGAAACGAAAGAATCAATATCGACTTCATAATCCTCTTGGAGAAATAATATCTACACGAGAGGGTTCTGAGGTGGATGAACTTAGACTTCATCTTAGGTTATTTGATTTTAAAGTTGAATTCTTAGATGAATGGTTTTACGATGAACAGCCAGTTTTTGAAGTTTTCGAGCAATCCTATGAAGAAATAGATGAGTGGCTTTGGGAACATAGAGCAGAGACATTATTATTTCCACAAATCCCTCTTCCTGGAACATTAAAGAGAAAATTACTTGACGAACTACAAAAGAAACACAGGACCATAACTGTAGAAGGCGAGAAACTCTTATAAGTGTAGAAAAATAAACAAATAGAAATATGGATGAAATAAATGAATTAATTAAAAACGATTTGAAAGACAGATCATGGAGAAATCATTATGATAAATTGGACCTATCGAAACAACCTCATCTTCCAAGAATATATTTCTTTGGAAGTGTTTTTGGGGTAATACTTTTCTTAGATGGTGATGGAAAAGATAGAAAAGATACTAGTTTTTCTATTATTATGAATCACTCGGCAGACGTTCCAAACTCATGGATATTAGTTGAGAAAGATTGTACGGATAGTACTTGGATAGATGATCTCATAAAACAATTCGAGAGAGCAAAAAAGTGGATGAAAATTTAATTTATAAACCAAAAATTATGGCAGAAATGAAATTAAACAAGGAAATTATTGCATTCCATAGAGGATGCGTATTGGTAGAGAACAAAGAGTTAGTAGATCCTAGAAACACAGAAGAAAAGAGTAAGAGGATATTAATCTCACTTCTTCAAGAATTAAAGAGATATAGATATTTTCTTTCTCCTGAAGCAATATGTAGGATGACAGTTAGTGATATGGAAAATCTTCATACAAATCTACTTCCATACATCCACGAATTATATCATTCTGGGGAAAAATTTAAACCTTTATATCCAGGATTTCCAGAACAAGTAATTTCTAAGGATAACTCAGAATTGTGGTTAAATCAAGAAAGAGTTTATTCTGGTGATCTTGAAGGATTCTTAAGAGATAATCCTTGGACAACTAAAGAAGAAAAGGAAATAATTGATGAAGAGCCAGATCGACAGCTTAAGATTATGACTCCTTCTGAATTTATGGATATTCCTCGGCAAATGATGTCGGCCGGAAATTCACTAACAGGAGAAACTAGGGAAGAGTTGGCATGGTTCTTAGAGAATTATCCAGAACTTAGCATCCCAGAACGTATACCATTTAAAGAAACAATGTGTATAGTAGCTAAACATCGGCCGGAATATAAAATTGCCGAGATTAATGATGTCTTGAGGTATAGTTTGTACTTGATGGGAGCTGATCCAAGTCTTCCACATGTTCCAAAAAAGATACAAGTTAACTCTTGGTCTGGTAAAAAGACTGATAATCCTGAATGGAGAAAACTTGATTCTCTTCCTAGATCAAAACGTAGAGAAATTTGTGGAAGAATAGAAAAAATAATTGAGGCTAAAGGAGTAGAAAACTGTATACGAGATGCAAAACATTTTTATGGACATTGGGTATTGTTATCAGAACGTGTACATCCAAAAGAATATGTAGTAAATTACCCAGAGTGTGCTGATTTCTTTGTAAAACTTAAGAGTAAAGGTTTATCAAAAGAGTACCGTACATTTAATTCTCAAGTACAGAATATGTATGATACTGGTAAAGATATTCTAGAAATAGCTAAATTTATTTCTACTCATCCAGGGGAATTTATTAGAAAATTTGATTCTCTCTTAAGAAGAGCTCTTGAAGAAGGTAAAGAATCTGATATAATGGATATCTTTATAAATACTTCAGGGATGAAAAATAAAACACTCTTAGAAATTCTTAGCTACTACGATAAAAGAGATCAATCAGAAAGTACTCCTAGAGTGGTAAATATTCCTGGAAAAGGTTTATATACACTAGAGGGATTAAAACCAATTAACCCTGGATTCTTAGAAACTATAAAAGATAATATAATTCGAAAAATATTTCTCAACATAGATTCTAGAATTACTGAGAAAGATTTAGTAAACGAGATTGTATATATCGATCCAGAAATTAAGGGAATACCTATTCCGAAGGGTATGAGAAATCAAAATGTATCTATCCCCAAAGGAACAAGATATAAAATCTCTGGAAATATTGTTAGGTTTTTTGTTCATTGGATTCAGAAAGATAGAGATGAAGACTTAGATCTTCATGCATTCTTATATAAGTCTAATGATGATATTAGCAATATAGGATGGAATACTTCACTTAATTCTAATGTTGCTGTTCATTCTGGTGATGTATTAAACCGTCCAGGAGATTGTGCAGAGTATGTAGACGTTGATCTAGATAAGTGCAAAAAGAATGGATATAAATATGTGGTGATGGATGTTTGCAATTATAACGGTCGAGGAATGGATACTCTTCCTGTATGGTTGGGGTATTGTACTAGAGAAAAATTACAGGAAGGTGATAAAACTTGGCATCCGCAAAAGGTTGAATTAACAGTTCCCGTTACATCTAAGACTGATTCGATAGCAGCAATGATGATTGATATCGAAAATAGAGAAATGATTCTCTTAGATTGTGAGACTTCCGGACTTCCAGTTAATAATAAAGATAATTATTCCTTACAGAAAGCAATAGTTAACTTTTTCTCTAAACAAGAAAAATACTCATCTTATGATATCATTAAGCAACATTATGAATCTAGAGGTGCTGAAGTTGTAGAAATATTACCGGATGATCCAGATATAGAAGTAAAAGAAAAAATATTATTTGAAGATATATCAAAGAATTATGTGAAAATACTTGATATTATCGGCGAATAAAAAAAAATAAAAAGATAGGTCTTGACTAATTAAAAGTCAAGTTAAATCCTATCTTTTTTTATTCTTCCTTTATTCTTCGATTATCGCACCGAAATCTTTAACAGCATCTTCATATACTTTCAAAGATTCAGAATTTTTATCAATCGAAGCCATACATTTATTTAGGAACACTAATTTTCCTGATAATCTTTGTTCCTTCATCATATCTTTCACCGACTCTGCTACACAATAATCCTTTGCAAAACCAGCTATATAAACTTTGGTATAATCTTCTCTAGCAATTTTATCTAGGAATTCATATCCCTCAGATTTTTTAGCGCCGTTTGCATAAGAAAAGGCAGAAAACATCTCTAAGTGTGGATTTCTTCCCTTCTGAATTAGCTCATATTTGGCGCCATGATTACTGAGGGACCATAAATTTAATTCCTCAACTAGATTTTTGGGCAAACTCCATCCCCAAGAACCAGCGATACAATGTTCAGGCCAAATAGTATGAACTTTTCCTGTCTTCTCTAATTCTTCAAGGTAGGCGATAGTATTTTCTTTATTATAAAAAGCTGGAGTATATTTTCCCGATTTTACCATCCCTGAAGTAATAGTTGTAAATGCTTCAGGAGTTTGTTCCCAATACATAGAATGCCCAATATGATAAGACATATGAGTATCTTGTGTAACTATGATTTTTTCCAAGATTTTTCGTTTCCCAGATATCCATTTACACAATTCTTTCGTTGCTTTCTCTGCTCCAGGAACATAGAGAGTTCCTTTGGGGTTACAAAAATCATACTGTGGGTCTATTATCAGTAATAGACTTTTTTCTTTTTCTTCCATAATTTAATTCTGATTTTAAAATTGTTCTTATTATATCTTCATTATCTCTAAATATCTTTTCATCTCTCAAATAAATTTCCCAATGATATTCATTAACATAATCATTAGCAGAAAACATTAAATCTCCAATATACTCGGCAGAAATCTTAATAGTTATTTCCTTGAGATCATCTTTTTCAATATATTGATGTTCTTTAAAGTATAGCGAATGAATGTAAGAACTATTAATTGTGCATTTTGTTTCAGAAATTAGATCATCTTCTGTAATATTTTCAAGATCAGTTATTAATCCAAAGACTACATAATTTTTTCTAGTTATTTGAAATTTCTCAATCCTACTAATATCATATTTATCTTTTATATTAGTAAAAGTATCTTCCATCATAAAATAACTAAAAGCTGGATCTTCATCTTCTTTTTCTCTTCTAATGACTGCTCTGAAAAATCTTGGATCTCTTTTGAATTCTATCATAATCCTTCAAATAATTCTTCTCGAGACACTTTTATTACTCTGGAAGTTCTTCTTTTAAATTCTGATCCTTGAACTCTATTCCAAATCTTCATTACAGTATCCATCCCATGAATTTTAGATAATTCTGAAATAGCTCCCGAACCTTTACAAATCAAAGGAATCAAAATTTTATCTACTTCAGTATAATCCTTTCCTCCAATTTGTTCAAGATCAGAACTAGAAATTCCATTACCATCAGTGGGTGTAATATTAATAGCTTTCTCTAGAGCTACCATCTTATCGTACGAATTTTTATTTATGATTTCAGTATCTAAATAAGATTCTGAATAATACTTCGCATGTAACCACTTAAGAATAGAGTATACTTCTGTTTTCCAGAGACCACCCATAGGATTAAAATCTCCTTCATCTCCGTGAATAGTCCAAAATCCAAGATAATGTTCAGTTAAGTTATCAGTATCAATTACAATACCTTTCTTAATACCAGCTTGATTATATAGGTACATCATTCTAAGACGTGCCATAATATTTCCGTTGGCTATTTTTGTTTGTTCTGGCATCATCCCCTCTATCTCGGATATACTTTTTCCAGATAAATCACAAAGAATATCTCGATCATTATCACAATAATCGTAGTTATAGAGATTTTCTATATAACTTTTATAGAAATCATACTGTGCAACTTCTCTATAAAAAGTTTTAACACAAAAAGCATTTCCTGTTAGATCAGACGAAGTAAGTTCATCTGGTTTATTCTTTATTGGAAGTGAATATCCGTAAAAAGGAATTCCAGATCTATTTCTAACTTCATTACATACAGCAGCCATAAGAGTACTATCTGCTCCTCCTGAGATACCAAGAATTAATGCTCTTATATTATTATCTATCACATATTTTTCGGTCTTTTCAACCATCTTATTAAATATGGCTTCTTGTTCTCCATAATTTAATTTTCTTTCATAAATGTTTGTTTTCATAATTATCAATGTTTTATTGTTACATTAATAAGGATTTGTCGGTTATCTTAAGGAGAAAAATAAAAGGGAAAATTTATTCCCTTTTACTTAAAAATTTTATACTAGATCCAGAGTTTCTTCTAAGCATCTAAATATATTAAGAATATTAAAATAACATAATTTAGTGCATAAACTTGGAGAATAATCCTTATCATAAAATAAACCAGCCTCTCCCGCAAGCTCAAACATTAAATCCATTGTAAAATCTTTGAGTTTATTCTTAGAAATTCTAATATTTTCTGATATTATCCTAGTATTGTCAAGATCTCTCAAATTTATTTCAGAATCAAATTTAACTTCATAGAATAAGCACAAGCCTTTATCAGATGTGCGCTTTTTCAGAAATTTTGTTCCAGGATCAATTAGAAAATATACAGATTCTGTTTTTAGACAATCCTTATACTTTTCCTTCAGATAATCGTCAATATTTCTTAGTTCCAGCTCATCCTTGAAATTTTTCTCAGAAATTAATTCTTTATCGACAAGAGCTAAATTATAAACTGGAAGATTCTTGATTTCTAAAAATTTAGATACCCAATATTCTTCATTATTGTCAGTATAAGAAACTCTAACTAAGATATCACCTTTCAATCCTTTGGATCCATAATTTCTAATCCATTCTTCTCTATCCATTTATATCTCATATATTTTAATAATTTAAATTGATTCTTCTTAGCAAAAATTTGTATGTGTTCTGGAGATAAATTCTTTGCTTTAAATTTCTCTAAAAGAATCTCAGAAGGAATATCTATAACCTTAACATAAGAACTATTATAGTCTTCAAAATGCTGTCCTGTTCGTTCCGACCTCACATTATATGATTCCGAGAATCTAATAGATTTCCCAAGTCTTTTATAAGGAGAGGAAATAAGTGATATTGCAATCTGAATAGTATCATTAAGTTCTCCATAATAAGATTTGAAATAATTATCAATATCTTCATTATTTTTTATAAGATCTAGATTAACATGTTTTAGATCTCCACATTTTGCATAGAAGTAAATAATGAACTTAGGTTGTCCGAAAGAATAAAATTTACGTACTAAATATACTTTCATCTTTGTAAAATTAAATCCCCAAGAATATTTTACTATCCTTGAGGACTTTTTTATTATTATCTTCTGCGCATTCTATGTATCCTATGAGCTCTAGATTTCTTCCTAGTATACTTCTTTTTTGATGTCTCTTTAATTTGTGGTTCTTTTGTTAAAACTACTTTCTTTTTAGGAGACACTCTAGCTTTTACTCCTTCTGAAATACCTGAACTTATAGATCTAGGTGGAATCACTGTTTTTCCTGATCCATCTGTATAAGAATTTGTTTCAGGGTAATATCTATATCCTCCAGAACCCAATACCCATGCTCCAAGTGCTGCATTATAAGCCCAAGAATTATTATCTCGATCACGAAAAATTTGTCCTTGTGTTGGTTTCTTTGGAAGTGAATCTGAAGTAGTTGTCCAAGTTTTTCTCCTCTCAGGAGATTTACTACATCCTCCAAAAATCAATAATAATCCTAAGATGAAAATTATTAATATAAAATCAATTGATCTCTTCTTGTTCATCTTTTTTCCTTTCTAATGGTTTAACTCTTTTATAATTATCATAAAACCAGGATAAAAGTTGTTTTGTTGCATACTCTACTTCATCCGGTTCAAGTTGAGATGATTTATATCTTATCGACCATTCAAGCATACAAAACTCAAGAGGCATAATGAAACTGTCTGAAGTCATTACTACTTTCAAACATAATCCTGGGGAAAGAAATCCTCTACCTGAAACAAACCTCTCTTTCCAGATATTATAGAGGTTGTATGGTACTTTATAGGTTTCATCATATTCGGTTGGAACTTCTCCTGTATCATTTACCTCCCATTTAACATCTTCAATCTCATAATCATTAAAGATCATTTCGAATTCCGTCTTGAAGTTTTCCTCATATATTCGATCAAGAGCTCCACAACCAGTTTCAGAAACCACGAGAATTAATCTATCGGCCGAATCAACTGCTATCACTTGACCTTTATATAAGAAACAATTTCCAGGTTTTAATTCAGGATCTTCACCTAAGAAATCTCTAAGCTCAGTTCTTACTTCAATTTCTTCTGAGTTTTCGTCGGCCGGATCTTTTTTCTCGTGTTTAATCTCTTCTGGAAATCTGCAAAAATCCCATTCTATTACTGCATTAAGTTTTACCAAGATTCCAGGGATAACTAAATCAGCCATTCCTTTCTCACAACCACAGCGATATTTCTGTGCTAATACTTCAATAATCATAATATAATAAATTTATTTAACTATATAATTACCATTTTCAGAAATAAAATCAATTTTTATAGCAGGATAAGAACCACCCCATATATTAATCTCTCGCTCTTTCAAAATTTTTCCAAGTGAATTAATCTTAAAACATGAGAATTCCATTTCCATTCGGATATTACTAAGATCGAGAGTAGAAAAATTAGGTTTATTAAGAATTGTTCTAAATATTTGTTTAACATTCTCTAGAAAACCAATCTTAAGTAATTCTTTGGCATAATATTCAGCTGAAGATTGATTATCAAATACTTCATCCGGAATTTCAAAAGATCTAATTTTTCGAAGCATTGAAATTACTTGACTTTTAGAAATTATATCATTGGTTGATAATTTCTCAGTACATTCATGGATTATGCTATCAATATCCTCAATAGATTTATCCACTACTATTCCTGTTACTTGTTTTGTTACCATAATTTATTTTGTTAATATTATACATCATATATAAGAATCTCAAGGGAGAAAGAAAAAAGAGAGGGAAATTAAATCCCCTCTTTATCATATAGTACTTTAAATCCAATATAATGAGACCTTGAAACAAATACATCTCCTACTAAAGGTATAAATCCAATCTCTCCAGTAATTTCATCTATATCTTTCGACTGTCTTCCTTTCTCTATATATAAGGTAGAACAATTAAAATCAAACTCCTTAAGAACTTTTCCACTTTTTGAATAAGCTGTAATCTTAATTAGCTTTTTATTTTTCTTCGTAATAAATCTACCAATCATTTTCGAAATTTTCTCAGTTCCTCGAATAGATATTAGTCTAAGGTTATTTTCTCCTGGTTTAATTGTCTTTGAATTTATCTGAGTTAGTGTTGTATATAAACTAAGACCACTCATTTCTGGTTTAAAATTACTAGTTTCAAATAATTCATTTAATTCTGCTGCTTCTTCTTTTGTTAATTTTTTCATAATCTTTATTTTTATTTATTCTTTTCATTAATAAGGCTTTCACGGGAAAATAAAAAGAGGGATTTATTCTCACTCTTTTCTTGCTTTTAATAATTCCTTATTAATTTCATTTTTTATAAATTCTTCCGCTTTTTTATCAATTTCATTATCACCAAATAAATGCACTTCACATCTATTTATTACTAATTCAGCTTTAAATTCAAAATCTACATCGCGATATAAACCTGATAGACTCAGGCATACTTGAAATACAATCTCGCTTGATATACTTTCCATTGTTTCCTCCACATCACGGAATAATCCTTCGTACTCTCCACAATGATTAAGATACATTCTTTCTATAAAACTTCCACGACTATTTACTACCCCATCACAAGAAAGGTGCATATATATTCCACCTCCTTTATGATAAGTTTTAAGATTAAGTAAAATAGTATTCTTTTCTTCATAGAACTCTTTTGGGAATTTTATATTTACCCCTAATCGTATCGCATCACTACATAAGTCATACATACCGCGTGAAAAATGATGAGTAACTGTCAATGGATGTTCTCTATAAATATCACAATTCAAGTTTCCTATCAGCTTCATTAATTTTTCAAATGATATTTCATCTGGGATATATTCAAGTATTTTATTTATCTCTCTATCTACCTCTCCAGATCTATCTATATACAAAGTTTTTGAATTTAATAAGGTTCCATATTCATATTCTGTACATACTATATAGCCACCTAATGATCTAACATCTACCGCTTGTACTTTCTTATTGTTGCCATAATCGTATGTTACATCTACTAAAACTGTTTTTGGTTTTTCAAAACTTATTACGTTTTGTAAAATTTGTCTTTTCATAATTTTCCTTTCTTTTTTAGTTTATTAATATTTTATCATATATAAGGCTTTTAAGGAAAATAAAAGAAGTGACTATTAATTTAATCACTCCTTTCATATTTATGTTTATCTCTCTATTTCTACTATTTTTATAATAGTTCTACATTTAAATCCATTCATTCGAATTCTATCTATATAGTTATATTTTTCCTCTGGTTTAAGAGTTTGATTGTTTTCCAATTTTTGTGATAGGTTTATGAATCTTTGAACGATTTGTCGACTTTTAAATTTATCAGCAAGTGGTATTATTAATTTAATATTATCACTAGTACTTAGTTTTATTTTTGCGATTACATCTATTGCATCAACGACTTCTTTAGTAGTAATTCTTCCTCTATTGTAATTCTTTAAAGCTTGATCGCATTTATTAAACAATTTTCGATAATATGTTAAAACCTTTTTCTTTTCTACCCTTGATTTTACTGTAGGATGATAAGTTTTAAAATTATTATTGATAATTTCAAATTTAAGGATGACGCTATTAATTATTCTTAATAAATCTTGCTTTTCTGAATTTTGAAAAGTAAAACTTTTTTCAACTTTCATTTTTATATTTTTAAGGTCGAAAATAATACCTTCAATATGAAATAATCTAGATATCTCATAAAGAAATTTCTTTTTCATATCTCTTATTCTAAAAGTATCATCCAGAGATCTTAACTTAATCATTAGTTCATTCAAAGCTTCTCCTCGTGAATATGCTTTGCTAAACTGCTTAATCTCTCTTTTAACTTGATTAAAAACACTTAATTGATTAATTTTGTTTCTTTTTCTCATAGTTCTTTTTTTTTATTATACATCATATATAAGAATTTCAAAGGAGAAAAATAAAGAGCCTCAATCCAATGTTTCCAAAGGATTAAGACTATCTTTTTTATTTACTATTTCTACTCTATGTGGCATCCAAAATTTCAAAGAATCAATCTCTTCATGGTGCAGTAAGAAATCAATTCTATTTGTATGCTTAGAACCCATAAGATCTTTTACTATCCATTCACCATTTAAACCTGGACATTTCTTAGACTGGATTAGAACTGTATCTCCAAAGTTAAATTTCCCACTCCTTCTGAGATCTCTAGAGACTGCAATCCATCTATGTTCACCTGTTTTAACTTTTTCAGGATGAACTTTACTTCCATCTGCTGTAATGCTTCCCGATCTAGCATAATAAAATGTAGCTAATGGAGTAGAATCTAAGTCCTTGGAGGGGCTATAAACACTCCAACCAAGGACTAGAACTATTATGATAATTAATCTACGCAAATTTCTTTTCTATTAAAACTTTCCCATTCAAGCTTTTTCAATGCTCGATTCAATTCAGAAAGTTTACCCTTTGTAATAGACCATCTATCGGTAGGATAGTCTAAAGATTCAAGATTTACTGGAAGAGGATTTTTCATATTCGGATCTGTATTACTATATAATCCGACCGGTTCAATCCAAACTTCCTCTTTTCCTTTTTCACCACAAAGTTTAAATACTGCATAAGTCTTAGCAGTCCAGAGAATATCAACATAATTTCCAGGATACAATTTATAATACTTCCATCTCATTGTATCTCTAAGACCAATAATTACTGATTTCTGGATATTATTACCATTCTCCATTTCAATCAACGGAAATCCAGGAAAACCATTATCAATTACTGGTTTATCTCTCCACAGAATTCCTTGCAAGAACTCAACTGCCTTTTCTTCAAGACCTTCACGACTACCAAGACACATAGAAATAACATCTAAATGTTCACGAATAGCTTTTTTCTTTTGACTATCACAGAATTCTTTTGGATTTCCAATTTTTGTTCTTTCACTAATCTTTTCCAATGATATATATGGAATAAGATCTGGACTTAAACTAGGACTCACAATTCTGTACAGATAGTATGATGGATCTTCGACTAGTTTGTTATTACTCAAAAAAATCGGATAAATATTACCGATCATACTGTTTGTTACGTTGTACTTAATCATTTCTTTTTTGATTTCTTTTTGTTATTACTACTATTTTTGTTATCACTATTTTCTATAAGAGATAATCTAGTAACAATCCGTCCTTTTGTTAAATCATAAGGACTTACTTCAATTTTCACTTTATCTCCTGCTAGAATTCTTATATAATTTTTTCTAATTTTACCTGATATAGTACATAATACTTGATGCTCCATAGAATCTAATTCTACTGAAAACATAGAATTCCCGAGCTCTTCAACAACTTCTCCTGTAAATGATAAATTCTCTTGCTTAGCCATATCACTCTAATACTCCTTCTTTATCAATTAACACTTGAAGATTCCAAAATTTACTTGATATAATTTCATTTACAATAACTTCTGGAATATTTTTAATACCTCCATAGTACTTAATCAAGTCTAAAATATCTACTTCAATTGTTGTATATATTTTCGGAGATTTTTTAGTACCGGTATTAGTATCATAAAAAGTTCTTACACCTAATCCAAAATTATTTCTAGCGTTTTCTATCAAATCTTTAATATCCAATAATAAATTAGGTGTAGCAGAGAATAAATCAGATAATTTAACTACCTCTAGAGTATAATTTGTTGATTTAATTCTTTGTCTACTAATCTTTCTGGAAGCATCTGTAAAGTGATTTTTAAAATAAATACTTCCTAAAGATACATAATTCTCAATTCCAGATAGTATTAAACTTTCTGGATTACCTTGACTTACTACCTCTACTGCTATTTCATTTATATTTATTCCAAGATCTATAAAGAGTTTTCTGTAATACAAATTTCTCATTGCATTTCCATCTTTAAAATCTTGATAAAATCTCCTTACTAAGTTTTCTGCATTCTTATCATTATTATTTCCTTCACCAATATAAACGTCTTCTCTATTCTTATTCAAATCCCAAGAACATAATACAACTTCATGTAACATATTCTTAATCATTTCAGAAACAGATTCAGGAATAAGATCTGCATAAGAATCTGATTCACTTGATTTCAATGAAAGAATATCAAGAATATATTTAGGATTTGAATAACTAGAAAATCCATAATCTGAAGTAATTGTATATTCCTTCATTGAATTATCAAAGATATATTTTTGATAATCTTTCAGACAAGTTATATCATTCTCCAAAACATTTCCAGAATCTACAGCGCTTGGAAGAGAGTACATAATCTGAATATCTTCCGGTCCAGAACCAATTTTTCTGGTTTTTAGAATGTCAGAGATTTTTTTCTCATCTCCAAGTTCAGAAACATATAGATACGCTGGAACCATTGAAGAATCTCCAAGAAAATCAGAATTTAACTCGTTCTTTTTTCTACTCTTAAATTCTCCAAGATAATAATACGTATTTGTTAATGTATCATATCTTCCACCAGGAATCCACTTCTTTACTTTTTTATTTAAAGTACAATTCATTCTACGCTTCATCTCTTCGAAAGCACTTTTATATTCCGCCATTTCAGGTGTCATAAAATAAACACTTTCTTGAGAATCTTCTGAAAATACTGCTTCAAATACTGTGTCTCCAAAATTAGCTTTATCACTCTTAACCTGAGTAATTATATTGCCAATCATAGGAACTCCAAAAGCTGTCCGATACATATTACAAACTAAGTAATATTGTTCTGGATCAGGAAATTCATCACACTTTACATAAACACTAAGATCATTAGATACTTTTAATTTAAATGAATTAGATTCAATAATCACTTCATCAAAAGCAGATTCGATATTCTTTTGTACTGCCGCTTTATAAGACTTTTTTTCAGGGGAGGCTAAAAAAACACGCTTCCCTGCTGAAACTGATAAGTCACACGGAAAATAAGCTATCAAATCACTTGTTAATCTCCAAGAATTTTTCTTCATAATTTTTCTCTTTTACTCAATTGTAAACTTAATTTTTTTCTTAACATTATTGAATTTTATACAAGATCCTCCAAGATAATCATGAATCCTGTATATCTCATTAATAAGATTTTCGTTTGCTCCTATCAGCGTTTTTGGATCTACAAGAACAACTGATGCAGTAGTAAACCTTCTTTTTGCTGTATCAGGATCAATTAATTCTGTACAAGAAAATAAATGTCCGTCTGTTGCTATTACTGCATCATATAATTCTGGAATCTTAGAACACTCATAATTAAACCTAGCTTCTATGTATTGTTCAAAGCTAACACATCTCTCTCGCTCAGCATATGGAGTTCTCTTAACACTGACATAATCTTTCTCATAATAACTAAGAGTACTATTAACTCTTGCTATCAGTTCTTTGATAATTTCTTTCGTTTTCATTTAATATAATTGCAATTAAATCTTCAATTAGTTGTAATTTAGGTTTATCTGATAACATTATCTCTGATTTCTCTGGAAATGCTAAATATGTACTTTTCCAATAAGCATCTGGATCTCCAAGATTATTAGTTAACGAAAAATCCATTGAATCTTCAGGAAAATCAGAATTAATCAACCTATATTTCCCAGAAGTATACACAATTTCAGAAGTACTTCTATCAAGAAGATATTGAAAGTTCCCTATTTTAAAAGTATTCAAAATATAATCTTGCTTATGTTCAGAGGGTTTCAGTTCTTTTATTAAACTTACCTTCCAATTACTTAATGTTGTTTCTGAAGCTAAAATTTTATTATATAAGTCATCTGAATTTTTATACATTCCTGGAATTAATAATACTTCGAGGGAAGGAATATATACAAAAACTTTATTTTCCTCTTCCAAAAGAAAATATATACATGAAGACTCTGAGATACTAAGAAACTTACTCCATCTCTCTTCAGGAAATACTACTTTAGAATATTTTACATAATCTTTATAAATTTCCTTTCCAAGAATTTTATAATATCTACTCTTTGTTATTAACTTTATCATTTTTATAAGTATTAAAAAATTCTAAAATTTTCATATCATTCCAAGAAACTCTAAATGAATCTCTAGAAGTAGGTGCAAATATTTCTGAAACTGCGTCAACGTACATAGTATGAGTAAATTCATCTCCCATATACATTCTCTTCCAATCAGCCTCTGTTATACAATCACGTACTCCAAGCTGTTCTATCGCTAAATTATCAAATCCTATAGTAGCTGATAGATTATTTTGTCGAGTATACAAAATTCTCTTTAAAGTCTTTTCCCACTCCTTAAGATCATACTTGGGTGGATTGCCGAGAGCTCTTCCCCAATTTTTATAACCAAGAATTAATACTTGTCTTCCAGACGTTATCAGTTCTTGGAGATCTTCTGGGGGAAATATTCCGGCAATGATATGATATACTTTTGTTTTAAAATATGTAGTATATTCGTCTTCTAAAGTATTTATTAACTTTTTATCAAACCTATCAATACTTACTCCAAATACTTTTACCATATCAAGTTTATCATGAAATTTCTTACGCTTCTCTTCAGTATTTAGAGACCTAGAATTTATGGTAAGTCTTGGAACAAATCCATTATCATCTGCCCACTTACATAAAACAGCACAATCATCTATAACAGAATCTTCAGTTACATCTCCACCTCCAATAGCTAATTCTATTCCAACTTTAGGAAGCTGAGATAAAACATCAATAGTTTTCTGTAGGTCAAAAGACTTTCCTTCAGAGATACTAGATTCATGACAAAATGGACATCCTATAGAACACTTATTTGTTATTTTCAAGTCTATAGAATCAGGAAACTTTGAAATAAGCTCCTCTCCTCTTCTTAATGCTCGATAAGTTTTTGTACCTGATAAATTATTAAGAGTAACATAATAATTTCCGTTTATATAAGAATATTCATCTGTTATCATAGTACTTTTCCGAACTCTTTTGTCATTACTGTATATGGTAAACTAATCCAATGAGATCCCCAAGTCTGAGTATCTTTTATTAACTCTTTAAAGATTTCATTTTCATTTGTAGAAAGTGAGTATAGTAAGGTTGATTTTTGTTTTTTACCATCACCTTTTATTATTGTTTTATTTATAATCTCTTTTTCCAGACTTTCACTAATCCAATATAATTTTCTATCACTAAGAGAAATAGGTCTAAAAGTAAGCTGATTATCACTATGAAATCCTCTCCACTTTTCCATTCCAAGATTTTTTTCAAATTTTTTGGTTTTGATATTATAAACTATATCTGAAATTAAAGATTCGTTTTTCAGATAATTCTCTATATCACAACCTACTGATTTATTATATTCAAAATCAACTCTACCTATATCTCCTCCATAATCAACACTAACGATAATTTCTGGGTCATCAGTTTCTTCTTCATAGAAACCCTCTGGAGCATCTGAATTATCATTTCCTAAATATAGCCAAGATCTTGAATTAAATATAAAATTCTTAATTGATCTAGCTGATTCCATAATTTCAGGAAATATATCAGAACTATTATGATCTATCTCAGGAGCACCAGAATCCCAGTAATAATCCTCATCCTCTTCAACAATATCATCACTTGACCTGTTTTCTTCCCAGTCAAATACTATATCCTTTGCTCCAGTATATCCTAGGACAATTTCTTTTAATAGTTTTACTTTCTTCCGATTACTCTTATATTTCCAAATTATACCACATACATACTGAAGTTTAGTCATTGGATCATTATATTTTTCATACTCCCAACCAAATGATTCAGATCTTCTAGGAACATGTATAACTCCCTCTGAATCCATAGGAAGTGTATCAACCAATGAATTAGGATCAACACAGATTACTACAGAGTGAGACGAACTACTATTAGTCTCAGGTAGATTTTTTCTAATTACTTGTTTTATTCTTTTCATAATAAAAATATTTCATAATCATTTATAAGGAAAATAGGCTCTTCTTCAAAGCCTTATTAGTGTATAAATTAAAATTTAAAAGAAGATGAAAAAAGAAAAATGGATTACAAGAACTGATGCTGCAAAGTTAGCAAAAGTAAGTACACAAACTATTACAAACTGGGGTAAATCTGGTTTAATTACTATCAGAGTTATTAAAAATATGACATATGTAGATAAGAAAACTCTGATTGATTTATTGGAAAGCAGTTTATCTAAAAAGACAACTGATTTAGGAGAATTAGAACGCCAGCTAGATGAAAAGATCGAAAAAATGAAAAAAGAGATCAAAGAAGTAGAAGATGTTACAAGAATTATAAGAATTGGATATAGAAGATACTCACACTGCAAAGAATTAATTATTGCATCTTTAATAGACAATATTCATTACTATAATGATAACTCAGATTTTCACCGCATCAATGAGATTTTATGGAAATACTTAACTTTTCTTAACTCTATTAATAAAGGAAAAGGAGAAAAGAATGTTGACGAAATTAAGAAATTAGCAGATTCTTATGGTTTGACAAAAAGTGATTTTACTAAATATATTAATGATAATATAAAATTTTTATATGATAACAATAAACTAGTTCTCGAAAAACTTGAAAAGTTAACAAAAGAGAACATGACCAAAGACATAGAATTAGCTGAACTTAAGAGAATCAAAAATGTAGAAAATATTGATGTTACTTTAAGTGAAGAGCAAGAAAAGAGAATGAGATTATTAAAAACTAGTATAAGAGACTTAAATCTTTCTCGTAGAGCACTTAATACTTTAGTAGATTATGATATTCAACATAAGAATATGAAAACATTAGGTGATATTGCAACTCGTACAGTAAAAGAAATAAGGTCTATATATAATCTTGGTTATCATACTTATATTGAATTAAGTGATGTAATAGAACATTATGGTCTTTGTTGGAATATAGATATAGATTATTTCATTTTAACTGGAAACGTAAATGTAAAAATAAAGGAGGGTTAATTCCCTTCTTTTTCTTTCTCCAAATGATGTTTTTGCGCTCCTAGGAAACCTAAACCCTAATACATGACATAGAACAATTATAAAAGAAATTTTGTAGTTGTTCTTTTGTTTTCTTAAGAAATGTGTAGTGTTTATTTAATATATAATAATTATTAAAATATTATGAATGATTTTTGCAACTGTGGTTGTGGATTCAACCCTGGAAGTGATTACAATGCGTTCGGGGATATAGGTTACAATCTTCCGCTGATTTATGAAGTCTATTGCAAAACTATTCAGGAAGTAAATGGTACAGATCCAGATACTCAAGACAAAAATAATAAAATTTATGTCAAGAATGGAGTATTATACCTTCCTAATAGTTATCATGCAAGTTTCAAATCCCCAGATACATTGATGATCTACGATGAAACAGTAACTTACAAAGATTCTACCCTAGGTCTTGTAAATGATTAAGAAAATTTTATTAAACGTTTAATTAAAAGAAAGAATAAATTATGAGCGAAAAAATCTCTAAGATTAGTGTTGACGGAGTTGTATACGATATCGCGTCTACAGGTGGTGGAGAAGTTCCAGGTGATATCCAAGAACAACTCTCTGCTCTAGAAAATAAGGTAACTGAAGAAGCTAGTGCCCGTGAAGAAGGTGACGCTAAGTTATCTGAAAAAATTGAATCAGAAGCTTCTCGTGTTGATGGAATGGTAAATCAAATCAACGAAAATGTAGCTTCTTCTATCGAAACTCTGAATAATAATCTTGTTCAGGCTATCGAAACTATTAATAATGGTATTGCAGCTGAAGTAACTAATCGTGAAGAAGGCGATGCTAAACTTCAAGCAGCTATTGATGAATTAGCTGAAAAAGTAAACGGTGAAGGTGCTGATCTCACTGAACTTGAAGGAAAAATTGAAAAAAATGCAGCTGATATTGCAACTGTAAACAATAATCTTGTTGAAGCTGTTAATAATATCAATAAGAATGTTGCAGACGGTTTCAGCACCATAAACGGAGGACTCAATAATGAGATACGTCCAGAACTTGAAAAAGCTGTTAAATATGAAGATACAGCAACTGAACAAAATCCTGGACGTAAGACTATTTTCCTAAACAATCATGATAATATTTGCGGAAAAACTACTGATGGTAGTGCTGTGAATATTGCTATGGTTTCTAAGTGGAATAAAGTAGATCTAGGTTCTAGTTCAGTAGAAATCAACTTAAACGGTTCTGCTGAAAGACCTACTTATAACGATTCCAAACAAATTGCCCTTCTTGAAGATGTTCATGGCAATATGGAAACTATTGCATTAGTTAAGAAAGATGACTTAACTTATGAACTTCAAGTAGGTGATAAAATTGCTGGTACTATTAATATTCCTGCAGACCAATTCTTGAAATCTGTTGAGTACTCTGCAGAAGATAAATCATTGACCTTTGTATTTAACACTTCTGAAGGAGAACAAACTTCAGTAGTTGATCTTAGCTCTTTGGTTGATACTTACGTAGCTGGTAATGGTATTGAATTGATTGAAAATGGATTCTCTATTAAATTAGATCCTTCCAGTGAATCTTACTTGAGTGTATCTGAAGCAGGTATTAAAGTAGAAGGTATCAATGAAATTAAGAAGAATGTTCAAGAAGTTGCTGCTAACCTAGTAACAGTTAATGAAAATCTTGCTTCTTCTATCGATGCTATTAATAAGAAAGCTGTTAAATATGAAGATGTAGCTGACTCTAATCTCCCAGAACGTAAAGCTATTGTTCTTAAGAATGGTGATGTTATTTTAGGTGGTAACTTAGAAGGTGGTACATCTAGTCTCGTTCAGCTTAATCGTTGGGGTGTAGCTGATTTTGGTTCTTCTAGCGTCCCATTTAATATCAATACTCCGAAAGATGTACGTCCAACTGTACAAGAAGCTGGACAGTCTAGACCTGAAGCAAATCAAATTGCATATGTATCTGATGTAGCTGGTCTTAGCAATACTCTTGAAGCTTTGAATGCAACAGTTCAAATTCTTCAAAGTAAAGTTGATGTTCTTACTAAAACAAATACTGAAGTTGTAAGTGTTGACGGTTCTGCTGGTGAATTGAAAGATTCTTCTAAGGATTATATCGTATCAGGATCTATTAATGAAAATGCTGAAATCGTTGGTAAGTCTATCTCATTAAAATCAATTAAAGTAAGTGATAATGCTAGACTTAAATTGAATGCTGGTGATGTAGAAGCCAAAGATCTAAATATTTCAGGTTCATTCCCGAAAGCTAATGGAAATACTGTAATAAGCGTAAACAATGCTGAATTTATCGTATTCAAAGATATGGTATTTGATGCATCTGAAGTTTATAACGGTATTGAGATTGGTCTAGCAAGCAATTCTGTACTTCCGAAAAATATCTTGTTCGATAATTGTAAATTCCAAGGTGAATTCAGTAATAATGCTATCTTAGTATTCGGTACTCAAGACAATGCTATTATTACATTGAATAACTGTTATTTCGAAAAGATCAGTAATGCTCTTAGATTAAGTAATAAGTCTAATGCTTCTGGTGTAGTTGTTAATATTAATAACTGTACTGTAGATCAATGGGAAACTAGAGCTCCATGGCAAGGTTTCTTGATTTGCGAAGATTATACTAATAAGACTGAAGAAGAGGTTAATGCTAATAACTTGTTTGGTGACGGTAAGATTACTGTTAACTTTAATAATTTAGTTCATGCTGGAGTAAAGATTAATCCAGCTGATCCTGCTTCAGTTTGTGGCACTAAAAATGAAAGTCAAGTAGTTATGGTATGTCAAGATGCTGTAGCTGGTCCAGAAGGTGATTACTGTTTATCTTATGACGCGGCTAAGTTCCCAGTTGTAAGCTTTAAATAAAAAAAATAAATGGAGAGGGATTAAATTTCCCTCTCTTTTTTCTTCTCACTCAATAACCAAAAATCTTTAGTTATTTTCTTCATTATAACAGATACCATTCCAGCTAAGATAAATAATTTAGGTAATGATTGGTGAGTTATTATAAACCAACTACTTACTATTATATCTGCATCCCTAGCATAATTTTCTTGCTCTAGTGACATCTTTTCTCCAAGATTCTTAAATTCATTATATTTAGTGAGATACTTTTCTGCAAATTCTGCTCTTTTCTTTCTCTGCTTTCTTATTTTCTTTAAAAACTCTTTCTTTGTCAGCCACTTCTTTTCATAATATTCTTTTAATCGATTCTCTCTACACTGACATTCATGAAGTTGTTTTTTTTAAAGATAGTTAAGCTTTGTTTTGCTTGTCTTGTAATTTCTCCTGTTTCCATTTTTATTCTCTTTTAAGTTTATTAATAAAAAATCTCCCTAAGCTATTTCATTGTTAGCTTAAGGAGTTTCTTTCTCTACATTAATAAGGCTTTAAAGGACTCAAAAAGGAAGAAAAATAAAATCCATCTATCTTCACAGACCGATGGACTAAATAGGGTATAACAATATTACAAACTTAAAAGAACCCGTTAATTCTTTTCTTTATCGTTTAGTAACTTGTCTTCTTTTTCCTTTATTTTTGTTTCTAAGTTCTTATTAATATCTTTCATCCAGTTAATTGCTTGATCTTGTATAAAAGTGTTCATCTTATTTTTTACTTCTGAAACACCATCTATTACACTATTCGTCTTCTTAACTGCTTTATATATTAAATATATACCTCCAATAATTACAGAGGTACCTACAATTACTTTTACTGTTTTCATATTATTTCTCACATTTATTTTTATTACATATATAAGGCTTTTAATCCTCTTCTTTTACCTCCCTTACAAGAAGATTCATATTCCTTGCAAGAGATACCATATTCTTAGTTCCTTTATTCTCTGCAACCGAACTAAAGAAAGCTATACATGCATTAGCCACTTCTGCCATTTGTTTATTTCTCCTATACCCAGCACTTTTTCCATATCTATCCCAATCAGCTGGATAACGCAAAACTTCATAACCTTTTTCTTCAGCATATTTTTCTCCAAGTCTATCAGCACCTCTAGCACATCCACTAACAATCACAATCTTTTCCGTTGGGTCTGCTGCTTTTCTTGATAAAATAAGATCACACTTCTCCTTAAGAAGATCGTAATCATCAAATTCTCTAGAACCACAAATAATTACTCTAAACATCTAAATAACCCTCCAATGTTTTAATTATAGAATCAAGTCCTTTATCTTCTCGCTGGGTAGATGACAGCCCAGATAAATAACCATGTAAATAATAACAAAAATTCTTAGGTAACGAAATCATGTCATCTTTTGAAGAGATTTCCGGGCTGAGATAATCCTCCAGCGGTCCATTACAATTATACCCATTATAAACATACCACTTTCCTGATTCGAAGATATATAAATACTCTTCAACTCTCTTAGGTGGTTTATCTGAAAAAGCTGGTTTGCTATTCTCCCAACTCTCACCTCTTCGAACATAATAGTCACAACCCTCAAGAGACTCTGCGATGGAACTGATATCACCACCTAGAATTAACTCAAAAGCTTTCTCAAATGAATCATAATAACACTGCAAAATCTCTCCAACACCATCTAAATAACCGTCAAAGTGACAATAAATAACCATATACTCTCCTCCTAGATAAACTTGATGTCCATGAATGTTCTCGTATACCTTTCCAATCATTTCAGTAGGTATCTTAACTGAAATAGTACTTCTTGTTGACATAATAATTTAATTTTTATATTTATTTTTCTTTCTTTCCTCTAACAATATCTGCAACTCTATCTCCTGCAGCATCTTCTATTTTATCTCTTTGTTTCTTGAGATTATTATCACGACCATAAACTGCACCAATAATAGCTCCAGCAATTGGGATAGCAGCTGTCGCAATTTTTAGCTTTCGTTTCTTCTTTCCAACTGTTTCTATCATATTTTTACGGCTATTATTAATTATATCATGTTTACCTCTTCTAACCTCATCTATTACAGATTTTTCAAAAGGATCAACAGAAGCATTAATTCTCCTTTGCATCTCTGTTTCTACTTTCTCAGTTCGATAGTCATGAACTTTATTTATTCTAGCATTAGTAGCATTTTTTAATTTCTTAATTGAATTAATCTTCTCAAGCTTCATTTTACCAGCAACTCCAGCTGTAGCACCAATACCAGCTCCTAAAGCAGCATCCCATCCTTTATCAGATTTCTTTCTCTCTACTTCTTTAGAGAATAATTTACGTTTTATTACCATTTAACAACTTATTTAAATATTTAAAAAATTTACTACTAAATTCTGGATCTTCTGACTGAAAACACCACCTAAGGATCTTTCTATCATAATTTTCCATACTTGAAACTTCCCCATTTAAGTACGTTTCATTTAATTTTATCACTCGTTTCCTAAAATATTCCAAATCTTCTTTTAGAACTTTATTTATATTTCCCAAACAATCTGAAGTTCCTTGATATAATATAAGAACCTTCCACGTTTTTCCAGCTCTTATATTATAATAATCCTCTGATAAAATATCCATTTCGAGTTCCTCAATTTCATCTAATATATTCATTGCCATAAATCCAGGAAATTGGGATATATAGACATAAAACTCAGTCTTATGCTTATCTTTTAATTCTTTTTCTGTTGGTGGATTAATATAAGAATCTATACAAGATATTGCTTTAGAAATTAATTTACCTAATTCCATAATTAACACACCTCCTTTCTAGATAATAATTCATAACCTCTTACTCTTTTTTTCTCTCCATCTACAACTTCAGTAGATTTATACTCCTTTACCTCAAAGTAATTTTCTAGGTCTTTTGCTTTTGGTGTAGCATCATAATTAATACTAGAATATAAATAACCTAACCTATCTTTTATACTAGATAATGTTAATTTATCTCCTACTTTAAATTCTGAATAAATATTAGACTCTAATAGTTCATAGGAAAATGTTACTACTCCCAACTCTTTTTCTATGTCATACCTGTTATATCCACAAGCTTTAAGTTTTCGAGGACCTAATGATATATAATAAGATTTAATATTATCATGCTCCCCTATCTGATCTAACACTACTCCTATTACTTCATCTGAAAATCCATATTCACATAAATATTTCAATTTACTCCTAAAGGTTCCTAATTTTTGATATTCTCTCAGAAATTCAGATACCTCCTGATTTATTATATCATCAGGAGATAATGTATTATGAATAGTAGAGAATACTGTAAATCTATCTTTATAATCTATTTGTTGTATTCTGAAAGCTCTAATCTCATTTACTAATACTAAATTATTAAGTACAGGAATCAAAGTACCACCTTGATGTTCATTTACTGCTACATAACTATCTTTATAATTTTGAGTTTTCGCAAGTGTTTGATAAGCTTCAGCTAATGTTAATTTAGCCTCATCTAATGCAGTACTAAATGCAGATAATAAATCGTTAGTAGCCTTCTTTTTTCTTTCTATTTCTCTATCAAACTCTTCTTGACTAACCTTTCTATAATCACAGGTAGATCTATAATAAAATGTAGCTTCATTCTTCCAAGGATTATCAAACAATCTTTGCCTACCCAAAATCTGAGGCAAGTCTTCTGATATATCAACAGCTAAGGAATCAATATTACTATCACTAAAGATAAACGATCTAGCACAGGTAGAGTAAAAATCTGCTCCTAAATAAACAGTTCTAGTACAAAAGGTAAACATTTTAGGTTTAACTCCTTTTAATGGCACTTTTCCTATAGTAAATCTCTTTCCTAATTTCTTTTGTATCCTTTTAAGATTTTCTGGTGTATCACTACATAATATATTTACCTCTTCTGGTTGGAGATCACATTTCTTTATAATACTGGTAATATGATTAACTGAGTTTACGTAGAATACAGCTTCATCACTAACTATTTTAGTAGGATATCCATTTATCATTCGAACTGCACTTTCAAAATTTTCAGATTTATAAGATTGAATAATTTCAGGAAGTTTTGTTCCTACACTCATCATACTAAGTACCTTTAAAGCAGGTTTTAATACCCTAGATGGATCCTCCTTACCCCAATCCATATTAATATAAGGTAAGCCATCAAACTCATCTAACATATTTAAATATTCCTCTAACATGGGTGTAGCTGATACAAATAATGCACTGTGAGATTGATGTAAGTGATAAAGGAAGTCTAGTTCTGTATTACTTTTAAATTTAGAGTCATGTAAGATGGTTTGAAATTCGTCTATAATAGTATAAAAACTTTGAAATATACCTAAAGATGTTAATATATCTTTTACAATCCTATAAGAATCGTAAGTAACTAGAATTTTACATGGTTTATCTCCTAAGTATTTTCTCTCATTTAGGTAATCTTTAATTTCATTCATTAATCGGTTATAGACAGTATTTTTCCCATTAACCATCTCATCTAATTTTTCCATAAATACTTGAGATCTAGTTTTATCTACCTTGGAAAGATCTTTATCAACGATTAATTCCTTTTCTAGTTCATTCACTACTAAATAAACATCTCTACCATGTTGATCCTTTTTATTTTCTAATAACATTTTTCTGGGAGAACAAAGTATTACATTTTCAGGACCTCTAAGACAGTATTCTGTAAAACCACATCCAGGGAGTTGCTTATTAATTATACATTTTACAGGTAACTTGTAAAATCTAAAGTTTGTTCCTAATTCTGATATAAATCTTATCCCTCTAGGAACAATGTAATCATTTAATCTTTTTATCATACTATTTAATATTTTAATTGTTATTTTTTAATTCAATACAGAATCCAGTTACATAAAAGTGAAGACATAGGAGTCTCCCTTCTTCATTAATTAGAGTTTGAAAGGATAAGAAGAGCAAAATCGTCATTTAAATAAAGTAAAAATACAAAATAGTAATATATATTAATATGATGAAAAAAGTTCCACTTTAATATTTAGATTAGATTCGCCTCCTTGGAGAGGCGAAAATCAATAATATAAATCTTTATAAATATCTTCATTTTCTGAGTTTATTCCTATATATCTTATTCAAAGTTTCTTCCTTAGACACCCCTAGCGGTAGCGAAAAGGGGTGTAATATAAGGGAAGCTCCTTTGTCCTCATAAATAAGTTACAATAAAAATAAAGAAACCAAGGAAATAAATCCTTGGTTCTTATAAGTTTTAAATTTCACAATCCTCTATTAAAGTCTTGAATTGTTCAAAGTTTAAAGTACCACCTCCAGCACTTTTATGTCCAAAAATAATGCCTCTATATCCAGCACAACTAAATTCTGGAATTCGATCAGGTTCTTTATACATTGATATACTATATACTCCTTTATCTCTTCGATTACATACTATATAAATATCATAATCATTTAAGACAGAATTAAAGACTGTACTTGAAAATGCAGTTCCTATTACACAAACTCCTCTATATTTTCCAGCAACAGTAACGGGAAATGAGAATGATTTAACTACTCCTTTATTAATTTTATCCTGATTTTGTTTAAGAATAGTTCCAAGTTCTATTACTTCTGTCAATCTATCTTCCCAGAAACATAGATTAGGAAATTCATAGAGCCACGTATCAGGATTTAAGCCATATTTAAATTTCAAACCACTCTGTAAAGGAAGTATTACATCTTGCCAATCATCCTCTCCAACTTCATCTTTTCTCCAAGTATCATATACTCCAAGAAGTCGAATAAATTCTGGAATATCTTGACCTGGACAGAAAAATCTCCAAGTTAATTCACAAGCAGCTGGTCCAATCTCACGAATACCTTTAATTCCGGTGTAGTTATTTTGTATAGAACTTTCGATGGATGATACATGATGATCTATGAATATAAAGTTATCTCCATAGTGTTCCCAAACCTGTAACATAATTTCAGGAGGGAAACTTATATCAACCATACAGATCAGGTCATAGGGTCTTCCATTCTTATCTACATACATTTCTGGAATTTCATCTCCATAATTATATCCGGTTTTATCTACTTGGTACCCTTCATCGTATAGTGATTTTACTGCTATACACATACTGGATGTTCCATCAAAATCTACCCTATGAAAGATAACTAACGCTTTTTTATTTCTGTTCATATCCTAATAATTTAATTAATAAATCAATTTCACATTCTAGTTTTGTTAATAATTCTATAGCTTCAATCATAATTTATAATACGTTCTATAAATTCAGACTTCATAATTGCTCTCGCTTTAAGATCTACTATATGATTTAAGAGATCAAGTTCCGCACAGTTATACCAAAACCATTTTCCTCCAGAAGAATATTTAGTATCTTCTCTTTCTCTTCGTTCTTCTATAATTTTTATAAACTTTCGATATACTTCCTCTTTTTCTTCTGGGAGGTATACTATTTTATAATCAAACGTACTAGGATATAGTTTTAATTCCTCCATAAGTTCTCCGGCCGTATATCCAAAATCCTTAGCTACTTGTGAGAATGTAGAAATTTGATATCCGCGTTTCTTTAAGTAGTTCTCCATTATTTCTTGGGAGAGAGTTATACTAAATACTCGATTTCTACTATTATATTTCGTTATCATCTTCTTTCTATAAATTTAACTTCAGATTCGATTATACCACGACCGGATTTTTCATGGAGGGTTTTTGTTTTAGGTATATATCCAGAGTCCATAGGTTCAGTCATATAAAATAAACTAGTTCCTCTAAATGTAGCTGTTATTACTTTTTGGCCAGGTTCTACTTTTACTTCCATAGTTCCTCCAAACAATACAGTTCTTTTATTCTCTGGGAAAATAAATACAAATACTATATATGCTACAGCTATGATTATAATTCCCCAAAATATTAATGTTCTCTTTTTCATTGTTGTTTTATTTTATAAATTAATATTAAATTTTTATTGGTAGGGGAATATAAGTATACATTAATATTTCCTAAAGTATCAGAAGTTATTAAAGAGTTGTTATTTGGTTTAAGATCTATAAACTTTTCGCCTTTAGGAAGATTAATTGTTACTGTTGTTGAAGAACTAACATCTTCGACCTTTTCAACGGGTTCACAACTTACTAACAATAATGTTGTTAACGCTAATAATGTTAATAATTTCTTTTTCATATTTTTTAATTTAAATTTCATATATAAGAATTTCAAGGAGAAAAATGAAGAGGAAAACCTTAGTCTTCCTCCATTACTAATAATACTATGTTATACAATTCAAGCTTTCTTTTTATTTCGTTCTCACCATTTCCTATATTCCATAAAAACAATGGTCTTAGTTTCTGTTGATATCTATATTCACCCCAATCCATCTCTTCAATTTTTATACCCAAAGTGTCTTCAATCATCTTCTTTAATTCTAGATGATTATAGGTTATTTGCATTTTCTTATTTTCATGCATTTCCAATAATCTAAGAATTCCAGAAGACGCCCTAACAGATACTATTTTCTTAAGATATTCACAATCAAGTTCGGTAAGGCTATATATCTCCAGTAATATATTTAATTCTTTTTTTAAGTTGTCGAATGTATAACTTCTATAAATCTCTAGGGTATTTGATACACTTCTATAACACCCCATTCCATAACTTAACCAACAAATAAACCTAGTTATTGTTGCCTTTAATTGTAATTTAATTTTTCTAATAATTTTTTCCATATTCTTATTTTTTTTTAAATAAAAAGTCTACCCGAGTTTTTCTTCGAGTAGACATTTCACTTATGATCTATTATCTTTTCACATATAAGGCTTTGAGGGATTCTGATCTGATAACATTAATAATTTTTTAGGAATATCATCTTCTGGATAAAGATAGGATAATACATCTTCTTTTTGATATTTTTCAATCATTTCTTTCCATGATGTATAATCAATTAACCTAAATCTTATAAACCTATCTTCTACTGGATACTCTCCTCCAATTATATATTTATCATTCTCTTTTACATACCAAGATGTTAATGGTCTTTGTAAGAAACTCTCAAGTTGATGATGTGGATCTTCTCCATAACATGTATCTAGTACAATCTTATAGTGCTTATCCACATGTTGAAGAGGTATAATATCAGGTCCTAAACTAGTTATCATACATATAGACATGTAAGTATTAGGAACTGTACAACCTGATTCCTTAAGAGCTTCTATAGTATGTATCTTAAGAAAATTAGTGAAAACATTTTTGTAATCTTCTATATTTATTTTATATCCTAAGTATAATCTTTCAGATGGTTGATCACTTAAGATAGATCTTGGATTTTGAATTTCTATAATATTATCATATGTCCAAGATTTTTTATTTTTCCAGTAAGTATCAAAAATTATATTAAATAAATCAACACTAACTTCAAACCATTTACTAATCATATATTGGTATTTTAAATAATTCTTTTTCTGTAACCCCATCCAGAAATAATAATTCTCCAAAAGATATTACAAATATTAGATCTGGATTATTAAAACCTTCCCGATAAAATGATAAGTCCCCTGGATAATTTTTGGTCATTATATGATCTGGAATAAAGAATTCTACTCCATCATCAAATAAGAATCCCATTTTTATTCCATACTGAAATAAGAACTTATCAACTTCAGATAACTCAATATCAGGATAAATGTTTCTTCCTAGTTTTATTTGCTTCATAATGGTAGAATGGACAATCTTCGCTACATTCATCAGATAAAATGCAACTATTATTACAAAATGTTTTTATATCATTATACATATCTTTTACTGTATATATTCCTTTTTTCTTCTTTTCTTCATTGATTCCACAAATTGTACAATCTTGAGAACTAATCTGAAAAACTTTATTCAAGTATTTACGACGTCCAGCAACTTCATAATACTCTGCATAAATTAAGTACGTTATATCGTTATCAGACATTGCTTCTTTCTTACTAGAAATATAAGATCCAAGTACTGTCCCAATAAATTCAGCACAATCAAACATCCAAGCATCATTTATAGGAATATATACTTTAACTTTAGTACCAATCCTATAGGTTATTTGTGGATAAAAATCAATCTCTCCAGTTGATATATTTTTCTTGATGATATTAATCTTTTCATTGATTTTAATATAATCCTTATCTTTCTGGCGATTTATTATCCATAATACATTTTTCAACCATTCATAGATCTTTTTCGCTCTTCCCATTTTTCTTTTGCTAATTTTTGTAAATCTTCAACAGTATCAGTTTCATCTACTATTTCTATTCCAAGTAAGTTTTCTATAACATCTTCAAAACTAGCTACTCCGACAAATGTTCCATACTCATCTACTACTATTGCTAGATGTTGTTTAGTTTTAAGAAATTTTTCAAACAATACATTAACACTAGATGAGTCCGGAATAAATATAATATCAGAATCGTAATCTGTATGTTTTATTGTTAACCCTGGCAGATAAACATCATAATCTTGATATATGTCTGACTTATATGCTATTCCAATTATATTATCTTCAGTATCTTCCCATATTGGTATTCTAGAAAATTCAAATTCATCTGGAAAGTCCTTAAGAAAAGTATTAGCATCGAAAGATTTTACAACAGTTCTAGGAGTCATTATATTTCCAACAGTTAATTTATCAAGGGCAAGTAGATTTTTAATTATTTTACTTTCTCTCCCTGTAAATATTTTCTCTCGTTCTCCAATTGTTGCCATACTAGATATTTCTTCTCGAGAAACAGTTGCTTCTTCTGTTTTTGGTGAGAATATAGCCATTACATATCTTGATATCCAGACTATAGGATATGTTATATAAATCATCCAAGTTAATATATTAGCTGTAATTGAGGTCATTCTTTTCCAATAATGTGCTCCAATTGATTTAGGTATTAATTCACTGAGTACTAGTATTAATAGAGTCATTATTCCAGAGATAATTGCAAAATATTTCATTCCAAAAATCTCAACAGCCTCTATACTAGCTAAACTTGTACCTACTGCATGAGCAGCTGTATTTAGTGTTAAAATAGCAGAGATAGCATCATCTACCCCTTCATTCTTCAGCTTCATAAATTTTATTGCTGCCTTAGAACCAGAATCGATTTTAGACTGAATAAATGAAGTCGGTGTGCTTAATAATGTTGCTTCAAAAACACTACAAATAAAGCTAATTGTTATAGCTATACTAAAATAAAAAATCATTCCAAATAAAGGATCCATAATTTTTTCTTGTTTTAAATTTATTTTATTTTATTATTATTTTTATATCATATATAAGAATCTCAAGGAAAATCTAAAAGCCTTATTAATGATGAAAACATATAAATTAAAATATTATGAAACCAAAAAGAATAGAATTTATTGTCCATTAGCTAATAGAGCTAAGATGTTATTTGAAAGTAAAGATGAAGCTGATAGATTTATAGAATTCAACTCAGAGGATTTTACAGGAAATAAGAAACCTACTAGAGCTTATTATTGTACATGCTGTGGAGGTTGGCATATTACTTCTAAAGATAACATTCATATTAGTGAAGAAAAAGATATTGAAGAGCAAGAAAAAGTGATAAATAAAATGATTCAAAGCTATTCAAAAGATATTGAAAATCAAAAAGAAATAGAAGATATTAATAGAAGAAAATTAAATAAACAGATTACTTCTATAGAGCAAAAAATTGGGAAAAAAGATAAATATAAAACAAAATCTAAAGAACAATTATTATCTTATTTGGATGAAATAAAACAGGTTGAGGATTTTATGAATGCCAATAAAAAAGAAACATTGTCAAGAGCAAGAGCTTATCATAGATTAAATTTATTGAGAGATAAAATTTTTCAAGGACTTGTTTTTAATGTGTATCGTAAAATTGTAGATGAAATACGAGAGGTGAGAAAACTTATATTACTTTTTGAAAATAAAGAAAGGACAGATGAAATGTTAAATGAAATAGAAAAAGAAGTAACTGAATTAGAAGAAAAACTTGGGTATTCTAAATTAACAGAAGATCTTAGAAAGCGAATTATGGACACTAGGGAGGGAAAATAAAATTCCCTCTCTTTTTCTTTCCTTCAAAAACCTTTAAAAATCTTATAAATGTAATAATAACTTAAAAAATTTGTAAAAATGAAATTGAGTAGAAAAGAAAAACAGGCAAAGAAGAAATTAATTGGTGTTTACAAACAATGTATCGATGTAATGACAAGATATATGGAACCAGTTGCTGTTATATCCACTACAGAAAAGGGAGGTACTCAGATTACAAGTATGAGATTCCCTGACTATCATTACAAGAAAATTATTAAGGAGAAAATTCAAAAAGTAACAACAGAATTGAGTAATAACCAAGGTTAAAAACTCAGAAGACTTAGCACTTAGAAATAGGTGTTAGGTCTTCTTTTTGCTCTTCTAGAACCTTAAAGAACTTATAGATGTAATTATTAAACAATAAAACAATATGAAAATCGTAAAATCAAGTGTATCCATTCTCCCTCAAGAACCTGGGGTGGATGGATTAATGAAACATGTAGAAAAGCTTGGAAGAATAGCATATCTAAGTGAAGATAGAATGACTGAAGATTCTTGGGAAAAATTTGATAAGATGCTTTATAATCGCGGTCATTGGGCTGTTTTTAATTCTGGAACTGTATATCTAGATGTTCCTGTAAATTATGGAACAGAAGATCTTCTGCTAGAATTAGAAAGAACAACGAGTCCTTATACAAAAATTTGTTATTCAGATGATAATAATCATTGTTATCTAACTACTAATCTTAGAGTTATTTATCAGAAGAAACTGGAAGATTTTATGAATGAATACTGGTGTGAACCTACCGAATATCATTATCATAGAGTTACTTCTGTATGGGTTTGTTCTAGAGGTATACAGACAGAATTAGTTAGGCATAGAATAATGAGTTTTATTGCTGAATCAACTAGATATGTAGGATATAATAAAGGTCGCTATGGAGGGGAGCTTACTTATATTTTGCCTCAATGGATCTATCGAGTAAGGAATAACATAGGTAATACAGTAGATTCTTTAACAGGTCTCCCCAGAAATTATATTTTAGACCTAGATGGACAAGATTTGTGGGATCATCTTACTATTTATGACAGAACTGTAGCATCTCGAGATAGATTATGGAGGGAAATAGAGAATGAATATCTTTATGAAACTACGACAGATGAAGGAGAAAAACTTAAACCAGAAGAAGCTCGTGGAGGTCTTTGTAATGATTTAAAATCGGTTGTTGGGGTTACTGGTTATATTGAAGATTTTATAAAAGAGCCAGAAGAAGATACTCTAGAGAATGAAGGATTTTTTCATTTAAGATGTGCAAAAGATGCTCACCTCGATATGCAAATCTTAGCTAATGATTTAAAACAACAATTTATTGATACAGGATTATATAATTTAAAATAAATGGAATGTATTTGGTGTGGATTCAAAAGTAATGATCCAATAGAATTTGAAAAACATCTATCCGAAGAGCATTTTTTAAGTTATCAAGAGTATTGTGAAATTGAATTAACACATCAAAAAGATCTTGATAATTTTTGCTTTAGATGTAATAAATATAGAGGTCCATTATCTACATTAATTAAAGATTTTTATTATCTTCCTTGTAGAATATGTAGTAACTCTATTACAAAGAAAACAGAAAAACAAGAATTAATTAAGACTATTATAAAGAATATAAAATCTTTTTATGATTATATTCTTAGTGATAGATATTTACAACTATTCTTAATTGATAGCATTTACCATTTAGCTACTTATTCTCATGATTACTTGGAATTTAAAAAAGTCTTAAGTAAACTAGATCTTCCAAGTCGAAATGATATATGGTTTTTAGATTGGGTACCTGGATATCCAAAAATTATATCTATTCCGAATTTGACTGGTATAAAAATAGTAAATCTATCAGAGAAGTATAGAGTAGTATCAGGAAAGAATAATATAGAAATTAATAATTATAAGATTCTTTTTCCTGAAATTGTTCCTTATGATAAACAACATTTTAGTAGATATAATATTCTTAATCTAAATTCTAATAGAAAAACAAAAAGATTAAAATTAGATAATTCTCCTAATTGTGTTAAGTTTTTCAATACTCAAGGTTATGATACAAAATCAATATTTAAAGTTATTGATACTAAAACAGAAGAGCCAGTAAATCTAAAAGAAATAAGTTATCAAGATTATACTATAATAAAGTTAATTCTTTTAAGAAATAAGAACTATATGAGATTTGTATTTTCTATTTTCTTAGAATTACTTGGAGCTTGTAAAGTACTTAAAGATTCAGTATTTCTTAAGAACAGTATTAATTTAAATTCTGAAAAAGAACCAATAATTAATATTTCTTGGCTTCCTGAAAAAAATGAAACATTATCTAATAATATAATTAATATATCTATTTTATGACAACATCAACAAAATTTAAAGTACAAGGGGTAGGATTAGATACTTCGAATATGACAATTAAACCGTGGGTAGATCCTGAAGATGAATACTCTTTTGATTATTTTCATACATCTATCTCAGCTAATAATGATTTCTTAATTTCTGAGTTTATAAAGAGTTTTCCAGGAGGTAGCTTAATCACTTCTATCGATTTTTTAGATAATCCTGAAAGAACACTCTTAGGACATCTTCTTGAACTTGGAAGAAAGAAAGTAGACCTGTTATTGATAGATTCTGAAGTAATTCTTAAAAACCTAGGAACTGTTAAGGAAACTATTAAACAGCTTAGAGAATATAAAATAATTGAGGAGTTTGGAGTAAAAAATCCTAAGACCGCCGAAGATCTCAAAGCCATGGAAGAAGCTATTGAAGAGAAAATTAAATTCGTTTCTCTTGATTTATGTCCTTTGAATTTTAATTATGATATTGTTAATTATTGTAAGGAAAATACAATAGATTTGCTTGGCTTTAATCCTTTCGGCGGATATATTAACTCATCATCTGTAATATCTAGCTTTACCATTCCTTATCTTCTTGGTTTTGCTGGAAACTATTGTTCTGTTATATTTTTATCTGGACGTGATTTGATTTTATCTAAAGAATCAATGTTATATATAAAAGATAATATAATTGGATCTGAATGTTCAAGTAAATTTTCCTTAAAAAAGAATGTGTCTAGACTTCATAAACCACTTAAGAAAGTTGTAGATACTTCGTTGATATTTAATAAGAATCTAGTTTTAAGTGTAGATTCTCCTGAGTATTTATTTCCTTTGGAGGATATTAATATAAATTTAGGTTCTCCAGTAAATATTGTTGATGGAATTGATCCAAAATTAAGAACAGAATTAGAGATGTTTGTAGATGATCTCTTGGAGGTTACAGAATTTCCAAAAGATGCTACTCTTCAATCTAAATATGCTGTAGTGAGATATCAAGTTTTATCAGCTCTTCGAATAAAATTTCCTGAAACGGATGGATGGAATATTCATGTAGTAAATACAGGAAAACTCGTCTCTGGAATTTTAGTACATAGAGAGATCGAAGAAAAGAAGAAGGGATTTTTTAAAAAGAAAAAAAATTCTCAAAAAATTGAGTCTAAACATTTTCTCTGTGCACTTCCCAAAATCGATCTTCCAGTGTTTATAGAAGAACCTGATGATAAAAACACAGTCCTCGAGAACTCAAACCCTAATAATTGAGAAAATCCGGAGTTAGTTGTGTACCCCGGAAAAAAATAGAAAACATTAATAAATAAAAAATTATGAGAGTTTATAACGGAACAAAATCACAAATTAATTTACCTTTGTCAGGTACTCAACGAATTACTATCCCAGCACATTCTGTCTCTGGTGATATTATGCCTAGTAACGAATTTTTAAGTTTGCTAGTAAGTTCCTATGATTACAAGGAATTAGCATTAATTGTATCAGGACCATTTGAAATAAATATGTGTGCAGGAGTATCAGGATCAGTTGGTTTTGTAGTTCAATCCCTTGATGAAGCTATTGAACGTTTTGCACCAAAAGAATGTCCAAAGTGTAATCAAGATCCTTGTGTTTGTAATAAGGAAAAAGAGAAAGAAAAAGAACCGCAGCCAGTAGATAAAAAACCGGCAGCAACTCCAACAAAACCGGCTGAAAAAGAAAAAACAGTGCCTGAAATTAAAGAGGAAAAGAAGTAATTAAACCGTATTATAATGGGAATCTCAAGAGATGTATTTTATTCTTAAGAGATTCCTTTTTATTTTCAACAAAGAAAAATGGTAGACTATAAAGAAGTAAAATTAAAAGATGGACGTGTATTAGTATTCTGTAATTTCGAAGAACTTCTTAAAGATTTTTATGGAGTATCTAGTATGGAAGAAGTAGAACCTCATGCAAATTCAACAGGTCACTATATTATTCATTGTCCATTTTGTAGAGACTCTGGACATACAAAACATAAATTATATATAAAAACTGACTTAACTGTTGGTACTTGTTTTGTATGTAATCGAGCCTATGTACATGTGTCTGATGAAGTTGATACATCATTTAAAGTACCTGATTTTATGTCATTGTATTATGGATATTCAGGTCATCCAAATGTAGTTAAACTTACAGAAGATCCTATATGGACGTTAGATAAGTACTGGAATGAATTTGATAGTTTTGATCAAAGAGGCTATGATTATCTAATGAGTAGACATCCTTTTATGAACGACATCTATAAACTCCTAGACTTTAAATTTGTTGACGGAAATGTAGTAATGCCATTTAAATATCATGGGGAAGTATTTTATTACCAGATTAGATTTTCTGGAAAAACGAAAATTAGATATCTTTTCCCACAAATATCAGCAAAACCCCCTTATGTAATAGATCATGGTCAAGGTCTAAGAAATATAATAGTAGTGGAAGGGGTATATGATGCTATAGCTGCTTTAATTATGGCACCTGATTATATACCTTTTGCAGTTTTGGGAAGTTCTATATCAGATTATCAATTAGATTTTCTTAGTGAGTACGTTCCAGAAAAAATCTTATGTTACTTAGATGATACTGAAAAATCTATGGGTGTAGCTAAAAAAATAAGAAAAAGAATAGATTATTGCCCTATTAATATCATAAAATCTAATGGAGAAGATCCAGAAGAGTGTATGAAACGAAAACTTAGGGCTGGAAATAATTTGCAATGGATTAAATAAAATGATAACAGCATCGATAGATAATACTATAAATAAAATAGTAATAAAAACCGATGACCCTAGTGTAAAATGTCTTTTAGAATTTAAAAGAAAAGTAACTAAGTATTCTCCTTGGTTAAAATCTTGGAATACAGCTGAAGAAATAGCAAAACTTTATGATAATCCTAGATCATGTGGACCTAGGAAAGGAATATATACTTTTATCTTAGGAATGGGATGGGCAGCTTATATTGCTAATGTATTTAAACCTATCTTAAGTGATACGGATTATAATGCAATTCTTAGAACAATATTTGCAGATTATTATCGAACCTATCCATTTCCAAATCTTAGGGATTATCAGAATGAGGATATGTTACATGTGTTAAAATATAAGAGAGCGATTATTCAAACCAATACGGGATATGGAAAAACTGAAACTATAGCAACTCTTATAAACTATGCACATAATGAACTTGGAAAGAAAGTGTTGGTTATAACTCCAGGAAAAAAAGCGAAAGATGAAATTGTTAAGAGATATGAGTCTAGATTTGGAGGTAAATTGCCAACTTCAATAGATGGAGATCTTGGATGTATAATTACTTCAGGATTTCTAAATCAAAAGAAAATAAAAGATCCAGACCTATGTATTTTAGAGGAAGAGAAACTTAAGAAATTCGATTGGGTTCTAGTAGATGAAGTAGAATATACTATTAATCCTTCTGGTGAATGGATATATAATAGACTAGTGAATGCTGAAATTATGTATGGATTTTCTGGAACTGCAGATCGAGATTCAGGAGTTATGATCACATTTGCACAGGGAATCACAGAAACAGTAGTAAGAAATAAGGACTTAATTAAATATTTCGGACCAGCATTAGTTTATAGAATGCCTACTAGTCTGAAAATAAATAGTATCCACATAAATACTATCGCTCTAAATAATATTAAATTTACAGAAGAGGATTTTAATGAGGATAATAATGTCTATAATACAATAATGTCAAAAATTTGGGTTGATCCTGGAGTATGTGAATTGATTGTAAAGATAGCAAAAAGATATCCTAAATTATATATCCCAATAAATAATTTAAATAATATTATTTCAACTTGGATAGATAACTTTTTTATTGGAGTATTTAGAGTGCTCTTAATTTGCGGCGAAGGATATATTTATTATGATTTGTCTGGAAATAAAACAAACCTAGATCTTCAACAATCATGCGAATATATTAAAAATGGAATGGTAGATATAATTCCTAGTACCGCCGCAGGATTTAGAGCACTAGACCTTCCTGGATTAGAAAATATATTACTAGTTTCTAATATCAACGCTGGATCAGTTCTTCAACAACTAGGGCGAACAGCAAGAGGAACTAATATGAACGTTCTTGCACTAAAACCAAAAATACCGAAAAGAATCCCGGTATATACAAAAGGATTTGAACAAAGAGATGAATTATTACACAATTACTATAAGTATTGTGATATTCAAGATATAGTTATTAATGAAGAAAATCTTTAAAAATATAATATGGATAATGGTAGTGTATTTGATTTGATTTTTAGCTGTTTTAATCAATATTTATTTCAGGATGCTAAAAATAATATATTAGATCTTCAATATTATTTTCAGACTAATCCACAAACAGCCGGAAATGGTATGGTCTCTCAACTCGTGGATGCTATAAAGACTTATCCTCTAGAAAATATAGATGAGCCTTTATTTAGGAGTATCTTATTTAGATCTCAGAAAACTCCACAAGAGACCCAAGAGGTGATGAATGAAATTATAAAATGGAAAAGATATACAAAAAGTCAAATTGAACCAGCCAGAAAGATTTTAACTGATGTAATATATTCAGTTAATCTTCAAAAAGCAAACAGACTCTATTCTCAAAATCCAGAAGAGTATGTTAAGTTTGTAAAAAATATAAATGTTAAAACTACTGCTGATCTGGATAATTTTAGTGAGATTGGATTTACACAAATAGATATTAATTCAATCATCGCTGAACAGGCAGAAGGTGGTGTATCTAGTAAATTTGAATGGATAAATAATTGCTTTTCATGTGGAGCTTATGAATTTGGACAACTCGGGCTAATTGCGATTTGGAGAAGTCGCCCAGAATAATATCTAGGAAAATTCTATTAAAATGCTGGAAAGATAACAAATCAAATCAGCATCAAGGAACATTAGTTACTTGTTCAACGACTAAATATAGAACTGTATGAAGTTATATACAGATGATATAGTCTATAACATATTGAATATCAATATGTTAGCTTAGGCCTCCAGGAGTTGGAAAGAGTTTAATGGCTATGCAGGAAGCATTGAACATGAGTTTACAAGGTTATAAAGTACATTACTTGGCCCTTGGGGATCTTAAAATGAAGGACTTTAAATGGATGAAGCATAGATATAAGAATCTATGAAAATTCTATTAAAATGCTAGAACTATTAGAATAAAATAGAATTAGCATCTCTATCTCTTAGATAAAAGATAGAGTTCAACGACTAAATATAGAACTATAAAAATATAGATGATATAGTCTAATAGTTTAATGAAAATTAAATTTATAATGATTATCAGATTAGGAGCTCAATTTACAGGATTGCCATTTAGTGAAGTATCTCAAAACATAGGACCAATTTACAATAGTATGTGTCAAATGATTGGAGATAATCTTAGTATAACTATACTACCAGCTGGAAAAATTTCAGTAGATGAATATATAGAATTCATGAAAACCAAAGATTATAAAATTTTATTTATCGATTATGACGCGGGTTTCCGTGGAGCTAATGGTGGAGAAGATGGTTCTATGTATAAATCATTTGGAGATATTTATGATAAACTTACAGAATTAACAGGATTAGGGAAATTAGTATTTATATTATCTCAATTAAAAATTGGAGCATATAGTCAATCGATATTGGATATGAGCTACATCGCGGGCAGTAGTCACAAAGTAGACGTTTGTGACTTTATTATCACGCGCTCTAAAGGTGGGGATGGACCAAATCCTAATAATCTTGGAATATCGACAATTACAAAAAATCGGCGTTAAATTATAGCGCATTTCACAAGAATTGCTAGAACTATAAGAGAAAACTTATAGAATTAGCATCAATCTAAGGAAAATAGATTGTTCAACGACTATGTATGTGAACTAAGGATATATATATCCCTAGGTGATATAGTCTATCTAAGAAAGAGAAATTTTTAGAAGAAATGGGAGAAACAAATGTGATTGATTACAATATAAGACTTCAAAATGGTAGATTTAGAAGTTTGCCGAAGAAGGTGTATGATGATATAAGGATGATTCAAGACAAACGATATTTTTCTGAGGCAGATATTGATTTAATGATTAATAACTATAATATTCAATATAATCAAGCTCAACAGAGTGTATATAAAGCTGGAGGGGCTGGACCGCAGAGACAAGGAAATAATATTAACGTTCAGCAAATTGTTTCAGGACCGACTCCATTTAGTAAACCTTAAAGTAAGTTTTTGCGTTTAGGAGAAGGTTAAAACCTAATATATGAAAGAACATTAGAAAAATTTATAAATAAAATTATAAGTTAATCTAGTGTTCTTTTTATTTAGATTTCATAAGAATAGGGAAAAAGTAAGATTAATGAAGGTTGCAAACTTTATTGACCTGAAATTTCCCTTTAGTAAAATTCTTATGAAATTTATAATTATTTTTAAATATTTTTTAATTATGAAATCTAAACTAACAGAAGGTTTAAAATCTACCGAAAATCTAGGAATGAAGTATAGTAGTTATCTAGATGAAAAAGATTTTAATGAGATGATCTTAGAAGGAAGAACTGAGGATGAGTACCTAGAGGATTACTGTATGATTATTGACTATGCTCTTTTACGAGGATTAGAGAAGAGTAGTATAGATTTTTATACAGAGAAACATCATATTCTTCCTAGATGTATGGAAGGAGAGGATTCTAATTATAACTACGTACTTTTATCTGCTTTAGAACATATAGTAGTTCATGCTTTATTGTATAGACTATATCCTGAGATAATAAGTTTAGCTTATGCAATTCATTGTATGTTATTAAATAATAATAAATCAATTTTTAATAGAAAACATAATATTGAATTATTTAAGAATAGATTGATAGATTCTGCAAAATTCATAGAGAAAATCAATAATTCTCTCGGAAAGAAAATTGTTGCATATAATGATGGTCCTATTATTATAAAAATTTATGAAACTATCTCCTCCATTTGAAGCGATGGTTTCTCAAAAGAAAGCGTATTTTCATCCATAACTCTTGATGGTAGTAGAAGATCTGGAGGATTGATGTGGATGTATGCAGACGATTTTAAAAAACTATATCCAGATCAGTTTAAGAATTATGAAGGTACTACTAAAGATAAATTAAATTGGGATGTAAAAGAAGAAACACGGAAATATAAATCTTATTTAACGAGCGGAAAAAATAATCCTATGTCAATACCCATCGTATGTTTCACTAGTAATAATTATATTTTGAAAATTTATTCTTACATGACTGAAGCTGAAAAAGATGGATTTGATAGGTCTTCAATATCTGATGCTATTAAGTATGAAAAATCATATTCTAAATATTTATGGAAGAAATTATCAGATTGGGAAGATATAAATGAATTAAAAAATTATAGAAATAGAGAAGAATCTGGGGAGGTAGACAATATAAAAGCAAAAACTTTACAAGTTGTATGTCATAGGAATAATAAAATTTATAAAATATATGATAATTGTAAATCTGTTTCTGTAGATGGATTTTCCTATTTAGCAGTAAGAGATGCATGTAACACTGGAAAAGAACACAGAGGATATAGCTGGACTAAATTATTTGATTGGAAAGATGAAATCTCCTTGAATGAGTTTTTACTCAGTAAAGATGTAATTAGTCCAATACCTGAAATATCTTATAAAGGATTTCCTATAATTATGTGTGATTCAGATAAAAAAGTTATTAAACTATACAATAGTCCTGCTGAAATAAGACAAGATGGATTTAATTCTATTTTACAACATAGAAATAAGTTATATGAAAATTTTTGTTTTCTATTGGGATATTATTGGATAAACTATGAAGTATTTATTAAATTAGGTAATAAAGTTCCAGATAATTTTTCTAATATAGATATCACTTATGAAAGAGATTTAGATATTCAACGTATAGTAAAATGTGATAATAATGATCAAGTTATAAAAATTTATAATACTTGTAAGCAGTGTTATGAAGAAAATAATATTCCTATTGGAACTTTTTGGAATTTATTGAGAAAGAATAAATCTAGAGGAAAATGTAAGTATTATAGATTAAGTGATTATAAAAAATTATATAATCAAAATTTAAATAATTATTATAATAAAATAGAAAATGGAATAATTATTGAAGATTTAATAGATAATACTACTACTTCTCCTGCTATAAAAATTGTTGGGATGGATTATGAAATGAATAATATCGTAATTTTGGAATCAATATCGTCTATTAAATTATTATCAGAAAATATTTCTTTTGAATCTGTATATGAATTACGAAAAAGTAATTTTGTAAAATCAGGTGGAGTTTATTGGATGAAGTTTGATTATTTTACTAGCAATTATTCCAATGAATATAAAAATGCTAATATTCATTCCATAAATTCGTTTAAAAAATTTATAAATTTTGAAGAAAATAAAGTAGTTCAATTAAATAATAATCTAGATATACTAAGAATATATAAAAATTTTTCAGATGTTTCTTTACATTCTGAAATAAAATGTTCTAGAAGTTATATAAGAAGTATAGTAACTAATATACAATCACCTAAGAAATATAAAGGTTATTATTGGATGAAATTTTCAGACTTTAAAGAAAAATATCCCGATAAACTTGAAGAATATTACAAACAACAAGAACAAAAATAAATTTCATTTCTTCTATTAACTCCAATTAGTTAATAGGCAATAAATTTAATAAATTCATAATAAAATTAATCCCAACCTCCTGTAGTGATTATAGTGGGTTGGGCTCTTTTTTCTTTTCCAAATCAATAAAAAGGGTAATCTCTAAGGGTGATTTTCTTATATATGAGTAAAAATTTAAAATAAAATTAATAAAAATGAAAGTAATTCAATCTAAAGTATTGGTCATAGTAAATAAGAAGGATACTATGACTCAAAAAATAGGAAATTTTGTTGTTCCTGCGAGTGAATCTGAAAGAGCTGAAGTTATTGGAGTAGGTGAAGAAGTTAGCGAAGGAGTATTAAAACCTGGCGATACTATCTTGATTTATCCAAACACAGGAAAATCATTCACTCAAGATGGAACAGAATATCGTGTTATAACTTTAAATGAAATTATTGTAGTACTTTAATTAAAACGAAACATGTCAGAAGGAAAAATTATTAATCACGGCTTTGAAACTCAGGCCGAAATTATTGAAGGTGTAAAAAAATCAGTAGAGGCAATTAAGAAAACACTCGGCCCGTCAGGTAAAGCCGTGTGTATTTCAGGATTTACAGGTCCAGAGGTGTCAAGAGATGGAGCTACTGTTGCTAAGTCGATTTCATTTAAGAATCAACTTCAGAATACAGGAGCTATCTTTGTAAAAAATGCTGCCGCTCAAACAGAAAGATTAGCAGGTGACGGTACAAGTTCAACTTCACTATTAATCAAAGAAATGTGTGAAAAAGGACAAAAAGCATTACGAACTGGAGCTAATGTAAATGAGGTGAAATCTGGTATGCTTAAGGCCGGAAAATGGATGGCTGAGTATATCAAAAATAATTCAATTCCAGTAAATGATGATATGGAAAAGATCAGAAAGGTGGCAACTATTTCAGCCAATAATGATCCGGCCATTGGAAATCTGGTAGTTGAATGTATGGAGAAAGTTGGAATGCTTGGTATTATTACAGCTGATTTCTCTAGTGGTCTTGAAACTACTATTGATGTAACTACTGGAATGAAACTCGATCGTGGTTGGGCTTCTCCACAGTATGTTACAAATCCTACTGATGGAACTTGTGTAATGGAAGATCCTTATGTAATTGTAGTAGGAGAAAGATTATCTAGTGTACAGCAAATTCTTCCGTTAATGGAACAGCTTGTACCTACTGGACGCCCATTCTTATTTATAGTAGATGATATTGATGAAGTAGTAAATACAACTCTTGTTATGAATACTCTTCAAGGTGCAATTAGATGTTGTGTTGTAAAAGGTATTGATTTCGGAGATTCAAGGAAAAATATTATGGCAGATATTTCAATTTTAACTGGCGGTAAATATATTTCTCCTGAGAACGGATTATCAGTCACACAAGCAACAAAAGAGGATCTTGGAGTAGCTAAGAAAGTTGTAATTTCTAGAGATTCATGTATTATCTATGAAGGTGGTGGTGATTCTAAAGAGATTGCTGAAAGGGTAGAAATTCTTAGCACCAAACTTACAGATCCTGGAATATCAGATTATGATAAAACTAAATTTGCGAAACGAGTAGCAAATCTTAGTGGAGGTATTGCAGTAGTGAGAGCTGGAGGAGCTTCTGAAACTGAAAAACAGAACCTTAAACAAACTATTGAAGATTCTATTCTAGCATCTAAAAGTGCTATTGCTGAAGGATGTTCTTTAGGAAGTGGTTATATCTATTACAAAGGATCATTAGAAGTGAAGAAAGATAAGACATTCTGGAAATCTTTAGTTGGAGATGAAGTAGAGGGTGCAGAAATTGTATTCTCAAGTCTTCCAGTAATTCTTAAAACAATTGCAGACAATTCAGGAGTTTCTGGAGAAGTAGTTCTAGAAAAGGTTAAATCATCTAAACCAGGAATTGGATATAATGCTAAGACTCGAAAGTATGGTAATTTACTTGAGGAGGGGATCTTAGATAGTTCTAAATCTCTTCGAGTAGCTCTTGAAAATTCTATTTCAGCAGCGTCAATGATTCTCTTAATTGATTGTACAATCATTGATGATAATATTTCCGAAACTAAAGTAGAAGGTTAATAAACATAATATACTACACCTCATCCTGGTTTTGATTTTCATTTCCAGGGTGGGGTTTCATTATTTTATGACAAAGATAATAATTAGTGATACCCATTCAGTTTCAATTGGATTTAGTGACGAATGGTTATATATGTCTTTAGCAGATGGTAGATATCAAGGTTATATATCTAGATTAGCATATCTTTATCGAGAAAAATATAGATCAAATACTTCAAAACTTCCAAATTTTGAGAAAATTCTAAAATTAATTAATTCTCAAGATTCCCTAAGAGGTTATAGGTTTGAAGCTAAAAGAGAGAAATTATTTTATACAATTACTCATGGAGATAATTATAAAAGAATTGGAGTGGAATTTGTTAATAAATTTTTAAAAAGTGATTTATACAACTTTAATGGAATTTCTTCTGAATCTGAGATATATTACTATAGAACAATTCAAGGAGCTTATGAATTAACCGATAAAATTTCTATAAGTTTTCCTGATTTTATAGAAAATATATTATCAAAAACAAAAGATGATATGATCGATCGTTTTGGAGTGAGTTATATTATAAATTATATGCTTAATACGCAGCCGAGAAAGCTTGATTTTCTAATTAATGAGGTTAAATAAAATAAAAAAAAATTATGAAAAAAGAAGATGATAATGACTTTCCTCTCTATGATGGGGAGGAAGGAAATATTAATTTTGACGAACAAGAAGATGATTTCGATTTTGAACCGGAAGATTTACCAGATTGTCCTCTTACTGATTTAGTTATTAGTAATATGATGATGTCTAAACCTTTCGGAATACACTGGGATTATGATAAAATGAAAGAATTTTTAGTAAAACTTGGATATAAGATAATTACTAGATATTCTGATCGTCGAGAAGTTGAATATGAAGTTGCAATAAAACCTAATTCATCTTTTATACCAGAAGATGACTTTAGTAATATTAAAGAAATGTTTGACTCAGAAGTCCAAGATATAATGATTGGATGGCTATTAAAAAATAAATAAACTTATGTGCGTTACAAATAATATTACAGAAAAATCATTAGAAAAATGGAAAGACCTTATTCTTGCATGTAAAAACTATTATATTGATTCAGTACCTACCGGAATGGATGATGCTGTATATGATATGTTAGAAGCTAGAGCAGCGCAAGAAGATGGATTTTTTGTCAGAGATTATGTTTATCAAACATACTTAAAAGGAACTAAGACAAAAAATTCTTATATAGAAAAAATTAAAAAGAAAAAAGTTGAAGAAAAAACTATGTTAAGTGCTCTTTCAGAGTTTATGAATGAAAACTCTGGAAAATACTGTGATCTAAAGTATGATGGATCTAGTATAGCAATTTATTTAGATTCTTCAACTGGTATTCCAAAAAGAATAGTTACAGTCGGAAATTTAAATTTGGATAACTATGGGGTAGATCAAACTTGGAAATTAATAAACTTCCTTCCAAAAAGATTTCCGAAAGGTATAGTAGCAATTCAGGCAGAGGCATTAGTTGACATTAATCGACTTTCTGATACTGATCCTGAAACTGCTAGACAAAGAGCCAATGGACTAATAAATTCTAAGTATTGTGAATCTGAGGTAAATAATTTATTAACTCTTAGAGCTTATAGATATTATACTGATGATTCAATAGAAGGACAAATACTAAGAAAAACAGACTATCGTGAAGTTTTAAAAATGTTTGAAACTGTATGTTCAAAAACTGATGGACATATCTTATTTTCCCCTGCCGATGTATGGACTATAGAAGAACTTATGAGCGCCGGAAATAAAGAATATACAGAAACAGATAAAACAGTTACTTCAACTGGTTACTTCTTAAATGATGGTTGGGTAGTATATGATGAATTTGGAATATGTCTCGGCGCCTTAAAATTTGCTGGTGCTGGATCAGGAACTGAAGCTTTAAAAACTACAGTAAGAGGTATACAATGGAATTCTCAAGTAGCTAAAGGAAAAGATTCTTGGTCAGCTAATATTCTAATCGATCCAATTCAAGTAAAAGGATGTACAGTAAGAAAACCAAGTGCTGGAAGTGTGGGAAAAATGGTAAAAAAGAAAATTACCCCTGGGGCAATAGTAAGTATTATTATGGCTAATTCAACTATTCCAATGGTAGGGGATTCTTTTACTGAAGGTAATGGAGATTTTATGTGGCCAACTTGTAGCTGTGGTTATAATTTGTCAGAAAAAGATGTTTATGGAAGTCTTTTGAAATGTGGAAATCCTATGTGTACTGAAAGACTAGATCGAATGAATAATTATATAGGATCTCTTAGTAATATTAAACAACAACTAGATCTTAATAAATTACTTGTTATAGATCGATTTAAGTGGGAAAGTACTGGGATTAATATAGATCAATTGTTGGGAAGTGTTGAAAGAAATGATCCTAATAGTTACTATAATCAATTAAGATCTTACCTTAAAACAGATTTACAAGTGAGAAATTTAGATTTAGTTTGGAAAGCAAGTTATACAATCTTAAGAAGTTATTATGAAAAGTCTATTGGAATTTAAACAAGAAGCAATAATTGTAGAAAAACCAAAAGAAGAATGGAATAGACTTTATCTTGAACTCTTAGACTTAATAAAATCTTGGGGCTTGGAAGATAAAGTTAACTCTTTTAAGTATGAATGGAAAGGATCAGGAAACTCATTTAATAAATTATTCGAATTATCTTTTCTTCGAGAATTAATATTTTACGTACTCGATATAGATTGGAGAGATCCAATTTGGGGAGATATATTTGATATTGAAAGGATAAGTAGTACTCCTAAATCCTATCACGGTTCAGGAAATGATATTACTATTGAAACTTACCTATTTCAACTTGAAGATAAATCAAAGGTATTAAATAGTCTTAATGGAAATTGGGTATTTGATCATTATAAAGAAGTGAAAGATTTTATGGATCAATATAATGATAAATATTTAAAACTGTTTGAAATTAAGAGATTATTTCCATTAGAAGTAGAGATAGAAAATGTTTGATTTAGAGCAAAGAAAAAATTATATAAAAACAAGAAATGATACAGATTATACTGATACAGTGAAAGCAGTATATAAAATCTTAGTATCTAAATATTCCTACCGAGCAAGAATTTCAGATATTTTTCAACTCCTTAAGGATGCATTTGGAATTAATGAATTTATTATTCTTGATTATCAGCAAATGAATAATGCACCCTTCGAATCTTGGTTAGTTGATCAGTATATATCTTGGAAAAATGGTAAGGAGATAGATTTTATAGAAATATATAAAGCTATCTTAACTATTGGAGATTTTACTACATCTGAAAAAGAATTGTTTGAGTCAGGTCTGATTGAAGAGCGTTTATGGGCTATTTTCTTATTAGTTGATAGCCCCGAATTAAATATTATATAAAATAACATTAAAATGATTGAAGTAAATTTGTATTCTATTCCGGCCCAAGAAATGAATTCTATGGTAGGCCGTTGTGTTGCTCGTAGCCGTTTTGATAAAGAAGGTATGGGCGTAAGTGTTATGGAATTTGTTAAGGGTTTTTTAAAGAATAATTTAGCAAATTTCGAAAATAGTATTGGTAACGCTGAATTAGTAAGCTTTATTAATTCAGAAACTACAATGAGTACTAAGGATTTTTCTTGCATTAATTATTGGTTAGCTCAAGTTGGTTATCTTGTTCAGATTCAAAATGTAGCTGATGATGAAGAAAATGCAGCCGGTATCCCGACAGGTGATGTAGTAGAGTGGAATGTAATCGATTACAACTTTATGCAATATGATTACCCAACTGCAACTAAAATTATTCCTGGTGAAGGTCTTGAAATTCCAGCTATCCTTAGGCAGATTGTAGAACAGTCTGGTTTGTTTGATCCTAATAAATTAAGTGGTGTTAAAAATCCATTTACATTATTGTTAAATAATATGGATAAAATTAAGAATACTACTGGATCTGTATCACCAGCTATTACTACTCAGATCTATAATCTTTTAGATCAGATGGGTATTAAAGTATTTTGTGCAACTTCTGAAGATTAATTACAATGACTACTCTACAAAATGATATTCTAGAAATATATAATTCCTTAGTAGAGTTTTCTGATAATACAGTAAAAACAAACTTTCCGATTCCAATTAAAGTAAGATATGAAAAAGAAACTAGATTACTTATATTTGAACAGAAAGGAAAAACGGTATATCTAGGTCTCCCAGTCTATTATTGTTTAGCACTGGAGGACTTAGAAAAACCGACTTATCTATTACCAGAAGATTATGATTATCTAATGTCAACTCTTCAATCTTTAATAGCATCTGGAGAATTGATAAAACCTAGAACTTGTCTTGGCCCTGAAAACTATGGATTTAATGTTTATTCAACTAATATTAACGAAATGTATAAAGGACCTGATGTAATTGGACAAGTAAAGTTTATTTCTGGAACATCTTGGTTATTTAAGTTTAGAACAAGAAAAAAGTATAAATTATGAATTTTAATGGAACGATTATTATCACAGATCCCTGCTATATTGCAGAAAATAAGGATTGGGGAAACGGATTTAATTATAATAATATGACTATCTCGGAAGAAGTAGGATTCTCTGATAATTATATTTGGGAAGATACTGGAGTTGGAGATGGAAGATGGAAAGTATCAAAACTAAAAAATATTCTTGGCTTACTTGAGCTTGAAAAATTCATAGATGATATTGAAGAAGCTTACTATAATCTTTACGATAATCCTTCAATTGAAAATCAGATTAATCTTGAAAAATTAGTTAATCAGAGGGAAACTATTGGAAGATATTGTGTAGATTCTGGGACTTTTGGAGTATTTTATCTTGACGAAGTTTTAAAATATAAGCCAGATTTTTTAGTAGAACATGGAGATTGGTGTTATACAATTATTAAAGACTTTATTGGGGATGTAAATGTATATACTGATTCTCGTGAACAAAAACATTTTTTAGGTATAGGTAATAAAACATTTTATAGTAATACAGTATCATGGTTGTAAAAATTATTAATAAATCAAAATTTCCACTTCCAAGTTATGCAAAGCCTGGAGATTCTGGAATGGACCTTAGAAATATCGGTGAAGAATTTACATTAAAACCGTTAGAAAGAAAATTAGTTCCTACAGGCATATATGTTCAACTTCCCCCTAGAACTGAAATCCAAGTTAGAGCTAGATCTGGAGAAGCTTTAAAAAAAGGATTAGGAGTTTTAAATGGACCAGCCACTATAGATTCAAACTATAGAGGAGAAATTGGAGTAATTTTAGTTAATCTTAGTCCTGTAGAGGTAACTGTAGAACATGGAGAAAGAATTGCTCAGGTGGTTTGTGCAGAAGTAACTCATATGGAATTAGAGGAAGTTAGTAAACTTGATGAAACAGAACGAGGAGGATCAGGTTATGGCAGTTCCGGAATACAATAACGATATAAAACGACTTCTTGGATTAAAAGGAAATACTCGATTAGAGATTCAAAATCAATTAACCCAACGAATTTTAGAATATGATTATACAGATAAAACTCCAGGAATAGGATTGAGATTTTTAGAAACAAAGAAAAGAAATCGAGAGGCTGGTGAATGGATTTATTATAATATTCTATTCGAAGCTAGAAAATATCAAGATACTCCTGAATATTTAGCACATATTCTAGGATCACTATCAAAGGTAGTAAAGACCTGGGGAGATTATTCTAATATTGATGTAGTTGGAATTCAAGAAGTTGATTGTGAAGAAGCAGATTATTATTATATACTAATTTATATTTTAAGTGATGGAAAAGACAAAGAAAAACTCGAATCCGATGAAGAGTGAAAAAATGTCGGAAAAAGATTATGAACTTCTAGAAAAAAGAAGAGTATGGGGATGGGAAAATGCAATGTCTGTAGCAAATGATTTATGGGCTAGTATTCATAGTTCATTACTTGCTGGAGATCTAGTATTTGCTTATAAAGATACTACAGGAGAGTCAGGATTAACTCAAATTGTTATAGTAGCACTTAATCAACCAACAGAACACTTTTCAGTTGGTATGGTTACATCTGGATATACTGCACTTCTCCCACATGTACCATTTGATTACCTAACTAATACTGTTCTAGGAGATCTTAAAAAGTATAAAGTTGATAAGAATATAATAAAGGCTTACGAACAAATTTTAGAAAATTATAAAAGATGAGATTATTAGCAATAGATTTAGGATATAGCAGCGTAAAAGTTGCTTACTATGATGAAAATAATGTTTTACAATTTGATAAATTTATAAGTGCAACAGCTAAGGTAGATAAACCTTTGGAAGCTGATGATGATACTCTCTTTCAGTTAGGTCCAGATTATTATATTCTTGGTACACCTGCTCTTAAAGTTCCCCGATCATTGCTTTTTAAACTTGAAACCTATGAGGATATGAAAGTAATATATCCTGTTTGGATTAGTTACCTATTAAAAAGATATGGAGGAATGGATAATTTTGACCATATTGTTGTAGGACTATCATTAGCTTTTCAAGATAAAGCAGATGATCTTTTGGATTATTTATATGAAACTCTTAATATAACAAAACAAGATTACTTTATCTGTCTACCTCAGGGGTTAAGTTGTAAATTATCTTATCAAGAATTTGGATTAAATCTTAGAGAAGCATCAAGAAAAAATGATGTTAGAATGAGAAACTATCTTTTAGTTGATGGTGGATTTTTAAGTATTGATGCTGCTCAAATACTAGAAGGTAAATCGTCTGCAGGTGCTGCAATTGGTATAGCTAATACAGGTGTTATAAATATTGCTTACAATATCGTCGACTATCTTTACCAAACATATGAAATGAAAGTTGCTATAAAAGAGGCACAAGTAATTCTTGATAATAATGGAGTATTTATTAGAAGAGGTAGAGAATATAATATTAGCGATAAAGTAGCAGAGTTTACAAAAACCTACCTTGTAAATGTATTAAAATTATTAGAAGAGAGATTTTCTGAAAGCTTAGATACTATCGAAGGGATTTTAATATGTGGTGGATTAGCATATTATTTTAAGAAATATATTAATGATCCAGGATTAATAAAAGAGATTGAAAAACATTTTCCAGTTTCTTTCATTAAACTACCTCAAGAGGGGGATTGTGAATTTTTCAATGCATCAAGTTATTTACGAATAGCTGAAAAATTACTAGATAAATAAAATTAATTAACAATAGAAAAAGAATAAAGCATATAAAGGTATTAAAACCTAGCTTTATTCTTTTCTTATTTAAAACCTGATAAACAATGAGTAAATCAAAGATAATTAAAGGACAAGCATTTATTATTGAAAATGCTTTGGTTCAAGAACAAATTTTACTAACTCCAGGACAAGCAAGTACTACTAACGTTGTGGAGCTTATTAAAAATATATGGGATGATCTTAAGACAGAAGGTACATATAAAAGTAATAAAAAGAAAAACTACTTTTATTGGGAATATGAAATGACTGATACTGAAAATGAAGATTCAGTTATTAAAGTAAAAATGGAATGCCCCCAGCCAAAAGAAGGATTATTTGAAGAACCATATGATCCTGAAACAGTAGAAGGCGATTACGCTAAATATTGGGTAAAGAAACTTAAAGAATCTACTGAAAATTATGAATACAAGGCAGCAATTCAGAAAAAAGAAATAGTTTTCCCTGGCACTAGATACGTAAATCAAGAAGGTGAAGTAGTAGAAGTAGAAGGAACAAAAATCAGTAATACAGATATAGGAGATATTACTAATTTACTTGGATTGTTTTAATAGAAAATAAATTATGGAAGAGGAAATAATAGAATCAATCGACGAAGAAAAATTACCAACTATCACTACTAATGATGAAGATGTCATAGAAGAGGTGATCCCTGAAGAAATCCCTGGAACTAGTGGCATAATCGGAGGCAATCCCTTCGGAAACATAAGAATACAGATCAATGGTCAAGATATTTTTATGTAAAAAAAATAAGAGAGGAAACTTGACTTTTTATTAGTCAAAAACCTCTCTTTTATTTCTTCCCTCAACTATCTATTCCAAGAGTTATGATTCCCTGCTCATAAATATTTATAGTATGAAGTACTAAATCTCTAAGACTATGACCCCAGATTCTAAATATTCCAGTTCCTATTTTCTGTCCTGAATCTTTATCTAGTCTATAAATCTCATGATAAGCTTCTACAATCTCTTTTATAAGTTGATCCCTAGTTTGTATTCCTTCTATACTTACTACAGCTAAAACACCCAGCGGATAAGTAATCAAGATTTTTCCCGTAAGGCTAGGAATAAATATCTTAGAACCTTGAGATGGATACTTGATATTTTCCGCTGAAGAATCTAGCTGTATATAATCAAACTTTAATTCTTCTTGTTTCTTCTTATCTTTCAAAAATATCTCTATTAATTCTTGAGATGTTCGTCCAAGCTGTTTAGGATCAATAATCGTCTGTATTTTCATAATTTTTTACATTTAAATTTTACATTATTAAGGCTTGAAACTTATAAAACGCGTAAAATTTAGGTCTTTAATCTTATATATGATAAAGAATGTTTAATTTTTATTGTGTAAAAAAATTATGCTATATTTAATGTATAGGTATTCAGATTCTAAAGAAGGACCTATAAATATATGTTGGAAACCTGGATTCTCTGATAACTTTGATTCTAGATATTCGAGTTATAAAGGGTATGACTCTCCAGGAATACATACTAAAGTTATAAAGGTAAGATCTGGTGATAGAAAGGATGAAGGAAAATTATTAGTATTCTTGAGTCAGTTCTTAAATTTAGCTAAAGGAGATGAGTGGTTTGAAGATAATACTGATTATAATGTACCAGAGTTATTTTCACAGCCATGGGAAGTAATAGATAAATTTTTACTTGATAATCTTGATAATCCTAATCTACTAGAGATTATTAAACATACTAATATAAAGAAACAAATTATTATGGAATTAGAAAAACTACCAAAAGAAAAATCTACAACAATTAATACTGAAGTAGATGTAACTCCTAATGTATGTTATTTAGATACTATTAAAAGATCTGGATATACAGTATTAACAGCACTAGAGGATATTATTGATAATTCTCTGGAAAAAACAGTAGGAGCTCGAAATGTGAGTATAAAATTTACACCTAGTTTAGCTGATCCTAGGGTAATGTCTTATTTTCAAATCATTGATGATGGTATAGGAATGGATAGTGATACGTTGATTGAAGCTTTTAAATTAGGATCTAGAACAGAAAAAATAGAAATTCTGATTTTGGATACTATGGAACAGGACTAAAATCAGCTGGTCTGTTTTTAGGAAATAAGATAACAATATATACAAAAGCTTCTACGGGAAATTTTTATATCGCTACATTTGATAAAGATTATATGATAAAAACTAATAAATTCTCTATATCTATACGTGAAGGTAATATTTCTGAGTTTTTATCATTCAAAAAGGAAGTAAAATCAGATCATGGAACAATAGTATTGATTGAAAATGTAGATTCAAATAATTTAATTGACAATATTTCTAAATTTCAACAACAACTGAAAAAGAAACTTGGTATAACTTATTTTAAATTGTTTACAACGAGTAAAGTAACTATTAAAATAAATAATGATCTCGTTACTCCAATTGATCCATTATGTAGAGATATAAAAGGAGTAGAAATATTATCTAAACCTGGATCTCATATAAAATATAAAGATAAAATTATAAATTATACTTGTGTATATATTAAAAAGGAATTAACATCATTAGAAGTTAATAGAAATAGAAAAAATAGTGGATTTTGGATTTTTAGAAATGGTAGACTTGTCGGAAGTGGACTAAAGCTCGGAATTATAAACGATAGTAATAATGAATTAAGCGGATTCAGAATTGAAATTTCAACCGATGGAGATGTAACTGATACTTGTTTTAATTCTACTTATCTAAAAACTATTAAAGAATCCGAAAGGGATGATATTAATCCAGAACTCATTGAAATTTTAAAAGAAGACCTCGGGAAATATGTACATGAAGCTGGGAAAAGATCTAAGCAAGAAAAAACTAGTAAAGAGCTAGATGAACGAGCTAGTAAAGATATTAAGATGATTGAAAATCAAATTAATTCTAACACCCTTTTTAGTAAGAAAAAAGATAAATTGGTGGAATTAAATACTTTTTCAGGTGGGAAATGTGGATCTATATTTGAATCATCCCTAAATAAAGGAGAATATAAAATTAGTTTAAATACTGATCATAATTTTTGGATAGATTTTCTTAGCTCATCACAAATTGAAACAAAACAAATAATAATTGAATTATTTACCTCTATGTGTATGGGAATTGATAAAGTTGATTATGAATGTCCAGAAGAGAAGTATAATATGTTTGAAGAATTTATTATAGAATTATCAAATATAATGAGAAAATTTATAAAATAATACATGGTATGGGGAGGAGGGATAATTTTACTTCCTTCCTATAATTTTTACGTCTAAGAAACCTCGAAATTCTTATATATGGTAGAAAATGATTGAAAGATATTATTTATAGAATCTGGAAATCAATTTTATGGAGGAAGAAATTCTGAAATAAAATAAAAAAAATCTATCAAGACACAATAACAACTAAAAATGCCAGGATGATGAAATAGGTAGACATGAGGGACTTAAAATCCCTTGGGTATTGCACCTGTACGGGTTCGACTCCCGTTCCTGGTACTAGACATAATTATAACAAATTCCAAGTGTATCCCCTCAAGCTTATACCTTGTAGAAAGGGTAATCGGTCACATGCAGGTTCAATCCCTGCCACTTGGACAAAAGACTAATAATCAATTTGATTATTAGTTTATTTTTTTCAAATCGTTATTTTGCGCTTATAGTAATCTTAAAACCTAATTAATGTATACAACAATCTTTAATTGTGAAATTAAAGTTTATTAATTTAAGTTGATTATAGAGGGAGAGAATTTCAATCCCTCTTTATCATCTAAACTGATAAACTTCCAATTCACAAAATATAAAAAAAAATCAACTTAAATTTTATTTTAACATGAAGAAACAGAATAATAATTATCGTAATCAAATTTTACGAGGATTAAAAAGAAAGTATGAATCAATCCTTTCTAGAGGAGGAAAATGTGAGAGATGTGGATATGATAAGAATATATCTGCTTTAGAATTTCATCATAAAAATCCAGAAGAAAAAGATTTTCAATTAGATATAAGAAAGTTTTCTAACTCAAATCTAGATTCTTTACAAAAAGAATTAGATAAGTGTGAATTACTTTGTGCAAACTGCCATAGAGAACTTCACCATCCAGATTTAGATATCAGTAATATAAAAGAGTTATTAGAGGAAGGAAAAGATAAAACTTCTTTTTCTAATAGAAAAGAATTTGGAGATGTATGCCCAATATGTGGAAAACGTTTTAAAAAATCTAAGGGAAAATTATATTGTTCTGAAGAATGTAGATTTAAATCAAAAAATTATCCAGAGAAAGAAGATTTATTGCAAAAATTACATGATTTTTCTGGAAATTATAGAGAAGTAGCAGAATTTTTCAAACTTACTAGAAAAATTATAACTAATTTAGTAAAAAGATATAGTTTAAAAGAAGAAGTTGATAAAATTAGAAAAACCAACCGAAATAAAAAAGACAATTAATAACAAACATAACAATAAGAAAGAAACTATTTTATGTAGTTTCTTTTTTTTTATTTCCCCAAAATCCTTATTAATGTAATAAAATAATATTAAAAAACTAAAAGAAAGAAAAATTATGGAAAAAGATTATGAAAATTTATTTGCAGTTAAACATGTTTTACAAAAAGAAGCCTTAGAAAAATTTAGTAGGAATCGTAAACATAATACTGAATTTGAAAATGTATTTTTTGAGGTTGCAAGTAAAGAACCCAGACCTATAAGAAAATATAAAATTTCAAGTAATATACAAAACTATATTCGATCTTATTCACTTAATAAGGAACGGCTATTTTCTAGCAAATTAAGAGATATAGTTAGTAAAGAAAATTTAGAAAACTTATTTAGAAAATCAGAAAAGAAAGCTAAATTTGGATTGATATATAATTCTAGTACAAAAGATAAACAAGAAACAGATTATTATGCTCATTCTATTTTTTGTATAACAGGTGAATATATTATACTATATGCATTTGTAGGAAAATATATTACGGAAAATAATAAAAAAACATTTTAATTCATTAGGAAGTGTAGTAATAAAAAAGAATGATTTATTAAATTTCTCTGAATTAAACTTAGAAGATTGTTTATATAATATGGATGAACTTATTAATTCATATAAGCTTAGTAAACAGTTTAATTGTTTGGATGAATTCTTAAAAAAGATTCCTTCTAATGTAATGAATGAACTTATTTCATTAGGGTATTCAGAAACATTAGAAGATTACTATAAAGAAGTAATAGATAGTCAAGAAGATCTATTACATAAAAAAACTATAGATGACCTTATTAAATATTTTAATAATAATAATCGATCTTCATATTCAATTGGAGCTAAAGGATCATTTAGCATAAAATACAGATTTATCTATGAATCATTTAAAAGTTTTATATTTTTAATGACTTCTGAAATTAAAATTGAAACATTTGAATCTGTGTTATCTGGAAAAGTAAAAAATCCACCTACACAATTTGAAGATCCTAATACTGGCCGAAGAAATCAAGGAGTAATCATAGTAAATAAACTATACGATACTGAAATAAATATAGATTGTCCTTTTGGTGTAAGAGGTCATTGGAGAAATCAATATTGTGGAAAAGATATTACTGGAAAATCAATACATAAGAAAATTTTTATTGAAGCATTTGAGAAGAAAGGTTATCATAGAAAGGCAACGAAAGAACTAGTAGAAAGCAAATAAAAAAATAAGAGAGGAACATTTAAGTCCTCTCTTTTAATTTTTGTTCTAAGAAATAAATCCTTCAAACTTGTAATAAACTATATATTCTTCTTGATTCTCTCCTTTTATATAACGAGAAATTCTAAATACAATACTTACTGAAGGTTGTTTATATACTACAGGAACATATTCAGTTAAGTGTCGTATCTTTTCTCCCTTTACTTTTTTCTCAAGTTCAGCTAAAATCTCAAACTTTCCCATATTTCCTATTGAATGTTGAGTTCGATTAAAAAATTCATAAAGATTATCTAACTCAACTCCAATAACAATCCCTTTCTTTGGTAATTTAATTTCTGATGATTCCATAATATTAATATTTTGTTTATTACTACATTTATAAGGATTTGATTCGCTTTATTTCCTCTAATAACTCTTTCTCTGATGTGTAAATATACCAAGGATATCCATATTTTTCCACTAATGATTTATCATAACTGAAATATAATAAAGTAATTCCTTGTTCTCTACACCACCTATTTTTCTTTATATCAGATTTTCTTGTTTTTAAAAATGAATTAAAACTACCTCTACAATGTTTACTGTAATGATTTGGACCTTGTACTTCAATAGCTATATTAAGATTTGGCAAAAATATATCTATTTTAGAATAAGATGAATATGAATCTAATTGAGTACTTACTATTAATTTCATATCCTGTAAAAAACTTACTAAAGATTTTTCCCAAGATGATATTTTTATATTTACTGATTTCTTTATAAACTTTAAATATTTTATCCATCCATTATTATAACATTTAGTACATAATCCTGGAAATTTATAATGCAATTCACTTTTTGTAATTAAATTATCATAAATAAATTTCTGCATAAGTTCAATAGAGTTAATTGATTTCCATGAAATTTTTTCACGTTTAGTATAATTTATATAACTAAGATCTTTCATCCATCCATTCGTAGTACACAAATTAATTAATCCAGGATATTTATTTCTAAAATCTTTGGGAGACTCTATATTATTTTTGAAAATAAATTCTTGTGCATCTTGAATTGTTTTAATGTGCTCCCAATTATTTTGTTTTTTAGAAAATTTTAGATATTTAATCCACCCTTTCTCACAACATCTATTATGTAATCCCCTAAAATTATTATATAGATACATTGGATTAGGTATATTCTCTTTATCAATAAAATTTTGAACATCTTCTATGGTCTTATAGTTTTCTGACCAATTAGTTTGTTCTTTTTGAAATTTTAAATCTTTTAGAAATCCTTTTAATCTAGCTCTTTTATACAAACCTCTATGAGGAGAACTTTGAAATTCTCTTCTGGTTTTTATGTCATTGTCTATTATGTATTTTTGTGTTTTATTAAAATCAAATTCTTTCCAATTCATAAAATAATAAATTAAAATAAGGAGGGAATTGATTCCCTCCCTAAATGATTTATTTAGAATTAGATTATTAGTATATTAATGAGAATCATATATTTTTTAATCTAATTCTGAATTTTCTTTTCTCATATTTTCTGTATGAAAGAAGTAATCAATTGCATTAAATGTAGTTAGATTATATCTCAATCTATCTACAGGCGTATTACTAGGTCCATAAGAAATAACGAGATCTTCAAATGATACAAAACTCTCCTCTAAAATTAATTTAATCCTAGGATCCTCAAGGTATTTCTTTGCTGTTCCGGGTTGAAGTTCAGCGAGGGATATATGAGGCGTATAAGAATACTCAGAAACAACTTCATACTTTGTCCTTAATCCTTTATTAATTAATCCAAGTGTTTTGTACAATTCACTGGTTTGTTTCATCTTCAATACTATATAATCACTATCATTCTCAAAGGATCCGATTTCAAAATTATCTAAGATTCTTTCAGTATTCTCAGATTTTATATATTCAATAAAATCATCAAATTCCGGTTCTCCTAAAATAGTTTCAATATCCCCTAAAATATTCATCCTGGGAATTTCTTTTCCTTGAGCATACAATAATGTTATATGTGATTCATTCTCAATTCCAGTATCTTTAAGATCTTCTCTACTAAATATAGCAGATAGAGATACTGGAAGATAAAGCGAGCAATTTAGCATTAAACAGCTATTATTTTCCATATCAATTACCTCCCATATTTAATAGGTTATTTTTACGACGGAATTTAATCTTTAAGTCATTTAATTCTTTTTTTAGACTTGCTTACTAATTATTATCTCTAATAAATTTTAGTACTAGACTATATCTTTTACAAATTAGATTTCAATTTATAATTGTTCACATAGTCGTTGAATCTAGTTTTATAAATCTAGACTGCTAATTAAACTTTCTCATTAAGTCTTTCTAGCAATTCTAACAATTCTTAAGTTATATCTCAAACTTTGGACCATTTTATTTTTAATCCACCTTGATTAAATCCCTTATCATCTACTACGGTTAATCCTAGACCTAATAAGTTATTCTATTTATCTTTAATTTTATTTAAAGTAAGACTATATTATCTAAAGTAAATATTCTTTAGTATCTACTATAGTCGTTGAACAAGCCATTAATTATAAAAACAACAGCTTGATGCTGATTTATGTATTCCATCTTCCAGCAATTTAAGATATTTTCTAGTATCAGTTTGTATTGATACTAGCCTCAATAATTTAAGGAACATTTGATTATCTTCCTTCGCAGTGTCTTTTCTAGCACCACTAATAAATTGATCTGCATTTCGAGATAGAAGTACAGCTAACTCCATCTCACCGATTTTCTGTCCAGTTTGTCTATAGCGTCCTTTTCCCAATCAATAATACTTATAATTTATCTTATAAGTTTAGATTATATAATCTAATATTTTATTAGTTTTGTCTATAATCGTTGAACAAATATTAAACTATATTTGATGCTGATTGATCTATATCCTTTCTAGATTTTTCCAGCATTTTACAAAATTTTCTTAATATCCTTTTTATATTAAGCCACATTTAAAAATTAATGGGTTCATCTCGTTTGGCATTAATATCTACGCCATATAAACTCGAGGTGACTTTGTTGGAATAGCTTGGTATATGATACAACTCTTCAAGGGTCATATATCCTGCCATCAAAGGCTTATCTACCTCTATAAACTTTCCGGTCATTCCAGATACTAATTTATTATATTCTTCTGGTTCTAGGTTATCTTTTAATTCATCGAGATCTGTTAATTCAGTCTCAGGCATAAGAATTTTACTCTGACTTTCTACACCTAATTCTTCAGCCCATTGATTAACAAGCTCTGGTGTAAATTTAGTAGAGAAACATCCTACATTGAAATAATACATATCTTCTATTTTACTAGTATTATGACGTTCGATAATTTCTTCAACATCTAAACTAGTAAAACGTCCTGGGTAGTATTTTTCAAGAAGTGGTTTAATTTTCTTTTGCCCTGTTTTTGTTTTCTTATAATCATCTACAAGATCGTGTAATTTGTGTGCAATAAGTCCGAGAAGTGTTTCCATAAGTACACTTGGAATTTTTCTATTTATTGTACTATACGGGTTCATCACTACTTCTACTCTTCGCTGTTTTCCATCTTTATCAACCATTATAGGCATTAAATCGTCAGATTGGACTTTTGATACAACACCCTTACCACCATATCTAGAGGTAATTTTAGAGCCTATCATTCCAATAGTTCTCTTTATGAGTCTTACACGAATAGTATACACAACTTTATAAGCATCCGGATCCATATTAATAGGATCTAATGTATCTGCTGCAATATACTCTGGATATTTTTCGTAGATAATTTTTCTAGATTTTGTTTTTTCATACTCATCTATAACATCCTGAGAAGTATGTGTAAATGAATAGTCAGGTGATTTTACTGATTTAGGAATTTTAGGTTTCTTCATTTCCTGTATCATTACATCAGAAACTATTGCCTCGTCTATATTATTAGGCACAACTAAATGATCCTCAATAGTATATTCGGAGAGATCATGTCCTTCTCCAAAAAGTCCTCCGAGTTTTTCTTGTAGTGCCTGATTTATAGCATCAAGACGAACAGCTTTATATAATGTCACTACTGCATCTTTTGATTTAACCTTTGTTCCAATAGGGGCGATCCACTTAATAGCACTAGTACTCTTAACATTAATCATTAAGTCAATTATACTATAAGATGCTATACGATTTGCAAATGATTCTGATATCACCAAAGCATCCTCATTTACTAAACCATAATAGGCGTGGAAAAGTACCAGAGCATTAACGCCGGCCTTATATGTTTCAGGAGTATGTCCAACTGCACCAGTTATAATATCTCCCTGTTTTACTTTTTGGCCGATTTTTACTTTAGGCTCTGTAAATACCGCCACGTCATTTATACTCTGAATCGCTGTTCTTCGTAAAATATTTGTCTCAGTTCCATCAGGCAATTCAATTATAACTTCATCCTCTGTTATATCCTTTACCTTACCCTCTGGATAACTGAACTTTTCATTTAATATATTATCTTTCAACTCTTCATTCCTTCCAGTGTCAACAAGTGCACGCTCCGCATTAATCAGAGGTATACTTTGTTTAAGCATCGAAGTACCCATTGAGATTCTGACACTATCTGTATACACTTAAATTATTTTTATAAATTTGAGTAGACTATATCATCTAGGTTATATTTCAAACTTAGTTATACATTTAGTCGTTGAGAAAGGATTTATATTACTTAGATTGATCTAAGATAATCCTTTTTGCTGATTTATACTTGGTATAACCAAGATTTTTCCAGCATTTTAGTATAATTTTCCCAAAATCTAATAAACTTTAGGCAACTATTTTATAATTGGTAAATGGAATTCTTCGAGTTGTACTAGACAATCTATAATCAGGCGCCAAATCGATCAATTCTATTTCTTCGACTGGAACCATTTTTCTTTTCATCCTATACTTAACTTCTACCTGGCCATCTTTATCAGGTTTCAAGGTATTAGTTTCATAATCTACATACTCACTAGCAGCCACTTTTTTGTTAAGATAGTCTATATATTTTATTGTTATTTTTACGAAATTTATATCATATACATCAAATAATACATCATCGTCTGTAATATGACATGAAACTGTAAGTGAGTTCTGGAGGTTAGTATTATTATTTATAGGGGTCGTTACTAAATAATATTTCTATTATTACTAGACTATATCTTAAAACATTAATAATTTTCTTGTACATAGTCGTTGAATATAATTCATTCAAATAATAAAGATTCTATAAAATGATTTAATTATAAATATCTATATCCTAATTCTGGATGTTTTTCTATCCAGTTTTTTATTGTTTTATCACTTCTATTTAATTTTCTAGCACATTCCTTAATACTATTATATATAGTCCCATCCGGTCCTAATACTTTTATATTTTTAGATTGTCTATTTGATCCAATTATTTTATATCCTTTATCTGGATAATTACTAATCCAATTTTTAATAGTTGTTTGCGATATTCCAGTCTTTTCAGAACATTCTACAATTGAATTATACATAGTTCCATCTGGACCTTCAACTACTACATGAAATCTACTATCTTTAAGTTTTATTTTTGAACTTTCTGATAATTTCTTTCCTATATGAGATTTAGATAAATTTTCTCTATGAGATCTTGTTATATTTTTTTCTAACTGTTCTTTAGAAAATTCATCTTTATAATTAGCATAATTTTCTCTAATACTAGTAATAGTTCTTAGAGAAATACTAAATAACTGATCAACTCTGCCTCTGTTTTTCATAAGCATTGCAGAAGTACTTCTAACTAAATTTAAATTATCTGGATATATCCTAGCTAATAACATATGAGCCAAAATATGTTCTTTTGCAGTGAGAAGAACATAATTACTATCTATATCTTTTCCACCAATAGATTTTGGCAATATATGATGCTTTTCATAATACCCATTTAAAATATCTTTATTTAATCCTCTGCTAAGAGATTTATTAATTAAATTATTATACACTTTATAATACCATAGCCTATTATGGTATTCTGTTTCAATATCTTTTGCTATAATTTTCATCTTTAAGAATCTTTTTTATTTATAGCAATCTTTATTAATTATTTTGAATAAAATCATACTGCTGATAAATCCTCTTTCACAAGAAGATATTTCCAGCAATTCACAAAGTTCTATCAGAATATTATTTTCTGAACGGACTAACCATTAATCCGCTATATCGACCAAATCTGTAAAAGTCGAATTAAAAGCTACACTTGCAGGAATAACAATTTTTTGGGAGATTGCCTCTAAGTTAATAGAATTTACTCCAGGGGGACTTTATTGTTAACTATATAAATAAAATTCTACTTATATAGAACAGAATATAAATTTAACTTATATTTCATTATAAGTTAGTAAGTCTTTATTCGTTACATCAAAGATTACTTAGATTTATCTAAGATCCTTGACTCGGTATTAGGTTTTTCCCTTCACCGAATTTACTTACTAATAATTTTATAGATTTCTCCATAAAACGGCACCTTTATATTTTGTACCTGTACTCCTGAATCTCCTTTGTTATCGCTACTTCCTTTAAAAAATCTAAAACACAAAGTACTAATTGCAGTAACTTGATCTTGAATTTTACCATACTTTGTAAAATATGATGTAATTCTTCGTCTAGCTGCAAAATAGTTACGTCCATTATTATTCCTAAAGATATATTGCATAAAACTGTTAGGAACTGATTCTAATGTTTTATCAATGATTAAGTCTTTTAGTCTATCATCTCCAAAGGCCAAACATTCCTGTATTAGTTTTTGTGTAATATATTCAGGTTTATAATCCAAGTCAAGTTTGATCATTAATTTCTTGGTTTGTCTTTCAGTTAACTTCAAGATCTCCTTTTTATCAGTTTCCAAGTATTTATCAATGTCTTCAAACTTTATATCAATTGGTTTATCTGCAATTCCAAGTTCCGGATTAATTCTTTTTATCTTCAGAATCTGTTTTTGAATATTGTAAACTCTATCATAGTCGAAATTAACTTTATAATCTCCTGTACCAGACATTTTAATACGACAGTCATAATCAGATCCCATTCGATTAGTTGAAATACGATAAGCGCCTTCTATAATAAATGCACCATCAATTTCTTTAGGAACTTCGAACTCTGCATACTTCATTTCAGGATCTTCTTTCCCATCCGTTATAGTTGTATATTCAATTCTTACTTTATGTGTAGCAGTTAATCCATTTTCAATATAGTAAGAAGCTGGTTGAGGAGGTTCTTCTATAAATGAATATCCAATTTTTCCAACTTTTACTTTAGGATTATATGCATCAACTTTATTAAAAAATCGATCTACTATAATTTTTGCTCCAGTGTTTCTGAAATATTGATTAAAATTACTCATTATACTAATGGTTTTATATTTAATTGCTTATATTCGCAATCTACTGAATTAAAAAATGTTTCTAATTCTGATTTAATACTATCTTTTAAGCTACGAGCCTCTACATATTCTCCCATAGGTTTACCATCAAGAGATCTAAAAAAAGCTTCATAAGTAACAAGATAATTGAAGTTATCTTTAAGTTGATGTAATGTAAGCTTTACCGAAAATCTTTCATACTTCGGAAAAATATCATCTCTAAGTTTTTCATATAATATTTCTCTCGCCTGTATAATATTCGGATCTTGACTGTCTAAAATGTTATATGGAATTTCATATGATAGTATAATTTTATAATAATTATCGTTCATAACAAAAAATTCTCTTCTCTGGTTTTAATCATCATATATCCAAGTTCATCAAATTTCCTCCCCTTCGAGATGTAGTTGATGCTTTCTTGGGTTTTTCTTCTTTTTGTTTATCTCCATCCACAGAGATACATTTTTCTTGCTCGGGTTTACTTCCAAGGCTCGATAAAAGATTAGTATTAGATTTATCCACAGAGGGAGATGAGGTAGTAGTATAAACCACCTCACCATCTCTATGAATAGTTACATTAATACTTAACTCTTTTTCAAATTCTGGAAGATCTATTTCAAATTTAATAGTTCCCATAATTTGTTTTTACTTTTGTTTTTCGTCAAGTTTATTATTTAAAAGTAATCCTAATATAGTTTCTGTCATTACGTCACCAGAAAGATTTAATTCCCCTTTGAGAGCTTTAGACACGACTCTAGAGCTATAACCGTAAGACAAAACAGTATAGAATGACTTCTTATTTAAAACACCACTTTGAGTACCTAGATATTGGATGTCTTCAATCTTCTGTGTTTCTGGATCTACACCTACATCAGTTAAACCTGTGAATAAAAGTTCAATAAGTTCTTCCTGTGTAGCATGAAGATCTGATAAACCAGTTGATACAAATCCTCCATCTGTTAAAGTATAGAACTGTTTTCTAAAGATTAAGTAAATATCATTAATATTAGAACCCAACTCTGCAATAACATGATTCATATTGCAAACTCCGCTGGAAATTCTTTGAAACTTCTTAACCTCTGTACCATCAGGAAAATAATACATACAATCTGGATTATAATCATACTGAGTATCACCAATCCAAACTTCAATATCACCTTCCTTAGTCTCTTTGTAATGAATAACCCCATCATTCAAAGCATAACAATCAGATACAATAACATTATCCTTCTCAAAATATCTTGTACCATCGGAACCTTTGGCACGCATTAATTTTATGAGAGCGTTCAACTTGTAGATGGGCGAGGTAGTATTATAAGCTCCTCCGATTAAGTCACCTTTCTCGAATTTTGTTTTACCTACTCCTACCCAATTATCAGGTCTTGGATATTTTAATTCTCCTCCTCTGACTTTTAGGTAAATCCATCTACCTTCTTCTCTAAATTCACATTGTTTTGGTGATTTTAATAAGCCTTCTGTATTAAGCACACGTTCCAATTAATCTTATAATATAATTTATAAGTTAGACTATATCATCTAGAAATTTTATCTAGTTTCATTTATAGTCGTTGGAGGGATTTTACTTTCCCCTGCTGATTTATTTTTATTATAAATATTTCCAGCAATTATTGAAATTATATGCCACAAATATAATCTATGGCCACCATGTTTAAGACCTAAAGCAGATTGGGTCGTTCCTTCAGTTAATGATGTAGCAAATGACAATCCAATTGCTGCTCCATCAGTAAACTTAAATTTTTTTCCAATCAAGTCTGGTGTAATTGTGCTTAAATCTCCAGTTCTTTTTGTAACAATCGAACGTACTGGAACAAGGTCATCCTCAGAGCCATTTGCAAGAGGTTTATCTGGGTATACCTTTCCGTTCGGTGCTGTTCTTCCTAATGCTTTATATCGTGGAATGAGTAATCCTGTGTTTTCTGGATCTTCTCCTTCATGATATATAAAATTATTTAAAAGGAATGAAATTTGTCGTGTTAAATATCCTGAACTAGGCCATTCAAAGAGATTAGATATTATAATTTTTAAAAGACGTCTTCTAATCTCTTATCCTGCTTACGCTTATTCACGTAAGATTAGACTATATCATGATTAAAGAGTTTCCTTAATCTAACAATACATAGTCGTTGATCTTATCTTTGTTTTCTTCTACTATTATACCTTTTTGGTCTTGGTAGATATTTTACATTATTTTTCTTATTCTCTCGATAAGCTTTTGTTTCTTAAATTTTTCTATATTCTTCAATTCCAGAGAGTATAGTTCTTGCTATACTTCCAACAAGCCTTAGAGTTTCTAAGAATTTTTCAAATCTACACATTAAGTTTTAAAAAGTACTAATAATTCATCTTTTTCTCGTTGATAAGTTGCTGATTTTAAAAAACTTTGACTTCGTCTGTCTATTATTATTTCCAGCATTTCTTTGTTATTTATAGTGGGCTACCATAAAGTTCAGGTTTTATTTCTAACTCCACTAACTTTGATACTTTGCAGTGACCTATTCTCACTTTTATAATTAAATTTAACGAATTTAATAGTAGACTGTATCATTTTACCTCTAGTTACAGTCGTTGAACTTCGGAATTTAACCGAAGATGCTGATTCAATTTTTATTATTCCAGCATTTTTTAGAGTTTTAATGCGACCAAGATCAGGTCAAATCAAGAGATCGCATGAAGCTGATAATCTTTTTCTGTATATCCCGAGAGTAAAGTTCCTCGAGTTATAACAGGACGTTCATCTACCCCTGACGTAATAAATTGGGGCATACTCATAGCTACAATTGAGGCTAGTTTTACACGATTTGCGCGTGCTAGTTCATTCTTTAAGTCTGAACTAAAACTTTCAGAAACTTCTTTCTCATATTTTTTAAATTCCTCTGTCATTATAAGAAGTTTCTGTTTATCAGTAAGATCTTTTGAATCCGCAACATTACAAATTCTCTTATAAGTTTCAGTGTCACAATCTGCATATAACGTTTTATAATCAAAAGTTATGACACCTGCTAACGTAACGACTCTAAGCGCAAATTTTGTAAGAGCCTTTCTTTTCTCAACTCCGTCAGGGAATTGATTTAGGTACAGGCTTAATTTTGTTGCGCTCTTTGCTCCGATACGTTCAAACTCGTTAGAGAATATTCCAATCTTATCTATATCTGCATCAATAATCTTCGAAATTCTAAGGCGACCATAAGAAGTAACTTTTGATTGATACTCCACATTGCCTATTTTTCCAGTAAATACAATTGGTGTACCTACTTTTATTTTCTTATCTATTTCTGCATCTTTAAGTAATTGGACATAATCTGTATAAAAATATCTCGGACTCTTTAACTCTTCCTGATCATCAAATACATATTCCGTCGCTACCGCTACAATACTAATCATTATTTCTAATATTTTTAGTATTAGACTATATCTTCTTTAGTTGTTCACATAGTCGTTGGAGAGAAATTTTAGATAATTCCTCTTGCTAATTGGGTATTAATAACCTTTCTAGCAGTTCTAACAATTCTTAAGTTGTATCTCAAACTTCGGACTTTATTAGAAAATCCGTTAAGCGTTTCGTGATTAAATTTATAAATAGGTTCCAGATAAATTTATAACATTATTATAAACTTAGACTATATCATCCATATTATATGTATGGTTCTATATTTAGTCGTTGAGAAATCACTTTTCTTAGATTTATCTAAGTATGATTTTTGCTGATTTATATTTTTATATCTTTCCAGCATTTTAATAGAATTTTTCATAGATATAATTTAATATCTAAGTAACTTTATTAAAAATTATTCTTTTTATAAATTGTCACATAGCGGGGACTCATACGTTCGTATGTTTCTTCAGCTGCTTCAGGCGGTACCAATTGACATCTTATAAAATATTTTATAAGATAGACTATATCATCTGTATATAACTCTATACAGTTCTATATTTAGTCGTTGAACTCTATTTTATAGAATAGAGATGCTAATTAGATTTTATCTTTCTAGCATTTTAATAGAATTTTCTTAAAGTATTTTAACTTTAAGCTACTCTTTTACAAATAGAAACAGTATCACCATCAAACAATATTAATAATTATTTCTAATTGATTTAATATTAGACTATATCTTCTAAAGATAATTTCATCTTTAGTTGTTCACATAGTCGTTGAATCTAGTTTTATAGGTCTAGACTGCTAATTATATAAGAATATAATTTCTAGCAATTCTAACAATTCTTAAGTTATATCTCAAACTTCAGACTTTATTAAAAATCTGCATTTACCTTAATATCTAATTTATTTAATTAGAAGTAGACTATATTATCTTTTAATAATTTCAACATTAAAAGTACTTACTATAGTCGTTGAGTATTATAAGTTTATATAATAAAAAATATAAAACGAACGATTAATTGTCTTTAAATTTAAATCCTTTTTCTGGATATTTTCTAATCCATTGACTTAGAGTACTATCTGGAATATTATAGTGTTTAGCACAACTAATTATAGAAGGAAATTCTTTTCCTTCAGGATCGATAACTCCTTTCTTTCTGGCAGAATTTTGTGATAATTTCTTTCTAGTCTCTTCGGAGGGATATCTTCCTTTATTTGCAATAGATAATTTTCTTCTAGTTTCTTCACTCACAGGAGGCATCTTTTTCCCAGTCATAGCTAATGACTTTTTCTTAAGTGTTTCTTCAGAAGGATGTCTTCCATACATTCCATTCTTTTCTCCCTTAACTGCCTCCGATATCTTCTTTCTCGTACTTTCTGATAGATGTTTTCCAAAATTTGGATGATATTTACCTTTTGTAAACTTTATTTTCTGTTCTCTAAAATAGGTAGATAATCTAACAGAAAATTTACTTACTATTAATTTTCTTTCTATCTGAGAACTATCATTACATGTTAACATTTGACTTGCAGCTAATGCTAATTTATAATTATTAGAAAATGCACAAGATAGTAATAAATGAGCTACTATATGATATCTAACAGGCATTCTTACTAGATTAGACTTATCATTAGTTCCTCCCATACACTTAGGTAATATATGGTGAACCTCTGTATACATATCATCAGGATAACCATCAGATTCCATTTGTATACATTTATCTATTAACTGATTATATGTTTTATAGTACCATAGTTGATTATGGTATTTAATTTCTTCTTGTTCGTTCATATTTTTATTATTATTTTATATAAAATTCGTTTAATATCTATTATTTATATAAAATCATAATACTGCTGATTTATCTATCACTAGATATTTCCAGCAATTTAAAGTATTTTCACTCAACTTTAAGTTTAAGTGCCTCTAAATTTTATTTAAAGGTTCACACACCTGTATAGGAAAGTGTCACTTTTATGTAAAATATTTTCATTTACTAAGTAGACTATATCATTGGATTTGTTCCATATCATTTATAGTCGTTGGAGGGATTTTATTTTTCCCCTGCTAATTAGATTCTATATCTTTCTAGCAATTATTGATATTTTCCTAGTTTAATTTTATTCACTAGGCCACACTTTTACATATGGTATAGTCATCATGGATTTTCAATTTCATTGCAAAAATCGAATATTCATGGAGACTCGGTTGGCGATTAACTCTGTGATAATCAATACTTTAGCCAACTTATATTGATTACCCAAGATATAATTCTATCTTGCAAAGACTATATTTTCCGTGGTTAAAACTAGGTTATCACAACACTAGCCTGGTTTTGTCCATAGTCGTTGGGTTGAATAGTTTATATTTACAGTGAGTTTTGTATTAAAAATTCTAGGTCTTTATTTTCAGAAACTCTATGTTTTAGGAAGTCGTATACTTGTTTTTTGACTTTTAGATCTAGAAATTCAGTATATTTTGTTCCGGTTTCATTAAGTTTCGTATAGTCTTGAAATTTAATAAGTGTATCAAATTCGAGGTCAGCTAATTCGGTTGTAGGTCCAGAGATGATTGCTATAACCTGTCCACCCAAGATATGATTCATGTGTGGAAACTGATAGTTAATTCTGCGATCCCAGTCCTTAGAGAATCCGATTTTAACTGACTTAGGAAATTTAACGAAGTACATATATCCTTGTTCTCCTTGAAATTTATTAAAAAGGAGGTTTCGGTTATTTACTCTCATTGCATATTCAGATCCATACCCTTTAGCATTTTTATCTAGGGCATTTTTAGTCATAATCTGAGCCATTCTTAATCTTTTCTCTTCGCTAGAATTCCACAGCCCAATTTTAGAAGTTCCGGTATATCGTCCTTGTGCGTGAAGCGCTTTCATATGTTCGGAACGATTCCAGGGGCTGTTAGAAGATAGCGAAGATGAATATAATTTTCTTTTTATCTTCATAAGCTCTTCTTTTTTAGGGTTTTGTTTTCTTGTAAATATAACTTTCAACTGCTGATTAGAAATGAGATTCTTCCCAGCAATACACAAAATTTAATACTACAGCTTTCAGGTACTGTAATATTCTAGGATTTACACCTAACGTACCAATTAGGAAACCATTAGTACGATTTGTTTTTCCGCATACTCTTTAAACATTTTCAGAGTTTCCGGATTATTATATTCTTCTTTTGTTGCTTTGAGTGCTTCGTTTTTGGTAAAATTCAGCTCTTTCATTAAGTAATCTAAGAAACCTTCCCGACACATTTCATAAGCGATATGTATTGGAACAGAGATTTCATCGATAGCTAATGTAGTACTAGGTATAATTGGGCATCTAGCAGAATTTTTAGTACGGACAGAATACAAGTCACGTGCTAGATTTTCTTTAGATGTATTAAGTAGTGCTGTAGCTTCTTTTTTCCCAGCATTTAGGAGAGCACGTAAAAGGGCTGTATATCTAACTCTTTCTCCAGGGGTATTAAATTTAGATGTAACTTCCTCATAGTTCAAGTCATTAGATTTTTTATCTTCTACGCAACAAAGTCTGATAATAATAGAGTACCAAATACTAAGTTTATGAGATCCCATTACTTTTTTCCCGTTTTTAATTCCGAGAGTAAAAGGTCTCATCATAGCAGGTTGTACTAGGTAATACCGATTAATTAATTTTTTAAATTCTGTAAGACGAGCGGGAAAATGTTCTTCAATAATTTTAATTAATCCTTCGTAAGAACATAGAGCTTCATCAGTAATAAATTCTGATATTTTTAGTTCTTTTGTTGTTGGATTATATTCGAACTGGCAGGTATCAAAAACTTTAATACCTAATTTCTTTGCTCCTCTTGCACTATAACCATTTCTTCGAAGATCGTCTCCAAAGAAATCTAACACAATTTTACTATCTTTAAAAATATCTTCGAAAAGTTCTTTAAAGATATCAAAACGTAAATCATTCAAGTAATAGAAAGGAAGTTCAATTCTAGCAAATCTTCTCAATCCCTCTTCTCTTGTAAATACTCTTGCCCCGCAATGAGGACAAGGTTCAGCAGAGGGTTGTCGAATTTTTCCACAAATACATCTATCTTCCATAGGTGAGCCAAAAATATCGACATCATAGACTCCACCGGCGATAGGTTGTATTCCATTGTACTTCAGGTCCAAGTCTCTATGATTAAATAGGACTTGATCTTTTCCATCACTTTTAGTATAATCGATGATAGCTTCATCGGTTAGTAACTCAAGAGATACTGACATAAAATTTTAATATTTTTACTGTTTAACCATTCCTTCGACATCTTTCCAAATTATCTTAGTAGCTAGTTCAGAATCGTCAGGATTATTTTTTGACCAATCTTTATATACTTGTTTTACATCTGATATTGCATCTGATCTGGTCTTGTCTTTTAATCTTTCATAAACTCCTGCTTCTTTATCTATAACTACCTCAATCATATCTGAAATAATATCTTGAGTAATAGCTCTTGATGTATTAGTAAATCTGGATCTATATTCACGATAAACCAATACGTCATCATAAGTAAGCTCGAGATCAGAGTATTCGGCTGATGATCTAATTTCGGCTGGTTCTTTATTAAACCATGATAACTGTAACTTTCTAACTCGATCTGCCACAGCCTGTCTACCCATTTCTTCGTACTTCTTTGCTAATTCTTCGACGATATCATACTTAGCTTTTAGGATTTTTCTCATTGCTTCTTTTATCTGAGTTGCATATTCTTCAGGCATAGTAGGACATTCAACAATTAAGTCATACATACCAGAAGAAAATAAGAAAATAATAAAAGCTGGAATTTGTCTTTGTTTTCTTCGCTTGGATATAATAGAGTCTTTGCTAATATCTCGAGTAGCCAAAAATTCTATAAATCTTGCTATTTGGTTTCTCGCTTCTTCAGCATATCTCTTATTAAATCCAGAGTCATCCTCATCTTTAAAGTCTATATCAACATCTTCTCCGCGTAAAGGAGTATCAGGTGTATAGAGGCTATTAACCATACGAGAGTGACCTTGCTTATGAAACAAATCTTTAATAATATTTCCGACTGTATTAACTGAAGTATGTTTAGGATTAGCCCAAACTATAGTAGTAACAGCATCTTCAATTGCATTATCTTTATCCAATTTTCCTGCTGCTATTATGTCATCGTATGCTGTAGATAACCAAAGTTCGTCCTTAGTCATCTTACCTTCATACTGAGACTCATCTACTTTAATTTTCTTCTCATCCTCGTCATCTCCAATAATACTCTCATCAGAACCTTCAGAGTCATCGTCGTCAGAATCATCTCCTGTTTCGTCTGGACCTAGATATCCTTGATTTTCCAGGTCTTCTTCTTCTTCATCTAACAAATAATCGTCTTCCATTCTTTATTAGCATTATTATTTTTAATTAATTAGTATAAACCTTGAGAGGACCTGAAATTTCCTCTCAATTATTAGGGATTGACCCTTGTTTTAGCGCGTTTTGAAGGTAAAAAAGGAAGAGAAATAACTCTCTTCCTTAATAAAATTACTCTATAAGAAAATCTTTTGCTGTTCTATGACCTAAAGATAAAACTAATTCAACTGCTTTAGGTCCACGCATATAGTAATTTCCATATTTATCTAACTTATTCTTATTTAAATAGTTATCTCTTATTGCGTCTTTTTGTAAAACTTTTAAATTATCATTGGATTTTACTGACTCCACTGAAGTAAAAGCCCCTAAAACTTCTGTCTTATCTTTATTAAAAACATATACAATAGTTTCCATCTTCTTATATAAATTGAAACTATCCCCTACCTCAATACATATAAATCGTTTACTTACTGTATTAGAATATAAAAATCCTGTTCTATTAAATTTATTACTTTCTTTTGACTTATTTAATACTTTTTTGCTAAGTTCTTCTGAAGAAATATAATCTAAAAAATCTCCATATAAATTACAAAGTACTATATTCTTAAATAATTTTTCTCTGGTCGTTTGATTATTCATATTTCCTTTCTGATTAGTTACTCTAAGATTAGAAAATCGATTATCATATGGAATTGTATTAATGTGATCTACTACTTCACCATCAGTTAAATTTCTTTTTAAGATAAATTCCATAATAATTCTATGAACTCTTAGCGAATCCTTATTAAATGTAATTCTAACATATTGGTCTTTATCAAGACTATATAATAACCTTTCTCTATATTTTAAAAATCCTTCCTTACATACATATAATCCAGGATATTTCCAATGTTCATACCATTCATAATCATTTAAATTCCCGGAAAATCCATGAATAATACGATCTTTTCTGTTCTCTACTTTCCAATAATATCCTTTATATTTTCTATTATGTTTTATAGCAATTCGTATTGATTCTAAAACATAATTCCCATTATTTTTTCTATTAAATCTAAACACTTCTTCTCCACTATCATTCAATGCAATAAATTGAATTAACTTATTAATATCGATTGAAGTACTTTTACCACTAACTTTATTATTATTTTCAGCTGAAGTAACCCATTCAAGATTAGAAAGATTATTATTCTTAGGATCATGATCTATATGGTTAACTACCGAATAAATATTTAAATCTGGATTTTTTAAAAACGTAGATGCAACCAATCTATGAAGAAATATATTATATCTTTTATCTGAAAATTTTAAAAATACTCTACAATAATTCTTATTAACAGTGATTTTTAAAATTTTTCCTGTTTTTATATTTTTTACTTCACCGATTTTATTAATTACATAAATATCGCCTGGAATAGTTACTCCACTTGGATGAATATATTCGATAGGTATAAATTCTTCTTGTGAAATATTAGGATATTTTTCTTCCCTAGGAAGATAATTATTACTTAACATACTATATTTATAATTCTTTAATTAAACGCTGTAACTTTATTTATTTTCTTTTTAATAATTCATAACCTTTAATCTGTTTTCTAGATCCATTTTCTTTTCTCTCGTACATAACTATGGGCTTAACTTCAAAATAATTTTCTAGATCTTTCGCCTTAGGTGTAGCATCATAATTGATATTAGAATATAAATAACCTAACCTATCCTTTATACTAGATAATGTTAACTTATCTCCTACCTTAAACTCTGAATAAATGCTAGATTCTAACAGTTCATAGGAAAATGTTACTATTCCAAGTTCTTTCTCTATATCGTATCTATTATATCCTAATGCTTTTAATCTTTCTGGGCCTAATGATATATAATAAGACTTAATATTATCATGCTCCCCAATTTGATCTAATACTACTCCTATTACTTGATCATTAAAACCATATTCACAAAGTAGTTTAAGTTTAGATTTAAATGTACCTAATTTTTGATACTCTCCCAAGAATTCAGATACCTTCTGATTTATTATATCATCCGAAGATAAAGTATTATGAATAGTACTAAATACAGTAAATCTATCCTTATAATCTATTTGTTGTATTCTGAAAGCTCTAATCTCGTTAACTAATACTAAATTGTTAAGTACTGGTATTAAAGTTCCACCCTGATGTTCATTTACTGCTATATAATTATTTTTATAATTATAAGATTGAGTATTTTCTTGATAAGTTTTGGCTAAAGTCAATTTAGCATTATCTGGTGTAGAATTAAAAGCAAGTAGTAAATCACTAGTAGCCTTCTTTTTTCTTTCTAGCTCTTTATCAAACTCTTCTTGACTAACCTTTCTATAGTCACATATTGATCTATAATAAAAAGTAGCTTCATTTTTCCATGGATTTTCAAATAATCTTTGCCTTCCCAGAATTTGAGGTAAATCTTCACTAATATCAACCGCTAAGGAGTCTATATTAGAATCCGAAAAAATGAAAGATCTAGCACATGTAGAATAAAAATCAGCCCCTAGGTAAACGGTTCTAGTACAGAATGTAAACATCTTAGGTTTTTCTTTTTCTAATGGTACTTTTCCTATAATAAACTTCTTTCCTAATTTCTTTTGTATTCTCTTAAGATTTTCAGGAGTATTACTACAGAGAATATTTACTTCTTCCGGTTGAAGGTTACATTTTTTGATTATGGATGTAATATGATTAACAGAGTTTACATAAAATACAGCTTCATCACTAATTATTTTAGTAGGATATCCATTAACCATTCGAATTGCAGACTCAAAGTTACCTTCTTTATAGGATTGAATAATTTCTGGTAACTTAGTCCCCACACTCATCATACTAAGTACTTTTAAAGCAGGTTTAAGAATCCTACTGGGATCTTCAGAACCCCAATCCATATTAATATAAGGTAAACCATCAAATTCATCTAACATATTTAAATATTCCTCTAACATGGGTGTAGCAGATACAAATAATGCGCTATGAGATTGATGTAAATGGTATAGAAAGTCTAGTTCTGTATTACTTTTGAACTTAGAATCATGTAGGATAGTTTGAAATTCATCTATTACAGTGTAGAATGATTGGAATATACCAAGACTCTCTAGGATATCATTTACTATTCTATAAGAATCGTAGGTAACTAGAATTTTACAAGGTTTATCTCCTAGATACTTTCTTTCATTTAGGTAATCTTTTATTTCATTCATTAATCTATTATAAACTGTATCTTTTCCATGTACTACTTCTTTAAGAGTATCTATAAAT